ATTGTAGAAATTTCTTTAGGAAATATTTTTATTCACCCTATAACTAAAAAAATAAAACTAGTAGATATAGAACCTTCAATACCTATACCTAAAAATATAAAAGAAATGTGTGAGTTATGGAAAACTGATGAATATTTAACTCACCAATTATCTTTTTCTTATTTTTTGTTAACGAATTTTATTAAAGATTTTTTATCAAATACTTTTGATAGTGAGGAGGAATTATGGAGCACCAAAAGTTAGAATACCCCCAATTAGTATTGTTAGGTACTAATACTATTTGTAATTATAAATGTATTTTTTGTAATAATCCAAAAATGGAAAAAAATGATCTTACTTTAATAGATTTTTTAACTCCTGATATTGAAAAACTTATAGAAAAATCTCAAACAGTGGATATTTCTGGTTATGGTGAAATTGTTTTAAGCCCCCACTTTAAAATAATGGTGGAGTTGCTAAATAAGTATAAAAGAAAATTTTCTATGTCTAGTAATGGGTTTGCTTTAATTCCAGAAATACTAGATTACTTAAATAATAGTTCTTTATACTATATAACAGTTTCTTTAAATTCATTAAACCATAGTACTTATAAAAAACTTATGGGAGTTGATGGTTTAGATAGAGTTTTAGCTAATTTAGATTATTTATGCAATAAAATAAAAAGAAATTTTCATTTGAACATTTCAATGGTATTGAATGAGTTGGTTATAGATGAAGTAGAGGATTTTGTTAGATATGTTTACCAAAATAAAGCAAACTCTTTACGTTTAACTCCTCTAACAAACAGTATAAAAGATTATCCTACTGAAATTGGGATAGTTGATCATCAAAAATATATATCTCTTCTATCTAAATCCAAAAAATTAGCTCAAGAATTGGGGGTGCAAATATCAATTCCCAACCTTAATTCTAATAGAAGCGATATTGAAGATAAAATTAGAAAATGTACTATTCCTTGGAAAGTAGTAGGAGTAGACGCTAATATGAATGTAACCCCTTGTTGTAATCTTGGTAGAATGTATATGGGCAATTTAAGGGGGGGTAAAGAAAAATTTGAAGATATTTGGAATGGAGAAAAATATTGGGAATTAAGAAATTCTATAACTGACGGTAGTATTAAATATTGTAAACATTGCGTAGAGTTTGGATAACTATAAAAAATTTAAAATGAATGATGAAGAGTTGTTACTTTTTAACAAGGGTGAGAGGCTAATACCTGGGGTATCTCATAATAACGAAGAATATATCAGGCATAGAAGTTCATACGATTTTTTTATAAAGATAATCAAAGAGGATAGTAAAAATTTGGACATTTCTATACTAGATTTAGGCTGTGGTGTAGGTTGGGGGTGCAAATTGTTGGCTGAATCATTGCCTAACGCACGAGTTACTGGATTAGATAACTCGAGTGATGCTCTTTGTTACGCTAAAAGAAGATATGGGCACTTTCGAGTAGACTATGGATTTTCAGATATGGCTAACAAAGACAATCTTTTAATTTTAAATACATTTTCACACGATTACATAGTATGTCGAGGAGTTTTGGAACATATTGATAATGGGTTGGAGTTAATAAAATATGTTTCATACGATAGAATACTAATTTTTGATGTTCCTTATAATGAATCCCCCGGGAACCTACACCATAAGTTGTATAATATTACAGAAGCTATGTTTAAAGATTGGAAAAACATCGAATTTTATTATGAGGCTTTCAACGATGGGTCTGTATCTAAAATAAAACAGCCAGATGTTAATATGTTAATGTGTGTTTGCAGAACAGGAGTGCCCCTAAAAAGTATAAAATGTCCCTAAAAATGTCTCCAAAAGGTAACCGTAAAAATCCTATCAATGAAAATTGTTAGTATATTAGGAACTCGCCCAGAAATAATTCGGCTTAGTAGAATTATCCCCAAATTAGACCAGTTCTGTGAGCATATTGTTGTCCACACCGGGCAAAATCAACAGGCCTGCCTAAGTGATATTTTCTTTTCAGAATTGGAAATTAGGCAACCTAATTACTTTTTAGATTCTGCTGGGACGGTAGGGGAACAAATAGCAGTGATGTTTCCTAAGATAGAGAAAATATTTGAGGATGAGAAACCAGATAAAGTATTAATCCTCGGAGACACTAATTCAGCTCTATGTTCATTTATTGCAGAACGGAAGCAGATACCTGTTTATCATTTGGAGGCAGGTAATAGATGCTTTGACAAGAGGGTTCCAGAAGAGATAAACAGAAGGATAATTGATTCTATTTCCTCCTTTAACCTACCTTATACATATCTAAGTAAAGAAAACTTATTGAGAGAGGGTGTAAGCAAAAACAAGATATTTGTAGTAGGCAACCCTATCAATGAGGTGATTAAATACTATAGGAAGGATATTGATAAGAGTAACATTTTACAAAGGTTAAAAATAAAACCAAGGAATTACTTTCTTTCTACTTTCCACAGATCTGAGAATGTTGATGATGTTATGACACTTAAACAGATAGTTGGTGGATTGTCGTTGGTAGGCCAAACATATCAGCTACCTGTAATATGTGGCATTCACCCACGGACACTAGATAAAATAAAGAAATGGACAGTACATGCTGATGACCCTAATGTTAGGTTCTGTGATCCTGTTGGTTTCTTTGATTTCAATATGCTGATCAAGAATGCTTTATGTGTTATTAGTGATAGTGGAACAGTTGCTGAAGAAACTTGTATTTTGCGTATACCTAATGTTATTATAAGGCAGTCTACTGAACGGCCAGAGACTATTGAATGCGGAAGTAGTATATTAGCTGGGGTAAACTGCTCCAATATATCAAAATGTGTGAAAATTATGGTTGGTAAGGATAGTAATTGGAAGATTCCAGATGAATATTTATATGAGAATGTATCTGATAGGGTTACTCGGATACTGCTAGGAGAATTTAAAAATGTTTAAAGGCCAAACAGGATTAATTTTAGGAGCCACAGGATCTTGGGGAAGGGAATTAACAAAACAGTTACTAGAAAAGAAAGTTAAGGAGATTAGAGCCTATTCCCGTAACGAATTTTTACAGGTTAAAATGCAGCGAGAGTTTAATGACCATAGAATAAAGTTTATTTTAGGAGATGTGCGAGACTATGAGTCACTAAATAACGCTAGCAAGGGTGTTAATTTTATTATGGTATTGGCTGCTCTTAAACATGTTCCTTTAGGAGAAGAATTTTGTGAGGAGTTTTTAAAGACGAATGTTAATGGTGTTTTAAATGCTATTAAAGCAGCTGTTCAAAACAAAGTAAGCAAGGTTGTTTATTGTTCTACCGATAAGGCGGCAAACCCAATTAATTTATATGGTTTAACTAAAGCTATAGGTGAAAAATTAATTGTAAACGCTAATAATTACCCAACTAAATTTATGTGTATAAGAGGTGGGAATGTTTTAGGAACTAACGGATCAGTTGTTCCCTTGTTCATAGACCAGATTAAAAAGTCAAACAAAATTACAATAACAGATAGGGAGATGACTAGGTATTTTCTAACTATTGGTGAAGCTATAAAACTTGTAATTCTAGCTTATGAGTCAAACATTTCAGGTGGGATAATTGTTATGCGTATGCCAAGCTGCAGAATTATTGATTTGGCTGAGGTCCTAATTGATTATTACGGAAATAAAGACACTAAGATAGAAGAGACAGGTATTAGGCCGGGAGAAAAGTTGCATGAGACATTGGTTACTTCGTATGAGTCTCCGCATACATATGAATATAGCGGTAATTATTATGTAATTTGCCGCAAAGATTTAGATTTTAAGAAAGTTAATTTTAAAGAGTACACATCAAACTCGCAAAATTTAATGAGCAAAGAGGAGATAAAGAATATGTTAAAAGAAGGTGGATTTCTATTATGAAAAAAATAACTGTTTTGGGTTCTGCGGGGATGGCAGGTCATGTAGTTTATGACTATTTGACATCATTAAATAAGTACGAAGTTGGAGGTATATCTAGGAAGGAATTTGATATAGAGGAGGATCTGTTAGGTCTAGTTGAGTTTTTGGAGAACAACAAGCCGGACATTGTAATTAACTGTATGGGGCTGCTGATCAAGGCATCTCAGAATAACCCTACTAAGGCAATTTTTATCAATAGTTTGTTTCCACATATATTATCGGACTTACCTAGCAGGATTATTCACCTCAGCACTGATTGTGTGTTTGATGGTAAAGAAGGAAACTACTCTGAAACTTCTTTACCAACAGATACTGGTTGGTATGGCCGATCAAAGGCGTTGGGTGAGATAAGAAATAACAAGGATTTGACTTTACGAACATCAATTATTGGACCAGAGTTAAAGGAGAATGGGACAGGGTTGTTTGATTGGTTTATGCACCAGACAGGAGAGATACAAGGTTTTTCTAATGTTATGTGGAACGGGATTACTACATTAGAACTAGCAAAACAATTAGATCATATAGTAGATACTAATCTTTCTGGTTTATACCATTTGGTTACTGATGTACCAATATCCAAATATGGTCTATTGCTATTAATTCAAAGTGTGTGGAATAAAACAGATGTCAAAGTTAATCAAGAATCTAACACCTATCAAAATAAGGTTCTAATCAATAATAGGCTGGGTGATTATAATCCAAACATTCCAAATTACCCTACTCAGTTAGAAGAACTAAAACGTTGGATGGATAAAAAATAATTAAAATAGTTCTTGACAACAATTGTTGTTTGTGTATAATAAAGACTCAAAGTGAAAGTACGGGGCGGTAGTGCAAACTATTAGGATCGGGCAAGCACAATACGTATAAAGGGATAGTAAGAAGAGATAATTAGAATGAATTCGGATACGCCGATAAATTCTAAGCTGGACTGCTGAAGTATTCTGGACAAAAGTGGCGAAATACCATGCCCGGGAAAGGTAGGCAAATCCCAGTATTGAATCTGAACTCACATTCGTTCTAAGTTGTGCCCGCCCCGTACTGAAAAAATAATTAAAATAATACTTGACAAAGAAAAACTTTTGTGTATAATTAGATTTATAGATGAAATTACAGGGCTGTGGCGTAATGAATACGCTTTGATAAAGACTACTGCTTGTCGGGGCAGACCGACTAGTCAAAATCGAGATTAATAGGAGTTCACGGAACTCAAGCCGATGTGCCTTCGGTCAGGATAGGGAACCGCACTGGCGCTTACCAAAGCCTGAAAAACGTAGTAGGTAAAAATCCTACCAGCCCATTATAAAAATATTTGTTTAGTTTTGTTTGACAAGACTTATATATATAGATAGGAATACAAAACTAATCTTTTAAATATTTATGGAGTAAAACGATATAAATGAATAAAAAATTTACCTCTTTTACTGGAGAAACTATAGAATCTGCACTTTTGATTGATGAAGGACCCGAAACTTGGTATGATTGCCTCCACGCGCATCAAAAGACTCCTGAGGGTAAAAGAGGACTTTGGAAAAATGGTATTGATTGGCGTTATGGGATAACTCCAGATGACTATACAAATTAAAATATTGCGGTATACTTTGTAGATACAGATTAGATTTGCGGGATAGGGTAAGAGCAACCCGTTTGGCTCATAACCAAAAGGTCCGAAAGGATTACTGAATGTGCGACTCATTCTCCCGCTACCAACTATGAGTAAGATGTTTATAACTAAATAAGGTATAGCATGTTAGAACAGAACCCAGTTTAACAAGAAGTAACAAAGGAACGAACGATGATACTAAAAAGACATGAACATAAACAGGGGAGGCAATTAAGTCGCGCGACGGCGTTTTGGTCGCTGCCCTCTTATCGCCTCATGGCCATACGTCCATTGTCCGTTCCGAGCTGTACAGTCAATAAGACCGATTCAATTAGCTGAAACAACCCGGAATAGATAAGTAAGTAGGACGGGTTGTAAGGCTAAAAAGAAGTCGGTTTTTTGTTTATATTGCCCTCGTAGAATAACGGTAGTTCGCTGGGTTTTCAGCCCAGAAGAGGCCGGTCAGCACGGCTCGGGGGCACCAAAGTAGTAAGTAGTTGAGATGCTCATTGACAATTATACTGAAAAGACAAGTGTGCGAAGATGGAGAAAGGTGCACAGAAAAACTCCAAGTAATAGTAAATCCAAAGTCTTGTAGTGAATGGCGATATCGTCTAACCGATCAGGACGGCGGTTTCTCAAGCCGCAAATCCGAGTTTGATTCTCGGCATCGCCACCAAATTTCCCCTGTTAGCATAGGCTGACTCAATGCGCTTGATTGTCAATCAAGAGATCAGGAGTTTAAATCTCCTACGGGGGGCCAAATTTTTTGATCGACGAACTGGCTAAGGTTGTATTGAAAGATATAACTTAGGAAAGTCCGGGCTACACAGAGCAACGCAGTAGGGCTAATAACCCTACCCAGTCGTAAGGCTGAGGATTTAGAGGACAGTGACGATGCCCATTGAATTAGCAATTCTTAATATGGGAGTGAGACGACCAATCTCTGCGTGTAGCAAGTACGAACAGAACCTGACCTGCTCGGTCTATAGGTTCGGGTCACGTACGCTAAGACAGATGGCCAGATAAACAGAACCCGGCTTATCGAAGATCAAAATTATTAATGGAAACATGGCTGAGTCTGGTTTAAAGCGGCGCCGTGCTAAGGCGTTGATCGAAAGATCCGCAAGTTCGAATCTTGCTGTTTCCGCCAATTATGGAAGGTCTGAGCATAGGCGCGCTCAACTGTCTTGAAAACAGTCAACGTTCGCAAGGGCGTTTGGGAGTCCAACTCTCCCACCTTCCGCCAATACTTAATAAAGACCTGGACGAAGATAACATCGCCTGATGAGCTTGGAGCAGAAATTCTACCAATAGTCGCCAGGATATTGCAAAAGTGAAAAGCTTTGCGGTCTTTGTTATAGTATAATGGAAATGTGGCTGAGAATGGATTAAAGCGCTCGCTTGGAAAGCGGGTGGGTGATGAGCCCCGTAGGTCCGAATCCTACCGTTTCCGCCAATGGAAGAGCTGAGAACTGCTGATCTCACCCGTCTCGAAAACGGGAGCCGGAAACGGCTTACAGGTCGAACTCCTGTCTCTTCCGCCATAGATACGGGTGATATAAGATGAGCGCATTAGACGAAAAGTAAGACGACTCATTGTTCAGTTGCTGACGAGCGTAAATCTGGCTATCATCTTGGGTAGCTTGTGAGAGAGAAACTTACCTGAAATTACCTCACGGGTAATATGGGCGGTTAGTGACCGTCAGCTATCCACCATAAGGCACAAGTGTTACGACAGCATATCAATCTCCAAAATTGATGGACAAGGTTTAATTCCTTGGTGCCTTGCCAATAAGATTGGCATTGAGATCGTGCCTATGAGGGTCTGAATAGCCCAGATCTCACCAATATGACAGCGTGGCCGAGTGATCAGGCAGACGCCTGCAAAGCGTCTTCACGGAGGTTTAAATCCTCTCGCTGTCTCCAAAATTAAAGTATTAAAGGGTCCGATGCCGACTGGGTAGGCAACTGGCTTTTAACCAGTACACAGAGCGAGTTCAATTCTCGCCGGACCCACTAACTACAAGGGGTGTATAATGTTTAGGAAATATGAGAAAACGTTTAGAATCGTTGTCCCAGAGATAGACGTTAGAGGGAAGTTCTTCCTTTCCAACAAAGAAGTCCAGCTATTACTAGCTGGTGATGTTATAGTAGAAGAGAAGATGGACGGGGCAAACACAGGGATCATCAGGCACAAGAGAGGATTCCATCTACAGAAACGTGGATCGCTGATGGAACAAGGAGAGCATGAGCAGTTTGGTTTCTTCTATAACTGGGCCTATAGACAGAATTATGAGCTAGTTATGTCTATACCTATGAACCATATAGTATATGGTGAGCTACTTTACGCAACACATACCTTATATTATGATAAACTGCCTAACTATTTCCTTGTCTTTGATGTATGGACTGGCCAGAAGTGGATGGACTATGATCAAAGAAACGAGTTCTGCACTAAATTTGGGTTTCACCAGGTTCCTTTTATTACCAAAGGATCTTTTGGAGTATCTGATTTGTTCAGTCTGATTTCAGATAAGTCAGCTTATGGAGAAAAGTCAGAGGGGATAGTAATAAAGAGATACCGCAAAAATGAATATCTGCGTGGTAAGATTGTAAAAGCAGAGTTCATAAAGCACCTGGATGAAAATGATCATTGGATGAAATACAGTGTCAAGAGGAATAAGTTAGCAGAATTGGGTGTGTAGCAAAACGGATAATGCAGCTGGCTCTTAACCAGCAGATTGGAGGTCCAAATCCTCTCACACCCACCAAGATAAGCTGGTAGACAAGGTTCAATTCCTTGCACTCATTTAAAAAAGCATTGAGCTCACAGAAGGCGCCAACCAGTGGGTGATAATGTAGTGGGGTGTAACGGTAGCACACCAGCAGTAATATTGAGGAATCTGTCAACTGGTAGGCAACGGGCCTTTGAAGCCTGTAATGATGGATCGTACCCATCTTCCTCAACCAAATAACAAGTATTGACGAGTGGTGTAGAGGACGCACGTTGCTCTCTGAAAGCAGAAGACAAGGATCGTTACCTTGCTCGTCAACTAAAAGGAGTAATATGAAATATTATGGATATATCTATTTAGTAACTGACTTGTTAAACAAACATAACTTACCAAAACCTTTTTATGTAGGGCAAAGCAAAGGTAAATTTAAACCTAACTATTTTGGTAGTGGTAAATATATTAAACCTGTAGTTAGAAAGCACGACAGAAAAAACTTTAAAATTAAACTAATAAGTTGGGCTTATAGCAAGGAAGAACTAAATGAGTTAGAAATAGCTTGGATAGCTGATATAGATTGTATTTGGCCTAAAGGGTATAATTTATCAGAGGGTGGAGAAGGTGGAATTGGTATAAAATCACATAAACTAAATTGTACTTGCCCATACTGCCAAATTGCAAGAGGAACATATCATCCTACAAGTGAGACAAAAGAGAAGCAACGTCAAGCTCATTTTAAGCATGCACTAAATTGCCAATGTATATCTTGTTTATGTGAAAGAGATGGAATCCATAAAGATAATTGTCAATGTGGTTCTTGCAAAAAGAAACGAGGAGAGCCGCGGAAATACATAATAAAAGGGGGATGTTCTGAGCATAAAGATAATTGTCAATGTGTTATTTGTTTAAATACTCGTAAGCAAAAACATGAAAGTAATTGCAAATGTATACCCTGTAGGTATAAACGTAATGAATTGATAGTTCATAGAGATGATTGCCAATGTGCTAGTTGTGAAAGTAAACGAGGGATAGTACATAAATCAATACATAAAAATAACTGCAATTGTTTTTGTTGTAGAAACAAACGTGGTGAACCATATAAAGGTAAGCCTAGGGGCAAGAAGAAAGAGGTGCACGATGGAAAAGAAGCTTTTTGATCTATTTACAAGTAAGGGCAAAGATCTTTATTTGGTAGGCGGTATAGTACGAGATAGAATTTTAGGAATAAGTAGCAATGATTTAGATTTTGCTACAAATGCTTTGCCAAATGAATCACAAGAAATTCTAGAAGGAGCTGGTTATAAGGTTTATACTATCGGAGCTGCTTTTGGAACTGTAAGCATAATAGATAATGATTGTAAACTTGAGATAACTACCTATAGGAAGAATGAGAAGTATATTCGTGATAATCGTAGACCTGTGGTAGAATGGGGCAAGACCATCGAAGATGATCTAATCCGTAGAGATTTCACTTTCAACGCTATGGCTATCGATAGGAATGATGCTTTAATTGATCCGTTCAACGGAAGATATTCTTTGGATAATAAAGTAATTGAAACTCCTATGGATGCTGAGGCAATCTTCAATGATGACCCTCTTCGCATTCTAAGGGCTGTTCGTTTCAGATCTCGTTTTGGATTTAGTTATAGTGAGGGAGTGAAGAAGGCCTTGGCTTCTCAAGCTTACAGATTAATGTATCTTCCTAAGGAAAGGGTCTTGGATGAGTTAAATAAGATCCTTTTAGGTGATTATATTAAAGAAGCTTTAAATGATCTGCTTGAGTACAAGCTCCTAAATTATGTGATACCAGAGCTGACAGTTCTCAAGGATCTAAAGCAAGAAAGTAAGTTCCACCACAAGGATGCTTGGGAGCATACAGTCGGAGTTGTAGCTAATACACCGGCTGATTTAACTCTTCGCTGGGCAGCCTTGCTTCATGATCTTGGCAAGCCATACACTTTTACATTTGAGAATAGTACAGTTCATTTCTACCGCCACGAGGATGTAAGTGCTATGCTCGCTCGATCAGTTGTTGAAAGACTGGGTTTACCAAGAAAGATGATTGAAGATGTTGTTTATCTTGTAAGAGAGCATATGAAGAGTAATCTTTATGGGGAGAACTGGAGTGATTCAGCAGTCCGAAGGTTTATCCGAGAAACAGATGGATATACTGACAGGCTGTTGACATTAAGCCATGCTGATATCACAAGTCACAATCCAATTACTGTGGCTAAGCACCTTGATAGTCTCAGAGATCTAAGGAGACGAATTGAGGAGTTGAAGGCATACAAGGAAGTAAAGTGTCCTATTGGTGGAGATGTGATTATGAAATATTTTAATCTTACTACAGGTCCAGAGGTAGGCCGATTGAAGGATATCATAATGGAAGCTCTGACTAATGGGGAGCTTGAGTTAGGTCAAGAAGCAGAAGTGTATTTGAAGTATCTGGAAAACAAGATAAACGGAAAGTAGCTCAGAAGGTAGAGCACTCGGTTTGGGGCCGAGGGGCCGAGATGGCAGAATTCTCCTTTCCGACATTTGGGGTGTAGCTTAACGTTAGAGCAGTGCCCGTGAACTTCATAAGTTGCAGGGGCATTGACCACGGTTTAACTCCGTGCCCCCAACTATTAATAATAAACAGGGTGTAGCTCAATTGGCAGAGCGTATGGTTTGGGACCATAAGGTTGGTGGATCATTGCCACTCACCCTGACATTTGGAATGTCGTCTATAAAGGACACAGTCGCGCGGACTGAGATGATAGTGCAAGCCTATCCATTCCAGCTAAATCAAAAGGAGTTTTAAATGAGCCAACGAGTTTTAGTACTTAACATGGACTATACTTTTCTTGGTATATGCGACTGGCAGAGCGCTGTTTGTGCCTGGTCCACCGGCAAGGCTGTTATAGAAGAGAGTTATGACAAAGAGATTCACTCTGCTTCTATAACAATGAAAGTACCGGCTGTTATCAGGCTTAAAAAGCTGATCCACATAGTCTACGAGCGTATTGCCTATGTCTCATATACTAAAAGGAATGTTCACCTTAGGGATAACTATACTTGTCAATACTGCGGTGTAAAGAAGCAGCCAAAGGAATTGACTATTGATCACGTTATTCCTGAGGCGCGTGGTGGACCTACGAACTGGGAGAACTGTGTGTCTGCTTGCAGCGATTGTAACTACAAGAAAGATGATAAGACTCCTGCTGAGGTAGGTATGAAGTTAATCAGAGTTCCTCGTAAGCCACATGGATTCAAAGAAATTGTAAGAATAAAGCTAGGTGAAATTTGTAGCTTATGGGAAAAGTATCTGTATTAAGTAGCATTAGGACGCGCAAGCGAAGGGTACCTAGGAATCCCTAAACTACTAGCGCCGTGCAGAGTCGCGTGAACCGCAATTTTATCTTTGGTCATTTCTGACGTATTCAGAAACTTGGAAAAAAGGTGATAGAAGCAGTCCTAGTTATATTATAATGGTGCGCATACTCGAGTGATCTCAGAGAAACGGCCGTGACCCGTTTTACACCGGTTTAAATCCGGTTGCGCACCCCAAATATGCGTCGTTGGTAGAGTGTTTATTACGCCAGCCTGTAGAGCTGGTGCCTTCGGGCTTCGGTGGTTAAAATCCATCACGACGCACCAAACAATTATGGGGCCATCGTCCAATGGGAGGACACCAGTCCTGCAAACTGGGAACGAGGATTCGACTTCCTCTGGCTCCACCAAATTTAGGGGTGATCGTCTAACATCCATATAGTAGGTGCCGAGCGTCCGGCCGGAATTGGCTCAGGGCATTAGGGTATTGGATAAAGGACACTGCGGTTGACGCAGAGACGGTGCTTGAAGCACCTCACTCCACCAAATAATATGCGGGCATAGTTTAATGGTTGAACGTGGCTTTGCCAAGGCTAAGGTGAGGGTTCAATTCCCTCTGCTCGCTCCAATATTTAAGGAGATGTATGAAAGATTTACAAAAGAAAGCATTGAAGGCCTTGAAAGAGGTAGCCAAGAAAGTACAATCTTCCGGTAGGCCATATTCAATTATGAAAGATGGTAAAGTGGTAAGGGTTGTTTCACCAAAGAATAGTTATAAGTTTTTTCAGAATAAAAGTTGTCGGTTCTACCCCTGTCATAAAGGTATAGCAAAGCGTGAATTTTCATGTAGTTTTTGTTTCTGCCCCATCTTCCCACAGAGGGAAGTTAACGCAGTTTGCTTGGTCTGTGGACCGTGCGAAAAATGCACATTCCCCCATAAGGCAAAGAACTATAAGAAGATAATAGAGATGTTGAAATGATTATTGCCCGCGAAGCATAGATAGCGATGCGTCGGTTCTGTAAACCGAGGAGTTCGGTGCATATCCGGACGTGGGCTCCAAATATTGCCCGTGTAGGCTATTGGCAGACCGCCTGTTCCGTAAACAGGAAGATAGAGTTCGACTCTCTGTGCGGGCTCCAAAATTAAAAGGAGATAAAATGGATCGTAAGAATCACGAAAAAGTAGATTTATTCTTTTGGGATAAAAAATATTCAGAAGTGCATCAATGGCTCGATGCCACTTTCCCTAAGTATGCCGGCAGGAATCCTTATAGGCATTGGCTTGAACGCCACCACATCAAGGCCATCAAAGAGAAGTTTGGTGAGTTTTATCTGGAGTATAACGTGGCCTATCTGCATATACTGGCCGATTATCTCAGCCATCATCAGATAGCCTTTGTCCCGGTGGATGAGAAAGAAGCTGAGGCTATGTTGAAAAGTTTGGGGGTGTTATAATGGCTAACAAACTTTTATTTTCAGTAGGGAGAAAAGATTTCGATATTGAAACTTTTAGATCTGGTGGTAAGGGTGGTCAGAATCAGAACAAAGTTGAAAGTGGTGTTAGGATTAGACATTTAGAATCAGGTTGTGTTGCAGAATCAAGAGAAGAAAGAAGCCAAGGTCAAAATAAGCGTAAAGCATTCCTGAAACTTGTAAATAGTGATAAGTTCAGATCTTGGATCCGAATCAAGGCAGCCCAAGTAGCTCTAGTTATACCAACAAAGAAAGAGATGGAAAAGGCTGTTGAAGAAATGATGAAAGAAGAATACTTGAAGATCGAATACGCAGATAAGTTTTAAAATTTGCTGATGAAGCTCATTAGGATGAGCGATGCCTTGGTAAGGCATAGGTAGCTGGTTCAATTCCAGTCATCAGCTCCAAGATTTGCCCCTAAAGTGTTGATAGATACACGACTGCCTTCCAAGCAGTAGTAGAGACGGCGGTAGTCTCTAGGGGCTCCAAGATATGCCTCGTTAGCATAGACGGTAAGTGCGTCCGCCCGAAGAGCGGAAGAGAGGGCTCAAAAACCCTACGGGGCACCAACTATTGGCAGATGGTATAATAGATATTACGCTCGCCTGTTAAGCGAGACGATGCTGGTTTGAGTCCAGCTCTGCCAGCCAATTTAAGGAGGTGACGGTATGCCAAAAGGAGTTTATAAAAGAACAAAACCAACTTGGAATAAGGGAAAGAAGCTGCCTTATAAAGTTTGGAATAGTGGGAAGAAGTTGCCATTTACAATTTGGAATAAAGGACTTACAAAAGATACAGATAGTAGAATAAAAGAACAGGGAGAAAGATTATCAGTACGTTATAAAAACGGAGAGTTAAAACCATCATTTCTTGGTAAGCATCATACTAAGAAATCTAAAGAACGGATAGGACGATGTAAAAAAGGAAAAAAACTTACTAAAGAACAATGCGAAAATATATCGCGGTCTCAGATAGGCAAGGTTCTTTCTCAAGAACATAAAAATAGAATAGGGATATCCTGGAAACGAAATAAAAACAGAAATTTGGCGCATGTTTTAGAATCTGTTTGCCGTCGTCCAAACAAATTTGAAACAAATGCTCTTAATTACTTGAATACTATTTACGAAAATAAATTTGTATATACTGGAGATGGTTCTTTAATAGTAGATGGAAGATCAGCAGATGCTTATTCAAAAGAGTTAAATACAGTTTGTTTATTTCAAGGAAACTATTTTCATTGCAACCCCCGAATGTATAAATCGACTTATTACAACGGGTTAAGAAAGATGTTTGCAAAAGATATTTGGAAAAGAGATGCAGAATCTGTAAAGATGTTTAAAAGATCCAATTATAGAGTTATTGTTATTTGGGAAGATACATTAAATAAATTAATAGATTAGAGGTAAGAATTGGGGGTGAGAGGATTCGACTTATATGATCTAATGTTGAATGCATGCCGTGGACGTAATGATGGCCACGTTAAAATCATTGCAAAAATTAAACGCAGACGAAAATTCTCGTTTACTTAATTCAGCAAATGAAATTGTTTCACCTATGTTTGCTGAATCTGTGTTAGCTACTATATAGCTAATCATCACTATCGTCAGGCACAGTGGCTTTAGTGATCTGGTATGTGCTCGTTCTATAGTTTTTCTCACCTATAGAATTAAATTAAGAGATTGTCAGTGTATATTATCTATTTCTGTTAAGATGATATATGCAAAGGTTTAGATAACAGAATAAGCATGTAGTATTTTAACGTTTGTTTATATGAGGACCCGGTTTCGATACCGGCACCTCCACTATGCAAGTGTCATCCAATCGGTCAGGATGCCAGTCCTACAAACTGAGAATGAGGTTCGAGCCCTCCACTTGCACCATTTCCTAGCTTGGCTGAATAATTAGAGCGCTCCCCTTATAAGAGAGAATATGAAGGTGTGATTCCTTCAGCTAGGACCAAATTTACGAGGCTGTGGCGTGGTAGCCTGTGATGTGTTGATAAAATCAACCGCCATTATGCAGACCAACTGCTAGCCTTTTCTGCCTGTGGCTGAACGATAAGAGCGCCAAGCTGATAACTTGGAGTACGTAGGTCTAACTCCTACCGGGCAGACCAATATTGGCTCGATGGCCGAATGGCATAGGCACCTGTTTCATAAGCAGGTTAAGAAGGTCCAATTCCTTCTCGAGCTACCAAATTTATAGGAGGTTGTATGAAAGAAAAAGATTTTAAGGATCTAAAGAAAAGTATTCAGCAAATGAAGGATATTCAAACAGGTAAATTAAGACCAAGGAGAACCTGGATTATAAATCCTAGTACTAAGATAAAAGAAAATAAAAAGTTCAGTGAATCTCTAACTAAGAAAGAGATCAGGGATTTACTGAAGAAAGAGGACTACTAAATAACGCCCCCGTCGTTCAACTGAATAGGACCCTACCCCGCGAAGGTAGTGATTAGAGGTTTAAATCCTCTCGGGGGCACCAATTAAGGAGAACTAATGAACACTTATTTTACGAGTGACACTCACCTACAGCACGCTAATATAATCAAATACTGTAATCGTCCGTTCAAAAATGTTGATGAAATGGATGAGACAATAATAACTAACTGGAACAGCATAGTTAAACACGATGATTTGGTCTATCATCTAGGTGACATTGGTTTTGGAGATATCAAAAATGTTTTACGTAGGTTAAACGGAAAGATAGTTTTAATACGCGGTAGTCATGACAAATCGGCATTAGCAGTTCCGGAAAGATTTGAAAGTACTTCCAGCTTATTAGAAATTAAGATTGACAGGCAGTATATTACGCTTTGTCATTACGCGATGAGGAGTTGGCCTCGTTCATTCCATGGAAGCTGGCATTTGTTTGGTCATAGCCATGGACGTTTACCACCTTTGGGCAAATCTTTCGACGTTGGCGTTGACAACCATAATTTTTACCCGTGGTCATTAGATGAAATTAAAGAAAAAATTAACTCTTTGGAAGAGAATGGAGATTAATTAGAAATGCCTAAATTTATTGATTTAACAAATAAAACATTTGGTAGATTATTAGTTATAAAAACAGCTAGAAATAATAGTGGAGTTTTGGGCTGGGTATGCAAATGTAGTTGCGGAAATAAATGTTGGACTAGAGGTGCCGAATTAACTCGTGGATGTACAAAATCTTGTGGTTGTTTACGAGCAGAATTAATGAAAAATTTGGGGAAAAGAAGAACTGGCAAGGATAACAATAAATATAAGCACGGTTTATTTGGCACAAAAGAATATTATACTAAAATAATTTGGAAATATAGATTATTATCTAAATTTGGTATAACTGAACCAGAATATAATGCTAAATTAATTAAACAAAAAAATAAATGTGCTATTTGTGGAACCTTACAAGAAAAAATTAAAATAAGACTTTGTGTAGATCATAACCATAAAACTGGACAAGTTAGAGGTTTACTTTGTAGAGAATGTAATTTTATGATTGGCAGAAGTAAAGAATCTATCGCCATACTAAATAAAGCAATAAAATATTTAACTAAATGGAATACTAAATCTAAATAAGTTTGCCCCAGTAGTGTAAAGGATAGCACGATAGTTTCCTAAACTGTAAGAGACAGTTCAAATCTGTCCCGGGGCACCAAATATTTACTACCTACTGAAAATCGTGTGTATGGCAGGGACCCTGTTGCCGAGATTCGATTGTATTAGTCAAAAGGGAAATAGGTAGATTATCTGCCTGTAGTGTAAAGGACAGCACAATGGTCTTCGAAACCATTAGAGCTAGTTCGAATCTAGTCAGGCGGGCCAATAATTGCCTCTGTGGTATAATTGAATGTGCCTCGGTCTTCTAAACCGATGTATGCGGGTTTGAATCCCGCCGGAGGCTCCAAACTTATAAAGGAGTAGAAATGAAGACATTTGTAATTGGGGACATCCACGGATCCTACAAGGCCTTGATCCAGGTCCTTGAACGCTCAAAGTTTGATCGTGATAATGATAAACTGATCTGCCTTGGTGATGTATGCGATGGCTGGCCAGATGTTTATCGGGCTGTGGAAGAGCTGTTGAAGATCAAGAATCTGATCTATATTTTGGGGAATCATGATGATTGGAGTCTTGATTGGGCGTTGTTTGGCACTAGACCCGAGATCTGGACTAGCCAGGGTGGCAACAATACTATTGCCTCTTACGCACAGCATGGTGGATATATGCCTGAGAGCCATATCAAGCTCTTCAGGACCGCTCCAGTAAAGTATGTTGAAGATAACAAATTGTTTGTCCATGGGGGTATAGATCCTAATATTCCTTTAGAAAAACAACACCGAGATACACTTCTTTGGGATCGGAACCTTTTGATAAACTCAAAGATCAAGGGACATAATAGGCCTGATTACAAGTTTACTGACTTTGATGATATCTTTGTAGGCCATACTACAACCTGGATATTTAATACAGATAAACCTGTCCACTACGCTGAGGTTTGGGGCCTGGATACGGGTGCCGGTTGGGAAGGAAAACTTACAATCATGGATATTGACACGAAAGAGTATTACCAAAGTGATATCGTTTCAGATCTTTACCCAGGTGAACCTGGCAGGATGGGATAGTTTACTGTAGATCAAAGTTTACAAATTTGTAAACTGTTGTAGAATGAATTGCTCCCGTGTCCTAACTGGAAATGGAACTCTCCTCAAAAGTGAGTTACTGAAGGTTCGAATCCTTCCGGGAGTACTAATATGGCACAGTGAAGGCAACTGGCAGACCTCTGATACTTAAAATATCAGGTATGAGAGTCCAAATCTCTCCTGTGCCACTAAACTTTGTCCAAGTGGCGCAACTGGCAGACGCGGTTGGCTAAGAACCAGCTTTTTGGAAGTTCAAATCTTCTCTTGGACACTATGGGCCGTTGATGCAACTGGCAGACATTTTACGCTTAGAACGTAAATTTTGGGGATCCGAATTCCTCACGGCCTACCAATAATAAAACCCTAGTAACCGAATGGCTACTAGGGTATTTTTTTGTCTATTTATTATTCTTTAATTATTCTAATTTTCTTAGGTAACTTTTGAAGTGCTGCTTTTTGGGCAAAATAACTTCTTTCATATTTCTTTCTTCCATCTACAATTACTTTTTCAACATCTTCTCGCTTGATACAACATTTACAAATATTTTGATCATAGGGGTTATATCCTATACCATTACACATAATACAATACTTCTTTCTGCATACAACACAAGTTGTCAAAAAACCTTCGCGCTGACAGAAATCACAAACCTCCACTTCCTTGTTTATTTTTATTTTCATACATCCTCCTTTCCATACATCCCGTTTTATTTCCTCAATATAGTCGTATTTTACTTATTGTTATTCTACACCCAGATTTTCCAACCCAAGTCTTTCTCATTCTTCGTATTCTGTCTTTTGCTTTCTGTTTCGTAGAATAAAATCTATCATACCCCCAACCCCAACTGCCTTCTTCTTTTACAGCATAGACATAGTTACTCACCTCCGCTTTCTTGGCGATATGACCAGAGAGGGCGTTGACTATCAACTCTCTTAATTTTCCTATTGAAATTCTTGCTTCCTGAAAGTCAAAAAACATTTGATGTCTTGCCAATAATTCACTTTTAATTTCTTTCTCCCCCATCACCTCCACAAGTTTGCCACTTTTAAACAGAATACCTAAATTTATCAAAACTTGAAAACTATCAATTAGGTCTTGGTTTTCCATCCCACCCGCAAAAGCTTTTATGCAACCATATTCGTGAACTATTCTTACTGCATTATCTACTTTCTCCCTACTCGGTATATTAGGCATTCTCTCCTCCTCACCGTTGGACGGGTTAGATCAACTTTTCCTTTTTCAAATAGAGCCACATTAGAGCAAGAGCGTTGGGTAGGTATTGATTATTACAATCTTTAATAAGCTTACCAAAACCCACTTCCCTAAACTGAACAAAATATGTATCGCAATCATTAAATATATAGATACCTTTCTCTTGCCAACTGTTAAACTCCTCCAATATCTCTGTGGCGATGGGGGCGGGAAGTCTTTGTTGCCATTTATTATAAGGACTCTTTTTTGATTTATCTATTTCCGACCTGCCCCTTCCTTCTACATCATCACTGTATTGAAAACTATTAGGCACAATCTCGAAATCTTTTCTATTACGATTTTCAATATCAAAATCATAATAATAAACTGGTATCCACCAAAACTCCGTTTCCTTCTGCCACCCCGCCTCTTTCAACTGCTTGGCTATTTCAAGTGATACGCAATGTTTTTCCATATTCTCCTTTTAGATCAGGTGGTTACTTAATCCAACAAACTTTAAGTGTTTCTTTTAGTTTTTCTGCAATGAATGTTTTAAAAATTATAATTCCTGTTCCGTTACAATCCTCACAATCAGTTTCTTCATTTTCCCAATTACAAGACTCACATTGTATACCAACAGTCCTTAACCCTAATAACCAATTCATCCAAGCGGGTACATTGTATCCGTTCATCCTCCCCTCCTCCAAGTTTTAGGTGGCTACTTTTTTGGTTAGTTCTGTGATTATTGCTTGGGCTAAATCTGATGCTGTTTTGGTGCTTCCGTAAACCCCGTTGTCAATTAAAGTTTTACCTATACTCCCCACATCCAACCTCTCCAGCACCCTGATTGCGAAGGTGAGGGCTTCGATTAGTTCTTTGTTCTCGTGTTCTTTTGTAAGTCCATTGGCACGAGCATCTACTAAAACCTGTAAATCATCTTTCAACACTTCCACGCACTCTATCTTATCCATTCTTGGGACTCCTTATTTTGAGAAGATTGCGGATAAACTCATCAGCCATTTTCTTTCCCCAGTTCGTGATAGAACAAATAACCATACTTACACAAGACCCCACCACAAAGCCCAGGTAAAATCCTATAAGCATTGATAACAAATCTCTCACCTCTTCCTCCTTGTGGGTAGTGGTTGGATGGGTTTTCTTAAATTTGTTTTCCTCAATACGCAATCACAACTTCCTATATCACTACACTTAGTTGGCGTGTTTGGCTGAGGACTTAATCCGTATTCAAGCCATTCTTTTCCTGTCAAAGAGCATTTGCCAGTATTATGAATTCCACCACACAAACTTTTCTTCTTCATCTCATCCTCCAATTTTATCCAACCCAAGACCACTCGCTACCCACCTCGATTTACCGTATCTCCCACGAAAGGGCGTGTTTGGTTGCCCCTACGGATTATACGAGCCAAAGCCTTGTCCGTCTTGAGTTGGTGCAGTAAGGGTGGCAGTTGGTCTGCAAGTTGCATCAGGGTATTTCCGTTTTATATTATCCATTGATAAAAACCCTTTATTACACAGGTCGTCAATGTCTTTGGCTACCACTCCACACCCCTACTGCGAAGGGTCAACCTTCCATTATTTTTCTTAACTCTGCTCGTTCTTCTTCTATTCTTTGGTCTAATGTTTTAGGATTTAAAACATTCCCAGGATGATAACCATCAGAAGTTATCCTATCGCACAAATACTTAAGAGCCTTAATAATATTGACGGTGGTTATTTCTTTAAGCATCTCATCCTCCCTTCCCAACACCTTTTTGGTGTGGGGGTTATTTTATCTGCCACATCCACATTATCAGTCGTAATACTCCTATGGCAAAAGCGAACTCAATAATAAGTAGGACTAAAAGAGATAAAAGCGGGTATCTGTCCATAATTTTATTTTCGCTCATCTCACCAACCCTCCTTTTTCCTTGTCGTAGTGGTAGGCGTTCTCAAGCAGATATAAAACCATCTTACCGAGGGCTTCACAGAGGCTCTCTTCATTTTCTTCATTGGCAGTAAGTCTTGTCCAAGCACTATTTATTTCAAGCATATCTGTGCTGTCGTACCAAACTGCATACCATTTATCGTTCTTGCCAATAGATAATCTACAAGTATGCCCTTGATATTCTATTTCTTCAGGCATCACCTCGAGCAGTTCATCGGTGGATGGGGCGGGATACTTCTCTGCTTCTTCAAATAAAGCCCATCCCAATCTATTATAGACACCCCAACCCTTGTCAATGGTTTTAAACCACCACTTCTCCGTATCCAACTTAAGTCCCAAATCCCAAAGCCGTTTTGATAATTCAAGTGAGGTTGTGTGGGTCATTTGGCCTCCCCCATTATTTCTCTTGATCTTTCATTCCACAAATTTACGTTCGGAGGATTGTCAATACCAAAAGTCCAATTAGGTTTTATCTCCGCCCAGGACCAATCTTCCTTTCCATCAACCTTCAAAGTAAACATAGGTTTTTCAGTTGGCATTTCTGGGTGCTTTAAATCCAAGAGCAACTTTTCAATCTGTGAAGCTATAAACTGTTTTTCTTTCACACTGAACATAGCCGCCTCCATTTTTAGACATCTATTTCAAAATATTCTTTGAGTTCTTTTACTAATTCCTCTTGATTATTGCTTCTTTCAAGGATATCCACAACATCATCTTGAGTAGTCTCCCTGTCGAGCATACGCTCCTCAATGGCCGAAATGATGGTTGCAGCATAATAATTGGTTTTAGATAACCCCGTAAAATGGCAATAAACCTTTGAAGCCTGTTCCATAAGAAAAGCATAGTCGGATAACTCACGGAATATTTGCGCTATATTAGGCTTTCCGTTTTTATAAATAATCTCCTTCCAGTCTTTTTTAGTCAACACAAGACACCTCCCTGATTACTTATCATCCATCTTCTTACGGTATTCTTTATAATAATTAGGATGTTTTTTGTGCCATTCTTTTTGATACTCGGAGTGTTGTTTCCTCCATTTGTGGCTTCTTATTTTCGATTTATTCCTGTGTTTTTCACAAAATACCTTTGTAACTGCGTGTTCTCCGCATATTTGGCACAGGCCTAAACTGATTTTCTTCCGTTGCCATTTAAGTTGCCTGCTGATCTTTTCCTGTTTTTTCATTTCTTAAATGTCCCCACTCTCTTGTTGTTTGGTATCCCGTCTTACCAGTCTCTGCTCCATCTCCCACTCAAAATCAAAATCTCCATAAGGCATAGACAAGTTTATAACATTATGTTCAAGCCTCCTAGCGTTATGGCTGTGCAATCCTTCTCCCAGATTGATCTGTTCCCAGGTCTTACACTTTTCTTCCCACTGCTCATCGGTTATATTATCAGGCTGATCTGTGTTATTCCAATAACTAAAATCTTCTGCAAAATCTGGAACTTTAAAATCTTTGTATTCTCCAATTGGGATTATATAGGCATGGTTCTCATAAAGCCAGACGTTTAAAGCAAAATCAACATCTACTCCGGGTGCCCGCCCGCTTTGTTTTGATATAGATTTACATAACTCAATAGCAGAACTAAAACGGATCATAGCTTCCGGCAGATATGGTTTTTCCAGCTTTACTTTTTCAATATGTTCTTTCGTAACATCAGGCATTAGTTTTGCGATAATATTCTGCGCGGTTTCATAAACTTGCGGCCTAACAAAATCTATGAAATCATTCAGCTTATCTATTGGTACTCGCCAAGCGTAATATATCTTTGTGCTCATTCTTATTCTCCTTATTCTTAGCGGAATGTTTCTGATATAGCTATTAAAAAAATCTAATTCTTTTTAGCGTAATTGACTAGATATTTGATTATAATATCTCTTGGCTATCTAATATGTACCCGCATTGGCCACAATACCATTTATTATCTGTAATATGATACCAAATATTATGAGTTGATTTACACACCGGGCAATAATGAGTCATTTTTCCTCCAATCTATTTGCAAGATTAGCTAATATATCTCCATGGCAGGCTTTGGGCTTGCACCAGCATCCTAGGATCTTTCCCCGCAATTCGTGCAAATCTTTCTGCAGCTCAACTCCCTGATCTGAATATAATATCCAGTCTCTGTAGGCCTCAATAGCATCTTCCCGAGTAAGCACCTTTCCCTGGTAGGTCATCCCGATTTTGAACGGGTTACCCCACTTCCCTAAAATACCAGTTTGGGGGTCCTTACCCCGCCCTATATACACATCATAATTATTTCTTTTACAGTGAACCACTCTGGTCATAATCTTCCTTTTATAAATTCCTCTTTATAAAACTTTTTTAGATCCTTACGCCAATCTTCATGCGAATCATAGCAGATAGAATCTGAGGCACAGTGGGAGAATTCATATATAAGTTCCAAGGCCTTATCTTTATTCATCCCATCCTCAACAGCTATGCACAGATAATCAATGCATTCCAAGGCCATGCTTTTAATATCCTGTTTCTTCCAGATAGATTGTTTAATCTTCTTATCTTGTTCTAGAAATTCTTGGGGTGATGATTTAGCCATCTTTTTCTCCTTTTACATCCTTTTAGACCCCTTTGGTGTAGTTTTCCTCGTTTTACTCCAAATCGTTGAAATTAGGCTTGGTTCTGCTCCAAATAAGGGCATTCTATGGGTGATTTGGGCAGTAGGCCAACTAGCCTACTGCCCAACCCCTAAAAATTATATTCTTGTAAACCTTACCCTTTCTTCTGCAGGAGCAGCAAAGTTGTAGAACTTCTCAAACTGCTCGATGTAGTAATCTGTGTTGGGGCATCTGCGAAGCTGGCGCATGGTACATTTGTGTAGCATCCTCTTGTGATTATACCCCTTAATATTGAGGATATACAAAAATGCGTTAATAAAGGCTCTTGACTTATACCATTGAGGAAACAAGTCTTTGAAATCTCCGATCTTATTAGCTGTTTTGTAGGCATATTCAACTGACTTGACTTTGAAGGTCCCATCCTTGATATTATGCCACTGCGCACCGCTGTGGCTGCCACCAAGCAGCCTCATAGCTGCGTCAATACCCAGGCCAGTATTCTCCATAAACTCAACCAAAACCTTGTAATCTGGGTTTCCCATAACCGCGTATGATTTTGCAAAATTTGGAGTTGTCCAGTTCCTGCGGTTTATGTTTGCTTCTTGAGCGTCCTTTAAGGTTGCTCCTTTTCTGATTATGCATGGAACTTCTTTTAACCCTATACGTAAGGCTGCTTTGGTCCTGTGTTGTCCGTCAATGATCTCATGATGTTCATTGATCTCTATTGGAAATTTAGGCAACAGATTACCCATTTTTTTCATAGAGTTTGCAATCCTACTTACATGGTTAGAATTTGTCTCTCTGTTTCCTATGATGAACTTAAGATGTTTCGGATCAAATATTTTAATTCCGTCCATTTCCCCTCCTGTAGTTATTTCTTTTAATATAATATACCCATCCGTTTACTACTAATCTATCTCATTCTCACCTCCCGCAGATGTTATATTGGGATAGACATTAGTCTTCCGAATAGTTACTAAATAAAGGCTCTTCTGCTACATGAGTTTCTACTTCTGCAATAACATCCTCATTAGACCTAACTTCATATCCTCTCATCCAAAATTGTTTGAACAATACAGTTTCTTCTTTGCCTCTTACTAATTTAAGAGTAACTGATTTAACACGTCTTACTTTTTTAGTAAACATATCATCTCCTTATCATACATGCCCAACAGGTGCTTCATAAGGTGCTTCCCAAATTTTCTTTCTGAGTAGTATCATTGAGCTAAGACCAATAATTTGGATAAATAAACCAAGTAGTTGGATTGTTAAACCAAGAGGCCTAAATAAAATTCCGAATGGAATAATGCCTATTAGTCCTGTCATACACCATAATTTCCAATCTGTTCTCCCTCTTCTGTTTCTTACCCCTTCCACAACAATTCTAATATCAGAACCCGCAGGCTTAGGTCTTTTAGCTATCTGTTCTGGAGTAGCGGCTTTAAATATAGGTTTCATCTTATTTCTCCCTTGGAAATATAATATTAAACTCCTTATTAGTCAAATGTGTCCAGAACATATCATTGTCTTTTAAGAACATAACTGCCGTGCAGTCCTTTTTAGGCCTACAGATTACTTCTTCCGCCGGGCAGTATCCTATGGCGTACTTTCTTAAAATATCAGCATTGGCAATTATAATAGCTTCTCTTTGGACAACTCCTAGACGTATCACACCTTCTCCTCGCCAAGTTAACCAATCAAATGATGTTCCGTGCATTTTTTCTAACATAATAATCTACCCTGTTATTGTAATCGCAGCAAACGTCTAGGCAATTAGTCTTACAGATATTATCATTGTGAGAATTGTGGTTCTTGAACCATTCAATCCTTCGTTCTCTGAAGTCTGCACCCATTTTGCTTATAGGATTACCTGCTTCTCGTAAATAAATAATGCAAGGATATTGATATGGTCCTGATATAGCAGTATCATCAAGGATCAACCAACATTTCTTACAGTCTGTTTTCTGTATTCCTCTGAAATTCCTACCCTTCTTTAGATTCTGTATGCGATAGTTTAAGATAGGATATTTATTTACTAAATTATCAGGAAGATCAGATAACTTATTTAAGGCCTTATTGTATTGGGCAGAAGGGATTATCCTTATGTCTGATACTCCTAAACTATCAATAAATTTAATAGTCTGAGAGGCTTCATTATAATTAATCTCGTTAAAAACGATGCCGATAGTTACATAACATTTTTTGGAAATAAACTTTATATTATCAACAACAGTATTCCATGAGTTCTTTACCCCGCCGGTCATCTTATCACCTATGGAGCAACATCCACTATCAAGTGATATGCTGAAATCATTTACTCCGGCGTTTAGCAGATCCAGGTAAAACTTTTTCTTGGCCGATCCGTTTGTTGAAATGGCAATTCTTTTAACACCTGAGCTCTTGCAACCTTTGACTAGTTGAAGCAAGAAAGGGTAAAGTGTAGGTTCTCCTCCGCTAAATCTCACATTGGTTAGTTTTTGATCACATAAGTTCTCTAATGTTTCTTGGACATAGGATAGAGGCAGCTCTCCCTTGTTTTTCATCCCTCGGCAGTAGGGGCATTTAAAATTACACTTGTCTGTTAACAAGATCTCAGCCCGCATAATAGGAGAAGTAGTGCTTACAGATCTAGCTCTGTCTTCTGATAAAGTATAGAATCCTATGTTATCTAATTTCATTCTTTCTCCAAATACTTCTTGCCGGCAGCCATTCCAGCTTCATAGGTATTATATCTATCAGGTAAATCATAATTACCTACTCGTACATACCAATGAGTTCCATTCTCCCACTGTTTAACTATAATATCTTTTTCTGTCATCTCACAAGGGAATACAAAATCAGATTTTTCGCATTGTTCAAGTATAGTATGATATTTTGGGTCAAACCAGCAAAAACCTATTCCAGTTGGGTTTATTAATAATTTTTCACCAGCTAACACCAAATCTAATTTAGTTTTATTAAATGCATCACTTATGGTGCAAATATCATCTGCCATAGTTTTATTACCATGATCTCGTATAAAAAGGTTATGGACTGCATATTCTTCATTATTACTAACGTAATGGCCAAGTCGATCCCCATATTTTGTATGTTTATGTTTTAACTCAAAATAGGCTCTTATTAGTTGAGGGCTTTTAGCGTCGAAATACTCAAATAAATCTAGAGGAGTTTCAATTAGTAATGCCCAATATGATTCATTATTAAGGTAACTGGCGGCTACTTTAACAAACTTAAACATTCTGTTCTCCGTTTAAAAATCAACTTCACACTTGTTATATTTATTAGGCTGAAAGTTATTAACCTTTCTGCATCCATCTCTCTTAGCCACAGTTTCTCCGTCTATCCACCTTATTAGTAATGAGTGGGGTTTATTAAGGCAGCAACATTGAAACCCGCCTGTACCACAAACTAGCCAAACACACGTATCTTTTCCTTTTCCAGGTTTACAGAATTTCTTTACTTCTTTATCATTTAAAAATATGTCTGTGCTAAAATCATCAATGATTGCTTTCATTTTAGTCTCCTTTGATAACAGCCATTGGGCTTAACTCAACTAGGATTTCAACAAGATCATTTTGGTTGGCCATAACTTCTGAAATATCCTTATACGCTCCTGAGGCCTCATCCAAATTTTTCTGAGTTCTCACCCCATGGACAATGCCTTGATCATCAAGCTTCTTCTGCTCTTCTTCAAGGTTAAGTGTCTTGCAGGCCTGGTTTCTGCCCATCTTCCTACCTGCTCCGTGTGAGCAGCTCTCAAAGCTGTCTTTATTGCCGAGGCCTTTAACGATATATGATTTGGTGCCCTGAGATCCCGGTATGATTCCTAGTTCACTGGTCTTAGCTGATGTAGCTCCCTTCCTGTGGACCATAACGTTTGAACCAAAATGGTTTTCAAGACGAGCATAATTGTGGGCTATGTTTATTTCACTTACAAAAGCAGACATTTCTATCTTTTCACCGCTCATTACTTTTTCTTTTATAAAAATATCCTGAAATATGCTTATAATTCTCTTCATCATCAGCTTCCTGTTTGCCAAAGCAAAGTCAATGCAATACTGCATTTCAGCTAGATAATTTTGTCCTTCTCTACTATCTAATGGAAGAAAGGCCAATGAGTCTTCTTTCTTTTTAGGCAAGTGTGTGTTAGAAAACCAATTGATGTTTAAATTATACGCTAATTCATTATAATGTTTGGCTACTTTATAGCCTAAGTTTCGACTACCCGAATGGATCATAATCCAAACATTATTTTCATTATCTTTTTGAATTTCTATAAAATGATTGCCCGAACCAAGCGTGCCTAATTGGAATAGGGCATCAACATACTCGCCGGCAACAATAGGAATATTATATTCTTTAATTTCTTTATCAGGCATATCCGATTCTTTTTGAGCTTGTTTCTGGTGGTCAAACCCCACTGGAATAACTTCTCTTATCTTACCCATAATCTTCTTAAGAGTTTCTTTGTCTAGCTGATCTACTTTAAGAGAAGTCTTAACAGCGCACATACCACAACCTATATCCACTCCAACTGCATTAGGCACCACCACTCCTTCAGTGGCCAATACACCACCTATAGGCATACCGTAACCGCTATGGCAATCCGGCATAATAGCAATATGGTGAAAAGCAAAAGGTAGCCTAGCAAGATTAAGTATCTGTTCCCTGGCTGATTCCTCTACGCCCATATGATGTATAGCACTCTCTTTTGTTTGGGGAAGTTCCGGCGGATATGACCAGCTCTCTCCCCATTTCAACCATAATTTAATTGGCACTTTTATTTTGTTGTCGAGTCCAGTAAAATCTATTTCACTTATCATTTTAGTCTATTCCTTTATTTTAACTGAGTGCTTATCAATTACTTTCTTAACAAAATCAAAACATTTTCTGCATAGTACATCATTCATATGATTGATCTGGACATATTTCTTCCATTCATCATTCGGCACCATAAATAGATCTGGCCAGAGTTTGCCACATTTGCAACATATATTAGGATATACGATATAAGGAACTCTGCCGGCTTTCTCAAGAATATCAATATATTGTTCTTCCTCTTTATCAGATAATCCTTCTTTGTATATTCTAGGAGGAAGATACGCTGTATCATTGGTATATTTGTGAGTGTCAAATAAATTCATCTTTCGATATACACAATCACAGGTAATAAGCTGACCCCCACAAAATGGACATCGTTCCATATCACATCCTAGCTGATGTATCTGGCCTTCCTCTACTCCACAATCATGACATTTATGAGTTTTCTTCATTTTTCTCCTATTTATAACTTACCTTTTAACTTTAATAATTTATTTAACACACGGCTATCGGAAACGATTACGGTTTTTTCTATAAAATAACCAATAATCTTGTGTGGAGTATTTGAGGAACCATCTTGGCCACAACAAGACTGGCTAACGTTTCCGTTTCTTGCATACTCTTTATAGTGACTCCTATAAAATAAGTCAGCTTCGTAAGTATCTGTTCCTTTACATTTAGAGCACTGCAGCAGGACATAGACTTCTGTCTTATTTTTAATCATAATTTCCCCTCTTTGTTAAGTGAAAATCATATTCCCTTCTTGATGATAAACATGATCCTCATTTAACATCTTCTTCCAGTTCTCTTTTGTAGTTTTTGAACTACCAAAAGTTGTAGCATTATCTTCTGCCCAGGCACATAGCTCATCCAAGCTCTTAAACACTGGAGATATAGGTGATCCTTCGGAACAGTTTTCCCATAGTTGATATCCTTCTCCTTTAGGTGGTTCTATCTGCTCCCAAGATTCATAAAGTTCCTCATATTTTTCCTCACACCAATAATGCCCGTCACCTTTACACAGAGGACACTTACCATAGAAACCAAGTCTTTTAGCTCGGGCTTCTACACAGATCCATTTGTTCATTGTATCGTGCCCAAATCCGTTGCGCGACCACTTGTTTACCTCCTCTGCAGTAGGTATATACCCGTTATCAGTCGGCAACCAACTATTACCACCGTCAGCAACCTTCTTCTTAACTATCTCTACTTGCTCAGGTGTCCTGGGGACACGCGTAAAATCCATCAACCTTCCAGCATCTATCAAGGCCTGCACATCTTCTTGATTGAGATTGTGGCCCCATCCTTCTTTATCATCAGTCCTTGAATGGGTATACCAGTCATCACTTAATTTCTTAGTTTTTTTATTGAGACCACTGCCGTCGCATAACTTACATTCAATAGGATCATAGGGATTCATATATCCTTTCCAAACAATATCCAACGGCCAGTTAAAATCTAATGGCACACGCTTTAGTTCTCTGCTCATTTTAACTCCTCCCATCCGTAACGAACTCGGGGCTTTCCACCAGATCCTTTGCTTCTTTCAACCCAATTGGTAGCTCGCCGCGAATATATTTTATAGCATCAATTTTTGCAATGTTGGGGGTGGTAACGTTGCCGGCCATAAGATTACGGATTGTACTAAATTGTGTCCGGGTTAGGCGGTGTTCAAGGCAACCTACTTTTATTACAATTCCCTGATCTAGAGCATTGGTAAGATCTCGTACATCATCAGTAATATTATTTTTGCTGTAGCCGATATATTGATATTTCTCTATTTTATCAGCTAACTGCTGTCTATCTTCCATGCTTGGCAAAGCAATTAACATCCCTAACTGCACCCCAGTGATTGCGTATCTACCGGCCATGACCGCCTCCTTTAGCTTTTACTCTAACCCTTACCTGCAATATACCCCAACACCAACATTCCTATGTATCCCATCATTGTACCCCAACATAGTATAATATTAACTATATCTACTTTGCAGTTTCTTATTTGGTTAACCAATAAGCAAACCAAACCAGCTATTACTAATAATACTGCTCCTAACATTTTATGCCTCCATATTATACAGTTTATCTATGACCAACTGCATCCGTTCTCTTCCTGATGGGTTCATACTTACTATTACTATTTTTCCGGGTAGATACTGTAAGTTTTGTTCTAACCAGCACAAAATGTCATAGCCTGTCTTAGGATCGTACCCTAAATCATGATCTAAATAAACTACATCCCATTTCTCTTCTTTAAGGGCATTGATTGCTTCATCGTAGGTTCTTACAGTCTTGCAACAGCCGAAATTTCGCACATCATCTATCAATAAATCTTTCATTACTTCTCCTGTTTCATTTCTTTTGTGATGTTAAAACTTCTTAATCTCTTATTAAAATCTTTCCTCACCTCAGGTAAATATTGATTTTTTTGAATCAGTTTATAAAGTATGGGGTCTCCTAATCTGATTCTCTGCTCCAGCTCTTTTACTCTCTTGCTAATGTAGGTCTCACCCGGCAACCCCCTCAGCATATCTCCCATTATTAATAAGATCCTATGAACCAAAGCCTGTTGGTAAGCCATAGTCATATCGTGAACTTTTCGGTTAGAGAACCAAACTATTTGTGAATCAGTAATTTCTTTTACGGCATTGACTAATCTTAGACTGCCAATCCATTGGTCATAATCGATTAAAGCAACACTGCGATCTTTTTTGTCCGGGGTATTTGAAGGGCGGAATAGGATATGCATAGAGAGTAATATGAAATCGGACTTTATAGCGTTCTTCCAAATCTCTTTATATATCTTCTCTTTTAAAGAGCATTGCTCAATGACTGTCTTAAATCTTATATATTTAGCATACTTCTTAAACCAAGCCACTGTATCTTGCATTGGAATACAGAGGAATATCACGTCAGATTTTTTGATCCTAGCAATTTTCTCTTGTTCTGTTTCATTAATATCAAAACACCAAATATCCTTTGCCTTCGGCATTGATCTTAATAGTCCTTGGAGTATGAACGATCCTATCTCACCTTTGTAGCCCACTACTAATGGAGCTTTGAACGGCATCTCTTGCATTTTATTTCTCCTTTACTGCGCTATATGCTCCCAAGTAACCTGCCACATATCTATATACCAATTTTTGTATGATAGCCTATATTGAAAATTTCCGTCTTCAATTCTTAATAGCTTTTGGAATTTATTTGGTTTCTTGCCGGATTTAACAAATACTTCTTTTATTGATGCTCCTTTATAAGTAGTATCCTCACCATAATTCTTCTTGTACTTTTTGATCAACCCTGAAAATATTTTGCTGGGGATTATTTGTATTGTTTGATTATTCATATCACAAACAATATTAGCATTTTTTCCATCATCCCAAATATATAGTGCTTCTGGATTTGATGAACATCTGATGTAACTCATTTTACCCTTATGTTTAGCTCAGTCTTACAAAATCTCTTAAACGACATAGGTTTTCTTCTAAACAGCCGTTGTATCTTTTTCTCAGCCTGGTTGCTTTTATGCCTATTGTCATAGATCCGGGATAGCAGATCCATTGCAAAGGCCTTATCGTTGCTTAGTGTTAATATCATATCTGGAACGCAGCAATAAGTTTTATTCTTTCTCTTCTTCACCATACCCTCCTAGTATTCCTTATTATATTACCATTTTACGGTTTGTCAAGTCTTTTTTATCAAACAATCTTTCCTACTGTAGCAGAGAGATAACAATACAACCGTTGTTTGAATTTTTCCCACATATCATATATATGGCCTGATCGATGGAATCCTGCTATTACTTTACCCCCCAATATCTCTTTGCCACTGTATTCAAAACTTCCCAGTTGATCTAATATCTGCTGTACAAATTCCTGCGGATGGTCCTTTATTTCGGCAACCTGATCATGATTAAGCTCTATTATGGTTGTATTACCCATCTAAACCTCCCTGAACTTCATTTCTAGGTATCTAATCATATACTTGGCGTAGCTTTTTAGAATTTCTTTCCCCTCAAACATAAAAGTTTTTCCATCTTCAGTGCTTTCATAGATCTCCTTAAATTTCTTAAATTTATCCGGGGTAAAGGTAATATTTTCCATTTTGGTCTCTTCCTTTGGTTGAGGAGGCACCTCAATTGAAGTAATATATTTTATGGGTACAGTATTAAACAAGCTTTCATCATCTTTTGGGATTCTTCTTGCCCTACCTCTATAAAATTGTAATTTTTGTCCCCAGGTCAACAGCATCTGATACATTCCAGCACCCGGCTTCTTGAAATTAATCCTGATGTGCATCTGTTTCCTCCTCTGTTGTAGTTAATTTTGGTGTTTCATTCACCCTGCGCGGATGCAGATTGCATTTAGTACGCCGGCAGCCTTTGCAGGTTTTTTTATTTGAGCAATTTGGTATGTGGATTAACAACCCCAAATGATAACGGATCTTTATACCAAGAGAGTTAAGTCTATTCTCTTCCTTCAAGTATATATCATGATCTGGAGTTCCAACAGCTCTTATGAGTTTTTCAAAGTTTTCATCATATTCTGCTGAAACCCTCCGCATGTCTTCAACTGTATACTTATCATTGTGCTGAGGTAGCTTGCGGTGGGAGTTAAATATTTTCATCCATGGATCAACATCAAATTTAAACTTCCTATGCTGTTGTTGATATATAGGTGATCCTTTTATAGCTGTTTTCTCAACCTCTTTTCCGCATTTTTTGCATATCTTATTAATTATAGAATTGATAGTCCCGCATTCACAAGTTGACCAACGAAGATAATTTCGCATTATGATTTACCTACCTTTCTAGTATAACAAAGCTGCCAAATTCTCTATCAAATACCTTAACCACATTTTCATAGTCTCCTGACATCATTTCATTTTGAATAGGGCCAAAATCTTTACCCATCTGCTTACAGAAACGTCTCGCGTATCCCATAAGGCAGAAAGCGTTACCATCTGGTCCGGTTAGGTCTATCCTAATCTTTTTGTTTGCTCTCTTCTTTACAATCATTTAGCCTCCTTCTTTATCCTTATTACTTTTTTACCGCATGCTCGGCAAATTTTCACATACCAGGCAGCGTTGAGTTCTCCGCATTTACATCTTGACCAGCGGAGATAATGAATCTTTTTCATTTTTCCTCTTTTTCTAATTCAACTTCATATTCTGTAATTCTTTTCCAGTCGTGAGTATTTCCTCTTTTCCAGAATTGAACGATCCTTAGATCATAGCAGTTCTCTGTATCACCTACACAGCCATGGCCCGGAGGATCTCCATAATGAACTGGTGGAAAGTGGCCTTTATCCTCCTCTTTAAGCCAATTCCTCATTACTGATGAGAATGACTCAGAGTGCCTGTTAAAGATTTGTTCCATAACAGACCAGTTCATTTCTACTAAGAACCTAGTATGGCAATCTTGGCAAGAGATCTCTAGCAGGACTACTTCTTCTGCGTAGATGTTAGGAGATAGGCCTGGATGGAATACATCGTATCTGGGTACACCGTGACAATCATGCCACTTTGGTTCCTCTTTGATCCTACTTCTAATATCTAAGTAATAAGCGTTCATGTTACCTCCTTAATCAGCTCAGGATTATCATAGATGTTGCCAATAATCTCCGGGTAGTCTATATCAATTTTTTTAACATGACCTCTTTGGTTTAAACCTTCTTGTATTCTTATAGTGCAAAAATCTGCCTGTATATCGAAACTTGCAACGCCCTCATCGTATTTAACTTCATAAGGTTTTTGACAACCAAATCTCAGTATATCTCCTTGTGCAATCTCCTTGCCGTTTTTGTCTTTGAGGCCTGTGAATTGCTGAGTTTCTAGTTTATGAAGTAATACCTGGGTGAAAAACAAATCTAATCCGCATTTTTCAGAATAAAGCCATTCTCCATTTGCTTGTCTTGCCCTAAATTTTAATTCTCTCATCGCTTACTCCTTCTACCAAATTATAATAATTACAGAATATCTTCCTTATACAAGGTTCAGCTAAGTAATAACGTTAATGTCCGCATCTTTCTCCTTTTGTTTTTCTCTTTCAAACTCTTTCCATACTGTCTTTAGCCATTTTCTTATCGAAAAACCAGTGAGTCATTCTACCTCCTCTGTTAGCACCTTACAAATTCTATTACTTCGTTATCAACCAAAAAGCTTATTCTTTCAATATTGACAGGGTGGCTAAGTAGTTTAGATCTTTCTTCTATATATTTTCTTTTAATCGGTCCTTGTTTAAGATAAAAATTATCTAATCCGTTAATACTTATGTTTGCCGCAAACTGCTCACCTGAAGTTGCTTCTATGATAGCATTTTTCTTGTTATTATGGTGCTTGTTATGATCAAGAATTAACTTACGCCAGGTATTAAATTCTCCTACTTTCTCAAATAAATCTTTCATTTTAGATCCCCCTAAATCTTCATCATATTGATGAGATCAGCACCAATTCTTTTCTTATGGCCGTTGAACTGCCTGGCGCTCTTTTCCATTAGATCTACAAGCTTAAGTTCAAGAGCATGCATTCCGTCGGCTGAGATCTGTCTGTCTCTTTCATTGAAAAATCGTTTGATTTTACTTTCTACTAGATAGGCCATTATTTCTCCTCTGTAGGAATTTCCCAAACCTCATCCTTGCTCCGGATCTTTACTCTTTCTCCGAGATGATACCAACCATCTTTTAAATTACTAAATCTTTTAATATCAACATAAATATCTTTGTCAATAATTTTGATTTTTGGTTTAACTATCAAGGAACCTATACCCATACCCAGAAACAATATTAGAAGCGCTAAAACAATAAAATCTCCTACTGTGCCTTTCCTATTCATTTAATCCTCCTTTTTGTTTTCGTAGTGTGGTGTGAGCACCAACGCCCATAGTGGCAAAGCTGAGTGGCAATACCAAATAGCAAAGCCAATGAGAGCGAAAAATGATATATAAATTAAACTAATTCCTATCCATTTCATAATACAATCTCCCTATTTTATACGTTTTGGTATTGTTCTTAGCCGTTTCTTTAGTACAGATAATTCAGTATTTAAAAACTTATTTCTGCATTCTATTTTAGCTAAACAATTTGAGCATTCAGAGCTGCTTGGAGCATATTCATAGCCAAAGCATTTGCTATCTATTATTTCTTTTCTTGATCGTTCCCCATCTTCTGACAAAGGTAAAATTTTGGAGTCGGGTTTAGCTAAGGTTCCAAAAGAGTTTTTGTCCGCGAAATGTAGATAGAAAAGCATACTCTCTACTAAAGATAACTTAAAACTATTGCCGGTGGATACATTTTTGTAAATCCTACTAATAAACTCTTTGAAGAAATAGTCTGTGGTTATAAGAGGATAAACTATAATGCTAAGGAAGTCAATCACATCGTTGTCGTCTAAGTATTTCACATCAGTCCCGGAATAGTTACTTATTATTGCTTTTAAATCCTCAAACACATCGGTTCTTTTATACCATCCTTTGGCATAGAGATAAAAATGGGAATATTCGTTGATTTCATTCTTATGTCTGTTCTTGATCTGTTCCTTTGACGCTGCTTTAAAAATTGGTTTTGCTGCCCCCATATTGTCTCCTTAAATTTAGATAAAGCAGTAGTGATTAGGAATAGCCCAGATAACGGTCCTGTCGTTAGCCAAGACCCGATTAACTTTCCCCGCCTGGTATTCTTTATTCAAGAATTGTTACCAGGCAGCAGGTGCAATGTTAGTATCTTGGGCGCCAGTCCATTGCAAGGCGTAATTGCTTACTAGGTTCTAGCTCATTTTGTTACGTTCTGGAGGTGATCCTCCAGGCTTCAGCTTAATACAGAACCTCGCTAGATAGGAAAGACCCATTTCTTTTTGGCATACCCAGCAGCAATTTTCAGCTAACAAGCCGTTTATATTTTTCCCTGATAGATGATAACCAGTAAGGTTCAGAACCTTCAATTCCAACGGCCAATTATATAAGGTTATCTTCGTGCCTTCTACCCACAGGCTCAATTTAGGCTTTTCACTACTGCTTTATCAAAGAACAAAATTAATTGTATGACTTTTTAACCCTCTGCTTGGTGCTCATCTGAACCTTTATCAGATGCAACTAAAAGAGTCGACCAGTCCTTAAACATTTGTACGTCTTTGAAGAACATATAATGGTTTACAAGATCAAACCATCCCATTGTATCTTTACCGTACTTATGCTCTGCTAGGGAAGCCGCAAATTCCGTTCTTTCCTTGCAGTCTTCGGTACCTCTAGCCAGCTCTCTGATATACTTCTCGGCTTCATCAGCATCGCTTTTGGGAGCTATGATGTAAATAGTTCGTTTGCCATCTACATCTTTCTTATCCCAAAAATCGTGGAAAGCAAATTCAATTGTAGGCCAAAAAGCCACGAGATCTAGCTTTGACATCTCAATCAGGGCTTTGGGAATAGCTCCCCATTCATATTCCGCCGATCCCATATAATCCCAAACGCATACTTCTCCCAAAGCTTCTTTGGCTTTTTTCGATAGGCCTGTAACAGCAAGGCCAAATTTGGATAAGGCCTGAAGAGGTGTTTTTACTTCTCCTTTATATGGTGCGTTCATCCTTTGGATCAGATATGGTGGCCTCATTTTATCCTCCTTATATTGTCTTAGTATGATCTATGTCTTCGCCTTCAGCATCACACCAATCAGTCCATTCCCCGTTTTCAAATACTTCTAATCCTTGGCCGTTACTATAATCCGGTTTAATTTTGTATTCAAGCTGGAATAGGTCATATATGGCCAAGATTTCAAGGATCTTCCTGGCTTCTTTGGGTGTTTCCACATAGACCCTAAAGGCATGCATTGGAACTTGGGGTATATGCCAAACTCTTAGTTGACCTTCTTTTATTACCTCAGGTTTATTGACATCTTGATATTTCATTGCCAGCCTCCGCGGGTTTTAGGTGCTATTTGGGGGTTTCTTCTAGTCTCTTCTCCACAACAATTTCTACTAATTTAGCAAGTTTCTCCGCTGTCTTATTCATTTCTCTTACTAATTCTAATAATGCTTTTCTTTCTGATTTATCCACTATTCTTCCCCCCTCTTTTATACCTACCCTTAGCTTCATCCTTCTTAAATTTATTTATATGTTTACAGGGCTTCTGCCTAAACACAAAATCTGGGCAAGTGCACTGATATTTATAGTTGCGTGTTCCATGCACCCTGATCTTGACTACATCATAGAACTTAGTAGGATCGGTAGAAGAAGTTATCCTAGTATATTTACAGGCTCCAAATTTGTTGAACTTTACTTCTCTACTAACTACTGCTATTGCCATCTTACACCTCCGTAATCTGATGCCGCTGCGACCAAAGATCTGGCGCAGGATTAGGTATTCGCACTATTTTATTAAGAATAGGGATCTTTATACCTTTCTTCTTTCTGCAGGTTTTGCACAAAGGCCTGCCTTCTCGAACATCCTCGGTGGATAACACACTACCACATTCACAAAAGCGTACTACCAATCCCATCTTGCCCTCCTTATTTCCTATCTAACTCTTCTTGTTCCCAATTACCTCTTAGTTCTTCGGTTTTATGCACTCCGCATACAATGCAACGATACAATAGCTCGGTTACTGGGTACTGACAGCTTATTCCCATAGCCTGAGTAACTTTGCCTATTCTTGAAGATGTTAATTGCCATTTATGAATATGCCATCCAAACATATCTACCTCCTATTATATGTACTATACTTATAGACTTTTGGCCAAATATTTCTCAGATCTGCGGTCGCCTTGGATCCTTTTAGCAACCTGCTTGTTTGATGGGTACTCCATCTTTATGGCTTGATTGAGCATATTAAAAATCCCCCAACCGTTGCGTTGGTTGTTTACGCTTTCTTCACCGGTAACCAAACCAATAGCGTGGCTCTTGATGCGGTTGTTGGCCTGCTCGGTCAGGGATATGTCTTCTGGTTTCTCTTTTTTGAACTCAAAAGGCACCCATTTCTCGATAAGCCTGGTCTCTTGTTTGAGTGATAAAGGTGTTTTATGGAGCCTTTTCCAAAAGCCAAAGTCATTGTTTTTATAATTCTCCAAAGCTCCTTTGATAAGATCATCGACCGGTATCTCACCTACGTGGATCTTCTTAAAGGTTATGGCAGAGGCCATTGCGGTAAACAACCCGTTAGTACAGACCATTCTGAAGGCACCAAAAAAGAAGGAGAAGCTTTTGGTCTTGTCGTAGGAATTGGCAATAATCAGCTTCTCTTTAATAATATCACCCTCTCCAAAATCCATTGTTCGGCCAGTGTGGAATTGAAAAATATAGGATTTGCGGTTGTGGTATTCGGTTACTTTCTCAGGAAGGCCAAACTCTTGGATGAAAGGCTCAACCAGGCGTTTGTTTTCCACCAGAGTGTATTTGTCCGATACCTCTGATATTACCTTTTGGCACGTTGGATCTACAATGGCGTAGATCCTGTTACCTTTTTCATCATAAGCTTCTCTTTTTTCTACCGGAAAGAAAGCCCTCTGCAACGCATTCTCGATTCTGTTATTCATTTTTCCTCCGCTTTGGCGATAGCCTCTTGAAGTATATCTATGGTATGCTTGTTTACGAACATGTTTCGGTGTGCAATATCCTTTAATGTATCCTTTAGCGCCGTCACCAACATATCGTGGCAATTGCAGGCTCGGACAATAAACTCTGCATCTTCCTTTTTAGCCCCCATAACCACAACACCTGTTAAACTAGTTATATAGTTTGATTTTCCGAATAACGTTGTATACTCTCGAATGAAATATGGTGTTGGAGTACGTTTACTCATCTTTAACCTCCGCTTTGGCGATGGCTTGCTCTAATAACCGCTCACACTTTGGTGTATGATATTCTTCAAAATCATTATGCCCTCTGATATAACTTATCGCTTCTTTACACGCCTCCAACAAATCATCGTGGCTATTACACGCCCGAGTAATGAATTCGGCGTTGGCCTTTCCTTCTTCTTGGCTGATTTCTGATTTAGGGTCTGGTAAGGTGGGAATAATAGCTACTGTAGCCATGCCTTTAGAAATTACAGTATGATAACCATAGGGGTAAGGGTGCTTTTTCTTATTCTCAGCCTTGCTCCACTTATCATGATCTATCTGTTCACTGACTGTAGGCCCACCAATAGCAGGCGTGGTTGGACCAGTTATTCCTTCACCGTATCCGTTTACCCAGGGTGTTGGTGTATGTTTTGTCATATCGTTTCTCCTATTTTACTTGATGCACGTCTGCTAACATTACAGGAGCCATTATATGTGCCATATCGTTTAAGCTATCTTTTTTAAATTCTTTTTCAAAACATTCTATTGCTAATGCAATAGCTTCATTCTTTATTTGAAACTCCTCCAGTTCAGGATGTGGCAGCATTTCTACTTCAATCAGGTATTTAAAAGGAACTATATACTTTGCCATATTATCCTCTCCCATCATTCCATTTGTGAACCCGAACTTGGTTATACAACTGTTTCTTGGCCAGTTCTATTATTACATCATTCAATACTACATCTTCTTCTTTTATTGCTTTATAATTTCTATTATCAAGACGGGAGTAAGATTTAACTATTTGAAATTTATGACGAGGGGTTGGGCGGGTCTCTAAGCTATACCTGTCTAAAACCAGGTGAAACTCATTCTGGAAATAGAAAGTATATACTTCACGGTTTAGTTTGTCTCCTTCTTTCTGCAGTATTATTTCCATGACCCCTCCTATTAGACCTTATGACCGTACCTATATAATCCTAGTTCGTTGCAACACTGTTTAAATCCCTTACCATATCCGTTGCCACCACGGCTCATATGAAGCAAGTGGGCCAGCTCGTGTTTGAAAAGACGGGTTAGCTTGCCGTCCTTTACACAAGTCTCAGGCTTACGACTTTTTATACAGATATAACCGCTAAACTTATCAAGACTGCCATATCTTTTCAACATCCTTTGGTTTTCTTTACCTATAATATGGCAGTGGCCAGATCTTCTGATGTTGCTACCTTCTTTACGTTCTATACAACCCCCGAGGAACGTGCCTCGGTAGCCGGCCTTGAAAATCTTCTCATAGATGTCTAATGGGATTAAGGTATCATCAAGCAGTGGCATAGTGTCTCCTTAGAAATTATAATCGTAAAAATAAATCGGTTTATCTGAAAGTATATGAATGCCTAAATCTGATTTCCAGCCCCTTTTGCCTAATCTTGCTCTTATGATTGGAGCTGTTTCATCAGAGGTTATTTCCCATTCCTGATCTTGCTGGTTTACCATAGTACCACAAAATCCACCTACCCTGAAATCTTTTTTCCATGGTAATTCTTTTGCTTTCATTGCTCTTATTTCAATTGTCTTGGGAGATATTTCTTTGATTACTTCGAAAGGTTTGATGTCGCTATACATATGTAGGTTTGCGTATTTCATCTGCCCTCCTTGTTAAAACTTCTATCTGAGTGTCTTTACTATATCATAGATCTTTTTGTTTGTCAAGCATTATTTTTTCTATTTTAAGTGTTTGTTTCCAAGTAGTTATGCCTACGTTTTATAAATTTTATAAATCTATTTATGGATATTACTATAATTTTTTGTGTTTGTCAAGAACTTTTTTGTATAAGGTGTTCTAAAAATAATCATAATTTTTTCCTACTTCCCAGCTATTATATAGTAGGATGGGGTAGCAACCTTATATTACTAAAATCAAAACACAATTGGAGAAAAATTATGGATAATATTACTTGTCCGTATTGTAACGAAGAAGTAGAGATCAATCACGATGACGGATACGGATATGAGGAAGGAGTACTCTTTAACCAAGAGTGCGGACATTGCGATAATACTTTTACTTATACTACAGGAATAATTTTTGTTTATAAAGCTTATAAGGCACCTTGCTTAAACGGTGGGCCTCATTCTTGGAAAGATAATCAAGGATATCCTAAAGGCTATCAATCAAACCGGCATACATGTGAATGGTGTGATGAAGAGGAACTAAAAGATGATAGTCTAAAATATGATTGTAAGACTGATACTTGGATACCGGAGGAGAAAAAATGAAAGTAGAAGGAAAAGAAGTAGAACATATAAGGGAGAATTTAACGCTTGATGATATAATAAGGAGCGTCTTTAACACTGCTCAGATGTGGACCAAATCAGCAATGCGAGGTAACGCTACAGAACAAGATCTATATAATATAGAGGAAAAGACAGTTGCTGAGGCCAAAAAAGAAATACTTGCTCTTTTGAGCACTAAAGAGGAGGGGATTAAAAAAATATTTGGGAATTTTCTGCTAGACCATAGAGAGGTGTGGAGTTTACCTGAATGGAGTTTGATAAGAACAAAGTGGTTCAAGCTTGAAGAAGAATTTGATAGTATTCTTTGCGGCAAGAAGCCGGCTGAGGATTATATAAATAAAATAGGTGACCATGCTATGGATACAGTTTGTAAATGTAAAGAACCAATGAGAAATGACTTTACACCTCAGTGTATAGTTTGTGGTAAGAACCTTCCATCATCTGAGCCTTTTAAGGAGGTTTGCCCCTACCATAGCAAATGTGTTGGTGATCCTTGTGCTACTGGGATAAATATTTGTGATAATCCAGAACATAACAATGAGCAGATGAAAAAACTTTGTAAATGCGAAGAGATTTGGAATAAAATTATGATTAAAGAAAGAGAACTCGAGATTGAGAAACTAGCGAAAATCATACAAGATCATTTTGGATATATTGATAGCTGGATGCGTTATATATCCTTAGCAAGCAAAATTATGGATAGAGATAAATCTGATAACTAAATAAAGGGCTTGTGGCGTTCCACGAACTACCCACTCCTGACGCCGGTATAAATAGAACAATGACACGCAGGTGAATACTGCAATCCTGTCAAGCCCGCTCCTTAATAAAAATATGAAAATTACTGCAGCAGATATTCGTGAAGTTTTAAGTCATACTAACTATGACAATCTTTTTGTCCCCGAATTTACTTGGGGAGGTTTAAGAATAGATGCTATTTTAATAGATACTGATCATAGGTGGATAAGGGGGTATGAGATAAAAGTTGACAGGAAGGACTTCTTGAAGGATAATAAGTGGGTTGACTACTCTACTTTTTGTTCTTCATTATGTGTTGTATGCCCGGAAGGTCTTATCCAGCCCGAGGAGATCCAAAAGCCTTTTGGCCTGATTTGGATCAACAACAGATCTTATGATAGGATACAATATAAGAAGAAGCCTTCTAATTTCCAGCGTAGGAATAGCCTCGCTTGGTTATACACATATGTCAGGGTGCTGGAAACAGAATTTAGAAGGATATATTTTTCTCAGCAAAATCCAATTATAGTAGAGACAACTAAAGATAAATAATGATAGATATAAGAGTAGGTAATTGTTTAGATAAGTTAAAAGAGATCCCAGATGATATTATTGATTCTTGCATCACCAGCCCACCATACTACGGACTTCGAGATTATCAAACAGCTACCTGGGAAGGTGGAGATCTTAATTGCGATCATAAGGGAAAACCTTTTGCTACCAAGAAAAATGTTAATAAAAATACCGGCGGTCGGGATGTAAAAAATATAGAAGATAGAGAATTTTTTAAGGATATATGCAGGAAATGCGGGGCAAAGAGAAAAGATGACCAAATTGGGCTTGAGCAGACTCCTGATGCTTATGTAGAGAAGCTGGTTCAGGTATTTAGGGAAGTTAGGCGCGTATTGAAGCCTACCGGAAATCTCTGGCTTAACTTGGGTGACTCATTTTCCGGTAGCAGGGGAAATAGAGGCAACGATATAAAAGAAGATATAGCATGGAAGAGAAAAGGTACAACACCAGATAAACGTCCAACAGCTTCTGTTGTGGGTCTAAAACCAAAGGATCTTATCGGAATTCCTTGGATGGTAGCGTTTGCTCTAAGAGCAGACGGTTGGTGGCTACGGCAGGACATAATTTGGCAAAAATCGAATCCTATGCCAGAATCAGTTACAGACCGCTGCACTAAATCCCACGAGTATATCTTTCTGCTCGCCAAATCACAAAAATATTATTTTGATCATAAAGCAATAAGAGAACAGGGATCTGCTGATCAAATCCCTAGGCTTATGCGTGGTGTATCAGAGACCCACAAGAATGTAGATGGTGCACCTGGCCAGACCCCCCACAGTATGAACAAGCCTAGGAAAAATTTCAAGAAAGAAATGGGCGGAGGTGGAACATCTTTCATTAATCATAGCGGGTATTATAAAGCTGACGGCACCCTGATTTCAGATGGGATGAGGAACAAGCGTGATGTTTGGATAATAAGTACAAAGCCGTTTAAAGAGGCACATTTTGCTACCTTCAGCAAAGAGTTAATTTTGCCTTGTGTCTTGGCCGGCTGTCCAAAAGACGGAACTATTCTTGATCCATTTATGGGAAGTGGCACAACAGGTGTAGTAGCCAAAGAGAACAACCGTAATTTTATTGGTGTAGAGTTGAATCCCGCTTATGCTGAGATGGCACGGAAGAGAATAGATAATGCTATCAGTAATTCATTATTAGACTTTATAAAATAGAGGATAAATATGGATATTAAACTTATTTTAGGAGATTGTTTAACAGAGCTCAAGAAGATCTCAGAAAATTCTGTGGATTTAATAGTGACTAGCCCACCCTATAACAAGAATGGGTTTAGAGGCAAACGTGATACATCTAGAGGTAAAGGCAGATGGTCGGGGGCAGATATATACTATGATGAATATATGGATGATATGGATGAGAAAGCATACAAGGATTGGCAAACATCTGTCCTAGATGAGTGCTACAGGGTTATTAGGCCTACAGGAAGCATATTATACAACCATAAGGTCAGAAGGGCTTCTGGTAGGGCTTCCCACCCCATGGAATGGCTTCTAAGGTGTAAGGCCCGGTTCTATCAACAGATAATCTGGGATAGGGGGTCGGGTCCAGATCATAATATAGGTTACCTTGACCCCACAACAGAGCTTATATTTTGGCTGGTAAAAGAAACCCCCAAATGTCATAAGGATAAGAACTGGGCTACTGAGGTCTGGCGTATACCACCAATTCCTACTGATAATGATCATCCAGCTCCTTTTCCTAAGAAACTCTGCAAAGCTGCAATTTTGACTACTACAGATGAAGGTGATACAGTGCTAGATCCTTTTATGGGATCTGGCACAGCCGGAGTAGTTGCCAAAGAACTTGGTCGCAATTTTATTGGTATAGAATTAAACCCGAAATATATAGAAATCGCTAAAGATCGAATTAATAAAGTTATTGGGAATGTTTTTAATCATTCATTACGGGGGATATTGAAATGAGCATTAATTTGATATTGGGAGATTGCTTAGAAGAAATGAAAAAGATTCCAGATAAGTCTATTGATCTTATATTAACAGATCCGCCATATGGGGTTAATCTCAAATATGATTTATACAACGATACTGAAGATAATTGGTTTAAATTGATGACAAAATTTATACCAGAGGCAAGAAGAATAGCTAAGATGGTTATATTACCATCTTGTCAGATCAAAAGACTTACTTGGGTATATAATAATTTTCCTCCTGATTGGTTGATCTGTTGGTATAAAGGGTCGACAGGATGCTCAGCGTTTATTGGTTTTAACGATTGGGAACCTCTTTTAGTTTACGGCAAACGAAAAGGAGTTTGGATGCATGATTATTTCCAGGCCGCGAATAATGAGAAAATGGGCAACTACGGTCATCCTTGCCCTAAGCCTCTTGCTTGGGCTAAGTGGTTAATAGAAAAATCAAAGGCTCAAACAGTATTAGATCCTTTTATGGGATCTGGCACAACCGGAGTAGCTGCTAAGGAGTTGGGTCGAGATTTTATAGGTATAGAACTTAGCCCTAAGTATTTTGATATAGCAAAGGAAAGAATAGAAGGAACTTTGAAATCCTGTTCTTTGGTAGATATGATAAAGATAAACAAAGAAGATTAATTTTATAAATTTTATAAAACACTATCCTAACTACTTATAAATACATACTTAAAATAATTAAAATAGTTCTTGACAAAGACAAATTTTTATGTATAATTACCCTTGCTAGACAAAATGGTGGGGTAAATGAATAATAAAGAGCTAATCCTAAAGATTACTGATGGAAACAAGGCCAGACGCATCGAAAAGATTCTGTCCTTTATATATAAGAACTATGTTATTCAGACTGCCAAACCCAGAAATACTTTCCCCACCTCAATAGATATTACTAATATTATAATCCCAGCCAAGGATCAAAAAAACAAGATAGCTATTGTTGCTCACCATGATGTCTATCCAGGATCACACGGATACAACGATAATAGTTCCGGGGTTATAATTTTATTAAAACTTCAACAATGTTTGCCAGATAATGTGGAATTAGTATTTACAGATGGTGAGGAACGGGGTGGTCAAGGATGCAGATACTATTTGGAAAACTACCCGAGACCTACAAAAGCCATAAATATTGATGTTGTTGGACTGGGAAACAAGATCTTTTATGAGGCCTATGGACAAGAATACTATGGACAAGAATACTATGAGACATATGGAGGATTGTTCTTTACCATACCAAAATCCGTTGAATATTACTCCCACATTCCTTTTAGTGATAGTTATATTCTAGCGGATTACGATGTGCCGAATATCTTGTTGCTTACCGGGAGTAACAAGGATCATCTAATTAGAGAAATCTTTGAGGCCCAGCATACTAATAAGAATGATGGTAAAATAGATTTGATCCGCGAAGATATAATGAATAAGGTTTTTGACACAGTAGTAGGAATGATAAAATGAAAAACCAACCAATGAGAACAAGAATAGTATTTAGAGATGAAGAAACCTTATATGTTCTTTATTACCAAGGAAAACAGATTTATACTGAGAAGGAAAAGTTGGCTGACGCTGACCGTCGTAAGATTGGTTTTGAAAGAAATAAGTCAGTTTATTTTACTATAAAGTCTGCGGAAGAAGGGATTATTAATTTTGTGAAAACCTATAGTTTAAATAAAGAAGATTTTGTTATTAAAGTATTTGGAGTTAAATGAAAAAGAAAGAACCTAAATATAAAGGATATCGTTTAGTTCCCGAAACTACCGGAAAGATTACTGATGGTGTATATATTCGTGAAGATAATCAAGCGTTGATTGTAAGTTTTGCTTGGGGTAATAAGAGTGGGCAGCGGGATTTGCATTTTAAACCTATGGATGAAACAGATGAAAGAAACTAAAACTAAAAGAAAACCGGCGTATGAAATAGTTTTAAACGCCTTGCAAGCAGGATTGACTGTGAGGTTAGGTGACCGCGAGTATATGATGCAAGATGACCAAATAGTGATTAAAGTTACTTGCTATAAAAATGGACTTGATAAGGATTGTGAAGAGAAGATGTTGGTCATTGATATGACTCTAAACAATTTTATTAGTTTATGTAACCAAATTCCTGAGAATGAGTTGTTTGGAATAGGTTGTAGTGTTGCTTTGACTAATATGCACAAGGAAAAGAACAGATGAAAGAGCGAGAAATAGCAGAAAATAATCGTATACTGGAGATCATAACAGGCAGCCATCTTTACGGGACTGCCTCTGAGACATCAGACAGGGATTATGTAGGTATTTTTCTTCCCAGCACTGAGTATGTTCTTGGTTTTAAAACCATAGAAGAAGTAGATTTCTCTGTTGTAGATAAAAATGAAGCCGGCAAGAATACTGAAAAGGCCTTGGATCGAAAGCTTTATGAGTTTCGGAAATTTATGAAGCTTGCTATGGAGAACAACCCCAATATTATTGAGATTTTGTTTGCAAACCCGGAGAATATTGTATATAGCAATAATATAGGTAAGGAGTTGTTAGATATTAGGCATTTTTTTCCTTATAAAGGGCTTAAAGAGAAGTTTCTAGGATATGCTTTCAGCCAGAAGCATAAGATGGTTATCAAAAAAGACAACTACTTCGAATTGATGGATGCAGTAGGTTTTCTCAAAAACCAGAACCCGGGTAAGATTATTCTTGAGATAGCTTTGGGCAACTGCCCCTACTTCCTTAAGAAACAGTTGGATAAGGAGAACAACATAAGCTTCATAAAAGTGGGTGATCTTAACCTTATGCCTCATATCACAACTAAGAAAGCTGCTGAGATGATATCTGATCGATTAGATAAGGTAGGAAACAGGGAAGAGCTGCTGACCAAATATGGATATGACACCAAGTTTGCTTCGCATCTTATAAGGCTAATGCTAGAAGGAATTGAGTTGCTTAATACTGGAGAGATTAAATTTCCTCTACAGTACGCCGGAACATTACGAGATATTAGAAATGGTAAATGGAGTATAGAGGATATTTTTAACTATTCAGCTGAGCTGGAGAATGAAATGAGCTCTGTAGTTGAAAAATCAACCTTACCTTTGAAACCAAACACTGATTTATTGGAAAGATTTACTATTTTAACATTGAGGGAGGCAATTATATGAAAAAAGAAAAATGGCATTATGCAGTTGTGAAAAGTATGTTTGGAGATTATTGGGTTGGCAAGACCCAGCTTCCTCTGCAGAAGGAAATTGTTTTTGAGGACATAGAGGATGCTATAGAAAAAGCTGAAGAATTGTTTTGCAGAGATAAAGGATTTGACCCTGATTACGCTGATGATAACGAAGAGGACGAAGATGGTAGTGAAATGCTTTATGAATATGAGCAAATCAGGGAAAAAGCAGAGGAATCATCGGAGATAATTGCCAAAAGTATAGAAAAGTTTATTGTTGGATATTGGTAGAGTGTATAAATAGGAGGTAATTAGATGAACATAAATATAATAAGAGCTTTTATTCTGGGAGTTGCGTGTGGAGCATTTATAATGGGATTTGGATTATTGGCAATATTACTTAAAACTTAAGGAGGTGAGAACGAATGGGTAATGGTGGTGAATACAACATAGATCAAGCACAAGAAGTAACTAAACCAGAAGCAGAACAGAAAAAGGAGGCAGCAATGTCGGAGGAAGTCAAAGTAGAAGGTATTTTTATTGCGTCGTTAAAACGCAATAATAAACAGATCAGAGATGACCGCGCCCAGGCCATAGGAGAGGACGCGCAGTTGATTTACAAAAGGAAGATTGAGGACATGAGGGTAAACATCAGGAAGATGGCAAGAGACAGGGAGAATATGCTGGACCTTTCTCCTGAAAATGCAATGAGCCTGAAGCTGGCCAGCGATTTCAACGCTGAGGAATACGCAACAAAGGATATTGAGCTTGGCCGGAAGATAAGGGATGCTGAGATCACCCTTGAAATTACTGAGGCTCAATACACAAAACTATTTGGAGGAAAGGCATAATGGGCGGCGGAATGTATTCAGTATCGGCAAGAGCAATGTCCGGCAGATCCGATTATTACAAATCGGCGTCTCCTTCTGAAATATTTAAGGAGAAGAGTGTAAACAACGCCATGAATCCCAACGGAATCAAGATCAGGGAATCTAGGGATTCTAAAGAGCATCCAAACAGCTTGGCCATAATTCTGGCTTTGGATGTTACGGGTAGCATGGGCAGCATCCCCGTCCATCTTATTAAGGATGGGTTCCCGACTATGATGGAAACCATCATAAAGGATGGAGTCAAAGATCCGCAAGTTCTGTTCTTAGGGATAGGTGATCATGAGTGTGACAGCGCGCCCCTACAGGTTGGCCAATTTGAGAGCTCAGATGAGCTCTTGGATCATTGGCTTCAGACTATCTATCTTGAGGGTGGGGGCGGAGGTAACGCCGGAGAATCATACCTCTTGGCCTATTACTTTGCGGCGAAGCATACCTCTATTGACTGCTTCGAGAAGAGGGGCCAGAAAGGTTGGCTCTTTACCGTTGGTGATGAGCCTCCGTTAAAGCGTGTTCCTAAGTCTTCCTTGCAGGAGATTATGGGAGATGGCCAGTATGATAATATGGATATAGGCACCCTGATAGATGAAGCGAGGAAAACATACAATGTCTATCATATCCTGATTAAACAAGGATCAGCTGGATCTCTGGATAGGACATATAATGCATGGAAGCAATTATTAGGAGATAACCTCCTAATCGCGGAGCATCATGAAGATGTTCCAAAGATTATCTCTGATACTATCAATAAAAACGTATCTCCGGCCAAAGTTGAAAGTGTAAAGCCGGAAACAGGAGATATTTTACTGTAATGAAGTGTCGATCAACTAACAGTGGAGTCTATATGATTATTAATAATATAAATGGAAAATTCTATATAGGCTCCACTGTTAATTTCCAACAAAGATGTTATGAACATTTGAAAAGATTGAGGCAAAATAAACATCATTCTCCCATGCTTCAGAATTCTTGGAATAAATATGGGGAAGAATATTTTATATTTAATATTGTTGAAGAAGTATCTGGAGCATCTAATTTAATAGAAAAGGAACAATTTTGGATTGATTGTTTACACCCTAAATTTAATTGGGGCAAGGTTGCTGGTAGCCCCGCAGGTATTAAACGCTCAGAAAAAACAAAAGCCTTACTAAGGAAAATAACATTGAAACAATTTAAGGATAAAGGCCATCCTTGTAAAGGTAAAAAATATGGACCAGAAGCTAGAGAAAACATGTCTAACGCACATAAAGGAAAATCTTTAAAAGAAATGGGCCACAATAAAAAGTGTGTGTGCTCTGTTTGTAAAACCAAGAGACACGAGATAATAGGTAATAAACACCCAAACTATGGAAAGCGGGGAAAATCCTTACCAGAGATGGGGCATAAGAAAAGATGTATGTGTTCTGTTTGTAAGGCTTCACGCCACGAACTAGTTGGTAATAAAAACCCAAACTACAAAAAACAACCTTCTATTGAAGCGATAGAAAAAATTAGAAAAAAACTTTTAATACCAATTTCCCAGTATTCTAAAACAGGAGAGTTTATAAAAAATTGGGATGGCGCTATTATAGCTGCGCAAGAACTAAACTTATTTGCTACGGGAATTAATGCTTGTTTAAGAGGAAAACTAAAGACTAGCGGAGGTTTTATTTGGAAATACATGGAGCCTTTATATGAGTAACTTTGTGGTTATAGGATGTCAATTCGGAGACGAAGGCAAGGGATTGGTAACTGATTGGTTATGTTCTCAATCCTCAAAACCGGCTGAGGTAGTAAGATTTACCGGGGGGCATCAATGCGGCCATACTGTTGTAGTCGACGGTAAGAGGCATGTGTTCTCCAGCTTTGGTTCAGGAACGTTAAGAGGAGTTCCTACTTATTGGTCACATTTCTGTACGGTTAACCCAATAGGATTTGTTAACGAGTTGATGATATTACAAGAAAAGGATATTGAACCTGAAATATTTATAGAAGGAGATTGCCCTGTTACTACTCCTTATGATGTTTTAAATAATAAGTGGGATCACGAAATTAAACAACATGGTAGCTGTGGTGTAGGATTTGGAGCAACAATGCAGAGAGAAGAAGATTTCTATTCTTTGACATTTTATGATCTGTTCTTCCCCGATATATTAAGGGAAAAATTGAAGAATATTAATGAATGCTACTATGAGATGACCGGAGTAGATGTTAATATAGATTCATTCCTGAGATGCTGCAACACGATGACAAAAATTGATAATATAAAGATGAAGGTCCCTACCGGGATTAAGGAAAAAATATTTGAGGGAGCGCAGGGGCTTATGTTAGATCAACATTTTGGAGTCTTTCCTAATGTTACAAGATCTAATACAGGAACTAAGAATTTAGTAGATGCTGGTTGGATTAAGGAAGAAGATGAAATATATTTAGTAACTCGTGCTTACCAAACTAGGCACGGCAACGGGTTTATGACAAATGAAAATATTCCACATAATATTAAAAAAAATATACATGAAACTAACGTAGAGAACGCCTATCAAGGTAAATTTAGAAGGACCTTGTTAGATCTGTCTTTATTAGAATATAGCATAAACAAGGATGATTTTATACGCAACTCAAATAATAAGAGGCTAATAATTACCTGTCTTGATCATATAGAGAATGAACATAGATTTACATATAAAGGTGATACAGTAAACTGCTTGAACGAGGACGAATTTGTTTCTAAAATTTCGGATATTCTAGGTATAAAAACAATTTATTTAAGTCATTCAGAAGATTCTAAAAACATTATACAATGGAAAAAACAATGAAAAAAGGCGACGGACTGGATATTGGAAATCGGATGAAGCAGTATGAGAATATAACCGAAGCTCATCTGACTAGAAGAGTGCCTGTTATAGTTAGAGTAGATGGAAGAGCTTTTCACACCATAACTCGGACAAGGTTTAAGAGAGCATGGTCCCAAGAGTTTGTGGACCAGATGTCCGAGGTAGCTATGGTTGTCCAAGGAGATATGCAAGGTTGTGATTTCTGCTATGCCCAATCAGATGAGATCTCTTTTCTTTTAACCGATTACAAGACTATACGTACACAACCTTGGTTTGATTATGATCTTAGGAAGATAATCTCAATATCAGCTTCATTAGCCAGTAGTGTATTTTCGAGGATTTATGGCAAGAATGTAGCCTTTGACAGCCGAGCGTTTAATATGCCTCAAGATGAGGTAGTAAATTACTTTATTTGGAGGCAGATAGATGCTACGCGCAACGCTATTCAGATGGCTGGCAGGGAGTACTTTTCCCACAAGGAATTAAATAATCTTAGCTGTAATGAAATACAAGAGAAGCTGTTTAAAGAGAAAGAGATCAATTTTAATGATTACCCTACTATAAGGAAGAGAGGATTTACTGTTATCAAGGGTGCTATTGATATTGGTATTCCTATCTTTACTCAGGATAGAAACTATGTTGAGAAGTTTGTTAATGTTCGAGAGGATTAATAATGGACCAATCTAACATAAAAAGCCCCTCAGATCGAAAAGTTTGGGCACAGATCTTTACTGAGATCAATATTAGGACTGCTACTAAAAAACATTGTGGTAAAGACTGCCCCCACTTGATTTGGATACCTATGAAGATAGGAGATTTATGTAAACTTTTTAAGAAGAGGTTAAAACACGACAAGAAAAATTATTTATTACGTTGTGAAGAGTGTGTGAGCTCAGAAATAAAGAGAGATTAAATGGAAAAAGAACTGATAACTAAATTAGCTGATGCTTATAAAGAAATTGATCTTTTAACAAGAGATATTAAGCAGTGGAAAGACAGAAAGTTTGAATTTGCGGTACATGACGCTATTATTGCAGATATTGTTAATCGTTTATACGGTTCCGGTGCTCATGGTTCTCCAAGCATTATGAGTATGGTTCATTGTGGTTTTGTTTGCGGTTTAGGGGGAACAAAAGCCGAACCATCTTTTGTCAGGTCTATGTATAAAGCCTATAAAATATTCCCTAATGAACAACAGGAAAAAGAATTAAACGAGTGGGAAGAATTTTTAAATACATTACAGAAAAGAGATTATAAACAAAAAGAGGATTAGATGAAAAAATATAAGAATATGACAACTGAACAAAAATTTTTAGATTCTCTGACTATTGCTTATACGATAGATGCCGGTATAATAGAAATTAGGGATAATCAGGGAATAGTTTTATGCAACAAATGCAACAGTGATCAAGTAAGAAGCCACTACGATAGTTTTGGTGTAGGCTTCCAATGTCATAAATGTGGTGAGCGTATGTATGATTGTAATTACCGAAATAAAACCCACAAACCAGAATTAACTAGGAAGGACATTCCGAGGATAGTTGAAGAAATCTTTCCAAAGATACTACATGGTGATTTATATGCGTTTATCCAGCACACCCTACCCGTAATTAATTTTAAGGAAGTAAAGAGGTTAGCAACCAAAAAAGTAAAAGAAAGATTTAATATATACCTTAAAAAATTGGAGAAATAAAATGAACCTTGTCTATAAAGCATTAAAGATAGCTAAAGAAGCCCATAAAGATCAGTTTAGGCATGATGGCAAAACTCCTTATATTACACATCCTATTGCTGTGGCCAAACCATTTAGGAGATCGTTAAATACTTGGCCAACTAAAGAAGATCGTGCAATATATATTTCTGCTGCCTTGTTACATGATGTATTAGAAGACAGTAATATAACTGCTGATAATCTAAAAGAGCAGGATATAGATCCTTTTGTGGTAGGAGTTGTAAAAGTTCTAACTAAAGGAGAATACGAGCCATATTTAGATTACATTTTAAGAGTCAAAAGAAACTACATTGCTAGAAACATCAAAATAGAGGATATTAAACATAACTTAAGTACGCTAGATCCCGCGAAGAAAATACAAAAAGATAAGTATACACTAGCACTATACATACTAGAGCATTGATATGATTATAAACTCTATACTTGATAGTGATTTTTATAAATTTTCGATGGGCCAGGTGGTCCTATTCTTCTTTAAAGGCCTTCCTGTAAAATATAAATTCATCCTACGCAATCCTATAGAATTCCCCGATGGGTTTGGTAGCAGACTACAGGATGAAATAAATCATTTGGCTACTTTAAAATTGACCAATGATGAATATAAGTGGTTAGCTACCAACCCTAATATCTATAGGTATTACCTTGATTGGTTGTCGACTTACCAGTTTAATCCTGAGGAAGTGGAAGTAATTTTTACAGACAACAAATTAGAGTTAACAATAGAAGGACCCTGGGAGCGGACGATCTATTGGGAAGTGCCTCTTTTAGCTATAATATCTGAGTTGTATTTCTCTATGACCAACCAAACCGTGGATAGTAGAGCGGTTTTGGATAGGACATTGGAGAAGGGCAAACAATTAGCCGGCATTCCTTTTGTTGATTTTGGCACAAGGAGACGGTTATCTTTTAATGCTCACGATCATGTAATTAATGGGTTTATTAACTCTGAATCAAAAGGAAACTTTATTGGAACTAGCAATCCCTATTTTGCAAGAAAATATGGGATATGGATAATTGGAACTTACGCACATGAGGCTATTATGGCTATGCAGGCCTTGGTGGGAGTAGAAGATTGTAATAGTGCCTGGTTGGAGTACTGGAAGGTTGTTTATGGCAAGATGCTTAACGTTGCCTTAGGTGATACATTGACTACAGATTACTTTCTTAACTCTACAAATGACGTGATGTTTAACCTTCTTGATGGGATCAGGCAAGATTCTGGTGATCCTATTGAGATCGGATGGAAGATAGTAAACAAATGGCGTGAATTAGGTATAGATCCTAAAACAAAAAACATAGTATTCAGTGATAACCTTAATCCCGATAAAGTAAAAGTTATCTGGGATACGTTTAAAGATATAACGATGCCAATTTTTGGGGTAGGTACGAATTTGACGAATGATTTCGGCCCCAAACCACTTAACATGGTCATAAAAATGATCGAGGCCGATGGCAAGCCTGTGGTAAAGCTCTCTGATGATAAAGGAAAATATACCGGTGATCTAGAAACAATTGAAAAAGTAAAAAAGGAATTGAAAATATGAAGATACTAGATAAACAAAAAATCATTACTTTTGATAAGTCAGCATTGAAAGATATATGCTCTGCCCTTAATATTCCGTATGATAAAAATATAATTGGTTTTACCAAGAAGGGTGTAGTTAAGAACATATTTGATTTGATTAATGATCTTGAAAGAAAAGAGCGATAATATGATAAACTGTCCTGAATGTAATGAACAGCAATGGAGTATGATGGATAAAGAGTACCTTAAACTGTTTGGCCATTGTTGGTCCTGCGATAAGAAGCTTTGGGAAGAGGGTAAACTGTCTCTTGAAGAATTTGAGAAACGTGAACGAGAGGCGTTAAGGAGCCAGGAAGAAGATGAGCAGACAAATAATCAAGAAGGATAACGGCAAGTACGCAATATGGTCTTCTATCGTTGATGACTTCATTTTTGATGATATTACAAAAGAAGAATACATGGAGTTTAGGTTAGCGGAATCAAAGAAGGAAGTTAAAAAAGATCTGGAAGAAATTTTTGATAAAATTGATAATGGTAAGAATGTCTATTACCAGTTTGCTATGACCTATAAAGACGCTTTGGCGTGGAAAGATCGGGTACATGGTAAAAGGAGTAAAAAATGATTATTATTCCCATCAATGAAGAAATAAGACAAAAATGTAGAACATGCCCGGCCAAATTTATGATCCCAAAATCCTACTACCCGGGGATGGATTTATCTACCTGTGATAAGGTTGAATCTTGTCCTTGTGATTTTAATCCCAAGGAATATTTCGGTTGTATTTATATGGAATAAGGAGATAAAATTATGAAAAACAGCGTAGATATTAAACAGTTTGGTAAGGATCATTGGTCAGTGTTTGCTTACATAGAATCCTGTTGTGTTGACAACGGTGGGATTGTTAACATTAGACATATGAGATGTGATTTTGATAGACACCCTGGGTTGGCTCATATGATTATACGAGAGAAATATCCTACTAGGTTAAAAGGATATTTTGAGCATAAGAATGATCCGGCGTATATAATTAAAAATCACGATGACTGGGATTGCGCTTATGATCTTGAGAAAGAAGGGCTAGTTAGGATGATAGGAACTGGGGTAAATCCTGTGTATAAATTAACAGCTCTGGGTAAAACAGTGGCGGGTAGGTTGCGAGCTTATAAAGCAAGCGGAGGAAATTTTGCAACTTTTGAGGTTGGTAGTCTATAGGAGGAGAGATGAACGAAACTTATACAGTAAAGTTTAGGTGTTGTAATTGTCAGCATAAGTGGGAAGAACGGGTTGAAAAAGGTTTATTAGTAGAAACAGATTTAACTGGGACAGTAATAGTAACTGATGTTTGCCATGATTATAGAGACCGAATTAAGTGCCCAAATTGTAATACGTTCTCAAAAGTAATTAGAGATTTATAGGAGGTCCCAAAATGAATAAAATGTTGTTCTTATTGATTTTCGTGTGGGTCTTTATAAAGTTTGGGCCAGCAGAAGATCTGACTAGATTTTTAAACACCCTAACATTTAGGGAGCAGGAATCAGCAAAAATAGTATATGATGTCAAAGATGTTGGAGAGCGGGCAGGTTGGTATTTATTCTACAATCGAGGAGGGCTTTAAAAATGAGAGTGCTATTCTGGGATGTTGACACACAAAAAGATTTCATGTTACCTGATGGCAAGCTCTATATCAAGGATGCTGAGCAGATCAATGATAACTTGGAGAAGCTTACACGCTTTGCTTCTAGTAGAGGTATAACTGTGGTTAATACTGCAGATTACCACACCAAAGATTCTAAGGAGATCTCTGATACACCAGATTTTAAAACTACTTTTCCTAAGCATTGTATGGCCGGCGAGGAAGGCCAAGATCTTATTGATCAGACATACCCCAAACACTTTGTTGACAATTACTATATTATAGGGTATTCTGATAAGGAGATTAATGAAGATAAATTCAAGAGATCACGGAACATAATCATCTTGAAGGATGCTTTTGATGTGTTTGTGGGTAACCTATACACCAATAAGGTATTAGAGATGTTGTCTCCTGATTTGGTCGTTGTGTATGGGGTTTCTGGAGATTATTGTGTGGATTATGCAGTTAGGGGGTTATTAGCTCGTCAGTATAATGTAGTAGCTGTATATGATGCTATTAGAAGCATAGGAAAAACACCATTTGAAGAATGGGTAAAGCTAGGAGCAATGGTGATGTCAACAGATACAACCCTAGATTTTATTATTGGTGTAAAGAAATGCTATGAAGGATAAAGGGTAGGGAAATATGAAAAAGAAGAAAAAGGATTTGTTCATAGTACGGCTTTACGACGGGTTTGATAACATTTGGATAGATGTTTCAAAAAAGGTTAACCGAGAGGAGGCGGAGAGAATTTGGAAAGAGAAAACAGCTAATGGAACTAAGAACTACTGCTATGATAATATTGATTATTATGATATTTTTCCAAGTGATACAAAAATGGTGTATAGCTAAAGGAGGTGAAATAAATGTTCAGATTCATAGAGTTAATAGGATTATGCGTAATTTTATGGTTCATTGCTAATTTTGTCCATTACATCGTTTGGGCAACATCCGGCTTTGAGGGACCGGAGGGTTTCCTATTAGCTATGTCAAACGGTTGGATCAAAAAAGCAAAGGAAAAGAGGGAAGCGGAGGAAGCGGACAAACCAGAAATAAATACAACAAAAAAGAGGAGGGTGTAAGAATGAACAGAAGAGGGCAAGCGTTTGGAATTGGATCAGCGATAATAGCATTTATAATTATATTCGGATGTTTAATATCCTTTGGATATGTAAACGTCCATCCTACTGAGGTGGCTGTCAAGGTTAACAAAATGGGCCACTCAATTGATCCGTTGCCTTTGGGAGTTGGTTATCATATCTATAACCGTTGGGCTACAGACATGGTAATCTATAGGGTAGCAGCCAGGGCGTTTCCACCAGACACGATGGCAAATGAACAGTCGACTAAATACAATTTAGACTTAAAGACTAATGATGGTCAGGATATTGATGTTGATTTAACTATCATTTATGCTTTAAAAACTAATGATGTTCCGCGTTTACATCAGGAAATAGGTCATAATTATGAAGACCAAATATTATTGCCACAGATAAGGTCCGAAGCACGAATAGTTGTCGGTAGTTTTTCGGCAGAAGAAATTTATCAGGGCAAGGTCAGGGATGTAATACAAAAACAAGTTAAGGAAAAGCTGTTGGAGGTGTTGGCGAGATATCCTGCTATTGATATACAGGACGCGCTATTAAGGCACTTCGCGTTCAGTAGAGAATTTGAAAATAAAATAGAGGAGAAAAAGATAGCCGCTCAACAGGTTGAGATAAACAAAAACAGAGCTGCTGCTCAAGAGCAGGAAGCTCTACGCGTAGAGGCAGAAGCTCGTGGTAATAAACTTAAGATCGTACAGGAAGCTACTGGCCGTGCTGAATCGGCCAAGATTGAGGCTGATGCATCAAGATATAGTAAAGAGCAGGAAGCTGCTGGTAATTTAGCTATTTATCAGGCCGACGCAGAAGGTAAAAGATTGCAAGCAGCTGCGTTGGGTGGCGGGCAAAATGTAGTAGCATTAGAATTTGCTAAGAATATACCTGATAAGTTGCAGGTATGGGGTATTCCTACTGGCGACAAATCAAATACTTTTATGGACTTAAACGGAGTGTTCAGAGGAATATTTGATAGGAAGGAATAAGTAATAAACGGAGGGCTGTTGGCGTGGTAGTCAGATAAGGGTTCGTTGTGGTCAGGGGAGGAGGCATCCGAACCTTATAAAATCCAAAGCTCTTATTGCAGACCAACTGCACAGCCCATCCTAAAATATAGGTGATAAAATGAAACGAGGTTTTACAATAGTAGAAGTATTAATAGTAATTTTCATAATAGGAATATTAGCTCCAATTGCTATACCACAGTTTGACTACCTAATGTGTAAGAATAAATGCGCGCAGGGAGATTGCTCTGATCGTTGCCGACGGGTGTTGGCCAACCCGTCTGGTCCAGCAGCACAAACAGCTAACACAGAATCAGTCCTTAAACGGTATGATAAACAAGATGTTGAGGTGTTCTGTAAGATGTATGGAGTCAGCCTTGATGATTTTGTGAACAGTAAGAGTCTTCAAGATTATTATAAAAAATTTAAAGACGGCACATTGAATTTACAAAAAGGTGCTGATCTTGATCAAAAATGAGTATCTGTGGCGAGTAGGCGTTAAAATTGGTCGAGGAACCTAAGAGCCTCGTAAGCTTGATTCAATGTCTCGCTGCTACCAATTGCTGAAGGCGGGTTCACTGAAAACCACAGTTTTTTAAAAACATAGGAGAGGTAAAATGAGCTATCTATCAATAGATAATTTATATAAAGACCAAACGATTCTAATGTTCAAACGCGTATATGCTATGGAGAAGATCCACGGCAGTTCGGCACACATATCTTTCAATAAGGTGGAGAAAAAAAGTATACCTTATAACGAAAAAATACAAGACTTTGAAAATAATGTAGTTAGTGAGGCCATGTACACTGTAAAATTCTTCTCTGGGGGCGAAAAGTATGAAAACTTCACCAAAATCTTCAATGAACAATTTCTTATAGATAAATTTAAGGAGATGGGTGTTGATAATATGGTAATATACGGAGAGGTCTATGGTGGTAAATGCCAAGGCATGTCCGCAACCTATGGTAAGGATATGAAGTTTGTGGCCTTTGAAGTTAAGATAGGAGATAGTTGGCTGTCTGTTCCTCAGGCCGATGGGATAGTAAAACAGTTTGGGTTAGATTTTGTCCATTATGAGGAAGTAGACACCAATATAGAAACTCTTAACAGACTTTGCGAAGCCGATTCGGTCCAGGCCGTAAGAAATGGTATATGTCCAGGCAAACTAAGAGAAGGAATTGTTCTAAGGCCGCTTATTGAATTAAAGAAGAATAACGGTGAAAGAATCATTGCCAAACATAAGAATGATAAGTTTAAAGAAACCACCAAGAAGAGAGAAATCTCACCTGATAAGTTTGAGATCTTGACCAAAGCCAATGAGATAGCTGATGAGTGGTGTACTGAAATGAGATTAAGTCATGTATTGGATCAATTCCCAGATGCTGATATTACCAAAACAGGAGAAGTAATAAAAGTGATGATAGATGATATAATAAAGGAGGGGAAAGATGAGATAGTAGATAGCAAGGAAGCTCGAGCAGCAATAGGCAAGAAAACAGCTATGATGTTCAAACGAAGAATCACAAAACTATAGGGAGGGGTAAAATGAGGGTGTTAACAGCGTTAGGGATTGTTTTTGGAGTTTTGTTTTTAATAGGTATGACGGTGTTTGGTTGGATAACAGGATCGTACAACACGCTTGTTGCTCAGAGGATGGAATGCAGCACACAATGGTCCCAGGTGGAAACCCAGTATCAACGAAGGCTGGATTTGATTCCTAACCTGGTTGCCGCAACCCGAGGTTATTTGATCCACGAAGAGAAAGTATTTAAAGATATTGCTGATGCCCGCGCTCATTATGCTAACTCTACTGGTGATGATAAGATCAAGGCCCAGGGGGAGTTAGAAGGAGTGCTATCACGACTTATGATGATTGTTGAAAACTATCCTAATCTAAAGGCCGACCAGACGGTAAAAGATTTAATGTTCGAGTTATCGGGTACAGAGAACAGGATAAATGTGGCTAGACAGCGGTATAATGAGGCTGTTCAGGTATATAATACGAATATCCAATCATTCCCATCTAATATTATTGCTGGGTATTTTCATTTTGCAGAAAAAACTTTATATGTTTCCCAAAAAGGAGCTGAGGCTGCTCCAATAGTTAACCTAGAAGTGCAATGAAAAAATATACAATAATTATACTTTGCTGTATATATCTCTTAGTTTTATCTTTTGGTAGTGTAATCTCTTTTAAATACGGTTTGTGTTTGTCCAAACCACGCCGGGTAGCTGTTTACCCAGTAATTCCTGATCAGGAAATCCATTATAATGATTATGTTGAGGTAGTTAATGGATTTTATACAGGATCTAAGGGAACTGTTTGTGAAAGAGATGACGATGAACCTAAAGATGAGGTGAGGTTAGCTATTAAAGATAAAGAAGGGTGGTGTAGAGCGGTAATTACTATAAAAATAAAAGATATTCGCAAAATATCGAAAGGAGAGTGATATGATAAAGAAGTTTTTGTTAGCAATGATTTTGATCGGTGCCTTTTTTTGTTCCGCATCATTCGCTGGTACGATACCAGAGCCTACAGGTTATGTTGTTGATACGTTGGGTTTGTTAAAGCAGGAAACAGTAACTACGCTTACTGCCCAGTGTAAATCAATGGAGCCAAAAGGACAGATGGCTATTTTGATTATTAATTCAACCCAACCAATGTCAGTAGAGGAGTATAGCATAAAGGTCTGGGACAAGTGGAAAGTAGGATTCAAAGGTAAGGACAATGGAGTTATCTTGATTTTGGCCAAGAATGATCGTAAAATCCGTATACAAACAGGCCGAGGGACTGAGGCTATTATACCTGACTTCATTGCCGGCCGGATAATTGATAATATAATCGCTCCTTGTTTTAAAAAAGGAGACTGGGATGGAGGAATGTTACAAGGGACTGACGCAATCAAAAAGGAGATGTTAAAATGAAACAACCAGGAGATCTTATTCAGTTAACAAACCAGGAATGTGAGATAGTAGAATGTGAGGAATGTGAGGATTTGATGGTCAACATTGATTTAGAGGACTTAGCTAGGGGAGATTTAGCAATCTTGAAGAAAGAGGGGATTAAAATTTCTAATCCTGATACAGATGATCCAATCTGCCTAGATTGTGAAATCAAGCGCGAGGACTCCGAACATGAGCTCAAGAGGAAAGTAAATAATTATATGTCTCCTAGCCACCACGATCACGATGATTCAAGCTTCTTTGGTGGTGGCGGTTTTGGAGGTGGGTTTGGAGGGTTTGGTGGTGGTGTAACTAGTGGTGGAGGAGCCACAGGAGGATTCTAGTGTTTTTGGGGCTGCCTTGGTGGGTTTGGTTAATAATAGTTGCTCTTATAATCTTAGGAGCAATTGTGGGTAGTGATGATGATGGCGGTGGTGGTTCTTCGGGTGGTGGATATAGCGGGGGAGGTTTTGGAGGATTTGGCGGGGGATCTTCTTCTGGTGGTGGAGCATCAGGAGGATTCTAATAATATTCATTAGGCAAGGCTTGGGTATCGTTTAACCCGATCCGCAGGAATGCGAAGTAGATTATGGATGTGTGTAGGTTCGAGTCCTACCCCAAGCCGTGCCTGATAAATGAGGAAAATAATATGGATCAAGAAATTATTGACCGGATAAATGATATACATGAACACCCTGAAAACCACAAACATTCTTATAATGACCTCCTAAAATGCTCACTAGTAAAAGGAATACTTGATTTAGCATTACTACAGGCTCACCAAGACTTCGTTGATCTAGGGTCAAATGGGGGCGTTAAATGTGATACTGTAGAAGGCCCTTGTGCTTGCGGTGCATGGCATGAAAAGAGTGAGAACAAATAATCGTAATTTTTTCCTGTTTCCAGGCTATAATATAGTAGGATAGATTTATACTTAAGACCCGAAAGGAACATAAATATGCCTCGTGGAAGGATGATAAATAAGAAGATAAGTAAGAACCATGAACTAGCCAAACTTTCTTGTAAAGCTGCCCTACTTTATAGCTGGTGCATACCACATTTGGACGTAGAAGGACGCATAGAAGCCTCTCCGCAGATCATAAAAGGGGTTGTGGTGCCCTACCGGAAGGACTTTACACTAGCTGTGATCCAACAATGTATCGAAGAAATTGCCCAAACAAAAGACCTAGTTGTGTATTATGGAAATAATCATAAGTATATGCAATTCTTAGGGTTTCCTAAAAATCAAACCCTCCATAGAGATAGAGAATCACCATCTGAAATACCACCCCCTACTCATGAGGAACTCATGAGTAGGTCCTGCTTAAATATAAATATAAATACAAATACAAGTTTAAATACAAGTTCGGAGCAAGGCTCCGAACCGCCTATCATAAGAGATACTAAGGGTTTTCAGCCTGAGGAAAAGAAAAACAAAAACAAAAAAGATCAGGATAGGGTTACACCAGAGATTAAAGATCTTATGGATTATTTTTACTCAGCTTATGAAAAATCCATTAAGGATGTTTATTTTGCTAAAAATTTTACAAATGACCGTAGAATATTTGAAGATTTGGTAAAAGCTGGTATGTCAATAATAGAAGTAAAAGCCAATATAGATAGATTTTTTATTAGTGATGATAAGTTCATCAGGAATAGCTCATATACAACAGGAATATTCAAATCTGTTATTCTTATATTAAAAAGAGGTAGGAAAGAAACAGCTATGGAAGAATCAGATAGGATACGCAAAGAACGGATCGCTAAAAGGAATAGTGAAAAGGAGAAGAAGTGAGTAAATCATTAGAAACTCTGGAATATTTTAAAACTCTTCCTAGCTCATTATATAGTTTTGGTATTCCTCATATCCATTCTGATTCACATCTATATAATTTTAATAATCCTTATACGGATGATAATAATGATTTTTGGATTAAACTTAAAGATACTACAGAAAAGTTTATGACATTGGATATTAAACAATGTCCTAGATATTTATTTCTTTGTGGCTGCCCCGGATCTGGTAAGACAAAATATGCTGTTAGTCTTTATAGAGCTATGCTTCAGAAGCGTGGCCTAGGATCTGGTGGGGGTGGTGTTTTCTTCACCAGTTTTATAAATATGGCTATGGAGATTATATTGGGATTTAAGGATGATATGCCACTACGTGTTTCTTTGGAAGGATATCTAGAAGATCAGTGGTTGTTTTTGGATGATTTTACATCATCCGAGCGTATATTTAAAAAAGACTCTATGGAGTACCAGTTGTTTCGGGATATTATTATTAACCGCTGGGATTCTGGGAAAACTCTTATAACATCTTCTAATTTAGAATCTGATATCCTGATGAAGAAACTTGATGAGATGTTTGGTGACTATCTTGTATCTAGATTATCCGATTCAGTAGTTATACAATTTCCTGATGATGATCTAAGAAAGATAAAAAAATGAAAATAGGAATAGTAGGCCACGGTGCCGATAAATTTACAGAGAAAACCAAGAAAAAAGCTCAGAAGACTATACTTGATATTCTAGATCCCGTAGTTTTACTTTGTAAAGATAAAGAGGGTGTTATTCTCGTTTCTGGTCATAGTCCTGTTGGTGGAGTTGATATTTACGCTGAGGATATTTGCAAAAAGCTGGGTATGCCTTTAGATTTAAAAATTCCGAGGCAACACATTTGGGACGCTGAATATGGTTATAAACAACGAAACCTGGATATTGCCCGGGATAGTGATGAAGTCCATGTTATTTTGGTTGATAAATATCCTGAAGGATATAAGGGTATGAGATTTAATAAGTGTTACCACTGTAATACATCAGATCATATTAAGTCTGGTGGATGTTGGACGGGTAAACAAGCAGGGAAGCTTGGTAAGAAAGTGTTTTGGCATATAATTAAACAGGAGAAATAATGGGGGACCTACAACCTATATTCAAAGCAGCTACCCCAGAACAAATAGCAAAAAGACCAAAGCAATTCTATTCATATTCAAGTGTGTCTAGTTCATCATGTACTGTTTCTACATCAACAAGTTCTAGTTCAAATATGAGGCATAATGAACAAAAAAGAAAAAGAGATAAATAATCTTTTGGTTAAGGCCTGGAACAAGTTTCTTAAATTAAAGAAGCAGCATCCTTGTGATGAACAAGATTTTTGTGGTGGTATCCATCAATGTCAATATGTATTAGGTATGAGATTAGCGAGACAATATGAACCTAAAATTTTTCCGGTAAAAATTAAATAGGAGTATGATGAGCAGAATTAAGCCTATATTTAAAGCAGCAACACCAGAACAGATTGCTAAAAGGCCAAACAAAATAATTTTAGCTGGTGGTTATATTCATCCAGGAATTTATGAGCGCGAGATTGATATTGGTGATTATATACGCGAGCGCACAATTAATTTTCGTGATGACATGGAAATGCTAAATAAGAGAATTTTAGAGGCGTTGGGGATACCCGAGGATTTTTATCCACGCATAGTTCTATCAACAAAAACTAAATAGGAGACTAACTTTGGATTGGGATACTTTTTTTGTGATGTTCCTCCGAAACAGGGAGATATTCTACAAGTTTAGTGACATTATACCTCAGAGTGGTCATGAGAACATCTTTCACGATGCTATCAAAAACAACCTCTTTATTCAGATCAAGATTTTTGCGGATAAGTACAAGAGGATCCCTACTTTTGATGAGCTGCTGCTTACATTAGACAATCTACCTGAAACTGAACTAGAGAACAAAAAGTCATATGTTAATTTTATTAGTAAGATTAGTAAGGCTAATGTAGATATTGAAGTAGATGTCTTTTCTAATCAGCTGACTAAAGCGATCCAATCTTATGAGATGGAACACTTTCTTATGAGATCAGCTAATAAGGTGATAAGCCAGAGTATTACCCCGGAAGATATGATTAGTGATATACGCAATATAATGATCAAGTTTGAGCCAAAGAGTTGTGGGGTTGATGTTACTGATGTTGCCTGGGCTATGAAGTTTATAAGGCCTGATTATTCAGAGCGCTCTCCTACAGGTATTATCGAACTTGATAGGGTGTTATATGGTGGGTATGGTTTGGAAGAGATTACAATAATAATGGCTCCACCAGGGACTGGTAAAAGTTTCTTTCTGATCAATGCTATGTATTATGCTATGCAAGCCGGTAAGAATGTATTATATGTAACTTTGGAATTATCTGAGAGAGCAGTTCTGAGAAGGTTATATGGTAGGGTGGCGTACGCAAACAAAAAAGAGCTGTTGGAAGAGCAGATGATTTCTGACAGAGCCGGATTATTCTTTAGGTTGGCGAACGCAGAAGGAAGGATAATCAATTTTCCGGGTAGAAGTTTGACAGTATCAGGATTAGAGGCTGTAATGGAACAGCAGATGATGTATTTTGGGTTGAGACCCAATATCCTGATAGTAGACTATCTTGATGAGCTATCTCCAAGATCTACTGATTATAAAAATGAGCTTAGACAACAATTGAGGAATATCACTAGTGATTTGAGAAGTATATCCGGTAGATATAATATCCCGGTTTTAAGTGCAACCCAAGCAAATCGTGAATCACTATCAAAAGATAAGATTACTAAGGCCAATGTATCAGAATCATTTGGTAAGGTTGAGGTGGCTGATGTAATTATAGCCATATGTCAAACAGAGGAGGAGAAAGTAGCTAAGAAAGCGAGGCTAGTAGTGCTTAAGAATAGGGATGGTACGGCTGATGATTGTTTTGAAGTCTATTTCGATTTTGATACTATGTTCTTGAGTGATATGGCCAGTGCAGCTAAGTTTGGGTTAACAATCAAAACTACACTAGAAAGGGAGATAAAATGAAGCAGGCGAGGAAAATGAAAAGTTTAGTAGGATGGTGTAGAAAAAATTGGATACAAGATTTTAAATCCAACTCGATTACTCACGAAGTACAACACGCAAGGATACATACTAATGAAAAGGATTATTTAAGATACAACATCTGGGACAAAATAATAAAAGTCCGCATTACCATAGAAGAACTCCCCCCTAAAAAGGTGAGGCGGACATGTCCCATCTGTAAGGAGGAGTTTAAGTGAGGAACTCTAAAGGAGTGTCTAATGAAAAAGAAAAATAAAAAGATTAGAAGAGATTCAATTTGCAATGATTGCCAAGAAACCTATACAAGAAAAGATAAATACAAAAGAAAAACCTGCTCAGAATATGTTCCACCATTTGCTGAATAGTAGATAAATGAACTTATACAATCCACAACATAAAGGAGGAACAAAATGAAGAAGTTAGTTGTGTTGGTTTTGATATCATCAGTGTTGTTGTCTTTTGGTTCAGTATATGCTCGACCTGATCATCAAGGTAGAAGTAACTACCAAGCAAGGGGAAATAGAGGTAACCAACACCCGGGTGGATATCATCACCCAAGGGGCTATCATTATTATGGTGGTCGTTATTGGTTAGGAGAAGCAATAATAGTAGGATTAGCAGCCGGGATGATCATATCAACTTTTGATCGTCAACCGGATGTGGTGGTAGTTAGTGGTACTCAATATTATTATGATGGTACATATTACTATCGGCAGGGTCCCAACGGATATGTTGTAGTTAATCCACCTATTGTGGTGGCTCCTGCTCCTATTGAGAACACTAGTATTACTTTTCATCTTCTAAACAGTAATGGTATTATAACTGATGTGATGTTAGTTAAAAAAGGATCTGGCTGGGTCGGACCAAGAGGTGAATACTACACAGATATGCCTTCTATTGATCAATTAAGATCTTTGTATTGTAGATAAATTTAAGGAAGATTATGTGGCAAGATACAATAAAAAGATATTATAAACATAAGATCTACAGAGATGAGATAATTCTCAAGACCTGTCCTTATTGTGATAATCGAAAGTTCAATCTGCAGATTAGTACGAGTAAGGGAATTTTCAACTGCTGGGCTTGTTCTGCAAAAGGAAAAGTTGAGAAGTTCTTTAAGGATCAGAATCTTGATTTTGATAAGACGAACTGGCAGTCTAGTGCTCCTATGGCTGGCAAGCCAGCTGCTGAGCATATGGACTTTAGTGGGTTTAGGCCAGTTGAATATGATTTGCATAAGAAATTTTTGAGCAGCCGAGGAATTACGCGGGAAGATATACCTAAATACAATTTAATGACTACTGGGTATGGTAGATACAAGGATAAGCTGATTATACCCCTCAAAGAAGGTAACGAGGTGGTTTATTTTGTTTCCCGAGATATGTTTAATAAAGGTAGATACTGTAATCCTGTTATCAATAAGAAAGAACATCTCTTGTATTATACGGGAAAGAAGAACAGCCTGAGTTTATACATTGTAGAGGGGGCGTTCGATGCTATATCACTTAACAAGATAGGTTTTTCAGTAGCTATGTTATTAGGATCTAGCATCTCTAAAGAACAGATTGACAAGATTAAACGAATTGGTTTTAAGGAGGTGGTGGTCTGCTTGGATGGGGACCTAAAGAAGAAGGCACTGGATCTGTATAAGAAGCTGTATAATTATGGGCTACAGACTAAGATTGTGCTTATCCCCGGTTTGGATGATCCTAATGATTTATATGTGGCTGATAAGGATTATTTAATTAAATTATTATCTAACCCCAAAGAAATTACTGTGAAAGATCAGGTGGAGATGGTCCTATGCAAGTAGATAAAATGTCGGATAAGGATCTTTTGGAATATATCCGAAATAGAAAATATTATTGTTGTTTTTGTGCTGATCTGCAGAAAAAGGTTATTGAAAATGGATTAGAGGAAATAGATAAATATGACGGGATGATTTGTGGTGGTGTAGAAGACATGTTGATAAGAAGGGGAAGATATGATGCACCGCTTGACTAAGACAGAAATATTTTTGTTGGTTGCTTTGGTTGTGGATTTTGTTTTATTAGTGGTAACTGCTTGGAGAGGTGTAAGTGAAGATTAACATTGGTCCTAGTTTTTGTACGGTTGAAGGAACAAACGCTGAGCTTTCTTGGTTGAGCGGAGTTTTAACATTTAAAGTTCCTGGTGCTCAATACTCTACACTCTATAAGAGGCACCAGTGGGATGGTAAAAAGAGATTTTTAAACTTCAAAGAAAGGGCTTTCCCTATAGGGCTATTATCATATGTTCTAAAAGCAGATAAAGCTAATCAAATTATCATTAATGATACTAGGGAATTTCCAAAGGTAAATGATGAGTCTTTTGCTCTAAATACTATTATTTTACGTGATTACCAAATTGATGCTGTGAAGGCCTGTTTGAAGTACAAGAACTGCCTTGTAGAAGTAGCTACAAATGGTGGCAAGACAGCTATTTTTTCATGTTTGATAAAAAAACTTTATCCTACTCCCATATTGGTTTTGACACATAGGAAAGAACTGCTTGACCAGACGGTTAAATTTATTGAAAGGTACACTGGGCTTGAATGTGGTTTTATCACCTCTACTGATTTGCTTATAAAACCTATTACCGTGGCTATGATTACTACTCTGGTTAACCGAATTGATGTGGATCAGGAGGTAACAGACTTCTTTAAGAGCCTAAAGTGTGTGATCCATGATGAGGTTCATCACGCCGAAGCAAAACAATTTTCTACAGTTTTGGCAGCCTGCCCAGCTCCTTACCGTTGGGGGTTCTCAGGTACTGTGCCACCAGAGAAAGATTTTAAGGGTGTTTTAGTCCGCCAATTTTTGGGGGATGTAGTGTTTAAGATTTCTAATAAAGAATTGATTGATCGTGAAGTATCGGCCAAACCCAAAGTATATTTATGCGAAATAGATGTTACTGCTTCTGTGAAAGGAGTGTTTGCGTTAGCTAAGGATGAGGTAGCTACTGAAATAGCAGATGTTAAGAAAATGTTTGCTGCCGGGCAGATTGAGGAGAAAGTATATGATGCTAAGATTGCAAAGATATCCTCTCCAAGGCATCTTATGAAGAAAGTATATGATTTTACTATAAAAAAAGGAATAGTTGGTAATGATGAGCGTAACAATAGAGTGATTGACATAATAAATAAAAATGCTAATAAGTCTGTTTTAGTTGTTGTTGACTATTTGGAACATGGTAGGTTGATGGAACAATTATTACGAAAGAATAAGATAGACGCTACATTTATATCAGGTGATCTGATAGAAGCTAAGGTTAGGAAATTAGCCTTGCTAGATTTTAAGAACGGAAAACTAAAGGTTCTTGTAAGCACTTGTATAATAGACGAAGGCATAGATATAGACAAGATCGAGCTGCTTATTTTATTAGCTGGTAAGAAATCTAGAAGACAGCTTCTCCAGAGATTTGGCCGCTGCCTACGCAAAAAGGAAGGAGAGAATGTAGTATCAGTATTTGATTTTGTGGATATTGGGAACAAGTATTTGTTGGGGCATTCTAGGGAAAGACTGGCGATTTACAAACATGAACAATTTGATTTGGATTTTGTGTGAGGAGATTTTATGAATAAGTATTTAATGCGGGATATAATAGAAAAACACGCTGAGGACTATTACCAAAGTTTATTAAGACACAACGTTGAAAAAGAAAGAGCTACTATAATCAAATATGGTATACTGGATTTCGTATCTTCTAAACAGGCTGAATTATATGATGATTTATACGAGGTGGTGGATGATTAATTCTGACAACACATTCGGTACGTTCGAAATATTTTGCGACTTTTGCGATAAGAGCGAATTATTTGAAACAGACGGTGATTTTAGGGGGTTTATATCTGAGGCCAAGGATCTTGGATGGAAGATCTCAAAAGATAAAAATATTTGGGTTCACAGGTGCCCAACCTGCGCACAAGAAATAGTAAAAAAATCATAATTTTTTCCTACTTCCCAGCTATTATATAGTAGGATATGAACAGATCACATAAGGAGGGGTAAAATGAAGCTAGATGCACAGTTATTTTTAGACCATATCAGGAAAGCAAGCGTTGGTGGGGTAATAAATGAGCTGGTTTTTGGTAATCGTCTCTCTTTTGCCCTAACTGATGAAACAAAATCTGTTGTTTCTATCTGTTCTGCTGGGTTAGTTGAGGAAGAAACAAACGAGATTGGTATATTTGATTCTGGGTTGTTTAGCCGATCTATCCAGTATGCTAAAGACATAATCTTTGCTAAGGATCAGGCCATTGAAATGAACCTAGTTGATAATAGATTGGTATTCAAGAACGGGGACAATGAGTTTAGGTTTCTTCTAAGCGCTCCGAAGGCTATACAAACTAAGGTTAATAACCCAGATGATGTCTTGGAGAAGGTTGGTGCCGGCCCAGCAGTTACTATTGGGATTGACTCCTCTATTATAGACCAATGCTTGAAAGCTATTCAACTAATTGCTCCTGATAAATGTACCTTCTTAGTTGAGTCTGGGAAAGTTAAATTATCTGTTGGGGACGAAGTAAAGCACATTGCTATAGTTAATTTAGGAGTCGCCAAGAGCAGGGGCAAATTTAAACTGGTTGTTAAACCTGATTTTCTGTCTAAAGTTTTAAGTGTTCTCCCACCAGATAAAGAAATTGTCTTATCATTGCGGGATGGTATGCCTTTGGTATTTACGATACCTGGTTATGTGGTTTTACTGGCTAGTATGGAGATAGAGTAAAATGTATTGTTTATGTGGTTGTGATTCGATAGTTAAGGCGGGAAATAAATTTATTATTGGTCATAACGCTCGGGTATTGTCTAAAGACGACAGAATAAGGATGCATTCTAGTAGAGTAATTCCTATAGAAACTAGGTTGTGCGGTTGTGGTTGTAAGCGGAGTTTTATGTGCAAAAATAACTCTAAGCAGCGTTTTATTCATGGTCATTATATAGTTATTAAAAATCCTATGAAAGTTGCACGTTTTCGAAAAAATTTAAGTAAGTCTTTGCAAGGCTTACGTCCTTGGAACAAAGGTGTGAGAGGTTATACTACATCTTGGATGGGCCAACACCATTCCAAGATAACGAAAATAAAGATGAGTAAAAATCATTGGAGTAAATCCCAACAGGAAAGATTTTTTAAAATAATAGTTCAAGATCAACTATTGAAAGTAGGGAAACATCCAAATAATTTTGAAACAGATGTTTTTGGCCTGCTTGAGTCCAACTTTCCGAAACAGTTTGAATATGTTGGGCAGGGTAAAATTTTAATTAACAACAAATCCCCAGATTTTATTGATGAACGGCATAAAATAGTTGTCTTATGTAATGGGTTTTACTGGCATTTAACTAAATTAGGTTTATCTGTTACAGATAGGAATAAGCGTAATAGAGAACGGGTAGAATCAAAACCTTTTTTGAAATCTGGTTATCATGTTTTTGTTATTTGGGATGATGATTTTATTCTACGAAATATTGGGGCATAAGATGCTAAATGATTTGTGGGTTGAGCGTTATCGGCCGCAGAAGATAGAAGATCTTATCCTACAAGATAATGTTAGAGCAGAGTTGACTAAGTTTATCCAGGAGAAGAGTATTCCGCACCTTCTTTTATTGGGTGGTGCCGGCGTAGGTAAAACTACAATTGCGAAAATATTGCTTCGTGAGCTTGATTGTGATAAACTTGAGTTAAATGCTAGCTCAGAACGAGGCATAGATATTATCCGAAACAAAGTTACTAATTTTGCTGTGATGCACAGTATGAAAAAATGGAAGATTGTTTTTATGGACGAAATGGATCTTCTTACTTTTGACGCACAGGCAGCCCTTCGTAATATATTTGAGACCTACTCTGATTATGTTCGCTTCATTTGCACCGGAAATTATGGGAACAAGATTATACCCGCAATAAAGAGCAGGTGCCAGTGTTTGGAGTTTGAGCATTTGGATAAAAAGAGTGTGGTTAAACTTCTCAAAAGCATTTTAGAGAAAGAACAGGTAAGCTATGATGCTGATGATTTTTTGACTTTGGTAGAAGATTGCTATCCTGATATACGCTCGATGATAAACAAGTTGCAATTAAATACGGTCAATAGGCAGTTTCAGTATCAAAGGTCAGCTAACTTACAGGATATGGTTACTTTGATGGAGAGGATTAGGAGTGGATCTTTGACAGATATACGTAAGATGAACTTGGATTATGCTGAGGCCTACAAACATATTTTTGATAGAATTGAGGAATTATCAAATGATTATGATAAGAAAATAAAGATGAGCCTTATAGTGGCCGATCATTTTAGGGATGAAGCCTTCTGTGCTGATTGGGAGATCAATTTTGCTGCTTGTTGTATGAAGCTTATGGAATTTTTAGGAGTAAAAGCTAAATGATTGAAATAAATAGTTTGGTTAAAGCAATTACCCCTGTTGATAATAAGACTTCTATATTATTTGAGAAAGGAAAGGTAATCTATCTTGGCAGAAGAGTCCTTATTCAGTTCGAATCAAATATTTGTGGCCACAACGGAAATGGTTTAGGTAAAGATCGGTATTGTTGGATGTGCGACTGGAATGCTATAGTCGAAGTAAACTAAAGGAGGAACAAATGGGTGAAGGATGTGGTAAGATGAGAGGGTTATTTATGATCAGGGCAATTAACAAAGAGACAGATGAGATTGTTTATGCTGCAGAGATTATAGCAGAGGGAGAAAAGGAAGCACTTTATGAAAGTGATATGAAATCTTATTTAAAAGATAAGAAATTGAGTAGAGATGATGTTCATATCTTGGTTAAGGAGCTTATCCAGGTACCGGCAAAAGAGGATGTAAAGAAGGTACGTGTTCTCGGCCAGATTGGTGAGTTTGCAGCTGTAAAGGTGCAAAAATAAGTTGACATTAGACTAAAGGAGTAAAATGAAGCATGGTTATGCTTATTTAGTAACAGATTTGCTGAACAAACATAATCTACCTAATCCTTTCTATGTTGGCAAATGTCAATCTGATAAGTTTAATTCAAACTACTTTGGTAGTGGTAAATTTATTAGAAATGTTGTTAATAAAGATAGACAAGAAAATGGTGGTAAAGTAGTAAACTTTAAGCTTAAGTTGGTTGGGTGGGCGCATAATAAAGACAAACTTAAGGAATTGGAAAGATCTTGGATAAAAGAAATGGATTGTATTTGGCCGAAAGGTTATAACATTACTGAAGGTGGAGAAGGCGGAGATACTTTTACAGATAACCCAAACAAAGAAGAAGTAAGGGAGAAGATGAAGAAGCCGCATAAGCCTATGTCTGAATCGACAAAAAATAAAATGAGAAAACCAAAATCTGAAGAGCATAGGAAAAATATGCTGGGGGCTGAATCTGAGGAGACTAGGAGGAAAAAGAGAAAACCTTTAGAAGAAAGGGGGCATAAGTTTGATTGTATCTGTTGCGTTTGCAAAGCTAAAAAAGGAATACCTAAAAACCATAAACTGGATTGTACTTGTGGTGTTTGTAAAGCGAAAAGAGGTGAAACAAAAGGTGTGCTTAACGTAGGAATTAAAAGAAGTAAACCTAGTTGTTGGAAAGGTAAAAAACGTGGACCACAAAGTAGAGAACATGCAATGAAGAAGGCTTGGCCAAAAGGTAAAAAGAGAAAATTATTAACTAATCAAGATTCATAACAAGGGGGAGACATGAAGCTAATAGAAGGAATGAAAAAAATTACAGAACTACAACGCAAGGCTGAAGATTTAAGGAGCAAGGTTAAGCTTCATTGTGCACACCAGAGTGTAGAGAAACCGGTATATGAAAGTCAACAGAACCAGATAGATGAGTGGATCCAGGCTCATAGTGATATATTAAAAGAGATTTTGAAACTGAGAGTGGCTATACAAAAAACCAATTTGGCTACTCCTGTTACAATAGAGTTGGGTGGGGTAAATGTTACAAAAAGTATCGCTGAGTGGATACACCGCAGGAGAGAGTTAGCTATCACAGAGTGCGCGATGTGGGAAAGCCTTACTGATAGGGGGTTGAGAGAGGGAGTAATAACTACAAGTCAGAACGAGAAGGTCCCGGTTTCAATAGTTCGTTATTATAATCCGGCAAAAAGAGACAAGAATATCGATATTTTTAAAAATGAGCCTAGTGTGATTGATCGTACTTTGGAGGTAAAGAACGCAGTCACTGATCTTATAGAAGATTAGAAACGTACAGGGGGCTCATGTGTTCAGATGCATATGGACGTAGTACCCCTACCCAAAGGGTTTAGCTACAGGGTTGGAAGGATGCTAAAATGAGCTTGTTGTACCAAGAGTTCCTAAAGAAGAAGTTGATTAAAAAGATTATTGCTCTTTTGAGATATATTAAATGCCACGAACAGAGATATAAAACTGGCAAAAGATAAGCGATTCTGCTATCGTTAAAGTGGAATACCGTGCGACCCTTAATCGCAATTGGATATTGATGACCCTCAATGACTTGTTCATTTAGGATCAACATATAAAAAAACTCAAGGCTTAAGAAAGTAAGACCAAAGTGAGTAAGGCTCAAAACCGGTAAGGGAGTAAGAGTACAGGTAGTAAGGCTAAACTTGAAAGCTCTGGCAAGTACGACAGCCAACTGATTTTACTTGACAGTAAGTGAGTAGAGAACGACCTGGAACAAGTTATGTTTGCTTATTTTTCCCAACCAGAACTTTTCAGGCTTCCTGATTTGGGGGCATTTATAAATTTAGGGGCGGGCGAAAAAGGGGCTGATGACAACAAGAGTGTTTTATCTTGGCTCTTAGTAGCTACGGTTGAATACGTAGGCGTTGACAACCTACCGTCCCAAAGAGATAAATAAGGAGGGGTAAAATGGGGGTAGCAGCAGAAGAAAAGATTTGCGAAATGAGATTGCTCATCTCAGTAAAGAATCTTGAATGGTTCAAGAAAGAGTTCCCGAGTTTTAAATGGGAAGCAGGCGATACTACTCTGCGTTGGAACGCAAACAACTCTGAAGAAGTGGAAATGGCCAGAAAAGCTTTTGAAGCTTACAAGAAGAAAAATCCTAAGGCCCTGGCTTTCAAAGTTAATAAAGATGATAAGAAAGATACACAAGAATTGAATGAATTTGATCCCAACGCTGAGATGATCATCTGTCAGGAATTTATGCAAAAAGGATAGATATGCCATTTACTGATACATTACCTATGCCTGTTATTAATAGTTATAGATTTTATAATCAATACAATCTTCCCGTTGGTTTTCAATTAGGTGTTTCTGTAGATTCTGGTTTGCTTGCTCATAGGATTGATTTAAGTTTTCCTCTACATAATGGCCAAAGAAGACATGATTCAATTACTGTTCCTGTGCAAGCAATAGCTGATAACCCACAAGTTGAACAAGCTTGTGTTGATGAACTTCTACAGAGAGCTAATCGTGAAATTCGTCAAACGATTCAAAATAATATTCAAGATCATATGGGAGGTGCTGGTGTGACCGGACCTGGATATATTGATTATGGAACATGCGTAGATTATTCTAGTACAGCTGTAGAATATGCGGGGGCTACTGGTGCTTGTGGTGGAGCTGGTACTGGGTGGGGTGAATATGTTTCTCTAAGCCCAATTACTATTGGTTCTTTGAGTAGGAAATTTGTGCTTAATGTTAAGATTAAGTGGGGCAGGCATACTCTTACAGTATGTAAGCAGGTTGAGTTGGGGGCAGCGGATAATGTTGAAATTACACAAGAAGATATAGATCAGGCCAGAGTCAATTATATTAAGAATTTAAACATTACTATCTTGACAAAGAAGGCCGAAAGAAAGGCTGAGGATCTTCTTAAGACTTTTATCAGTGATATGGACTTTAGAGATTTCAAGGAAAAAGGGTACTTCACGGTAAAAAGTGGTAATAGGTTATTTAAAATTTACAGAGATAGCCATAAATGGGTGGATACCTGGGAGAAGCGCAAAGATGGTATATTTATTCCTAAGAACAGGCTTTGCACCCATACGGCAACCCGGGACCTGCCTTTGGCTGATGAGGCATTACAGAAGCTTATGCTGGTTAGGAGTAATAGGATTGAGCAATATGCCAACGTTCATTCTATTGACGCAAATATGATGGGAGAGATTCACGAACGTGATTTAGCCTTGGTTTAGGCTCTACAATGCCCTTATTTGGGGCGTAACCAGGCCTAATTTGAACGATTTTATACCAAAACGATGGAAATATTCACTAGGGGTAAATATGCGAAAAATCAAGTTTAGGGTATGGAATAAGCATGATAAAGTTTTATTTTATCCGCAGGGTTTATGGTGGTATGATGGCGGCCCCCATACTTTGAGATTTAAGGATTGCGACAAGGGGCTTCCTAAAGTTACTGGTTTTACAGGAGCTTCTTTCTTTGAGTTGATGGAATTTACTGGCCTAAAAGACAAGAATAAAAAAGATATTTACGAAGGAGATATTTTGAAATGGAGACAAGGGGTTGGCTGGATTATTATGCCTGTAGTAGCAGATGAATATGCTACTGGTTTTTTCCCTTTTTCAAGGACTACACAAATACCTACTCCAGATAGTAGGGAAGTAGAGATTATTGGTAATATTTATGAAAACCCGGAGCTGGTAAAATGAGAGAAATAAAGTTTAGAATATGGGATAAAGAAAGGAAGAATTGGGGTTGGACTTACTCTTTGGCCTTACATTGTTCTGGCCAGTTATATAGTCACCCTGGTTGTCATAATCAAACTCCTCATTATGAGATAATGCTATCTACCGGTCTTAAAGACAAAAATGGTAAGGAAATCTATGAGGGAGATATAATAAAATGGTCGGAGGATCATTTAACGGATGGTGGTGAAAACATAAAGACTATAAAAGACATTGGTGAAGTGATTTGGTCACCAGAGTTTGCTATGTTTGGTTTGCGGGGTAGAGAACTTGGTCATTGGCAGTTTTATGAACATCAGGAATACGAGGTTCTTGGTAATATCTATGAAAACCCTGAACTAAGAATAAAACAGAAAACAGCGGAAGATCGGGTAAATGATATAGAATCGTTAAAAAATGAAAAATGATAAACCAATATCTAAAATAGTTGCTTTGGTGGGTGCGCCGGCCTGTGGTAAGACAACTCTATCACTTAATTTGGTAACACAATTGAAGGTCAGAAACAAGAATGCTAAATATATCTTAGAATATCCTAGGGATTATATAGAGAAATATGGGCATCCACAACATATCTCTGAGCAGATGCTTATATTTCTTGGGTGGAACAGGCTGTTAGATAACGCTGCTGGCATACGATATGATTATCTTATTTGTGATAGTCCTGTATTTATTTCTTATGTGTATGGTGTATACAAGAGTGATCCCTCAGTACCTAAAGATAGGATGTGGATATTAGAATTGTTGGGTATGGCTTTAGAATCTATCCAAATGTATGATAAAATATTCTACATTAGGCCGGGTAGAGAATTTCCAATTAAAGATAATTTAAGACATTCAAATCTTGACATTCAGAAGAAAATAGATGATAATATACGCGGCTTCTTGAATTTGTATAAAGTGCCTTATGAAGAAATTGTTAACACAGATTTAAAGAAGAGCACAGATTATATTATATCGAGGATATAATGAATAAAGTGGAAGCTAATATTTTTGTTAAGTTTTTGATAATTATTGCTGTTCTCGCCGCGTTCGCTATTTACCTTGGGCAGCATAGCAAATAAAATTTGGGGCATAGAGAGTTCCTATTAACTTTCTCATACAAAGACAATACTCTCCGCCCCTTGATTACGGGACATAAAGAGTTCCTATACTTGTTAGAAGGCAGCCCTTCGGGGCTGCATCAAAATTACTCTTCGTCCCTAATAACTAGGCAAAGGAAGTTCCTATTAAAATGGAAAATGTCCCCGAAAGGGGACACTTAAAATACTTCCCGCCTTATAATTTGGACATCGGGAGTTCCTATTAAAATCCTGTTAAGATATACTCCCCGTCCATTTTATAAAAGGATGGATAGATGAAATTTACAGATGGTGTATATGGATATATTTATTTGGTACTTGATTTGGTAACTGGAATGCGTTATATTGGTAAGCACAAAAGCGGGGGGAAAATGAATCAATCAATAATACGGTTATTTCATGCAGTTTCAATTGATAAGCATGACGGTAAGGCGGTTAACAAAAAATTGTTGTCAGAAACCGTCAAAAAAGGATTTATTTTTGCTCCTGAAGTAACAGCAAACTATTCTGAGAAAGAGTTGTTTGCTATGATTAATATCGTTGCTGATGAAGTAGGTTTAAGTTCTGATAAAATGAATAGTTCTTTTCATAAATCGTGGCAAAAAGTGCGTGACGCTGATATTGAGCAATTAGTCCTCGAACAGATATTGCACTACATCACTACTTATGGTTTTGAAGCTATGGGTATTTATAGGAATGACTCTATCTACATTCCTCTTGAAGATTTAAAAATTCCTAAGTTAAACCTTGACAAAATATCTTTAGTTGTTATTAAAGGATATACCAAAGAAGAATTAAAGGAAAAATTAATCAACCTTTTGGGATCGGGCATTGCGTTAAAAGAGGATACAAAGAAAGATGTGATAGATATTATTACCTTTGTTGGCTTAAACGAGAACGAGGTATACAACATCAAGAATAAGGAAGTAAGGGCTGCCTTATACGATTATATGGATATATGTCCTATGCCTGAGGATTACCTTAATTCTATTACTGCTTTATTGAAGCACGGAGTGGATATAGATAAGGATAATCTTATGAAAGAGCTTGGTAGAGTAAACACCTTTAGGAAGATACGATTAGCTTACGCTTTAAAGTATAGGACTAATGATAATGATGGGGTAGTAGTTGACTCAATACTTTACCGCATAAGGAATGGCAAGAGCTACGCTACAGGTTTTGATCTTGATGACCCTAAAGGAATCATATTTAGGAATACAGTAAGAATATTAGATATTGTCCTTGATTCAATGGTGGATGATATTAGGCCTAATGTAGAAGGTAAGAAGATCTGCATTCCTAAGAACATACAATATGCTTTGCCTACTACTGAGAAACAGTTTACCGGAGATTTCCCTTCAGGAACCTATGTTTCTTTCCCTAAGGATGCAATTGTGGGGGTTCACTGGGGTGATGTTGATTCTAACAGGATAGATCTTGACCTGTCTTTAATCAGGTGCGACGGTGGAAAGATTGGGTGGGATGCTTCTTACAGGAGTAAGGGCGGAGATACATTGTTCTCCGGTGATATGACTGCAGCTCCTAAGCCTAATGGTGCCTCAGAATTGTTTTATATCCAGAGGCAGACTAATGCTTCTTATATTCTTATGGTCAATTACTTTAACTATGATCAGGCTGTTCCTGTGCCTTTTAAGATTATTGTGGCCAGTGAGCAGGTTAATAAGGTCTTTGGCCATAACTATATGATTAACCCCAATAATATAGTCTGTGTTGCTAAGTCTAAAATGACTGAGAAACAGAAAGTACTTGGGCTACTGGTTACAACTCCCGATGAGTGTAGATTCTACTTTGCTGAGGCAAATATGGGTAATTCAATAACATCGGATGGTAATACTTATACAGAACAGGCACGAAAGTATTTGTTTGATTTCTACACAAACACAATCAGCTTTAATGATATCTTGAGGAGGGCGGGAGCTGTGTTAGTAGGTAAGCAGAAGGATTGTGATATTGACCTTTCATATGAAACGCTTGAGAAAGATAGTTTGATTAAGTTGATAACTAAGTGAGGATACATGAGAGTACTGGTAGGTTATAAACAAGTTAGATGCCCGGATTGCGGGGGATGAAGACTGTTCCTATTTTTGAAGAATTAATCGAAGAGAAACCGCAAAATTTTATAGATCCTGTGGGTAAACCTTGTAAATGTGAAAAAGAGGATATAATATGAATGAGATTTATAAGCCTGAAACATTCAAACAAAAGTTGGGTTATCTTATTGAGGAATGCGGTGAAACAATGGCAGCGGTAGGGAAGACAATTCGTTGGGGGCTTGACTCATTTAATCCTGAATTACCGGAAAAAGATCAAGAACTTAATCGGGATTGGATTAAACGAGAACTAAAAGATCTAAGACGGGCTATTCAGTTTGTTGAAGATGAAATAGATGCTGTATTAACAAACGAGGTCTAAATGTTTGATCCTAGGATTGAAGTGTTAAAGAAAGTCAAATGGAATGGTGAAAAACAAGTTGGTTTTGAATTTGAATCTGGTGTGTGCTGGAGCGGTGCAAAGAGGAAAGATTTTTGGCACCCGGATGATAACTGGGAAAAGATTATTAAGCCCGGATGCAAGATTAGGACTTGGACCGTTCAATGGTGTATAGTTCTTGGGTTTGAAGTTTGGGTTGATGATGCTAATTGGGGGAAGAATCAAACTGATAATTGGAGGTCGGTTTGGTGCTTAGCTAACAACTTTGAGATCAAATCCGAACGCAAAAAACAGGAAGATGGCTATGCTAATTTTATCCGAAAAGAAGGCATTAAAATAGCTAAGCTTATAGATAAAGGGAAATCCTTGAAAGAGCTTGATAAATTGATTTCTAAAGAGCATAGCGGGAATACTTATGCTTGTGCTTTAAGTATAGGGATCAGTAAAGCAAGGAATAAAGTAAACGCTGATAAGGTTCGCAAAGAACACAACGAACTTTGGGGTGTTAAAGAAGCAGATGGTGTGGTTAACCCAGCAGTTTTAACTGTTTCTGCTAAATAGATATGGAAGATAAGAAAAAACTCTTTTATTACTTAGATAATATCTACATCAAGAAAGAGATTCCAGATGATTCAGAAATAAGATCTCTGGTATGGCCGATTAACCGCTTCTTAAGTATGGAGAAGGATCTTCTTAAGGAAGTTGCTGAGCTTTCCAAATATATGTTCACATTGGGCGCTCAATATTATAAATTGTTATTGCGGGTAGTCCCAAAACTTAACCGATCTCCGAGAAATAAATATATTAAAGTAGAGAAAGAAGTTGATGATGATCTTTTAGATAGATATACTCAGTATTTCCAATTGAGCCGGCGAGAAGTCAGAGATTATTTGAAAATACTATTTAAACAGCGTAGTAAAAAAGAGATATATGAGTTTGTGGGCCTTGAGGCTAAATGATGGTATATGGGTATATTTATGAAACAATGAACAGACATAACGGAATGATTTATATTGGGAAATTAAAAGGAAAATTTAACTCATCATATTATGGTAGTGGTGTTGTTCTAAATCTAGCTATAAATAAGTATGGAAAAGATAGTTTTGCAATAAGAATAATTGATTACGCTGAAACTAAACACCGTTTGAATAAAATGGAGAAGGCCTACATTTCAGCTTATCGAACAGTATACGGAAAAGAAAGTATGTATAATATTTCCGATGGTGGAGATGGCGGTGGTGGTTGTAAGTATCATAAAATAAATTGTGATTGCGGGTTTTGCAAAGCCCAACGGGGTGAGGCTAAAAAAGAAGATAATCCATTTTTTAATAAACATCATTCTGAAAAAACGAGAAAGAAGATGAGTTTAGCTAAGAAAATACAACCATCACCTGGAATGACTGGTAAACATCATTCAAAAGAATCAAATGATAAGAATAGATGTGCTCATATGGGGGTAATTCCAGCTAATAAAGGAAAAAAGGGTTTACAGATAGCTTGGAATAAAGGCCTCACTAAAGAAACTGATGAACGAGTTAGGAAAAATATACAAAATCGAATAGAAAATTACAAGAAAAATAAGACATTTTAAATATGAAAGTGGTTTAATATATTAATGACTAATATCTCTGATCTTATCTCTGTCCATAAAGACAACGCTCACAAACGTGCCCAATGCTCTGAATGTCCTTATATAGGCAGAACATTTGTCCCAGCTAGTGTCTCCCCTCATAGTGATCTTATTATTGTTGGAGAGGCCCCGGGGCAAAGTGAGGCGTCGCAGGGTACTCCTTTTGTCGGAGAAAGCGGTCAGTTGCTTAGGAGAACTTTACATGATGTGGGTTTCGACGTTCCAAGCATTACATTCACGAACGCATGCCATTGCCACCCTCCGGGCAACGAACAACCTCATAAGAAGGCGCAAGATCTTTGCACCAAGATGTATTTGTTCAATGAAATAAAAGAGCTCAAGCCAAAACTAGTTGTGCTTGCTGGCTCAACAGCCTTAAATATTTTCTTTCCAAAAGAAAAGATAATGAACAAGGCGGGCAACTTCTTAGAAGCTCAGGGTATGAGGTTTTTGCCTGTTCTTCACCCCGCTTACTGCTTAAGAAATCCCATGTCTGTTCCGAGACTAAGAAAGGATTTAAAAAAGGCTTACCAGTATCTTAATAATGAAATGTCTGATAAGCATAATTTTATTGTTGTAGATACTATAGAGAAGCTTGAGGGTGCCCGCCAAGATTTGGTTATTAGGCCCCCCGATGTAATGGCTTTTGATGTTGAAACTAATGAGCTCTTAGATGTATTTGATAAAAATATGGTCTTATGGGCTATCGGTTTTAGTGCCGGCGACGATAAATGTTATTCTATTCCTCTTGATCACCCTGAAAATGATAATATTGAATTTAGAGGGATGTGTTGGGATCTTGCAAAAACAACTTTGGGGAACGCTGCTAAGAAAATAGCTCATAATGCTGCTTTTGATCTAAAAGTACTCAAAAAAATGGGTATTGGCTACAAGAACTTCTACGCGGATACGATGGTAATGGCTTTTTTACTGGATGAAAACAGATATTCTGTAGGTTTGAAACAGTTATCATCAGAATACTTAGACGGCTGTATGTATGAATTTACTAAAGATCTTAAAAACCTATGTGTATACAATTCCGAGGACTGTAATAACACAATAGGTCTTTTCCATAAATTTGAACCAGAACTTATAATATACCAGAGATTATGGATCCTATTTGAGAAGATCCTGATGCCAATGATTGAAGTAATTGTAGATATGGAACTGGATGGTGTATTTATAGACACAAAAGCAAGTAGTAAACTGACTGTTGATCTTCATAGAAAGTTGGATGCGGTTTATGAAAGTATAGCAGATAAGTTCCCGCAAGCTAATGGTGTTAATCTTAACTCTACTAAGCAGCTTCGTGAACTTATGTTTGAGAAATTAAAGTACCCTCAGGGAAGATTGACAGATAAGGGTGAACTTTTAGCAAAGGTTAGAGGCGGCAGACATAGATTAACAAAAGAAGAACTTAAAGATAATTTAAGTACAGATAATGAAGTGTTGGAGAGTCTATCACATAAAGGGCATAAACTAGCGACTTATTTATTAAAGATTCGTAAATATGAGAAGTTGCTCTCTACCTATGTGGAAAAACTACCTAAGATAATTAAGGATGATGGTAAGATACACGGTCATTTTAATCTTACAGGAGCTCGCACAGGTAGAACATCATCTAGCGATCCAAATCTCCAAAACATACCCACAGATAAGTTAGTCAAGGGTATGTTTGTAGCTTCACCGGGTAATATGTTATTACAAGCAGACTTCTCACAGGCCGAATTGCGAGTTGGTTGTTCTATTGCTAATGAACCAACGATGATAAAAGCCTACCAGGAGGGGAGGGATGTACATAAACTAACTGCTTCTAAAGCTCTCGGTGTTGATGAAGATGCTGTTACAAAAGCACAAAGGCAAATAGCTAAGGGAATTAACTTTGGTTTCATCTACGGTGCGTCTGCTGAGGGGTTCCAAAGGCTGATGGAACATGATTATGGTATTAAACTATCATTAGAGGAGTGCGTTAACTTCAGGCAGGCGTATTTTGCTACTTACTCTGGTTTTCTTAGCTGGTATGATAGAATACGGGATTCTTTAAGAGAGTTTGGATATGTTGAGTATCCTACGGGGAGATTTAGAAGGTTTCCTGAAGTAAAGGGTAAAGATAGAATACCTGATGATATATTTAGGCAGGCTGCTAACAGCCCTGTTCAAGGATCATCAAGTGATATTTTATTATTTACTATGGTTAAGATAAAGAAAATAATAAAAAAATACAAATTATCGGTGAAGATTATTTTGACTGTGCATGATTCTATAGTATTTGATGGGCCGGAGGATGATTTAAGATCTATTATTGTGCCTGAGATGAATAATATATGTGTTGATGACGTACCGAAACAATTTGGATGGCTTAAGGTCCCAATGAAATTTGATTATTCAATAGGTCCTAATTGGGGGGAGCTTGCGGAAATAAAGTAAATTTGCTAAGGAGGACATAATGGGTTTAGAAGAGTTTGGAACAAAAGTAGATGATGAGCGCAAAGATAAACCATTGAGAGCAAGCGATAACGCACCATCTATAAGTAAAGAAGAATCAACCAATGAGGCGCATAAACTAAGTAAAACTCAATGGGCTGTTATTGGTGATAAGGAGTATATTGCTTGTTCATCTACGGTAAAGATATTGAAACCCGGGATGTATTATATAATTTATGATCAAAGGTATGGTTCTGTGTTTATAGAGCACTCTTTAAATACAGATGATTTGATTGATTTTCCTGATACTATATTTGACCGGGCGGAAAAGGAAATAGAGAATTTTTGGGCACTTAATCAGGAGTTTAAGAACTATGGTTTTCTGCATAGGCGAGGTTTTTTATTATATGGTCCTGCTGGTGGGGGGAAAAGTTGCCTAGTAAGTAGGATTTGTAAGAATATTATAAATAGGGGTGGTATTGTATTTGAATGTATAAAAAGTGTAGACGCTTTTTTTAACGGCCTGGCCCAATTTAGGACAGTTGAGCCTGATCGGCAGATGGTTTGTATTTTTGAGGATATTGACGCTTTGATAGAACAGTTTGGAGAGGCCGGTATTCTTTCATTACTAGATGGTGAGAATCAAGTGGACCATGTAATTAATATAGCCAGTACCAACTACCCAGAGAGGCTGGATAAACGTATAGTATCTAGGCCAAGAAGATTTGACAGGATAATAAAAGTGGGTATGCCCGATGAGAATATTCGTAGGGTATTTTTTGAGAAGAAATTGAAAATAAATGGAGATGATATAGATAAATGGGTAAAAGCTAGTGATGGATTATCTTTCGCGGCTCTATCAGAAATGGTTATTGGTGTTAAATGTCTAAAGAACGACTTTGATGAAGTTATATCTAGGCTAAAGGAGATGACCAGTAAAAAGGTATCAAGTTCGGAGTTTGACAATAGTTCTGTTGGCTTCAAACATGAGTAAAATAGATTAAAAAAATCATAACTTTTTCCTATCTCCCAGCTATAATATAGTAGGAGGTAGAAAGGAACCTTACAATGAATGAGGACAAACAGGATAAGGTGGTCAACGAGATCTTACGAATTGCTAAAGAAGATGTTCCTTTTGGTAAATTTAAGTTGACAATAAAGGTTCACCAAGGTAAGATAGTGGGGATGGAAGAAGAACATAAAGAAAGAACAACGATTATAGTCTAAAATTTGCTGGCTCGTTAGTCGAGAAGCACAATTGTGATGGATAACAAATGTTATCCTCATGGTTGTGCTTTTTTTATTAATCGGATATGAGGAGGTGATAAAAAGTGGATTTGAATATGTCAGTAAGAGTTAATATTGGGGACAAGGTATTTGATGGTACTATACGAGATGTATTGCTGATCAATGAAGCTACCTTGACCGATGAATTCATAAAACAGCCTTCGACTTATGCATATTTTGCGGCTTTATCAGAATTCGCGGTAGCTGATGTGGAACAGAAAAAATTAGCACTTTCAGTCCTTGAGGCTAATTTGGATTCGCAGAAACGCCTTGAACTTAAGGATACGAAGGTAACTGAAGCTGTTATTAAATCAGCTATTGTTAAAGATAAAAAATACCAGATGATGGTCGAAGAGATAATTGAAGCAGAGCGTCAGCTAGGTATTTTAAAATCTCTTGTAGAAGGTTTAAAACAACGAAAAGATATGCTTATTCAAATAGGAAGTACTAAAAGACAAGAGATGGTTTTGAGTGATTTTGGGATTAATGTTACAAAGATAAGAGAGAATAACCAATAAGGAGCAGAGTAATGTACCATATCAAGGAACCTATTTGGAAAGATCGTTCTATTAGTATTGCTAGATTCAGAGTAGGACCTGATGGATTGGACATTGCTATTGATTATAAAAACAGACAAGGAGAATTAGTTTTTCCTGATATATATCACTTATCTTATGAAGTAGCTATTAACCATCCCGGGATTCCAATAAGAGGAATTTCTACTTATCATGTTCCAATAGATATATTAGAGATAAAAAACAACAAATAAAAGGAGGAACAAATGGCACTTGATATTGCAAAACTAAAAGAAACTTTTGAAAAGAAGTCGGGTCGTGGAGGATTTGAACTTAAAGATGGTGATAACATGATCAGAATACTTCCACCTTCAACTAAGTATTTGGTTGAAACAGTTGTTTATATATCGTTTGATTATTGGATACACTACAAATTAGGCCCAGAAGGTAGAACGAATGAAGTATGCCCTAAAACAGCCGGCCGTGATGTTAGATGTCCTATTTGTGAGGCTGTTGCTAAACTTTACAGAATGAATACACCTGAGGACAAAGAACTTGCTGGAAGGTTAAGAGCGAAAAAGAGACATTTGTTCAATGTAATTGATTTGGATGATAAAGAAAAAGGTATCCAAATACTTGAGGTTGGTATAAATGTTTATAAAGATCTTGTTTCGTTCATTACCCATCCGAAGTGGGGTGATTTGCTTGATTTGGACAAGGGTAGGGATGTTACTATTACAAAAACAAACAGAAAAGAAACTAAGAGTGGATATGAGGAGTATAGCGTGGCCCCTGATCCTACAGTTTCTTCAGCTAGGGAATACTTACCTAAGAACTTTAAAGAAGCACTTAATCAGCTTCAGAAAGCTATTCCGCAGGCCAAGACTTATGAAGAATTAAAGACAATTTTGGAAGGTGGGGACAGTAATGTTGATGTTGGTGCTGTGAAAGCTACATCAATTTCTGATAATTATCCCGAAACGGAAGAAGATTCAGTAGAGGTAAATACCCCCGCCCAAGTTGAAAAGCCCCGTGCTAAAGCAGCTTCTAAAAAAGTTGAAGCACCTATAGAAGAACCATCTGATGATGATTTGCCTCCTTGCTATGGTGAACAATATGGACCTCGTAGGGCGGAGTGTGTTGCTTGTTCAGTTAGGCCAGATTGTCGTGATAAATTCCTAGAAACTGAATAAATAACAAGTAGGCTGTTGGCGTGATGAACACGCAAGCCAGAATCTTCAGTCTTAGTCCGGCTGCACATTAGGGTGCAATGAAACGGAAATCGAAGCTAAGACAAAGCAGGTAAAAATCCTGCCAGCCTAGTTTAAATAAGGAGTAATACATGCCAATAGATCAAAAATATATCCAGAGTATAATTGGAAAAGTAGAGGGGGTGGCTTCAGGCACGGAATCAAAGGTTGAGCATTGGCTAGATTCAGGTAATTATGCTCTTAACAAAGCTATTTCCGGTTCTTATTTGAAAGGGCTTCCTTTTGGGCGGGTGGTAGAGATCTTCGGTGAGCCGTCGACCTGTAAATCATTGCTTACTTACCATTGGTTAGCTTCAGTTCAGAGGATGGGTGGAGTTGCTATTTTAGATGATGCTGAAGATTCATACACAGAAACATTTGGTAAGCTACTTGGAGTTGATAGTAGCGCTCTCATTAGACTTAGTTCACTTACAGTAGAGGAGCATTTTGAGAAAGTTTTTCTTGGTTGGAAAGACTCTAACGGCAAGATGAAGCCTGGATTGGTAGATTTGATCTGGGAGAAAGATACCGATTGCCCTATTTTGGTCGCATTGGATAGTTTGGCTTTATTATCAACGAGGCATGAACAAGAAGTTATGTTGGAGAAGCCTGATATGACTAAGGCTAAAGTAATTAGATCGGCTCTTCGTAATTCAGCTAAGTATATGAAACGAGGGAACATTATACATAGTGTGAATAACCATGTAACTTATAAGATAGGTGTGATGTTTGGAAACCCAAAGACTACCCCCGGGGGTACGGGTATGCCTTTCTCTGCGTCGGTTAGATTGGAGATGGCTTTAGCCGGGAAGATAAAGGATGCCAGTAATCCTGACAAAATAATTGGAATGATGTATACTGCTAAAGGTGCAAAGAATAGGATAGCTCCACCGTTCCAGGAGGCTAATTTGGATATTTATTTTAATCGGGGTGTTGATCCATTTAGCGGCCTACTTGATAGCTTAATGGTTAATGGTATTGCTAAAGATGGGGATAAGAAGGGTTATGTTGAGATCTTTGGAGAGCAGGTTAAGAAATCTGAGTTTAAGGATTATATAAAGAAAAATTTGAGTAGAATAGACTTACCTACTACTTCTTCATCAAATGGTTCTTCTAGCAGCTCCTCTAATAAAAACATAGAAGCTCCTAAGACAAAGAAGAGTGCTTAATATTAAAAGATGATATACCACAAATGTTTCAAAGATCAAAAATCTAGTATTGAAAATAATAAGGATATAATTAACAAAATTGATTCTGCTTCTAATCCTAGGAAAGTGTTGGAATTTTTGATGTATGTAGAGCATGATGCTGGAAACTGTAATTGTGAGGAAGTATTGAACCATGCTTTTGCGAGGGTTAAAATTTTGATATAAGGAGGTGGTTATAAATTTATTTATGTTATAAAAACATGTGGGTTGTGGTAAGTAAAATTAAGGAGGTTGGGAATGTTTGTTTCAAAAAAGAAAAAAGAATTTTTGCACCCACTTACTGATAAGTGGTTACCTCTTATTAATCATTTTTCTCGCAAATATAACCTCCCTGTTTTAGATCTGCTCCAAGAGGCGTATATTCTAGAGTGGAGTATGTGTGATAAGGAATCTAAGTATTACAAAAAATTTAGGTGTCTTAAACACAAAGAGAATTACTTCAGTAAGTCACTCTACCACCAGTTATACAGACGTGTAAATAGTTGGGGATTGTTAGAGATGGAACCAAAGAAAAATACAATTAAGCTTACAAGACTTGACTCTAACGATATGATTGATTCAATAATTAAGTTAAGGTCATTCAACGAAATTTATTATGAGGAACTAGTTACTCATACAGTTGTAATTTTATCTTCAAAAAATCTACTAGCTGCTAAGTTGTTCAGGGATAAGATGAATATGCAGATTAGGTGGAAAGAGCTAAAGTTGGATTATTATAAGAAAACTTCCCACTATAAGTTTTACAAAGCCGTTAAATTGATAAAGAAAGTAGTGAAGCAGGAAATTTGTTATGCTTAGTTAACACCGGGGGTTTTTGTGCGAATAGGGTTAATATCGGATACTCATTTTCAAAATTGGCAAACCTTTGGCCAATGCCACGAGAAAAAAATATCAAAACGCTTACTCCAACAAAAAGATAATTTTATTCAAGCAGCATCTTTTTTTAAAAAAGAACGTGTGGACCTTATAGTTCATGGGGGTGACTGGGTTCATCAAGTTGGAGGTGTGAGTAATGAGGTATTGAATATCAGCAATGATTTGCTTGATGATCTTACTATTCCTATTCTCTTCGTTTGTGGTAATCATGACACACCTGTTAGGATCTCACCAAAGAAGCACCATCTGTTAACCAATATTCTAAATAAATTAAGATCCAAGGCCCCTAAAGAAGAATGGGTGAATGGGAAGGTCTGTTTATTAAACTTCCACGATGATATTGATTATGATAAGATAAAAGGATATGACCTAGCAGTTATTCATAAAACTCCTGTAGGAAGCAACTTAGGTACTTATACTTTTAGGGATGGGGTTAATTGGCGAAAATTATCTGCTCAAAATAAATTTGTTGCTTTTGCTCACATACACCAGATGCAGAAGTTAAGTGAAAACTGTTTTGTAATTGGATCGCCTATGCATCTTGGGTTTGGTGACGAAGGCCGAAGAGGTGTGTGGATCATAGACACTGATACCGGCAAATGTAACTTCCATAAGTTGGATTACCCCGAGTTTATCACAGTGGATAGTCAGGATAAGATAAAAGATGATGGTAACTATTATACATTATTGGGGGCAAGATCAAAGCTAGAAAATGATAATGTTATTTCTGTAGTAGTTCCTCAGGTATTTGATGAAAGAATTAAGGCACAAGACTTTAACGGTATAATTCGGGAATGGTTGGCCATAAATAACAAAGATGACACATATTTGGAACTGGTTAAGGATATACTGGATGAGAAACTATCTTTGGTTAAAGATATTTATAAAGGTAGATTGACCGATGTTAAAATAAAGGACTTTCTTTCGGTAGGCGATGTAGAATATAAAATACCTGATAAGGGGTTTACTCTTGTATCAGGTGATTCTGACAGCTTTAGCAGTAACGGATCGGGGAAGAGCACAATAATTGGTGAATCTATTTGTTGGGGGTTAACTGGTGAGACCACTAAAGGGTTAACCGGTGGTGATGTTGTTCGGCGGGGCCAAAATGATTGTAGTGTTGAGTTAACTATTTGTCTAGATAATGACAGCTATGTTATAAGGAGGACTGTATTAGATGGGTTATCGATTACACCTTATAAGCATGGATGCTCTGTTGGTAATATTACAAGCGGTATGCGTAAACCAGATCGTCAAGACTACTTGGAGAACTCTATTTTAGGCTTTGGCAAGAAATTACTTTTAGCTTCTGTATATTTTAGCCAGGAAAATGTGTTAATGCTGACGAAGATGACTGATACAGAAACTACTAATATGGTGACCGATTTGTTGGGTTTTGAGCAATATGATGATTTACAATCTATGGTGGATAAGAAGATAAAGAAGTTTGATGAAGACATATTGGTTAGAGATAGGGATAAAGTAAATTTTGACAGGGATTTGGCTGTAAAAAGGTCTGAACTTGCTTATTTAGATAAAGGTATTGAAGATAAGAAAAGACAAATACATGATTTTGGGCAGTCTGTGCAGTCATACCAAGAAGTGGTTACTGGGTTAACCGCTAAGCTACATGAAGAGGAAATTATTGATAAGGTCGACTACAGTAGTCAGATAAAAGAGCTGAATGAGAAACAAGATTTGTTGGCTAATAAGATAGATGCTATAAGAGAGAGCAGGGAGGAGGCTCAGGAGGAATATAATAGGTTATATGCTAAAGTTACTACTTTGAGAATCGATGCTGATACTATTAGCAGGGAACGACAAAAGGTAGAGAAAGAGATTGATGATCTTAAGTCAGTTAAGATAGATGTTAGGTGTGATAAATGTGGTGCTGTAATTACGGGAGAAAACATTGATTCATTTATAGAGGAGAAGAACTATAGGATACTTGGGATAGACGCAGAATGGGTTGTTTCCGACGCTAAATTAAAATCACAAGAACTTATTTTGGAAAATGCCAAAGATCAACTGACTAAGTTGAATAGTAAGGAAAAGTCCTTTATTCTAGAACAATCTAATATTAAACCTCAACTACTTTCTTTGAACAGTCTCAACAACGCACAAAAAGAAAAGGAACAGGATTTGTTGTTTAAGGAAGAGCGAATACGGGGGGAAATAAACAAATATACTTCCTCGATAAAGGATTATTCAGATAGGATAGTTTTATTTGAGGAAGAACTCATCAAATTAAAAAATGATCGAGTTGCTAAATCTATTGAAATAAAAATAGTGGAATCTTATATTTCTGACATTGACCATGTGGTTGATGAGTATAAGGTGTCAATAGATAAACTAGGGTTCTGGAAGACAGCTTTCTCACCTAAAGGTATTAGATCTGTATTACTGGATCGTTTCTGCAATGATGCAAACTCTAAGTTGAATGAATACTTGTCTACCATTAGCGGTGGTACAATGAGTATTATGATTACCCCCACAAAAACAATAAAATCGGGGGAGGAAAGAAATAAGATAGGTATGTCTATCCAGTTGAATGGCAACGAGGTTAAATATGATGCCCTTTCTGGAGGTGAGAAAAGGAGGGTTGATGTTTCAGTATGTTTTGGGCTAAATAAGTTTGTCTCAGAAAAATACGGGGTGGTCAACGGGGTCCTCGGATTGGTTATCCTTGATGAAGTGTTTTCATTTCTTGACAAAGCAGGTGAGGAATCTGTGGCCGAGTTGCTTTGGAATGAGGGTAAAAATAAGAGTGTCTTTGTAATAGATCATGCGTTGAATTTAAGCAGTTACGCTAATAGCATTTGGGTTGTTCATAAGGATAAGGATATTAGCACCTTGGAGATACTAAAACAATAATGAGCGGACTACTTCCAGAAGGTTGGACGCAGGAAAAAATTGATGATACGTTAGAGTTTCAAAGAGTGAATAAGATTTATTATTGTAGAGAATGTAATGACTGGGTACAGGACTTACCTCAGAAGCATATTTGTGAACCTCTTAGACTAATGGTGGAAAAAAGTGGAAATAGACACAACAAGAGAAGTTAGCCCAGAGTTTCCTTTTTATTATACTTGGTATGAAGATGGTATGGTAAAGGGTTGTGTGCACGATGCAGAGTATGGGTGCAAAGAATGTGTTTGTAAATTGTTTTGTTTATGTAGAGGAGATAAATGATGCGAAGAACAGGAGTAATAAAAAATGAGGGATGGATACTGAATAAACATAGTATAGGTGCAAGGGCTTGTTTAAAGTCTTTGAAAAGATATTGTAAAGAAATATGGGCTGAATATGTAAAAGTAAGAGACAATTATACATGTCAAATATGCGGAAGAAAAGAGTATCTAAATTCACATCATATCATTACTGCTAAATGTATTTATACAAAATTTGATCCTGAAGTTGGAATAACCTTATGTTCCAAATGCCATAAACTGGGAACAGTGTCAGCACATAGTACTCCTTGGATTATTTATGAGTGGTTAGCGAAAAATAAACCAGAACAATATGAGTGGTTCTTGAAAAATAAAGATAAGGTATATCTTAAACCACTAGAATTGAACTCAGATGATTATAAACGAATACTTGATCAATTGCTTGTAAGATTCGAAAATGATTACCCAGCAATTCTAAAGAGAAGTAAATATTACAAATTTACTGAAAAAGAAGAAGATGTAATAATTAATAGATATATTTCTGAAAATCATAGCATAATATCTATTGCAGATGAATTTAAGTGTGGTGTGGGGACCATAAGAGGAATGTTTAGAAGAAGGGGGGTAAAAATTAAAAGAAATCCTAGTAAGCATTTTGGATTACAAGCTAATCAAAAAAGTGAACAGATAGATGGAGGCGTAGATAGATGAGTTATTCAAAGAGTTTGGAGATGCGAATTGTTAGGACAAAGCATGTAGTTAGTTTTTATAATGGAACATGCGCATCTGATTTATTAAAAGATTTGGGTCAGGTTCCGAAGGAAGCAAAGGTTATAAAATTTGAAGATGCTTGTGATAATGATCCGGCGGAATCAAATCCTAATAGGCAGCATATGATAATTTTTGAACTAGAACAGAATGATAACAAAAACCAAAAGGAGGAGTAAAATGTTACCAAATGATGTAAACGTTGATCGTGTATTGCTATCAGAGGAAGATGGTGGGGGTAATAAACTTGAGTCTTTAATAGAAGAAATGCAACGGGCAAACTGCTACCAGATTACCTGCACAATTTTGGAAAAGGGAGTTTTTAAAAGTCATTTAATTACTCAAAATTTTCCTCGTAATGTAATGTTGGAGAAGCATCATATAGACTGTGAGAATCTTATAATTGATGAACTGAGAAAAATACCTAATACAACTCAAGCAGAGCCGGAAGTTATTGACGCTAAATCATAATAACAATGAATAGGAGAATTATTAATGAAAGAACCTAGACCAGATATTATTGATGGCCATATTCAGAAGGTGAAGGTTGGATGTGGCACTCTTTTTATACCTGTTGGTATGGAAAAAGGTAAGATTACTGAGATATTTCTTAATGGATCTAAGCTTGGGGGCTGCTATGATGAGGATACAGATGTTTTAACTGATAACGGATGGAAGAAATTTAAAGAGATAAACCAAATTGCAGATAGAGTAGCTACTCTTAATTTAAAAACAGATGAGTTGGAATACCAACTGCCTCTGGCATACCAGCATTACTACTATGAAGGAGTAATGTATGAAATTACAGGAAAAGGTGTTAACTTATTAGTAACACCCGATCATCAATTGTTATATCGTAGAAATACAAAAAGTAAAAAACAGAAAGAATTTAGATTACAGGGAATTAAGGAAGTTTATTTAAAGGAAAGGGTATTAAATTATCCTAGTATAGAATTGAAAAAAAATTGTATCTGGAATAATATAGTAGATAATGATGTTTTTGTTTTACCTGCTTATAAAACTTCTGTTTTATCAAGCAAAAACAGAGTATTTTTTAGAACAAAGAAAGAACGAGTTTTTAATATGTCTGATTGGTTAACCTTTTTGGGTTACTATCTATCAGAAGGTTGTACAAAAGATGGTGATGTTTCCATTTTTCAGCATGTAGAAAGCCCTACTTTTAACAAAATAAAGGATGTAGTTGGGAGACTGGGGTTAAATTATAATATTAGCATTAGAAAGGATAGAAATAACAACGCAAGAATAAGATTTTTTGACGTTCAGATTTCTAGTTACCTATCACAGCTGGGTAAATCTGAGGATAAATTTGTTCCAAGAGAGTTTCTTAATTTGAATAGAGAATATCTTGAGATTTTAATGCGGTCTCTTATGGAAGGTGACGGATCTCTTAATAACGGAAAGTTTAGGAGATACTCAACTATATCACAACGCCTCGCAAATGATGTTTCAGAGATTCTTGTGAAACTTGGGTATGGTGTAAGCATAAGCAAAGTTAAACAGCGGGATACTATTGTAGATGGTAGGAATATACATAGGCATCCCTTTGGATATGAAGTTTATGTTTCTCAAACCAACCTAACTCCAGAAATTTCTAGTAAACAAATTAGAAGAGTAGATTATAAAGGATTTGTGTATTGTTGCACAGTTCCCAACTCAACTTTGTTAGTAAGAAGAAAAGGAAAAATTGTATGGTGTGGTAATTGCCGGGCGAATCAGGAAGGAATTGGTAGACTATTATCCTTAGCCTTTCGTCATGACATACCAATAGAGGAGATCATAGATCAATTACAATTAATTATATGCCCGGCTTGTACAAGGGCTAAGGCAAAACTGGCTGATCCAGATAAGATAAAAGTCTTTCCAACATCTTGCCCCGACGCTGTAGCTAAATTTCTCCAAACAATTGTTGATACAAACAAGAAAGAAACAAAAAAAGAGGCCTAAATGCGAGAAGTAAGATCTTACAACAGATTGGTCAACGATATTATCAACCTCCAAATTCCATTTAGGGTCGATATTATAGGATATGTCCAATATGAGCATATTTACCCCATACTTATGATTAATCGTATATCAAAGATGGCAAAGAAGAGTGTTGTTATTTCTTCTGGCCAGCATGGTGATGAATATTTTGCTGTTCATGTTTTACTGAAATGGTTGCAGAAGTTTGACCCCAAATTATTAGATGATTTCAATATTACAATATTCCCTGTTGTAAATCCTTTTGGTTACGCAACAAATAGCCGAAGAAATGGTCACCGGCAGGATACCAACAGTGATAAAAACTTCTTTAAAAACTCTCCTGTTGCAGAATTGAGTATATTGTTTGATAATTTTCCTACAAACCCTGATCTTATTATGGATGTACATGGGGAGACAGATAAAGATTTTGTCCACGCTTATGAGAGGAAGGCTGATGATCTTCCATCAATTGCTACCCAAGCTCTTATTGATAATGATTCTATTCTGCCTTATGCCAGAAATAAGACTATATGGAAGGTTGCTATAGGAGATGGTGGAGTTATCAACACTCCTGACCAGGATGTTGGTATAGAGGGAGCTTTAGAGAAGATCGGAACAGAATATACGATAGCTCTCGAGTTGCCGGGCAGATATAACGGTCAAAAGAGGACGGCTGGAGGTATAGCGATTTTAAACTCTATATTGACAAACTTTAAGGAAACAATAAAATGAAAAAGAAGAGAGAAAATAGTAAATTCTGTAAGACTGTTGCTAAATGTGCTAAAGAAGTTTCTAAGTGGCCAAAGTGGAAACAAAGATATGTAATTACTGCAGAAGCAGCTATGACAGGTAAGTTTATAAAATGAGCTCTATTCCTGAACTACGAACTATAGAAGTTTGGTACGATGATGAGTACCGATATGAGGTTGTTTTGGATACTATTACTCGTACACCATCTGATGAATTTGGAAGTGTGAGTGCAATATCATTAGATTACAAAGTCTTGACTCAAACAAAAAGAATTAAGAAAAAGGATGTAGAATGAAAAAGATAATCTTTGTATTTGTGTTGGGAGCAGTAGAACAATTTGGGTACACTCTTTACCTGATTGCTGTGAATAGATATATGGTTGTTGTTTCATCTTTGTTAGCGGTTTCATATATGTTTGTGTACCTTTGGATTATTAACTACGCGGTAAAGGATAAGAATTCTGTTCCTTTACTAGTATCATACGCTCTTGCAATAGGTTTAGGAAACTATCTTGCAATGGCTATGCATTTAATTAAATAACAAGGAGGTGATAAAATGTGGATTGTAACAGTTTATGATAGTAATAGGGAAGAACAAGTTGAGGTGATTGCTTTTGATTTTGACGAGCTAATTAACATTTTGAACTACGTAAAAAATAATGAAGACCAGTTATTTCTTAATCACGTAGAGGAAAGATGGGTGTCCTGCGGATTGGATGGGTTGAGAGAAGTTGTGGAAGATCATAAAAACGATATACCAGACAAAATATAAGGGAGGAGTAAAATGGGAGGAAATAAATCAGTATTAGTTATTAGTAAAACGTTGAGTATTTTTGATAAAATCATTAAAGATCTAAATAAGGGACTATTACTGTGTGAAAAAGAAGTTCAGGAAATAGACACAGAAATAGTTAGAGTGCAGGAGAAAAGAAAAGAGATTATAGATGCATCAGATAAAGCAAAGAAAGCTATCCATAAATTAGAAGAAATTGTTGGTTAAGATGGGGGGAGTAAATGACACAGCTATTTAAAACTAGTTCTGCAGAGGAAGAAATTAAGAATGTTGAAGTTTGGGATAGTACAAATCCTTTGACGGAGGAAAAAAGCCAAGAAAAATGTTTGTAATAATAACTACTAACTACAGAGTGGTGAAAATAGATCTTTAAAGGAGGAGTAAATGAAGGTAAAATTATCCACAATCCAAGCAGCAGAGCAAGGTTTTCTTGCTATTTTGAAAGCTTCGATGCCTGTTAAGCTTTCATATGCTATTGGTAAAAATCTTAAGAAGATAGTTAGCAAAATGGATGATATTGAGAAATCACGGTTAGGGTTGGTATCAAAATATGGAACAACCAATGATAAGGGTTTAACACAAGTTACCCCGGAAAATATGGATACGTTTAATAAAGAGTACGGAGATCTTCTCACTCAGGAAGTTGAACTTGATCTATGGAAAATTTCTCTTAATAAACTTTCAGATGCTGGTGTGAGACTAACGCCGGAACAAGTGCTGTCTTTGGAAGAATTTATAGAGGATGATACAGTTCAGACAGAACAAATTCCCGCAAAATAAATGATAATAATTGATCGAGAAAAACTTAAAGTTAAGTGTCGAGAAACCACCATCGAAGAATGTAAGCAGCTGGAGATTTTTTCTAAACTTGAGAATGAGTTGCTGGATTCTGGAGTTGGGCTAGCAGCAAACCAGATTGGTTTTGACATCCGGGCTTGTATTATTAGGATGAAAGATCTAAAATTGAATATGATAAACCCGGTAATAGACGACTGTTACAAGCTTATTATTAATCCTAACGAGGGATGTTTGAGCTTTCCGGGTATACGGGTGAATACAAACAGGTATTACCAGGTTAGGGTCTCATGGTTAGACTTTGATACAGAGAGGATAACCCAGGCTGTATTTTACGCAGATAGCCCTAATCGTAATGAAAATATAGTGGTCCAACATGAGGTTGATCATCTCAATGGAATCCTCATCGAAGACAGAAGATGTGTAGTTCCTCAGAAAGTTGGTAGGAATGATATATGTCCGTGTGGTTCTGGTAAAAAATATAAAAAGTGTTGTTTAAAATAGGAGTTATTAATGACGATTCAGGATCTATGCAAACAAGCTCATAAGACAGCTGTAGAGAAAGGATTTTGGGGGTGCCAACCATATTTTGATGATAGAAATGATGGTGAGTTGATCGCTTTGATGCATTCAGAATTGGAAGATAAATAACCCCAATAAAACTAGGAAGGAGTTCTAAGTATGAGAGAAAAAGAATCTAACAGGCCTTGGGATGATCTTGAGCTTCGCATTTTAATAAAAGAGTGGCCGAGGAGCAGGGGTAAAGATCATCTAACTAAGCTTCTTCCGGGCAGAAGCTGGAAAGCTATTAATAACAAGGCATCCAATTTGGATATTAAGAAGATGGATATATCTTCGGTTCCCATTAAAAATGGTAATGTTGTTAAGGGAGATTTTAGTTCATTGGAGGGGAATAAATTTAGATTTGGCGTTGTTTCAGATACTCATTTTGGTAGTAGATACGCTCAGATAACTTGGTTGCATTCTTTCTATAAGATATTGGAACAGCGTGGGGTAAAGACTTGTTTTCATGCCGGAGATTTGTCTGATGGTAATGGTGATCACTATCTCGGGCAACTTCAAGAGATGCATCTTGTGGGCGGCGATAATTTAAGAAACTTTGTTGTTGATCATTACCCAAGATTCAAGGGCGGGAAAACCTATGCTATCTCCGGTTGGCACGATTTGGATTTATGGACTAGGGAGGGATATGATCTATTGGAAAATGTGGCAAAAGAGAGGGATGATATTGTGTATCTTGGGCAGAATGACGCAACTTTTATCTTAGGTGATAGGAAAGTATATCTACTTCATCCTGCTGGTGGAACTGCTTATGCTATGTCCTACCATATACAAAAACTTGTCGAAGGTTTTGATTCCGGGGAAAAGCCCCACATAGCTCTTGTTGGTCATTATCATAGGGCTGAATTTATTCCATTTTTAAGGAACGTATGTTGTTTCCAAACAGGTAATTTCCAATGGAAGACCCCCTTTGCTATCAGAAAGAAACTTCAATGGCAATACGGTGGCTGGATAGTCGAAATGATTACATCTAAAAATGGTATAATTAGCATTAAGCCTGAGTTTATACCTTTTTATGCTCCAATAGATCGTGATTATCTAAACTACAAGGAGAGATAAAATGGCAAGAGATGACCAGATTGTAAAAGATAGAGTTGCTCAGGGGTTGTGCCCGATCTGCGGGAAAAAATCAGAAGGTAAAACCACGTTAGTTTTTGACGCGAAGTTTGGTGAAGTGTTTATTTGCGAAAGGCATATTGTCCAAGGATCTAATAAACTAGAGGAATAACTATGAGTGAAGAAACTAGAGCTAAGAAAGAAATTGTAATTAAAAGAAGGACAACTCCTGTTAAGAAAAGAAGTGCTACTGTGTATAATAGGAAGGTGAATAAGATCACAAAATGGTATGAGATCTTAGAGAAAAACAGAGAAATACCTGTGAGAACTAACCCCAATAATAAAAGGCCAGTAGGTCGCAAAGAGCTAAAACCTCTTGAAGAATATATAACAAAGATAAAGAAGATAGAAAATTAGGAGGTAAGTAATGCAGTGCCCTAAGTGCGGTTCTGAAGTAGAAGCCATAAAAGACGCTGATTTTGAAACAAATGGTATTACTCATTATTTTCCAGTAGATAAGAAGATGCAGGATAAGATAGATAAATACAATGTTCCTTTTACTTGTGCTATGTGTGGGTCGTTGGATTTTCCCTACCAGGCTTTAAACGGGATTGTAATGGTATGGCCAAAACCAATCTCGGAGAAACAAGGATCTTTGTTTATACCTGATAAGGTAAAAGGGATATTTAAGACTTCTTGCGGTTTAGTTATGTCAAGTGGTAGAGGATGTATTGAAAAAAGAACTGGTAGATTTACCCCATCTGAATTGAACCCGGGGATATATTATCGTATGATAGTAGTATACCTTGGCAGATTGAAGTTCCTGATTCTATGGGTGAAAAGCATATTATTGATATGATGAATGTCCTCGATGTACATGCTATTATAGAGGAGATTTAAGATGAAGGATCGGGGGGTACGCAGGACGCTGAACCAAAAAGTAATACAAAAGAGACTAAAGCTCCTGAAACAAAATGACAATACACACCCAGATATTACTGGTAAAACTTATTATGAAAAAATGGCGGAAGAACCCGGGAGACTACGAAAGAAACATCCCTATGATTGTGGAACTCCTGATTGTTTGTGTTGCCATTTAGAAAAAGTACAAGGTAAAAAGAAGATTAATGATAAGAAAAGAGAATTGGGGGGAATAGATGATGAAATCTGATCTTGATATTGATAAACAGAAACGGGCAGATGAATTGATACAGTATCTACCTAATATTAAAGGGGCCGACAAGCTTCCTAGTTTGTATTTTGTGGGAAAAGCTGGGTCAGGTAAGAGTTACTGCGCGAAGTTTATGACTGAAAAATACGGCTACAGGGTCGCTAAGTTTGCCTATTCTCTTTATATGATAGCTGAAAAGTATTTTGATATGCAAAGAAAAGATAGGAGATTGCTGCAGGTTATAGGGACTGATGCTGGCCGGGATATGATTGATCCTGATATATGGGTTAATAGATTTGAAGAAGATATGAGGATGGTTCAGATCACATCAGCTAGATTAGGTATACCTTTACCTAAGTTTGTTATGGATGACTGCCGATTTACAAATGAACACAAAATTCTCCAGAAAATTGGATTTAGAGGTATCTATCTTAATGTTTCAGATGAGAAGAGAAAAGAAAGATTAGTAGGAAGGGACGGGCTATCCCAGGAGGATACTTTTAACCATAGATCTGAAACAATGGTTGATCTTTTCAAAGATGATCTTATCCAGTTAGACGCTTCTGGTGATATAGAGGATACTTATAAAAAATTGAATATAATCTTAGAGTATTTGGCCGCTGTGCCGGAGGTTAGTTTTGCATCTGATATAGATAAAATATTAGGAGGAAATAATGGGTTGGGCATCGGGGAGTGAATTAGCACAGAATTTGTGGGATGACATTAAAAAAATCTTAACAGATGAACAAAAGAAAAAGGTTAAGCAGGCCATTATTAAAAATTTTGAAAATCAAGATTGTGATACTATGGAAGATGTTAACTGGTGAGGATATAAATGAAAGAAACTTTCCCCAAAGAATTTTATGATGATGGTAATGTAAAGCAGTTGAAATGGGATATTTATTTTCTAAGGATAGCACGAGAGGTATCTGAGAATAGTAAATGCTTATCTCGAAAGATTGGAGCAGTTTTGGTGAGAGACAATTCTATTATATCTACAGGGTATAATGGTCCTGCAAGGGGAGTTAGACACTGTAATGATAGGTGTATAGATTTTTACATAAATCTAGAAAGGGGCCCTAAAGGAACTCCATTTGAGTTTGATGACTCTAAAAAGTTAGATCAATGTCCTAGGAGACGCTTCGGCTATGAATCTGGAAAAGGTTTACACCTTTGCCAAGCTGGGCATGCTGAGAGAAATGCTTTGATACAAGCAGCTAGGAACGGCATATCAACTTTAGGAACAACCTTGTATGCCTATTGTGGGCAGATTTGCAAGGATTGCGCGATAGAGCTCATAAATGCTGGGGTTAAAGAACTAGTATATTTAGAAGGTCCTGAATATGATGGTTATTCAGGGGCTATATTAACGGAAGGTGGAGTATTGGTGAGAAAAGTAAGAGAGGATTTATTATGCAAGTAGTTTTTGATCTAGATGGGGTATTACGTGATTTTAACACTATCTTCCATGATAGATTTGGGGTTCCTCATAGTAATGATTGGAATTTTAGATACAAAAATAAGGGAGTCTACGATTGGGTAAAAGAAGATTACTCTATACTGGTGGACGCTGAACCTACTCCTTATTTTCAAGTGATTAAAAAATGGGCTGGTAATAATAAGATTGATATTTGGTCTCACCAGCCGGATGACTGGGTGCCTTATACGGAAGATTGGCTAGCAAAATATCTGGGTGGTGAATACACAATAGAGTATTTAACACCAAATGAAAAATATTCAAAGCTATTAAATAATCCTGCTACTTACTTAGTTGATGATTACCCACTGTTCCCCGATTATAGTAGGATCATTTTGGTAGATTATGAATATAATCAGGATTCTAAATCTGTAATACGAGTCCAGACTCCAGATCAGTTGAGGTTATTTCTTGGGAGAGTACATGCGAGAGCTTAAATTTAGGGTGTGGGATAAAGAGAATAAATTTATGTTGTATTCTGGACATGATATTCACAGTATTGGTTTAGGAACCAATGGTGTTTTATCGGTAGAAACGGTCGGAATAGATGGAATACACTCTTATATGGTTACTAATTTTGACCTTATGCAATTCACAGGTCTCAAAGACAAGAACGGCAGGGAGATTTATGAGGGTGACATAATTAAATTCTTTAACGGTGAGTGTATAGGAGAGGTTATTTGGGAGGATGACAAAGGATATTTTAGCATTAGGTCATTTTTTACTCATACTGGTTTCAAAAAAGAATTTACCACTTGTTGTTTGGGTGGACCAGATATTACGGAAATTATCGGCAACATCTATGAGAATCCAGAGTTAATTAAAGGTATCTAATATATGGAAAAAGAACAAGGTTTCTTGTGTGAAAAATGTATTGAAGATCTGGGTAATACTGCTTATTCAATATTTCTTATATCGGTATTTACTAAAGATTCTGCCAAAGCAATACTTTATGAAATAAAAGAAATAATTGAGATTTTGGATAACTGGATTAAGGCGCATCCTATTCACTTGTCGGCCACAGAATTGTTGCTAACTCGTTGTGATCAAGTTTTACTGGCATTAGAAGAAGAATTAAAGGTTGAGGTTTCTGGTTGGGGGTTTCGTTATCTTATAGTTTGCCAGAGTTGTTTTGATGAACATTGTAAGGACTATCCTTTGAGATGATAGAAGAGACTGCATTTGATGTTTTGTGCAAGCAAGCTATAAAAGAGTTGGAGTGCAAGTATTTGAATCGCTGGTTGATGTTCTCTTTTCGGAAGATGATTGCTATTATGGAATATTTATATTCTAACGATAAAGTTGCTCAGCAGTCTTTGCTCGCGGATCTGAAGTTTAGGATGAACCAAATAAAGGGTGAACAGGATGAAGATAATAAAAAAGGAAAAGGGTTCCATTGGCATTAAAGGGGAGAGATAAATGAAAATTAACAAGAAAATAGAAGAAAAAGCGGATGAGATAATACAGAAGGATTCGATTATAAATTGTTATCTCATGAAATGTAAGAAAGCGAGAATTTGCCCTGAATGTGGAGAATCTATTATTCACATGAGAGAGAGTTTTTTTGAATTTGGTGATAAGTGCTCTAAATGTAATTGGAATGATATTGCAAATTATACAACGGAGGATTAATGAAAATTGTAATTAAAGTAAATACATATGAAGACAAAGAGGGTAAAGATTGTGGTGCATTGACAGATATGTTTGAGGTGGTTACTACTGGTGATAACCAAAAGTTTTTAGATTTAGTAGGCAAGATAATTTTACTTATATCTCCTGAAAAACCAGCTGATAAAACCGAAGATAAACCTACAGACAGTAAAGAAACTAAGCCATTAGACACAGTAGTGGAGAAAAAAGATGAAACAGGACCAAAATAAATATATCAGCTCTGATATTGTTGATAAATGGATGAATAAAAAACCAACTAAGTGGGATAATATTTATTGGTTTATGCGACATGGGCTTTGGCGATGGTTAGGTGATAGACCAATGAAGATTACTTCGTTCTTCCACCGTGGTTACAGAGGTTGGGCTGAGGAAGATGTGTGGGGTTTCTATTACTATCTATCTAAAATTATTCTAGACGGCCTGGAGTACCTACAGGAACACAAACACGGGTATCCAGCTACTCTGGACGGTATGACTGGTAAATATGGATATGATATGGATCGCTGGGATAAGATTATGGATGATATGATTGAGGGTTTCACTCTGGTTAGGGAGTGCGCCAAGGGTGAAGATTTAGAGATTGGGTTTAACTATCATAGCGAAGAAGAAAAAGATAAAATGAACAAGCATATGCAAGAGAAATTTCCAAACTGGCGGCTTACAACAAAGGAGGAAGAGGAGAAGATAAATAGAGCGTTTGATCTTTTTAAAGAATACTTTTTTAATTTGTGGGATTAACAAGGAGAAAAATGAATATTAAACCATTAAGAGATAATGTGATTGTTAAAGTAGACAAGGCTGAGGAAAAATCTGTGGGGGGTATTTTGATACCCGAAGCTACCCGGGAAAAACCATATGAGGGTGAGGTTATTGTTGTAGGACCCGGGAAGGTATTGGATAATGGTTTGATACAGCCTTTGACTGTTATTGCTGGTGATAAAGTGATATTTAGCAAGTATTTTACATCAGTTTCTATTCCAGATTGTGAAGACATGGTTGTAATGAACGAAGATAACATTTTAGCTATAATAAAATAGAGGAAGAATGAAAAAAAACCTAGAAGCAGTAGTTGAAATTATTAGAACTGACGATTTTCGTGTTGATGTTATAATTAAAAGACAAGGGAAAGTACCATTGGAAAAGACTTTGTGTGTTGGGGACAAAATAAAAATAAACTCATTAAGGGAGGAATAATGTCTAAGCAACTTTTGTTCAAAGAGGAAGGTCGTAGGAAGATTTTAAATGGTGTAGAGCAGTTGGCAGCAGCTGTAAAAGTGACCCTCGGTCCAAAAGGGCGTAATGTGGTCATTGGTAGGAAATATGGATCACCACTCATTACCAAAGACGGGGTTACTGTAGCTAAGGAAATTGAATTGGAAGATCCTTTTGAGAACGCTGGAGCACAAATGGTTAAAGAAGTAGCTGAGAAGACTTCAGACATTGCCGGCGATGGTACTACAACAGCTACTATATTGACTGAGATAATCTATAAGGAAGGCCTTAAAAGTGTTACCGCAGGATCAAACCCCATGGCTTTAAAAAGGGGCATAGAGAAGGCAGTTGATAAGGTTGTGGAAGAGTTAAAGAAGTTATCTACTCCTGTTAAGGATAAGAAAGAGATATCCCAAGTAGCCTCAATAGCTTCAAATTGTGATATAACTATCGGCAATCTTATTGCTGATGCTATGGAAAAGGTTGGCAAAGATGGTATTATTACTGTTGAGGAGGCTAAGTCTACTGCTACTACTTTAGATGTGGTGGAAGGTATGCAGTTTGAACAGGGGTATTTATCACCCTATTTTGCTACTGACAATGAGAGGATGGAGGCAACATTAGAGGATGCTTATATAATGCTTTATGATAAGAAGATGAGCGCTCTGAAGGATTTACTTCCAATATTAGAAAAGATTGTTCAAGCTAGAAAGCCTCTGTTAATTATTGCTGAGGATGTAGAAGGTGAATCTTTGATGGCTCTTATTGTAAATAAGATCAAGGGAATACTACCAGTATGTATAGTTAAAGCACCTGGGTTTGGCAGTAGGAAGAAAGAGATTCTTGAGGATATTGCTGTCCTAACTGGTGGTAAAGTAATTTCTGAGGAAGCTGGGCTAACTTTGGCTAATGCTACGATAGCAGATATGGGTAAGGCGAAAAAGATTAAGGTTACTAAGGATCTTACAACTATAGTTGAGGGGGCGGGTACTACAGAAGCAATTGGTGTTAGGGTTGCTCAGATAAGACACCAGATAGAAGCTACCGAGTCAGATTATGATAAGGAGAAGATACAAGAAAGACTGGCCAAGCTATCGGGTGGTGTTGCAGTTATTGGTGTTGGTGCAACGACTGAGAGTGAGATGAAAGAAAAGAAGGCTAGAGTTGAGGATGCTCTGCACGCTACTAGAGCAGCTGTGGCCGAGGGTATAATTCCAGGTGGTGGCGTAGGGCTGTTAAGGACTATACCTAAACTTGCTGAGTTAAATCTTGAGGGTGATGAGAAGATAGGATTGAACATTGTAAAAAGGGCGCTAGAGGAACCTATTAGGCAGCTGGCCAGCAACGCGGGTATAGATGGATCAGTGGTAATTATGAGTATAGCAAAAGCTGGTACTAATATTGGGTATGATGTTCTTAATGATGCTTATGTTGATATGATTGAAGCGGGTATTGTCGACCCTACTAAAGTTACCAGATCAGCCTTACAAAATGCTTCATCAATTGCTGCTTTGATGCTTACTACTGAGGCAGTTATTACTGATAAACCTGAGAAGGTGAATGCTCAACCCGATATGCCTCCTGCTGGAATGGGGATGTATTAGAGGTGGTAAAGTAAATTAGGTCAGTTTAGGCTCTACAATGCCCTTATTTGGGGCGTAACCAGGCCTAATTTGAATGATTTAAGCTAAAATGGTGAAAGATACTAACTACCTCATATAGGAGCTTATAATGAAAAAGAATGTAGTTATTGATAAGAAGGACAATCTACCTGATTTAGAACAATTTGGTAAGTATAGAGAAGGTTTGACAAGTGAGGAAATTGTAGAATATCTACGGCAAGTATACAATATTGTAGCTAAAAAGAAGAGGAAGATTTGCCCACCCAAAATTGTTAAACAGTTTAATGAAATTGCTGGAGTTAATACTTGCGCGGTTGGACCTGGTGGTGAATCTCTAATGTATCGTCATGATATACAGAGGTTCGCGGGGAAGTTATTTTTTAATCAGGAGACATATTTCGATTAGGAGGTAAAATGGATCTTAAAAAATTTTTAGGTAGGAGGGTAAAGAAGCTAAGAAATGAAAACAGTAAACTCGAGCTTGCTCAGTTTTCAGAACCTATGACTATTTTTATAAATCAGGTTAAATCTATAGAGATGAGGGGCAATGTTCCAATGGTGAATATAGAGGTAACTAGTAAGGTGCTGAAATCTCTTAAAGACGCTGTAGAGCTTAATAGAATGGTTGTCAGGAGTGTGGAACGACGTTTGCACCCCCAAGTGGGTGATATTATTACTGTAATAGAAGACGATCCGACTGATGTTTACAAACAGATCTTATTTGAGTTAGCACGAAGAGGAAAGATATGAAGAAGATTGATAGTGAAAACCCCATAAAACCTAACGGGCATTCTGATGTTTTACAAGATTCTTCTACAAATTATGTATACTGCTATTGTGATCCTAGAAAACCTTACAATAAAATAGTGTATCATAGTAAAGTAGCGTTTGAGCCATTTTATGTTGGGTGTGGTATACGAGGTCGTAGATTTCGTCATCTCACGTCAAATGATACTAATAAGCTCAAAGTAAATAAAATTCGTAGTATTCAAACAGAAGGTTTGAATCCTATTATTTTAATTTTGAAAGAAGGGTTGCCTCCAAGTCTGGCTCGTTCAATAGAGATGTTTGTTATAAAAGAGTTAGGTACTATAGCTAATGTTTCAGGAGTCAGAAGAGGTATTTTAACTAATTTAACTCCTGGAGGTGATGGTGGTCCTACGTGGTTTGGACGTAAGCATACACCAGAGCAACTAAAAAAGATGAGTTTTGCTCAGATAGGTAAAAAACGATCTGACAGTGTACGTCAAGCTATGAGTTTAGCTCAACAGAAGAATACGTTTAGGTCACTAGAGCATTTAGAGAAGCTACACCTGGGACATAAAAATATGCCTGATGCCTCTAGAGAAAGAATAAGTAAAGCGACTAAAGGAACGAAATGGGTGTATAACCCCGTAACGTTAGAAAGAGAACGTATTTTAATTGATTTATTAGATACTTATATGCAAAAAGGATGGAAACTTGGGCATCACGGGTTTCCAAAGGAGGAAAAATGAAAAATAAAAGCTTAATTGAATCTTTTGAAAATATTAAAGTTTTTACTAATGTGGAGCCTAAGGTTACAAAGACTTCTCAAGGCCTTGTCTACGATTTTTCAGATGTCTTATCTCTTATCCGTAGTAAATCTATTTCGGCAGAGAACGCTAGCTCGGATGATATAAAGAAATTTTGTGGTAAGAGAGGATTGAAGATTACTAAGGGTAGCAAGCAGGAACAACTTAAATTCCCGTTTGGAGAATGATAATGTATAATTACAAAATTGGTTATGGTAGCTATGAAGAGTCAAGTTATAGAGAGCTTCAGCATGAGAAAAAATTTATTGATGAAGAGATTACTGAGATGATAGCTGAGGCTGTAGTAGATACAATCAAGAAAATGAAGATGGACACTAGATATTACACTCATAATTTTCAGGATGTTTTTGAGGGTTGTTATAAAAAAGATTGCCCCGATGTATGCAAATATTTAATAGAAAAGTTTGGGTTTAAACCAATAGAATATGAGCTATTTTGGAGTGTATTTGGATGGCCATCAATTTTTGATAAAACAGATTGGGAAGGTGGTAGAGACAGCCAAAATGACCATTTGAATAAGATTACTGAAGCTGTAAATAAGGCAGGTTTTACTAGAGAAGATGATTCACATCTTTCGATGATGAATGATTATAGTAAAAAGGAAGAATAATGGATGAAAAAGTCAGATTGGAAGAATGGAAAGTACTTGAGAGAATAAAAATTTCTTATTTAAAGCATAGGGGGCAAACTTTAGATATTGCTGAAGAAACTAATCTTCCTATTGAATATGTTAAGAAACAAGTAGAGAAGATTGAGAAGAAAGAATCTAGGGATGTTTCTACTCGTATTGCTAATAACCTTACCTCTATTATTTTGCAGGGAATTCAAAGCAGGACAATTAGATTTATGGAAGAGCTTAAAAGTTTAGAAGGTAGAGAACAAAATCTATTATCTGCCTGTTGTAGCTATCCGGTAAGGGAATCTATAGTGGATAATCTAACCTTATATACATGTTTGAAGTGTGACAAACAATGTAATGCTGTATTAGCTGACAAGATAACTATTTATGAGATGAAAAACCAGATTCTAGTGCAACTTAGGGAAGAGGATCGGTTTATAATTGAAATGGCCGAGAGGATGGGTTATACCAATAAGCCTATAGAGGGGCCCTCTACTATTATCCAGGTAAAGCAACAAAATCTTGTTTTAAATACTGATGAAGATAAGAAAATTGCAGCAGATTACTCTCAGCTTAAACCTATGGATAGGGAACTACTGATAGAGAAGCTAAGGAAGGAAATTTTAAAAATTGATGAGCAAATTAAACGAGAAGAAACAACGCCGGCAGGGGATTCAAACCCACTACGATAATTTAATAGCACAGAATTACAAAGAACCGCCTGTTGATATTTGGAAATTCTTGTGTGATGATCAGTTTTTGGGAGTGAGTACTCACCAAGGGGATGATATATTTCCTATATGGAAAGATGCGCTCATCAAAGTGTTTGATGATATGTCTAAACTAGTGGTGGTTCTTACAGGATCTGTCCGTACCGGCAAGACTACTATTGCGGTTTATGGTTTGGCCTATATAATGTATCGGCTGCTTATTACACATGATCCTTGGAAGTATTTTAAAGCAACAAAATCAAGCAAGATGGCTATCATATTTTTTAACCTAAGCAAGACTTTGGGTGGATCAAGAGGTTACGCAAAACTTCAATCTTGTTTGGTTAACTCACCTTGGTTTAGGAGTCATGCAAGTTATATTAAACAGACAAAAGGTGAAGAAGAGTTGGGGTTTTCGTTATTTGAATTTTTGTTAGCGTCCCCGCTCAGCCAAGGATATGGTATAGTTGGATCTGATGTGGTTGCTGGTATTTTGGATGAGGTTGATTCGGAAGACGCCCCCCTATCCCAAAAAAGACGAGTTCTTAATGTCTATAACGCAGCTGAGATTAGGTTTAAGACTACTTTTGCTCCTACAGGGACAAGCTTAGGAAAGTTATTTATTGTTTCATCAAAACAAGATGAACTTTCATTTATGGATGCTTTTATAGCGGAGAGGAAGAAATTTCCTGAGGTGATTATATTTGATATTCCTCTGTGGGAGGCTCAGCCTCAGAGTAGGTTCTGCGGTGATATGTTTTTGGTAGCTGTTGGAGATTCCTATAACCCGCCCCAGATTATTGAAAACAACCAGGAAGAAGAATTTAGAAGTAAGGGCTACTCAGTAATAAGAGTTCCTATAGAGTTTAGGAACAATTTTAATACTGATTTGATTAGGGCCTTAAGAGATATTGCTGGTATAACTGTGGCTGGATTGAGGAAATCAAAGCTATTTGCCTCTAAACAAGATATCCTGAATTGTATGAATGATTCTACTAAACTTAACCCCGTCAAAGTTCAGGAAATAGAAACTGGATTAAATGACCCCGATGAGTTTATTAAGTATTTTGATTTAAGCAAGATTCGCCTACCTAAGAGTATACCAAGATATATACATTATGATATTGCCTTCTCAGGTGCCGGGGATGCAGCAGCAATATCTATGGCTGGGGTAAAAAAATGGAAGACATCTGATGTTCAAAATGATGATGGAACTTATCGTAAGGATTTAGTTCCTGTTATTGAAACTGATTTTACATTAAGAGTTAAAGCACATTCTGGAGATAGGATTCCTTTTTGGAAAGTTAGAAAATTGGTGTTAGATCTCAGGGCCGCGGGGTATTTTATTGCTCTATTTACAGCTGATTTGAAGAATATGTCTGAGGATACACAACAGTTGCTTACCCAGGCTGGGATAACTACTGATGATTTAAGTATGGATAAGACTCCTCAACCCTATTTTTCGTTTCGTGATCTTGTTCAGGAAGGTAGGTGGGTTTGTCATCATCTTCCTCTGTTGATTACTGAATTAGATAATTTGGAACATAATAAAATTGACGGAAAAATTGATCATCCTGATAAATTTATTGATACAGAATCTGGAGATGAGGAAAAAGTTTTAATCGGATCCAAAGATTTAGCTGATGCTACAGCAGGAGCTGTTTATGATTGTATTAAGTCAGCCAAGAAACCGATGGATATGGAGTTAATGTCTAGTTTATTAAATAAAACCGCAAGTAAACCGTTGGCTAATGAGGAGGATATGACAAAAATACTTGCACCAAAAGAAGGTGAACGTGTTATAGGTACTAAAAAAGCAGACGGAAGTATCGATAAAATCAACGACATATTCAAAAGGATCCATAACCGAGGCGGGTAATATGATGAATAAACACAAGAGTTCAGACAGCTAAAGATACGACTAGGAGCAACTTATGCAGCATGATGATTTTACATCCTGGACACCAGAACATTGTAAGAGGATTATACACGAGTATCAACATACTAAAAATAAGGAATTGTTTAATTTGCTATTGGCTAGGTATGATAAGTATTTGGTAAAGCTAGCATGGCACTACCAAAAACATTTTATATCTGTACCGCTAGAGGATCTATACCACTCTGCAATAGTGGGATTTGGAGAATTTTTAGTTCAGTTTAAACAACAGGCACCATCAAGATTAATAATGGCTGTAATAAAAGCGTATGTTAAAACAGAAATAGAGGCCCGATATAGGAGTAAACAGGAATACGAAATCAGTAATTTTAAGAGTAATAATGAGGATGAACATAGCTTAGACGATATAATGGACGCGCACTCTATCCTAGGCTCTTCTTTCTTATCTGAAAAAGAAAAGAATCTATTAATGTTACGGTTTGAAGAAAATATGACTTTCAGAGAAGTTGGCAAAAAGTTTGGTATTACCGAACAGGGGGCTTGGCAGAGATTTAAAAAGATTGTGGGGAAGATTCGTAGAGTAATGAGGAAGGAGGAAAGATGACGAAAATTTTAGGTTTCTTAATGGTTGTTGGCGGAGTTGTTCTTGGTATATGGTTAGGTGTATTTGTTTGTCTTATAGGTGGGATTGTTCAGATTTTAAATAGTTTACCACACCAGGCATTGGGAGGATATATTAATACCAACGCCTTAGGAATTGCTTATGGAATTGTTAGAATATTGTTTTCAGGAGCAATTGGATGGTTGGTGGGTACTTGTGTTGTGGGTTTGGGTTTGGCATTAATGGCTGATTAAATGAGATTGTATCCTGTAGTATTCAAAGCAGCTACCAAAGAACAGATTGCACGAAGACCTAATCCTATGAGACCAAATTTTACTTGGAGTGTTACAATTGATTTAGAAAGGGTCCATAGTATTAACCTAGAAAATGAATTGGCAAGGTTTTTGGGCAATGAAGCAAGAGTTGCTATGGATCAACTAGCTATTGATTTCCTGGTTTAAGGTGGATTATTAATGGAAACAAATGATATTGTAGTATTCAAAGCAGCTACTAAAGAACAGATAGCTAGAAGACCTAAGCATAATCTGAATAATCGTGATGCTCTTATAACTACTTGGTCACCTTATATTGAGAGCGTTCGTAATTATATGCGTAATCAAGGACATCCTTTAACTGAAGATAATGAGAGAAATATAGCTCGTTGCTTGGAAAATTCTTTGAATAGGTATATTGAATGAAACCAATATTTAAAGCAGCAACATCAGAACAGATTGCCAAACGGCCAAAATCTACGTCGAATTATCTTAATGCGGGATTTATTTATGCTCCTTATACTCCTGTGTATGGAACACCAAGAATTATTATGGATGAACTTCGTGTAAGGGCATCAATTAGGAAACTGCAGGATGAATAAAATTAATTTATGCCCACAATGTAAAACTGGAATATTAGTATGTTGTCCGTCTAAGGATCAAGTAGATGAATGGACTACATATTGTTTGCAGTGTGATTACAAAGGTCTGCACAAAAGAATTAAACAAACACTCATAGATTTCCCAGATAGGAGGGAGGAGTAATGGAAGAAATTGATTTTGTAAAATCACTAGATAAAGACGGGATTTACATAGTGGGATTTTCAAAGACTTGGAGTATGGATCAAATAAAAGAGTTCTTCGAGATAACTCGTGGTCTGGGATTACAGATTATGGGTGTCTACTCAGATGGGTTTACTCTAATGGAGCCAATTGGAGTTGATAAAGAGAAACTGAGGGAATTATTAAAATGAAAATAAAAACAGTTATTTACGGAAGAAGTAATACGATACATCGCACTAAACTTTTAAATATAGAAGTAGACGCAAAAACAGGAGAAGTGGTATCTGTTTGGTTTAGATGTTTAGCATTGCCTTTCAACATAACTAAAACAGATAAAGAAAGAACAGCGGAAATGAAAAGAATGTATAAAGAAAACAAGCCAAATGAAATTAACGCTATTGAGATATTGAATGAAAACTAAACTATTCTTCATACTTATATTGCCTTTATTGATGCTAGGATGTGCTAAGCAAGATCCTGATGAAATAAATTTAAGAAGTATCTATATAAAGTTGGCTCAGAACAACGCTTTACTAAAAGAGCAGAATGATAATTTAGGAAAAATTTTAAATATTTTAACTGCCAATAGGGAAGATGATTTAAAACAAAAAGCCTCATGGGGGACTTCTACTTCTAAAAAGTAAAGGGATGTATAGATAATAATGGTGAATAAAACGGAGGATGAATACTATGGACAAAGCCCAAAGGTTGGCGATAATACTTTTGGTTTTCTGTGGATGTTTTATAGGCTTACTGGGAAAAATAGAGGGAGTTGCTTTGATGTGTTTGGGTATTTGGCTTATGCAACTAATGCATGAAACATAATTGGAGGTATTAGTATGGGAAAGTTTGAAACCAAAACATATTTTCTAAGCCCGAAGGATGTTGAAATAATTTGGTTGGATAAGAAAGGTGATGTAATAACCGATTCAAACAAAGTTTGTATTTCTTATCTTTGGGAAGCTAAATTTACAGGAGCAGGAGTAAACATAGATCCTTTTCTAGTCCAAAGGATAAAATTTCCTGAGTTGAAAAATGATTTTAGTAGTAGTGAAAGAGAGGATTATTTGGTAGAAGTAGAGGTTATTACTGACCAGAGAGTAATAGAATGTCATGAGAAGATAAAGAAGATGGATAAATAACTGGGGAGGATAAAATGATTAATGATAGTGGTTGTGACCAGACTAAAAGAAAACCGACACAAATAGAAGAACAAATAGATTGTTGTGAGAAAGGTATATGTAATTTAGAAACTTCAATAAATACTTTAGAAAATAGGTTGGGGGGAGTGCTGACAAAATTTCTTGATTGTAAAAAAACTGAAGGAAATGTTGAAATAGAATTAGTTCCCCTAGCTAGTGTATTAAGAACTTTTGCTAATAGGATAAATAAAGCTGTGGGGAAAATTAATGATATAGAAGGTAGAATAGAGATATAGAAGATTAATGTAAAATGATGGGGGCTGGTATGAAACCAATTGATTTTAAACAATCTAATGTTGTATTCGCTAAGGATCAAGCACCATATCTTCCTTTACCTGCTTATAGAGACGATATTCAAGGAGGAAGGATTTTCCATTGTTGGGAGTTAACTATTAAAGAGAGGTTTAAAGTTTTATTTACAGGTAAGCTTTGGGTAAATGTTTTAAATTTCGGAAAGCCACCTCAGCCTTTAAAGCTTATGGTGGATAGTCCATTTAAAGACAGGAGGCTTAATGGATACAAGAACAGGTGATATAGTAAATATGGATACGGTAGAAAAGTTGAAACTTGATCCAAAGACAGCTCCGCAAGCTAAATGGTATAAAGAGATCCCACCGGAGTTATTACCACAGTTGGAAGGAATGAATAGAAAGCAACGGCGAGCTTGGTATTCACAGAATAAACATTTATTTAAGAAAATCTCACTTGAAGATATTGTGCCAATAAAAACAGTAGAGGAAAGTTTTAAGGAGAATATATGAAATACAGAAAGAAACCTGTAGTAATCGAAGCAACGCGGTGGTTCAAGAATGGTGATCATCCGCAGGATAATTGCTTCAGGCCGTTTGAGGATACAGGTGCTTACCCAACAGAACCAAGAGAAGGAGCGGTTGTTAGGTATTATCGGCACCCTAGTATAAGTGGAGTATCTATCTGCTCAAAGTGTGGGCATATGATGCATGGACATGGATGGATAGATACTCTTGAAGATGGTCATAATGTCTGCCCAGGAGATTGGATCATTACAGGAATCTTGGGCGAATATTACCCCTGCAAGCCAGATGTGTTTGAGAAAACATATGAAGAGGTTAATAACACCCTAACTAATATTAATGAAGTTCTGCAGAGATTAAAATATCCTATTGATTTAGACGGGATTTCTGTTCCAGAAGCTATAGCAGCTATAAAAGATATTTTGATTAGTGGACTGCCAAAAGAAAGAGATGTTAACCTACCTCCATTTGGGCATTATGAGCATGCGTTCAAAGAAGGTTACAATTGGTGTCTTAAAGACGTTATTAAGACAATAGAGGAGGCTTAATGGATTATATTCCGCAAACAGGTGATGTGTTTTTAGTAGACAGCAGTAAAATAGGTCCAAAGATTGTTAAGTTTCTGCAGACTGCGCCTACGCTTTGGCAATATATTTGGAGGGCTATTAGAGGCACACAGCAGACGGTTAGATACTTTCATGCTGGTATGGTTTTAAACTCTACACAGGTCATAGAGCAGCAATGGAAGGTCCAATATGGCCAAGTATCTAAGTTTTTGGGCAAAAGAGTGATTGTTTACAGATTTAAGCATATAACACCGAGTATACAAAACGCTTTGTCTATAGCAGCTTTAGAGGATCTTGGCAAGGCTTATGATATTCCTTTGGTAATCGGCAGGACCATAACTTGGTTGACAGGTATTATGTGGTTTACAGACTTTTTGGGAAGGATCACGAAGGAAGAAGAATGGTGCGTGACCAGGCTGGCCGAATGGTGGTGGCCATGGTGTAAGTTTGGGATCGGGGACCATAGTGAGATAACAACTAAGGTCATAGATGAATATTATTCAAAACATTCTGATGAATGGGAGGTGGTATACCAAAATGGCTGATCCAATTTCTCAGGACTATAAGGACGGGTATAAAGACGGATATGAAAGGTGTGAATTAGCGAAGATACATACATTGAAAACAGCTAAAGCTATACGCGAACAATGTGATAAGGATATAAAGAAACTACAGAAGATTTGTAAGCATCCTAAGGTTACTAATGATGTGTTTGAATCTTACGGTCCGGGTCATTTCACAGGAAGGGTGTTAAAGATATGTGCTATTTGTGAAAAGGTACTTGAAACTAGAGGAGGCTATCCCGATCTTGGATCTAATTTTGGTAAGGTGCAAGATCCTAAGTTTGGTGTAAATCAAAAGCCGCAGGTTCCCAGGCCGAAGGATCCTCCAAAAGGTCAAAAACCTAAGGATGAGTGCTCAAACTGCCGAGGAACTGGCCAGGTTCCTTGGGATGCTATAGGAAGTGGATATGAGGGAGATCTATTTGGTTGTAAGATCCCTGATCATATTGAGTGTGATAAATGTAAAGGAACAGGGAAGTTAGATAAGAGAAGTAAATAAAATGAAAAATAAAGCAATAGCAATAATCGGAATAGTATTTTATATGTTAGGAGTTATACTGTCTGCTGAAGATTTACAAGGAAGTCCCAGATTCCCACCAATGTTAATATTGATTTCTGGAACAGGAATGTTGATGTTCATCATTATGGCAACGATTCACCTCTGGAAAGATAAGAGATACCTATCAGTAATTCTAACATTATCAACCATCCTTTTTGGTGTATTAACAGTAATTTGCGATTATGTAAAATTAAATGTAATTATCTTAACTAATATAACTTCGGTGGTTTGGATCATCGCATACTTTTGGACAATAGTAACACTCTTTAGGAAGAGAGACTATGAAACGCTAAAGGAGAAATAATATGAAACAAGATTGGATGAAAAAAAGAACAAGAAAGATAATACCGATAGGCGGTTATGATGTGGTTGAAATAGCAAATATTGTTACTAATGGTCCACAAAGTAGTAAAGACGGACAAGAATATCGCCCTGCAAGGCCTCTGCCCTATTATTGTCTTTTAGATAGGATTAGGCTGGCTGTAGATGTTTTAAGATATAAAGCAGATGTTATATATTGGAGCGAATAAAATTAAGGAGGATTAGAATGGACATTATATGCCCTTTTTGTGGTTCAGATAATTGCGTAAAAAGCCCGGATGTGGGTGATTTTATCTGTGATGATTGCGGAGAGTATTTTACGGAAGCGGATCTGTTATAATGAATGATCTACCAGTTGTAGTATTCAAAGCAGCCACCCAGGAACAGATAGCTAAAAGGCCACGGCCCAAAAACTCTAATGATTTCGGATCATTCTCTGAGGTGCAAATGAGGATGGTTGTATTACGTTGGAAGCCTTATATAGATGCGGTTAATGACTATCTTCATCAGAACCTTTACAACCATCCAGATTATAGGGAGGAGTTTGGTAAGGTCTTATCAGAATTTAGGGAGCGGAATAGGTAGTTAGGTTAAAAATTTAGATCAAAATCAGAGCGTAGTAGGAGGGATAACATTTCCTTTTACTACGCTTTTTTGTTAATTCTTCTAACATTTTTGTTTAGTTTAACTTAGGTAGACTTATATATATTATTGGTAGGGATAAAATGTGTTGGGGGAAAACTGACCATATTTTCATATTTAGAGGGCATAATTGCTTCCATATAACCAAAACGAATACGATAAAAGATCTAAAGAACTCTTCTCCAAAGTTGCGGGAAGAGATCATTTATATATAGAGATTTGTGGGGAGTGTAAGATGCCTTTTATTCAATCTCTTTCCTTTACATCTAACTACCCATTCTGTGTAACCTGTAGAAAGCAGGCTAAAAAAGACCAGAAGTGGAAGAACAGGGTAAAAGAGCTCCAATCAGCAGACTTTCCCATCTCAGATAGTTTAACTCTCACGCCAACTAATCGCCAACTGAAAGACATATCCGATTTAACAGTAGATTTAATTAAGAAGGGGAATTAATCTATATGAATAACCCCTATGGCTACATTTATGAAACAACTAACTTACTGAATAATAAGAAGTATATTGGTCAAAAGAAGGGTAAATTTAATGGCTGCTACTATGGTAGTGGCCTTATTCTTAAAAAAGCTATTCAGAAGCATGGCATAGGTAGTTTTAATATCAAAGTGTTGACAAGTGCTGAAAACAAGGCCAAACTTGATGAATTAGAACGATCTTACATAGCTGAATACAGAAGGATATTTGGGCGTAGGGGGTTATATAACATTGCCAACGGTGGTATCAATGGTGATGTTTTGGATATTAGAGATAAAACTTATGAAGAAGTATATGGTAAAAAGAAAGCAGCCGAGATAAAGAAGAAGATTGGTGAAGCCAGCAGGGGGCATATATTGTCACAAGAGGGTAAAGATAAGATCAGTAAGGCCTTATCTGGTAAACCAAAATCAGAAGAACATAGGGCAAAGTTACGTGTTTTGATAGCTCCTAGGGAAACTAGAAAATGTCAATGTTCTTCTGAGTGTACTGAAACATTTGTTTGCAAAGTAACATCTGAGAAAAGATTTATTCAGAAACACATAAACAGGGGTGAAAATAACCCGTCTTTTGGTATGGACAGATCTGGTGAAAATGGTCCAACTTATGGGCATAAGTGGATGCATAAAGATATTGATGAAAAATTAGTAAAGGCAGATGACATCTTAAAATATGAACAACTGGGGTGGGTTTTTGGTCGTATATCTGACACTATAGAGCATAGGGATAAACTGCATCAAGCTCAAACAGGAAGAAGATATATTTATAATAAAGAAATAAATAAATCTATGAGAGTTAAGGAAAAAGATGCTCCAACATATATTAATAATGGTTGGATATTTGGGAGGGGATTAAAATTAACATATTAAAATTCCTGCGGGGAAAACTTGTTCCACCAAGGACTCCAGTAACTCCTGCTGAGGTCAAAGCAGTAGTGGGGAATAAAGATAATTCAGAGCTATTCAGGACCTATGGTATTACGAATGATGCGCTGAGACAGGTTATAGCTGATCAAAATTTAATTATATATGAAAGATCAAGCATTTATCAGGTTGTGGACCGTTCTCTTTGTTTTACTGGTGATACAAAAGTGGCCTTGCTGGATGGTAGAGATATAGAGATTAAACAATTAGTAGAAGAGTTTAATCAAGGAAAAGTTAATTATGTATACTCTATTGATAATGTGGGAAGAAGATTAGTCCGTAGTCCAATTAAATGGGTGGGTAAGACTGGAACTAAAGAAATTATAAAAGTTGTTTTAGATGATGGTTCAGAGATTAAATGTACTCCGAACCATCTTTTTATGTTAAGAGATGGTAGCTATAAAGAAGCTAAGGATCTCCAGCATGATGAATCTTTAATGCCTTTATATAGATATATAGATAACTATAAACGTAAGGGATACTGGAGGATATATAATCCGTTTAATCAGCATATAAATAAAGAAAAAGAATATTGTGTCCAGTATTTATATTTTAATAAGGATAGGCCAAAAGGAACTATTGTTCATCATGCCTTCAAAAACTTCTATGATTTTAACCAGAATAAGCTAGATGATACTCCTGATAATCACCAAATAATTACAAAGTCTGAACACAACTCAATTCACGCTGATTTACACCCAAAACAAAGTTGGATGATTATTTTGAAAACTACTAATTATGCTAAATATCTTGAGTGGTGCAGGAATATAAGTATTAGCCGGATAGCTAAAAAGATCCCTACTTGGCAAACAGGTTTGACTAAAGAAACAGATGAAAGGTTATCTAAACTATCTAAAAAGATGACTGGAGTGAAGTATCCAGAAGAGCGTACTTTCAATTCTGTTGTTACCCAATTACAGAATAAAAGGGGTATTAGTAGAGAAGAAGCTATTAAGATTTACCAATTTAATAGGACTAATATTCTATGTCCTATTTGCGGTAAATTAATGGACCCTCATAGGAAAACTTGTTCTTACGAATGCAAGTATGAAAAACAAAGAATTGATAAAATTACTCCTTGGAATAAAGGTTTAAAGAATCATAAAGTTAAAGAAATAATCCAACTAGATGTTGTTGAAGATGTTTATGATCTTACTGTGGAACCTTATCATAACTTTGCTTTAACAGCAGGAGTTTTTGTTCATAATTGCCATGCTTTGATGTCTGCGGCCTGCGTAGCCTTTGCCGATTGTGCAACTATTAGGTCCCCACTCCACGGATCTACAGTCTGGGTTACATCAGATAACAAAGAATATAGATATCAGCTGGAGAAGATGCTTGATGTCATTAATATAGAAGAAGTTATATATGATTGGGCGTGGACCTGTGCCGCATTTGGGGATATGTTTGTAGAAATCTTCGGTGAGCCTGGCGTGGGCATCGTCTGTGTGAATGATGACAACCACCCGATTAATGTAAGCCGCGTGGATCATAATGGTAGGCTTGTAGGCTTCTTCCAGACACCGCTTGGTTATGCTACATCTGATACACGTAAGCTTCTTGCTCCTTGGGACCAAGTTCATTTCAGATTACTAGGTGCCAAAAAGCGAAGACCACTTTACCAAGACCAGCAATATTCGGAATTTAGAACTATATCAATTATGACACCCGACGCTCGACGCTTGACCTCCAAGTACGGAACTTCCATTTTAGCCGACGCCCTCCCGGTATGGAAGCGATTGCGACTCGCTGAGGATTCTATTATGATTGCACGTATCATGAAGAGTCCTCAGCGTTTTCTTTTTAAGGTGGTAATACCAGATGATAACTCTAATGCTGAGGCAGTAGCTAACCTTGTCGACCAATATCAAGCGGAGATAAAACGCTGTTTGGTTGGTGACACAAAAATAGCCTTGTTGAACAATACGAATCCAACAATTAGGGAAATGGCGGAGAACAAAGAGAAATACATCGGAAAATATGTTTATAGTATAAACCCAATTACTAAAGCTATTGAGCCGGATAAAATTGTAGATGTGGTGAAGACAGTTGTTGATGCTACTGTCATGAGGGTTCACTTGGACAATGAGGAGTATGTCGACTGTACTCCGGACCATAGGTTTATGATGCGAGACGGTAGTTTCAAGGAAGCCAAGGATTTAACTCGGGGTTACAGTTTGATGCCTCTATACATGAGGATTAATGACGAAAGAAGACGAAAAGTATTTAATCCGAAGACTGGCAAGTTCTCATTGGTTTACAAACTAGTTTCTGAGTGTATTGACGGTAAGACTCCTACGGATTGTGTGGTTCACCACGAAAACGAGAATAAGCTGGACGATGATCCATCTAATCTAAAAATTGTTACTAAACACGACCACATGTCGATTCATCATCTGTTCAAGGATAAGATAATAACTAAACATGGAACGAATGAGGCTTGGAATAAAGGATTAACTAAAGAGACCGATGAACGTGTTGCTAAATACGCAAAGACTGTTGGAGAAGTTCAAAGAGACTTGTATGCTCTTGGGTTAAAGAAGGTTTGGAACAAGGGTCTAACGAAAGAGGAGGACCCGAGGATGCGTATTATCTCGGAGAAGGTTAAGGAAAGCAATCCTATGGGTCGTCCAGAGGTTCGTGCCAACGCTTCTAAGTCTAAGATGGGCAACCATAATAAGCCTCGAGTTCTGAGAGAAACTAGAATTTGTCAGTGCGGTTGCGACGGAACATTTGAATGCAAGTCAAACTCTGAGCAGACGTATATACATAATCACCACAGGAAGAACAAAAGAAACAGCCTTGATCATAACCAGAAGATTGCGTTCGCACATTCTAAGCACGAACATGCCGTTGTAAACCACAAAGTCGTCAGAGTTGAAGTCCTTCCATATACAATAGACACTTATGATATATCAACTGAGAAGAACCATAACTTTGCATTAAGTTGTGGTATTTTTGTTCATAACTCTAGGGCATTGAATTTAGATTCCACGGCTCCTAATTATCTTGATCGGTTCAATGCTATGGCCGGGGCGGAAGACCTCATATTCCCGGTTTGGGGAGATGCAAATAATCTGACAGTAGAAACTCTTGGTGGAGAAACCGATATTCGTTGGATTGCTGACGTTAACAAATTAGAGGATCAGCTTATCACTGCTCTTAAGGTACCAAAACAACTTTTGGCTGGTTTCTCAGGTGAGGGCGGAGGCGGATTTGAAGGAGGTACAGCTCTTGAGCGTATGGATATTAGGTTCTCTAGACAAGCACGTAGAGTACAGCGATCTATAATCAGTGGCCTAACCCGTATGGCTCAGATTCATTTGGCCTACCAGGGTATGGATCCAGATCTTAGCCTTTTCCAGATCCATATGGCCGAGACCTCAAGTGCAGAGGAAGTGGAACTACAGGATTCTCTTGGCAAATCAGTTGATGCTACTAGAGCCTTTTATGATATGTTGGTTGAGATGATAGGAGTAGATCTGGACAAAAAGACCTTGGTCAAATACATGAATGAGAAGTTTTGGAAGCTATCAGACCTCGATATTGAAACATTATATTTAGAGGGGGATGCTGCAGCTCTCCAACCAGATCAGCGGGATATGCCTGTTGCGGGTGTTGAGGGTCCTGGTGCTGGTGAAGAAATTCCACCAGAGGAAGGAGAGGCTCCTCCTGAGACACCCGAAGTAGGAGCAGAAGAAGCCCCCGCAGGGGCACCTGCAGCTCCTAACCCATTTAGGGAAAATTTGTCTATAAGTGATTTAAAGAGTCCTTTGCCTTGCCATAAGTCTGGCCAGATATGGGAAAGTACGTGGAAGGATATTCCGATTAATATAATAAATACTCCGTTGAACGAAGGCTCTAAATAATGCCTAATCATGTTATTAACATATTAACCTTAGAAGGTCCTTTGTCTAGGGTGAAAGAGATTTTCCGGGCCATCTCACCAGGTCCCTCCCAAGAAGAATTGGCTACTGAGGTCGATAGTCCTACAGAGCCTGGTGGGCCTTTATTCAAACCAGCTACGAAAGCTAACCTTGCTAAAAGAAGAGAAGGCCGCTATGAGATTGATTTTGAAAAGATAATACCAATGCCTAAAAACATATATAGAGGGGATGTAGGTAGCCGGGAAGAAGAGATATATGGTAGAGATAATTGGTACCATTGGAACACTAACAATTGGGGAACAAAGTGGAACGCCTATGATATGTCAAAGATTGATGACTATACTATGACATTTAACACGGCTTGGGCAATGCCAGAGCGGGTGATCAAAGCATTAAGCAAGATGTTTCCTGATGTTGTGGTAAAGATAAAATGGGCTGATGAGGATATAGGAAGCAACTGTGGTGAGATTCATTATAGAAATGGTGGAGAGATATTTGAGGATACTCCAGAAGATCGAAGCAAAGAGGCATATGAATTAGCTTTTGAAATAAACGGTGGAGGGGAATATTATACATATGATAAAGACAAAGGCACATATATTTACAAGGAAAATGAATCAAGAGTGAGCATATATCAAGCTACAGCGGATTTGAAGAATATTTTTGAGCGAATATCTGATTTGAATGAGGCTAAATGAGCATATACCAAGACACCGTAGAGTTGAAGAAAATGTTTGAACAAGGTGTGATGCCTTATTCTCCCGATGAAAATCTTATCAGCCATGAAACATTGGCTGGTACCTCTTTAAAGAATAAGCCTATAGAAACTGATGTTGATGAGGCAGAAGAAATTATATTCAAAGCTGCTAGTGCTGATAACTTGTTTAATCGTGGAATGGGTGGCGATGACACAGTTTCACTATATAATGATGGTATTGTTGTTGCAGTAGTAAGAAACGAGAGATTGATTAAATACTATCTTAGGGCAATTCGTCGTAAATATTTTATACCACTAAGTAAGGAAGAAATATCTAAAATTAATGTACTTCCTACTGATATAAATAGAAAATTTTTTAAATCTTCCGATAAAGAAGCAAAAGCAGTTATTGCACTTCCAATTAAAATGTTTAAATTAGTTAATGAAGCTGAAGAAGCTAATCCTATTTTTAAAACAGCTTCTAAAGAAAATCTTGCTAAAAGAAAAGAACAGCGTGAGTTGCGAAGATATTATTTTAGTATAACTTTAAATGGTGTAGGATTTGATCCCGATGAAGCTTGGGAAGAAGCTTTAGAGGGTTTTGCACAAGATCCTGGTGGATTCGGTCCTGATGAGATAACTAAATCAGTTAAGGTTGACCCAGATACGTTTGAAGATTTGCCTGAAAGAAAAATATGAGCTTAGATAAAGATATAACAGAGATTAAGAAAGTATTTAAAGATATTGAAACATACACGCGTTTCCCGGCTCGGTTTATTAAAAATCCGATAAAGGAAAATATTCTTGTGCAAAATGTTATAAGTAAGTCACATGACTATCCAATTGGTTTATTCTGGTATGACATTGAAAATGATTCATTGGACTATGAGCCATTCGTAAAGGGCATGTACCACACAGATACTAAAGGGTATGAGAAGAACGCTAAAAATCCTTTAGTGTTAAGGGGCCGAGTATTTAAAGATGGAGATAAAAACTACATCATTGTTTATCCAAGTGACTTCAAATCATTTAATTTTGCTATACCAAAACTTCCATCGCTACTTAATAAAGTATCAGCAGATTCCAATTTACTCATAAGCGGTATTGTAGATGAGGGTGGGTCTAATCTCTTAGAGCGAAAGAAAATATGAGTCTATCTAAAGACATAACAGAGATCAAAAAAGTATTTGAAGCTGATGAACCTATCTTTAAACCAGCCAGTCCAGAAAATATAGGCAAGAGAAAAGAAGAACGTGAGAGAGAACTGGCTAAACAACCTATTATTCCTGTTGATCAGGAAGCATATGATTTGGATGTGAAGGCTTGGGAGTCATTAAATAAGTTGAAGCGCAGGATAGAATATCTACGAGCTCATTATAATGTAGACCAATGCAAGTGTAGTTGGGAACGTATAGAACTGGCTGGTGAGGATATAGAGCAATGTGATATACCAGGAGAGAGTGGATGTGCTGATAGATATTGTTTGCGATGTGGTGGTTGGGTAGATACTACTTATTAATGACTATGAGCCTAGAGACTGACATTACGATTATTAAGCGATTGATTGAAACAAATGAACCTGTGTTCAAGGCGGCTACCCCGGAGCAACAGGCAAAGCGTAAAGAAGAACTGCTTAGCAGGCCTATGTATAAATATGGGCAAGATCTACTTTGGATGGTGAGGAAAAATTTTCGTAATCTTATTATATTCTCAGAGATAAATGAAGAGGGAGACTTTGTTATAGAGGGGCGTGTAATTGGTGAGCCACATAAAAAGGTTACGGGCCCAATTTGGCAGGAGGAGAATGGAGTTCGCAAACCTATACGCTATGTACCTTTTGCAATATGGCTACATACAGATGGTATGCTTATGATTCTTACCGATGTGTATAGTTATAAAGAGGGGATACTATGTTCATATGATGATTTTAACTGGCCGCCAAAAGAAAATATAATTGATAGGCTTAAAAATTTTATGTCTACTCAGGAGTATAAATGAGTTTGGAAAAAGACACATCAGAGATCAAGAAGCTTGTAGAGGCTAAACCAATTTTCAAAGCCGCTACATCTCAGCAGATAGCTAAAAGGCCGGCTCCCGCAACACGGCCGTTTTATATTGACTTTGAAACTTGGGTGATCCAGGCTAAGGATGAGAGTGATGCTTTTTTTAGAGCTCGTAAATATATTGCTGCCGGGGTAGTTCCCGATATTGCACAAGCCTCAGATGCCTCTGATATGGATATTACTGATGATCGTCTGGGTGATTTTATAAAACTTAGAGTCTCAGGTAAGCCTGAGTTGGGTGGTATGGGTGAGATCCCAGTGATTGAAGCTAAGCCAGTATTTAAGGCCGCTAGCTCACATAATCTCGCTAAAAGAAAAGAAGAGCGAGATAAAATTTCTCCAACAGATGATACTGTGATTACTATCGAAACTGAGTACGGTATACCCATCAGTTTTCTTATAGAAGAATGTTTGAACAAGACTTATTTAGATGCTCAGGGAGATGAAGAAAAAGTAGAGCGTATGTTTGTTACATCAGGTTTTCATTTGGTTAAAAGAGAGATCAAATCACTAATTGGTGAACTGCCTATACAGCTATTATTAGTTAAGTTTAATGGTACCGACAGCGGTAATTGGTCGCATGGTTTTGCTCTCTATTATGTTAAGTTGATGGGAAAGGTAAAAGACTTGAAACAGATTGCTAACGAGGACCAGAATATGTACTACGATTGGGAAGAATAATGAGCATAGAACGAGACACATCAGAATTGAAGAGAATGTTTGAACAAGAAGTACCGTTTAGCGGTAGCCTTTGGGGGCCTCACCCTCCAAGTAAAACTATGGTTAAGCAGGATACTGCCAAGAGGATCCCGATTGTTAAAAGCAATTGGGATTATGAGGTTACACCAGCGCCAGTTGGCAATTATGGCTATACGTTGGCTATTTATAAAAACGGCTACCAGGTATTCAAACAGTCTGGCTTTGGTGCAGAAAGCTCGGCTGCTGTTGCAGCCCGAGATTATGTTCTGGGAAAAGAGTTTGGTATAGAACAAGAAGACCAAGAATGAGCCTAGAAACCGATATTACAATTATTAAGCGATTAGTTGAGGCCCAGCCGATATTCAAATCAGCTAGCCCTCAGCAAATACAGAACAGATATGCTGAGAGGATCAGGCAAGAAGAGGAAGCTAAGAGGAGACGTGAACAAGAACGGTTAGATAAAGAAGAAAGAGCTGCTAGAGCAAAGGTAGAGGCCAAAGACAAAATGATGAGAGCTTTAAGACTTCTGGGTATGACTAAGGTTGAACATAATCCAGATGATTGGACTGTTCGTTGCACAGGTAGTAATCAAGCAGGGGAACAGATATCTATGCAGTTATATGGTGATCGTATAACTGTAAATGGAAGATATCCATATAGCAGCAGAGAGCATTATACTGGTGATGTATACGACCCTGAGAATAATAACAATAAACTTGAACGGCCGGAGATAACTATCTCAGCTGGGAAAACACCTGAGCAAATGGTTAGGGATATTCAGCGAAGGTTTACTCCTTTTCATCAGAGATATCATACATTGGCCAAGAAGAAAGCTGAGGCTGATGATGCTTATGAGTATGAAACTACTTCAAATTTGGCGGCTATAAAAGGTTCTAAGCTTAGCGAGTATGAGGAAAAAGAAAGAAGGATTTCGATTAGTTCTAGAGATGATGGAGTTTACGGCCATGTTAAAGTAAGTGGATCTTCTGTAAGTATGGAGATTAATGGCCTTACAGTAGATCAGGCTAAGAGAATAACGGCAGTAATAAAAGGAAGAGTAAGATGAGTATATATGATGATACCCAAGCGTTGAAGAAGATATTAGAGAGAGATTCTAATATTGGAGCTATTAAGTTTTCAGATCTGTCTGGTCCAGATAATAAAAGCCGGTGTTGGTCAGTTGGTCGCGGGCTGCGTAAGTGTCATAAGTGTGATAAATATGCTAAATGTGATAGTAAGATAGTCAACCCTAAGTATGATGATCTGATGGCCAGAAGAGCCGCGGCCTTAGAGAAACATCGCCAAGAGCTTGAAGCCTTGGATAATGAAATTGGCGGGATAGATTAATGAGCCTTGAAGTCGACATCACAGCTATCAAAACATTATTAGAACAAGAAGAGCTTACATTTAAGCCAGCTACCTGGGGCCAAAGACAGAAGCGACAGGTTTTGGTTAATGATAATCTTAAAAAAGAAATGGCTAAATATGGAGCAAGGTTTCCTATAGGTAGTGATGTTGTACTAAGGCTTGTTGATTCAGAAGGAGAACCACGCAGCCTAATACCTAAAGTAGGTAAGATAGATTTTTGGTTTATTGGACGGGATAGGATGGAAAGGGAACAAATGGTTTTTATGGATGTGGCGTGGAATAAAGAAAGTCAGGTACCGAATAATCCTATCTGGAACTCATCTCTAGGAGCAAATGTATTTGAGTATTGGCTATCTACTGGTGAGCTTATTATAACTCCTCCTAAGGTTCAGGAAGCCGGACAACCTATATTTAAAGCGGCCACACCCGAGCAGATAGCTAAAAGAGGAAACAATCCTATGCTTGAACCCAAGTGGAGTCCTTGGGGTGAGGTAGATGGCTGCACGACTATTACAACTGGAGTTTATTGGGTTTCCACTCCTAGCCATGGCGGGCTAATGATAGACAATAGGATTATTGGTGGGCTCCTAACTCCCGAGGCTATAAAAGAAGGAAGTTATTTTGGGGATAATGAGCGTCATTGGACTACCTATGAAGAAGATGAACAGTGCAATGTTGCTTTCTATGAACTTCAGGAGCGGGGAGTAAGCTTGATTCGGATATTTGGTAATGTCGACACTAAAGACAGTAGGATAAAAAGTCTTTCTAGGTGGCGCCCTGATTATCTTCGGTCTAGGGGCATAGAACCAGATCCTAAAGAAGTGGCTCAGCATGACACAATGGCCGAAGAAGATAAGATGCGCAAAGATAAACACCCGGATTTGATCACAGCAGCTCTAAGAGTAGAAGATAATCCAGATCAAACTCAGGTGTGGACAGCAGATGGGAAAAAATATATTGTTACAGGATATGATAGGGAGTTAAGGAATAGTCATATAATATGGAGGGGCCCACGCTTGTCTAATGTTAAGATAATCAAGGATTTAGGTATGCGTGAAAGTAGGATAAATAAAGTATTATGAGTATAGACAAAGATGCTACAGAGATTAAGAAGTTGGTTGAGGCCATACCTGTGTTCAAAGCTGCGTCTCCAGAGCAGATAGCTGCTAGGCCAAAGGATACTGGTTGGGATTATGAAAGCTTAAAAGCTAAACTACCTGATGATGTGCAATATATGCAAGATCTTGGTTTTATGGTAGAAATTGACCCCGGTGATGGTCATAGATTAGGTTTTTTCATCGGGGAAGATATATTTATGGTTGAAGATCTTCCTCATTTATTTAGAGGCATAATGGAATCAGCTCGTAAGTTATCTGATATGGTTAGAGGTCCAAAAATATGAGTCTAGAAAATGATATCACCCATATTAAAAATTCACTCTCAGAACAAGAAAACCCGGTGTTTAAGGCCGCTAGTCCAGAGCAGCTATCGAAAAGAGAGGAAGCTCGTAAAGCTGATATCCAGAGGCGGATTGCTGCCAATAAGCTTAAAGGTCCTCCTTGGGTAGGACACGAGAAAGGTATATGTCCACGATGTGGTAGTGATAATATAGATTATACTGATACAGACGAAGATAGTAATTTTATATTTCACGAATTTACTTGTAGTGATTGTGGGGCTGATGGATATGAAGAATCTGTTGTAAGGTATAAAAGTAGTGTTATAGAAGAAGACCCAGATAAGAGAAATGTTTTAACATATGATGAGCACGGTAAACTTTTAAAACCACCATACAGATGAGCCTAGAAAAAGACATAACGATGATTAAGAGTATGCTTGAAGCTAAACCTATTTTTAAGCCTGCTTCCCAGAAACAAATAGCTAAGAGGCATGAAGGTACCCCTATTCTTACTGTTATCAGTGTTGCTTATTATGCTAGCGATGACCCATCTGATTTTACGCTTAAAGACATAACTGACCCGCAAGAAATGAAAGAGATGATTTTAGGCGGTGAAGAAGTATTGATAACGTACATTGATAGTAATGAACAAGGTGGCCGTAATTCTGATGTTCTTTCTGATCTTATGGATTACGGTTTTAGAGTAGGTAGAGAAGTAATTTACCCGGAACAAGTATGAGTCTAGAAAAAGATATTACACAAATTAAAAAATTGGTAGAAGAGAAACCTATATTTAAAGCCGCTAGCAAGCAAGAATTGATGCAGAGGAAAAAGATTTGTCCATTTTGCGGAAACGGAATTCTTAAGCTAGCTCCTAAAGATTCAGGGGTGGACATCTATTGCCCGAAGTGCGGGTTTGCTGGGGACAGTTATGATTCTCAAATGGATTTGCTCAGAGAAGCGCAGCCGGTGTTCAAACCAGCATCAGATCAGAATATCCAAGCTAGAGAAGAGCAGAAGCGTACTGAACTAGAAAAGAAATTTGGGAGTGTTGAGAAAGTTGCGGAAGGTGGGCAACCTGTTAAATTTGGACCGGGTGAATACTTCCTTGGTGATATCTGTTATGCATTAGATGATGACATTTATGATAAGGTTTGGGGTAGTATGTTTAACTATGATGATGGGGCCTATAAAGTCAGAGGCTATGTATTTGCGGTATCTTCCACAGCTTACGGAGATGGGGCTTATTCTGGTACAGATGGAGTAACATATGGAGTAGATGCCGGGGTTATAGGTATAGTCCCCAAAGAACTTTCACAACTTGATAGTCATGGTGGTAGATGGATCAAAGTTAAAACATCTCTTACTTTCCAAGCTGGAGACGGAATATTTAATATTTATATAGATAGGGGAGAAATTGTTGAAATAGATACAAAAAATGATCCAAATAGAGAAGAAGATGAAACAACTGATGAATCTAAGATGACAGAGGAAAAAGATGTAGTATTCAAAGCTGCTAGTAAGAAACAAATAAATAAGCGCCCTAAGCCTGAGGCATTTTTTACATATCATGTGTTTAGTTGGGATGATGAAAATAATCATACAGATCAGTGGATTGATAGTTTACCTGAGGCCGAGGAATATGCTAAGAGGTTGGTGCGTGCCGGTTGGAGTAGGGTTAGGATAGAAGAGATTGCGGAAGATGATGATGATGGAGAAATAATTTGGTTTGGCGGGGATGAAGACTCTCCTGATTATAGTTTGAAGGATGCTGAAACAGATATAAAGGCAGGGGCCTCGGTAGATGCCAGCCTTATTGAAGCAAATAATCCTATATTCAAAGCGGCTTCAAAGAGTCAGCTTGCTAAAAGAAAAGAAGAGTATGACCGGGGTTATGCCCAGCGTTTAAAAGCTACGGAGACAATGAACAAAATGTTAGAGATGCAGCCTGAGAATGCTGAACCTTTTTTGTCAATATATTTTGATGTAATAGAGGATGATGAGAGGAAAGATGTTTTTAGAGAGTTTGTTGATGTTCTTTACAAGGAAGATAAAATAAAGCTTACAGATTTATATAATAAGTATATTAGAAATGCTCCTGAAGGTGAGGCAAATGAAATTGAGTTCTGTGAAAAGGCTGCTGAAAGAATTGCTGCAGCTGGCTTGTTTGTGTATAACGGAGATACATATTTTGAAGTGTACACTCCTGAGGAAATAGCTAACGCTATTATCTATGAATCTAATGAACCAGTGTTTAAGGCAGCTACTCCCCAACAAATAGCAGCTAGACCTCAACAAGCTCCGAGAAAGAGAAAGCTAGAAGATCTTTACCGGATAGCAGGAGAAATTGGTTTACCCATAGATAAGACTCAATTGTTTGTATCTTACATAACTCGGCGTTGGCCTGATGTGGATTATGGATATGCTAAGGAATGGGCGAAGAGATTTTTGAAAGGTGATGAATGGGTAGCCTCAGATCTTAGTGGTCGGAGTCTCCTTAGAAGTTTAAAGCCTGATCTGTACCCTGATGACCTTTACGGAAGTATGAGAAGAAGCACATTTGAATCAGAAAATCCTGTGTTTAAACCGGCTACTCCTGAACAGATAGCGGCCCGTCCTAACCTTGGTTACAAAATTCCATATGAAGAATGGTATGAGGTCTATGAGGACAAAGGTGATGATGGTGGGACAGAAACTTGGCACTCAACTCAGACTTACCGCCATGCATTAGAAATTAAATCAGTTCTTGAGAAAGATTGGCCAGAAAAAGAGTTTGGTATAGATAAGTGGCGTAGGGCGCCTAATGGTGATTCAGAACCTATTGATGATTGGAGACCTGAACAGGAACCTGTAGTAGAAGCTAAGCCTATATTCAAAGCTGCTTCTCAGGAACAGATTGCAAGTAGACCAAAACCAGCACCTGCATATAAAATAGTTGAGTATCCTACGGGTAGAATTGTAAAAGTCAGTAAATCAGCTCTCGAAGTTTTAAAATTATCAGCTTTGGTTAGTTGGGATGAAGAAGGAGAAGGTCAGTGGCAATTTGATGATAGTGATTGGGAGAAGATAGATCAATATCTTAGAGGTAATCCTATTGTAGAAGCTAAACCTATATTTAAGGCAGCTACTCCAGAGCAGATTTCTAAAAGACATCAACTACGACCACTAAGTGATGACCGAGATGATTACTTGGGTAGGAAGATACAAGATCTTAATGATGAAGATGTAAATCATATAAGTGATCTTGAATTGAACTCCTGTGATAGATGTGGAAGGATAGAATTTTCTAATGATCTATGTTGGGTTGAATTCTACTATGAGGGTCAGGAAATACCAAAGAAGATGCGTAAGTACACAGCCATTTGTCAAAATTGCCAGAGTGATCTGTTGTCCGATGAAGTAAATGAAGCTAAGCCTATATTCAAGGCGGCTACTGCAGCAAATCTTAGAGCTCGTAACTCAAGACCTGAGAAGATCCCACCTCCAGGCGGCTTTGAATATAGATTTCTGAGGTTCATAGAAGATCCAGATCCTGAGGCTAAAACTTGGAAACTTACCGGTATGGGATCTTATATTGATATGGATGATAGTGAGATTTGGTTTCATACTGATGATGATATAGATATCAGTATTTATATAGATACCAATTCGGCCATCAATGATCATCTTAATAGAGATGATGCATTAACTAAAGAATGTCAAGAACATTTTGAGAAGAGTGGAGCAATAGGTTTTGCAGGAAAGATATCTGAGTGGGTAAAATCACGAGGCTGGGAAGTTATAGAATCTGCTAATACATCTTCCTTTGACAATTCCTATTTCTTAGGTTCAGTATTTGAGTATACAACATTTGAAGACGCATACGATGATAGGGGTATTGTTATCATGATGTATCTGGGCGGGGATGTTAGAGGAAATTATGCTTATCCAATTGTATATTTTGGGGATGTGGAGGATTTTTTTAGTTCTCACTGGATAAGTGATTATAAGGAAGATACAGCCAACTTTTTTGGATATCAATATTACGATGATCTTATTTGGGATATTAAAAAATATCGCGGCTCAATCCCTGAGGGTGAAAATCGTCCTCATGAAGTAGAATCTCCTGGCCAGATAAGATGGAAAATGAATAATGAGAATCCTGCTGAGACTTATACTGAGGCAAAAGAAGTTGTGAGTGTGAAATAATGGACCTTAGTTCAGAGATATACCAAACTTTGTTGTTAGAACCTGGAGTTGCAAATATGAGTGATGAAAAACATTATATTGATGAGATTGGCACAGATGTGATTGTGGATTGCGGGCAAGATATCAGCACAGCTACTGTCCATAAATTAGAAGTTAGAAAGCCCGATGGTACGACAGATGAGTGGGATGCTGAACCCTATACGATAGATGATGAACCAAACTACCTTATATATACTACAATAAGTGGGGACTTCGATCAGGCTGGTTTATATTCTATCCAGTCTTATATTGAAATGGATGGTTGGGAAGGAAGAGGACAAACAGTGACTTTTGAAGTGTTTAATAACTATGATCTGGACCCCGAAATATGAGCTTAGAGAAAGACACAGTAGAGATTAAGAAATTGTTTGAGCAGGATGATCTTTTATTCAAACCGGCATTACCTGAGAATCTTGCTAAGAGAATAGAGCAACGTGTTAGTAACCGTAAGCCTACTGAGGATTTTTGCCCTCATTGTAAAGCTGATTTACGTAGTGAAACTATTGGGGTGTATTCAAAAGAAATAGAGGAGTCTACTGTTGGAATATATTGGAATTCTAGATCTGGTATGTGGGAATGGGGTGATAGGAATTATGGTAATGGTGAAATTACGGGTTTTTTCTGTGGCAAATGTGATGGAAAAGTGAAGAGAGAAAAAGACTTTGACCTTGAGGATTCATTATGAGCCTAGAAAAAGATATTACGATTATTAAGCAACTAGTGGAAGCACAGCCGGTATTCAAAGCGGCTAGTTCTGAGAATCTTGCTAAGAGAGAGGAGCAACTTCTTAATAGTGACAGACTACAGAGAGAAGCATTATCAAACGCACTAGACAAAAAGGATCCAGATATTATATGGTTGGTTCATTATATTGGTCATCATTATAATGGTTGGGAAAAAGATGAGGTTAACAAACTTTCCCTTCCAGCAAATGTTTATGAAGATGGTGTTGTTGCTTATACATGTGATGGAAACGCATATATTGTTACAGGATATGGTGAAGAGTATGACGCAGCATTCCTTCGGGGGGAGCATGAACTACCTCATTTATCTAATGTTACAGTAATAAAAAAGTTAAATAGGAAAAGATGAGCCTAGAAAAAGATATTACGATGATTAAGCAACTAGTTGAGCAGAATGATAATCTAGTGTTCAAACCAGCTTCACCTGAGAATATTACTAATCGTGAAGAAATAATGAGGCAGAAAGAAGAAGATGCAAAGAAAGCACACGCTGCGGCATTATATGACAATGCTGAGATGCACCTTCCCGGTTGTGTTGAAAAGTTGAGACAAAGATTTGGTAATGAAGCTTTGGTCCAGACAGCAATTGCTTATGCTGATAGTGAGGAACCTCAAATGTTACTCGGGGTGTCAAAAACACTAAGTATACGTGATATAGATTGGGATGGAGTGTGGACAGATGCTAAGACTTTTTTAGATCAATGCAAGATAGTTGGGGGGTATAACGGGTTTAATATTGATGTTGCTAATGATTTAGTGTTTTACTTCAAAGGTAAGGAGTTTAGACTAGCTAGAGAAGGTTCAGTGGCTGTTTATATTAGGCCTGTTGAACAACAGAAGTTTAATTATCTGAATAGTGAGACAGGTGCCCGAACTTATAAATTTGATGAAGCAAGTCTTGAGGGTGGAAACACAGTACGATTATGGTGGGATTAGACTATGAGCCTAGAGAACGATATTACACAAATTAAAACTTTAATGGAAACCAAAGATGAGTTTAAAGACTATGAAGATCTTAGCCCCGAGAGGCAGATAAAGAAACACATCGAGCAGGTAGAAACTTTTATGAACAAACTGTCTGCAGAGATCAAAGAGCGGGGCAGGAAGCACGATGCCAGCAAGCTGGGTGATCAGGAGCTTCCTAAGTGGGAAGATTATCTTCCCAAACTAGCTGGTATGAAATATGGAACGCTTGATTATAAGAAGGCCTCGGAAGCTATGGGAGATGTTATAAAAATACACCACAAGGCCAACCGTCACCATCCTGAATATTTTAGTGATGGTATGAAAGGTATGAACCTTGTAGATCTTTGCGAGTTATGCGCGGATTGGGCAAGTGCTGCTCTTAGAACTAATGGCGGTAATATTGAAAAGTCAATTGATGATAATAAGAAAAGATTTAATTATGATAATACTTTGGCGTCTATTTTGAAAAATACAGTTAAATTATTTAAGGAAAATAATAATGAGTGAATTATGTAGCTTTGGATGCGGAAATATTGCTGTAGTCCAATTCAAGAGCAGTGGTAAATTTTGTTGTAGTAAGAGTGCTAATTCTTGCTTCGCTCAGCGTCAGAAGAATAGTTTAGGAAATAAAGATCGTAAGTTTTCTAAAGAATCTATAGAGAAAATGAAGCAAACTAAAGCCGAACACCCTCAGAAACCTTGGAACAAAGGTCTGACTAAGGAAACTGACGAACGGGTTAGAAGGTATGGAGAAAACGTTAGTAAATCGTTACAGGCAAATGATAAAATTAGAGGAGAGAATGCTTCTAATTATATAGATGGAAGGTCTTATAAACCTAATTTTTGTGTAGATTGCGGTGATCAAATTGAACCAAGAACAGAAAGATGTATGGAATGTAAAGCAATACATCAATCAAAATTAATGAAAAATGGTGCGCATAAATTAGATTGTAGTTGTCCATTTTGTAGAACTAAGCGTGGTGAATGTTGGGGGGAAGAAAATTCGCAGTATATAGATGGGAGAACACCTTTACGTAATTTGATAAGAAATTTAGATGAATCTTCTCAATGGCGTGAGGAAGTTTTTAAGCGAGATAACTATATTTGTCAAGAATGCTATAGATGTGGTATTAAATTAAATGCTCACCATATAAAAGAATTTAATAAAATCTTAACTGAATTCTTACAGGAATATTCTCAGTTTAGTCCAATAGAAGATAAAGAAACGCTAGTTCGCTTGGCACTAATGTATGAACCTTTTTGGGAATTAAGCAACGGCAAGACGCTATGTGAAGAATGTCATGATAAAACAAAAGGTCGAAAGAAGCTTTTAGAAAAGGAATAAGAAACGGAATGGTTCCGGTTCAAGTAACAAGCAGTATAACAGAAGGAGTAACAAGAAATGGCAAGAGGTAAAGTGAAATGGTTCAGTAATCAGAAGGGCTACGGGTTCATAACCGCGGCAGACGGGAAAGACGTTTTTGTGCATTTCAGTGCAATCCAGGGAGAAGGATATAAGAGTTTAACAGAAGGACAGGAAGTGGAGTTTGAGGTTACGGATGGTCTAAAAGGTCAACAAGCTGTTAACGTTAGAAAGATTGTGCCTATAAACGAAGTAAAGGTAGAAACGCCTGCTGTACAGGCCTAGAATACCCTTATTTGGGGCGTAACCAGGCCAAGGTTCAATTATAAGGAGATAAAAGGTATGTTGAGTTGCCCAAGGTGTAAAAAGTCGCTGGTAGCAATGGATAACCATCAGTTTGCTTATTGCCCAAAGAGGATTATTGCTACTAAATCCGGACCACCTTATGATCGTAAGATTAGGGTGGAAACAGCTCCTGATTCGGGGTGTGGAGTGCTAGTGCAAATACCTCAAAGTGAACATGACTATTTGCATGACTTGGATCTCAAGTATAGGCCTTGGGAAGATAAGACTGAGTGCAGCGGGGTTAAGAACGATCTCAATTCTCGTACAACTGTTAATGGATAATTTTCCACAAAGGGAGCTCTTGAAGATTTTCTTTAACGCTGTACTCGGTCAACTTATAATTAGAGGAATAAATGCTATGTAAATGTGGATGTGGAAAATATACGAAAGAAGAACATAATGAATATTGTCGTGGGCATCATCCGCACTCACGTATTAATACAGCGGGGGAAAATAACGGAATGTGGGGTAAACATCCTACTAAAGAAACGAAAAATAAATGGAAAAACAGGTCGGTTTGGAACAAAGGGTTAACTAAAGAAACAGATGAGCGTGTAGCTAAATATGCTATATCACGTAAACATCCTATTTCTTGTAAGTGCCCTTGCTGTAAAGGTGAGCGCGGAGAATTAACAAAAGAAGAAAAAAATAAATGCGGTCAGAGAAGTGGTGAAGGTAGACGTGGTAAACATCTATCTGATACTCATATTCGCAACGTTTTAAGAGCTGGGTGTGAACACCCTAATAAGTTTGAAACTAACGCTTTGCATTATATAAATACTATTTATAATAATAAATTTACGTATACCGGTGATGGTTCTTTAATTATTAATCACAGATCAGCAGACGCATATTCAAAAGAATTAAATACAATAGCACTTTTCCATGGTGTGTACTGGCATTTAAGAAAAAAAGGATTGGATATTACAGAAGAGAACAAACGGGTTGTGGAAAAAGTAGATTCTCTTCCTTTTACATCAGCTGGCTACAAAGTAATTTTTATTTGGGAAGATGAACTATACAAATTATTGGAGAAGAAATGTCAGATGACAAATTAGAGAGTTTTGGTTCATTACTTGAGAGAACTCTAATAAACAGAGGCCAAGAAGAGATTAAGCCAGTAGACTCTCCTATTGAACTTAGCGATTCCGAACGAAGCGAGATTTTAGAACGTTTATCACAAACGCGGGATAAAGGTCCGTTACAACCCCCTTCTAGCGGACCAGAAAGTGGAAGTGATCAAGATTTGTCCACTGCTTCGTTCGGCTCGCTTTTAGAAAAAACCATAGAACTGCAAGAGAAATTGAAGAAGGATGAATCCTCAGAAAATGATGAGATCCGTGAAGCGGTAATAGAAAAGTCCAACATTGATATGGTCAATGATTTACTTAAACGGTTTATAAGATGAGCTTAGAGAAAGATATAACAGAAGTTAGGAGATTGGTTGAACAGGATGAACCAGTGTTCAAGGCCGCTAGTCCCGAGCAGATAGATAAACGTAGAACAGAAGCCGATAAAAAACATATAGCTTGGGTAAGATCTCTGCCGAGAGTTAAACTTTACGCATTATGCTCGGATCAGATGGATGCTTGGGTTGATAAAAATGTTGGGGAGTTTTATTATGATGATGAAAATGATGGTTATTTTGATGACGCGGGAGTTGAGGTGACTAGAGATGATATAAGAGATGAGTACGCAGAGGCTAACTCTGTTAGTATGCACGGTAGCTGTGAGATATTCGACCGTGAATCTCTTGAGTCATTGGGAAAATCTATAAATGACGTGCTTATGGTAGCACCTCTGCCTCCTGGAAGGAATAGACCATAAAAAGTATAACTATGAGCTTAGAAAAAGACATTACAATTATAAAAGAGTTGGTGGAAGCAAATCCAGTATTCAAAGCCGCTAGCCCAGCTAATCTTAATAAGAGGCAAGAGTATATGGAGATAGAGCAGGCTAAAGAAAGAGAACGTCTTGCGATAGAACGAGCCAAAGAAGAAAAAAGACTAGCAAGAGAACGAGCTGATCGGTTTAAGGAGTTAGGACCAAAATTGTACAACATAATGCAGCTTATGCCGACTGTTAAAAGTCTTGATGACGAATATATAGAGTTATCAGATAGTGAGTTCAAAGGTAACTATGGTAAGATTGGAGAATATGACCATCCTACGCAGGTTTCCTTTAATATAAAAATTTATGGGCAAAGTATTCCTGATGATGTCCGTGATAAGTTGGAGAAGTATGGTCTCGAGAACTCTGCCTATGAGATTATGAATGAAGATATGAGTTTATATGCTACAGATTTCTTTGATAATCTCCAAAGTCAATATTCTTTTATAAGCAATTGGTATCAGGAGGGAAGATCAAGCGGCTGGGTAGTCTTTGAGATTGATGATGTGGCAGGAACAGATGATGCGCAGCAATTGATGTATTATTTTCAGGATGCTGACACTGCTGTAAGAAATACAGAAGATTGGAATGATAATGATTTTGAAGCTGCATACATCCAATTAAAATCATATGCAGTAAATCTGAAAAAGCGTATTAGTAATTTAGAGAAAATCGAAAAGAAGATTCTGAAAGGTAAAAGAGATCTTATAGCTTGGCAAAGTTCAAAAGAATATTGGGATACATTTTTTTCTAATTATGAAGATGATATTGCAGAACAGGACGCAAAGGAACAAACTGAAAGAGAAGAGCAAATACAATCCGAAGTTGGGGAGGCTGGATAAAATGTCATTCGAGAAAGATATTACAGAAATCAAACGATTAGTGGAACAGAGCTACAAGGAACAATTAGAGACCCAGGCTGGAGTAGAAGTAGAAACAGAGACTAAACCTACTGAGGTTCCTGTTATTACTCCATCAGTTCCAGAGCAGAAACCTAAGAAGCCTATATCACCTATAAAACCGGTTCCGGGTATCCATCCCAAACCAAAAGCGTTGCTAAACGCGGATGTATTATTATTCCTTAAAAAAAGGAATCTATTGGGTAAACTTAAAGGTAATAAAGTGGTAGAGGCCGCTCCAGGAGAACCTGAAAAAGAATATGATCTAAATGTAGTCCCACCTGAAAAACAGGAGTGGATACAAACAGGTGATGAGACCCTGAACCAAATATTGCCGGGCCTGCCACCGGAGCAAAGGGATTATCTTATTAAGATAAGCAGCGATAGCTATACTGAACTTGTAGATAAGGTAGAGGAATTTACAGGGTTGAGGGTTACAACACATAATGTTCCGCAGCTTGTGGGTTTGGTATTGGAGGCCCTACAAGAAGTCACAGCTATAGAAAGTAGAAATAAGAATATTTTTGAAGCTATGGCGTTACAATTAGTATTTAGTGTCCCTGAGTTTAAGATCGTAGAACAGGCCTATAAAGATGGTGAGATAATAATTGATGCTAAGATTGGACCTGCTGATCTAACAAGATTGACCAAACCTGAGGAGGAAGAAGAAAAAGAAACAGAGGAGCTTGAGGGCTTGACCAAAGATGAAGAGCTTAATCTTAAGATGACTGAGTTCTTAGAAGGGTCTTCTGATGATGATATTAGGAGAAGATTCTCCAATCTTATGATCTCAGGCGGGGCAGTCGGAAAACTATATCTGTTTAATATGGTTTCTGACAAATTGAAGAAGATGGATCCTAAGCTTCCTGCTTTATACGCTCTTTTGTCATCGATGGTTCATCTCGGATACTGGATCTCTCCCATGGGTGTTGAGCAAATAGCTGCTGGCAGAGAAAATATGAGTATGGGGTCTGAAGAAGTTATACCTCAGGGTGATAAATATATAATCAAAGCTAGGGGTGTAACATTCCCATTTTTGGTCCATGAGCTGACTAAAGGAATATATGAGTATCTATCACTAGATCCTAACCTCCAGATTTCTATGGGTAAAGAAAAGGTTGAGGATGAGACAAGAGACTTTATGGCTGGTCCTGGTGTACACAAAACTGTGATTTCTTACATACCTGATGATAAACAGGAGCTTATTCCTATAGTGCAAAAGAAACTTGTGGCTATGGGGCCTGCTGAGATAAGAGATGTACTGGCCAAGAATGCACGTGGGCAGCAGATAATGGCAGGTCTGATTGACGCGGCTGAGAAAGAGTGGAGCGGTTATAAAAAGTCTAAAGCAGATTATGAGAAGATATGAGCTTAGAACAAGATATTACAATGATTAAAAGTTTAGTTGAGGCCCAGCCGGTGTTCAAACCAGCTACTCCTGAGAACCTGACTAATAGGATTGAATACCAAAGGAAAGAAGAGGAAAGGTTAAAGGCTGAGAGAGCTGAGAAGCTTGGTCCTCTGTTCAAAAAACTTGCTGATAAGGTTGTTTTGACGAGGAAGTGGCTAAATATCTATGAGCAGACTTTGGAAAGATTTAGGCATCATTCTGATAGGAGTGTAGAGTATCATGCAGGAAATTATCCTACTACAGTATCTTATAGGATTAAGGTTCATGCTTGGCCATCCGACGAATTTGTAAGACGAATGGAAGAAGAACATGATATAGATAGGGAGGAGATATACAATTATATGTATGAGGAGTTTAGGAGAGAGCTAGAAGGTTTTGTGGGCATAGAGCAAAGATATGACCCTCAAACCAAAAAAGAAGTTAATCAGCTAACTGGTGGGGGACTGGCAGCTGATTATCCAAATCTTATTGAAGATTTTCACCAATCAGGGCGATCTGGTGGGTGGCTTACTTTAGAGCTTACTGATCTGGGGTTTGAAGATTTTGATAGTATCGAATACGATGTTAATAATGGTGAATATGCTAAAACTCCTACCTATAGTAGTGGATCCGGCACAGAATCTATCGAGGGTGATATTGAATTTGTTGATGGGTTTAGGGCCGATTTGAAGAACAGAATAGATGCTTTGCACGAGATAGATATGAAGGTGCACAAAGGTGTTAAGGCCATAGAGAAATACATAGAATCTACCCAATTTGAGGAAGATTTTAAGACAGCTTATGATATTGCGGAATCTATAGGGATAGTTGAACAAGAGGGTTTTGTATTTAAACCAGCTACACCTGATCAACAGGCAACGAGGTTATTCCCCAATAATCCAAAATACAAAGAGAAATACTTAAAAGCCTTGGTTAATAAAGAAGACCAAAATAAGCTCTGGAAGTTGAGACAACAGGCTAAATATGAAGCTGATAGGCCAAGAAGAGAAGCCGAGACAGCACGTGTTAGGGCTTTCTATGCATCACTTCCTTATACTTATGAAGATATTATCAAGCTGCCTGCTTACGAGAAAATTATGGATCTGCAGGGTGTGAAAGATGTTACTGGTCCTATTATGAAGGAACATAAATCAACCACTTTCAGAATAACAGTGGGTGAATTTTTTAATGAGTATACAGTACATGCTAATGGAACTATAAGAACATCTGTTCATGAAAACCCAAGCGTTCTAAAAAGAAATCCTCCTGCTATGACGTTGGAAGCTTACAACGCTCTTTTGAATAGGCTATATGATACAATGTATAAATTTTACGCTTACAGAGGTGGCAGCGCCTTATACAGGTATGGTGTTTATCTTAATGATCCTTTTAGGCAAGTTGACACAGTATACTACAGGAGAAAAAAAGATCGTGATTATGTTAGACGATCATTAATAGATGACGGATACAATCCAGACATATTTGTAATTTTTACGGGAATAAAGAAAGGGGAATTGGTTCGTGAAAACAGATAAGTATTATAGTCAGAAAATACTGGAGCTAGCCAGAGGTGAGCATACTGGCAAAGATTGTATTTTGGTCACTGATGCTATGCAAGCATACGTCCAGAGAAACTATAGGAAGGTCGACGAGATATTAGAAAAGTTGAGTGATGACTATCAATTATTAGAGAAATTGATTGAGAAGCTAAAAGGAAAGTCAACATATACGGGATTACGCCAACTGCTTGAGGGCAAAGACCAGTCAAATGAGCAGGCAATTATATCAACTAGTTCCTTGATCTGCCACGCGGCTATAGAAATGAAAGAGCATAAGGAATACAAAAGGCTGCTTCCGGGTCTCTATAAAAAGTTAGGGGTATTGATCAATGGAAACAGCTAACGTTATTAAATGTGATAAGTGTGGTAGTGAAAATTTGGAGAAGACAATATGGAGATCTCCAAGATCATACTTTTCTAGGGAAGTTGAAATAACGATGGCTAAATATAATTTAAACCAGATTCCTGTATATAAATGTTTAGATTGCGGTTCTGAGATGCGAAGATGGTAAAAAAGAATAAGAAGAAGCTGATCAAAAAGAAGAGAGTCCCAACGATTAAATGGGGAGAGGTTAAATGAGTTTAGAATATGACGTTACTGAGATAAAAGAGAGTGTTGAACTAAGAGAGATGATGCTTGCTGAAGGATTTGCTAGAGCAAAGGAATTGTATGTTGACACAAAAAAGATGCCTCTTATGGTTTTAAAGAGACTAGCATCTAAAGACCCCACTGAGCAGAAGAAGTATATAGAATGGATGGCTAGAGTATATCTTACACAAAGAAGCTCAAGAGGATTTGAGGCCATTGCTAAGTTTGATGATCTATGCAACAGAGGTAAGATCCAGCAAAAAGATATTAACCAGTACAGGACTTTGGAAGATGTTGATGATGCTATAAGCCAGGTATTTGCTAAGGAAGAAACATCAAAGAAGTCAAAAGAGCAAGAATTTAGGGAGACAGTAAAAATAGATACAGAAGTGTTAAAGATGATAGATAAGACTCCTAATGAGGTTAACCCCGATGGATCAAGAGGTGATCTGTTTTTTGAGAATGACAAAATAGTTATTGCCTGCCCCAGTTCCCAGGCCAAGAGTGAACTATATGGCAGGAATCCAGATCCGGCATGCCGCGGGGATAAACCTTCTTATTGGTGCACCGCTACTCCCGGGCAAAGATATTTTGATTCTTATTGGGGCAGCCAAGGTAATGTTTTATATTATATTTTGCCTAAGACCCCAGATGCTGTTCTTTATGACCCAGAGCCTGGTCACGCTGATAGGTTCTCCAAAGTAGCCATACGTATTCAATCAGATGGAGGTGTTGCTGAGATCAGGGATAGGTTTAATATACTTGTTCCAGATGATAAATGGGCGCAATTGTGTAGGTTATGGGGGATTTCCCCTAAGGTATCAAAGTCAACTAAGTGAGGAGTTTAAATGGATAAAACAATATTCGAAAGAGTGTTTGATTTTGTAAATCCCGCAAATAAAAAAATAGATGAAGATTCAGCATTAGGTCCTTCTTTTCGTAAGAGCAGATGGAGCCATAAACCTAGAAAGAACAGTCCTTGGAGGAAATTCAGTTTTAAGAATAAAGAAAAAGGCAGGATGAAGAGTGATGTTCTTAGTATAAGCAAAGCTGAGTCTCAGAGGGGGGCAAAGCATGATTTACTAACTGGTAAGCTCAGAGGCAGAGAAGAAATGGATAATGAGACGTTAACTACCCAATAAGATTATGAGCTTAGAAAAAGACATTACGATTATTAAGCAACTGGTAGAAGCCAAACCAATATTTAAAGCAGCTTCTAACGATCAGCTAAAGGCTCGCGGGTATACGGGCAAGGAATATTCTATTTTTATTGGTGATATGTATGATGGCACTGTCAGTGATAAAGATACAGCTATAAGAATAGCTAGAGGTTATAAATATCCGGGCGTAAGAGTATATGAAGTTCCAGTGGGTTCTGGTATGGCCAGAAGTGTTAATGGTCGTTTGCCTGTTATAGTATTCCCAGTCTTACCCGAGATTGTAGCAGAGGCTAAGCCGATCTTTAAAGCAGCATCACCAGAGCAATTGGCTATTAGAAAATCTATACGTGATAAAGATTTGGCAGCAATGCACGCGGGTTGGGCAGAGACAGCAAGATTAGAACTATCTCAATTATTAGCAGTTGAGATTACTTATAGGGAATATGAATACTATGAGGGTCTCGACGCAGTAGCTATGGAAGTAGTTAATGGCAAAGGAAGTAATGGCGAGAGCGCGTGGATAGTATTTGCAAGCTTAGAAGAAGCTGAGATGGCTGCTTATCGCAAAGTTGGAGACGATTTAAGAATGGAGCCTGGAATATTTGAACAATCTTGGCTACAGAACTTTATAGAAATTAGTGCTACAGATAAGAGTATGCTTGCTGGGGAAGAAGCTGATGACTATGTTGATAATGTATTAAGTGATGAAGAAATCCTTGAAGAGGCCGGCGTGAAATATGAATATGATGAGCTACAGGAACAGCTGGATAATCTTGACACCGAAGCTGATGATGCGGAAATATTAGATAAACAAGCGGAAATATTAGATAATGCCAAAGAAACTATTCGTAGTAGAAAACAAGAGGAAATTGAACGAGCACTTGAAGATCCTGTTGAATACTTTGTAAATGAACGGGGTATATATACTATTGAAGATTTATTTAAAGCAGCTTTTATACAAATTAATGTTGATGATGCCGCTGAGGATGCGGTGGCTACGGATGGAATTGATAAGTGGCTTGATAACTATGATTCTGCAGGTGTTGAACTTCCATCAGGTGCAATAGCTTATGGGACAAACTAGACTATGTTAAAGAATTGTTTTCATTGCTGTAAAGAGATAAAAATAAGACCTTGTTATATTAAGGATAAAAATTTTTGTTCTAAAGAATGCTATAAGGAATATTTAGCTTCTATACGATATATAGATAGGGTTTGCGTGGTGTGTGGTAAGAAGTTTAGGGCTTTATCTACAGAGGTGGGAAGAGGCAAAGGCACCTGTTGTTCTGTTAAATGCGCTTCAAAGCTTAGTTCTGCAACTAAGAAAAAACTGGCTACTGTAAGAGTGTGCCAGTCATGTGGTAAGCAATTTGAAGCAAGAACAGATCAAATAAAGTTGGGAAAGGCTAAATATTGTTCAAATAAATGTTTTGGTCAATATCTAAAAACAATATTTTCTGGCCAGGTTCGTTCTCTCAGGATAAAGAAAAATTGTAAAATATGCGGAGAAACATTTGAGGTTACTCCTTATTTTAAAGATAGGGAAATATGCTCAGCACAATGCCGAGCTCTTAATGGTAGCAGGCACAATAAGTATAGTGATAGTAGTATAGAGAGAAAGATAAAGAGTTGGTTAATAGAAAATAAGATTAAATTTAATTTTCAATATCGTGTTCCTGGTGTAGCTTTTCCTGATTTCTTTGTTGAAGACAGATTATGTATTTTTGCTGATGGTGATTACTGGCATAATTATCCTAACGGACTTGATAAAGACAGACACCAGGATATTGAGTTGTCTAAGAAAGGTTTTAAAATTTTGCGATTTTGGGAACATGATATTAATGATAATTTTGAATCTGTTACTAGTAAGATTAATTTAGAACTAACGGGAGAAAACAAATGAGCTTAGAAAATGATATTTCAAACATAAAACGTGGATGTGGTAGTGAAGAAGTATCTGAGAGGATGAAATGTAGGATTTGTGGTAAACCAGATGATAGTGGGGAATGCGATAACTGTATAAAGAAGAGATCTGGGAAGAAAGAGCCTAAGGATAAGAAATGCAGGACATGTGGCAAGCCAGATTCTAGCGGTGAGTGTGATGGTTGTATAAAGAAAAGATCTGGAAAGAATGAGCCTAAAGTAACTAAAAAAGTAAAGGAATCGGATGAGATAAAACAGCCTGAAACATTAAAGATCGATCAATCTACTGTAGTGTTTAAGAAAGATAATGGTTTTGTGGCTAGAGAATCAGTTGATTTCAGATCTATCATAGACGGGGTGAACAAAGATATAAGAGAGGGGTATGGTGAAACTTGCGGGGTTCTTCCGGGTGAAGATGAAGAAATCGTGGTGGAAGATCCTAAAAATGATATTGAAATAACAGATGATGAAACTGTAGAAAAACCGGAAGAAGTAATACAGGTACCTACTACTGACATTCAAGGCCAAGATCAGAATATTAGCCAAGAAATGGATCAATCGGCTGCCAGAAACGCGGAGGTGGTGGCCAAAGAAGAAGCTTTGAAACAAGAAGTTGGCCAGAATAATGCTCAAGAACAAGCGGATGAGAAACAACCTACTACTCAACCTCAGGCTTGTGAAACAGAGAAAATAGCTATTGTAGAAGAACCTAAAGAGGAATTGGTTGTTGAGGAACCTAACGGTGAGATAGCTATTGAATCTAATGTTGGTGAAGGAAAAGAAGAGCGTGGTAAGCGTGATGGAACAGGGCCTTATAAGTATTCACGTATTAGACAAGAAGGATTTACCAAAGGTAGACGGAGAATGGCTGGAAAAAAATGTGTAATAAATAAAGAATCAAAAGAAGATTTGGGTAAGTTAATAAGCTGTAGTAGCAGTGATAGTTCAGCGGATAGGTCAATAATTGAATCAAAATATAAAGATCAAGAAGCTCCAGATACTGATCAAGAAGCTGCTTTAAGACACGCTAACAAAGGTGAAGAAGATATAAAAAATAAAAAAGCAGCCAAAAAGAAAGTTAATGAACTGAATATTGCTGATACAGAAGCTACAAAGCATGAACTAGAGAGAATTAAGAATAAGGGTGTTAAAAAAAGAAAAGGATCTAAGAACAAAAGCCTTTTTTCCTACCCCACAGATTTGGGAGTAGTTAAACTATCTCCCACTGAGTCTAAAACAAACGAAGCAGGCGCCTACGATGTAATGAGAGGACAAGCTGGTCCTAATAGAGTAGTAATCAGATGGAAATACGCAGATTCCTCGGGAACTATGTCAAGTCATTTTGCTTCTGTCGAGGAGTTCCTAACTCAGAACGCAGATGGCCATAGAAAAATAGAATGGTATCAGGTAGGTAATGGTGAGAAAGTTGCGATGACAGAATCTAAGTTAGTTGGTATAAACGAATCAACAGAAGAAATAATCCAGGCAATTACAAATGGCACTGATCCATATTTTGGCTATGCACACTTCCACTCATCTAATATGGCAGATTATACTTTGATGTCTTCAACGATTTCAGATATGGTTAATGTTTATGGTATTAATGAGGTAGAGGCAGCTGATATAGTGCAGGCGTTGACTCACGGAGATAATGAATCTAAGACATATCCGTTTGGTGTATCAGAGCTTTCGGATTTTCGCAGTATATTTGAGGGAATTAATAAAGAATCTAAAGTTAATGAACGAAATAATATGGAATGTTTAAAATGTGGATTTGAGTTTGCGGGTTCTATAGGAGACGAATGCTCTAAATGTGGAGCTAAAAATGTTCATGTTGTTGATAAGAAAGAAAATTTAGAACCTAGACGCAGAGGTAATCGTTATAATAGAAAAAGATTTGGCGGGGATACAGGAGTAGATGCTGATTTTAGAGAGTCTAAAATTAATGAAGAAGAGGCATTGGCAGGTCCCAATGCTACTGTTGCTCCTGACGCTGGGGCACTTCCTCCAACTAATGATGAACCAAAAATAGACCCGGCTCAAAATCCTGAAACACATGATAATAACGATCAACAGCCCGATGCTGAAGAACACGGTGAAAAAGAATATTTAGGTAAGAAAGGTGATGACGAATATTATTACCTAATGGCTACATCTGATGAGGGAGATGGATCAACAGGTGGAGTAGCTACAGAGAGTAGAGTAAATGAGAAAAAAACTAAATGTAATGCTTGTGGAGCTGTAGGTAACGATATTCCTGGTGGGCTTTGTCATGCTTGCCAGAAGGGTACTATGGAAGAAATAAAGGAAGGAACACTATTTGTAGACGCTAGCGATGATGATTACCGTAATACAGAGAAAAAACTTAGGAACGCCCAGGAATTAGATGCTAAGGACAAAGATTTAATAGCTAAGATGTCTAAGGCCAAGAAAGAAACCGACGAACTTGAGAAGATGTATAAGATGGACAACTCTAAAGTTCCCAATGAATCTAAGATTCATGAGGGTTATTCATCGCTTCAGATTGTAGATGCGGAAGGAAAAGTAGTTGCGGATGCTGAAGAGCAGGAAATTGACCCTAATAATATTAAAGATTTCCTCTTGAAGAATATGGATGATCTCGAATTAACGGAGATTACCCCGGATATTGTGAAGAAATATTTATTAGTGGATGAGGAAAGCACAGAGGATGAAGATATGACACGTACACCGGAAGAAGGAAACCGTATGAAAGTTCAAGGGCAGCCTCCGTTTAAGGATGAGGAAGTTATACCAGGGCAGAGTGTGGCAAGTGAGTCAGTAGTTATGGGGTTGCTTGATAAATTTAAACTTAATGAAACGGTAGTGGTTGAAGAACTTGGTGTTGATTCTTTGCTGGAAAAGTTTGGATTGGCCGAAAGAGATCTGACAAATTATGTTTCCTGCAATTGTGGGTGGGAAGGTGATGTAGATTTTGGTAAACCAAAATGTCCAGAGTGCGGGTGTGAATATAGACTAGATCAATATGATAATTGGGTACCTGTGAAAGAACCTGATGTAATTGAATCTTTGTTGAATAAGTTTCAGTTGAGCGAGGCCACACCGGTAGAATTCAAAGGCAGGCCAAAAGAAGATATACGAGATAGAGATTTGACTGGTCAGGCAGTTACTCCTGAACAAGTAGATCCTTCTAAAGCAGCACCGGAAGTTTCAGCTTCAGCAACCCCGGTTGAACCTGTTTCTGAACCAGGAGCAGAAGCTCCTATTGGCGCAGGTACAGAAGCAGGTCCAGGTCCAGGTGTTACTGGAGCTACAGGTGGTGGAGTCCCCGGCGGGGCAGCTGAGCCTATTGCTCCTGTGCAAGCACAGGATATGAGCAACCCAGAAAGTGCAAAGGCCTATATACAATCTGAGTATCCTGAGGAACCATTTACAAGCACGGCTATAGCCTATGCTGATTCTATGATTGCAGATCCAAAGGTTTATGGAGCAGTTAGACAAATGAATTGGGGTGGGATCTGGGGTGATTCAGATACATTTTTGAAGCAGGCAAAAATAGTTGGAGAATACAAACCTTTTTCTCCAGACGCAGCTAAAGCTCTTGTGGATAAGTTTGGCAACAGCGCTAAGTATAAATTAGCTAGGGAGACACGTCCTGTTGTTTATGTTGTTTTGAGGGATGTAGGAGCCGGCGTAGAACCTGTTTCATTAAGTGAGCTAAAAGGAATGACTGGAGCTAGGGAAGTACAGGCAACGGAAAACCAAGGTGAAGTTAAGATCATATATTAAGGAGAAATAAAAATGCCACAATACCAAAATACAACAAGAACATTGATCATGTTAGGATCAGAAAGAGTAGAACCAGGAGCAACAATATTGTCTGGGGTTTGGTACAAGACTTTACCGGTAGGTATAACACAAACTGCCAATACTCCTGTCTTTAACAATATTCTTACATCAAGTGCAATTAGTGGAGCTCAGACATATACAGTTCCTAGCACTATAACAGATAACTACTTAGTCAGGATATATGTAGCAGCTGGTGGTGCCGCAGCTTATAAACTTAATGATACTAGCTCGGCTGCAGATAATATAGGTCCGGGAGATGTGCGTGAATTCCGTTGTAGCGAGAGATATGTAGATAACATTATATTCTCATCAGCTACTTCAGTTTATATAACTATCTTTGCTGTATAGGAGTGGATAAAATGAAAGCAACCCCAATAAATGAACATCTAGTAGAAAAATGCGAACTTGTAGAGAGAGATTCATCTAAGCTGCCTAAAGGTATACTTGCCCGTGTTTGGTATCCTATAATGCGTTTCAATGTTAAGAACGCTAACAACAGAAAATATTCTAAGGCCGTTGCTGAGGCAATTCTTAATGATGATGATGTTAAGAAAAAGTTAGAGACAAGGACTTTATACGGGAACCAAGAACATCCTGCTGAATCAGCACTTAAATTGAATTGGCAAGAGACCTCACACATTCTTTCAGAATTTAAGATGGATGAAAATATATTGCATGCTGCATTTGATATTTTACCCACTGAACCAGGTAAGTTTATAAATATCTTGTTAGAGGCTGGTTGTTTGGTAGGTGTATCAACAAGAGCAGATGGAGAGCTAGAAGAAGCTATTGATGAGGATGGCAGCACTTACCATAATGTTGTGCCTAAGGCCTATAGGTTCAAAGTAGCTGATTTTACAGGTGATCCAAGCACTCCTGATACCGTTCCAGAATCAATTATTAGCTCTGTCCAGAACCATTATGAAGCACATGATATTAACAAGAATGTGGCTATTGCTCTACTTGAGCGTGTCCAGACAGAAGCATCTAGAGCGTTAGAAAAGATCATCAAGGAAGATAAGCAGCACAAAGATTGTAAATGTAAGCTTGGTGATAAGAAATGCGGAAAAGGTTGTGAACATTCAATAAAAGAAAATGATGACCCTAGAGAAATACTTCTTAAAAGACTAGTTGACTTAGGTGTTAATGATCAAAAAGCTTATATGTTTGCTTTGGATGTTGGTGGTAACTTGGGCTGGCCGGATGATTATGAAGATCAACAAGCAATGCTTGAGGAATACGAGATTAGTTCCCCTCAAGGTGTTGATGCAATTATTGAAATTGTTGACGAGATCTTTGGTAATTATATGGGTGAATCAAAGTTAATAGAAAGAATCAAGAAAATAGGTCCTAAGCAATGGAGGTTGTATTCTAAAGATGGATCAAAGAACTTAGGCACATTTGGAAGTTTAGCAGCTGCAAAAAAGCATGAAGGAGAAGTTCAGTATTTTAAGACCCATGAAGCAAAGACAAATGAGGAGCTTACTACAAGTTCAGATACTTCCGGTCAACCTGCTAACTTAGCGGCGTCTAAAGAAGATATGGAAAATTCTAAGAAAAGAGGCGAGGAAGTAGATCGTAAGCTGGATGATGTATCAGATCAACCTGTAGAATCGAAAATGGAGGAAGTTGTGAATAACGCAGATATAAGTTTAAAGATAAAAGCATTTTTAGATGACAACTGGAGCCTGTTTTTGAGGGATGTTGATTTGTTACCTAATGGTGATCCTAACTCTAAGAAAATGGATGCTATTAAGAATGTTTCTAAAGTGTTTAAACTACCTATAGAGACAGCTACTCAATATGTTAATCAGTTGGCGCCACAATCTAATAAGCTCTCGGCAGTACGCGCAATGAGCAACGAGAAGGTCGAACCTTCGGACAGTCCTATCTTGGACCAGTCAACAAGGCTTGCCGCTGTTATTGCCGAGAAGGAACTAATAGCAGAGCAGTTAAAGCAGATAAAAGAAAGCTACTCTAATGATGCTATCCGCTTTGCTAATGAAATAGATAGTTTAACTAATTCTATTAAAGCTCTAAAAGAAGATAGAGATACAATAGTTAAACATTACAGTAATGATTCAATACATTTTGCTAAAGAGACTTCATCTTTGAAAGAAAAGATTAGTAAGTTAGATGAGAGCGTAGATGTTAAGAGGAATCTCCTAGACAATGCTGTGCAGAAAACTCTTGAGCAATATAATAAAGTAAGAAAACTGACTGAGGAGAAAGATAAAATAGTAGGAGAGTTAAATGAAAAACTTGTTAAACTTTCTAAAGAAATTATTGCCAAAGAAAGCGCAATCAGAGGAAATGAAAAAGAAATCAAGTTGCTCCAAGAAAACTATGAAAAAGAAATAAAGGTTTTAAATGAAGCACATTCGAAAGAGAAAATAAACTTATATGTCGATTACCGAGTAAAAAGTATGGGCTTGAAGCTGCACGAGAATGTCTTAACACTTTTAAGACAGTCTAAGAGCAACAATCAGGTCGATATTCTTATCAGGGAAACTCAGGACGCTTTGAGGGAAGGGTTAACACAATCTGTTAACAAGATCTCAGAAGTAGTTGTTGAGCGACCTATTGACAAGACCCAGGCCGACATAAACGATAAAGTGGGAATCGCCTTGAAACACTTTACCGGTCTTTAATACAAGGCAAAAGGAGAAATATAAATGAGTAAAGAATTAAACAGCCTAGTCGAATCTAGATTAGCTGCTCTTCATTCAGAGCGTGATAGGTTAACCAAGTCTTGGAATCCATACATTACATCAGTTCGTAATTATATGACAAAGCAAGGCAAAACGTTGACCGAAAACGACGAGAGAAATATAGCTCGTTGCTTGGAAAACGCTCTGTTGGAAAGTGGTGTGAGATCTAGATCATCGATATTTGAAACAACTGATTCATCTGCTATCAGCTTCTTAGGTATTCAGTTGCCTGTTATCTCAGCATTACTTCCTAGCTTGGTGTTAAACAAGCTGGCAGTAACCCAGGCATTGGATCGTAGATCTGGTGCAGTGTTCTATATGAACGTGAAGTATGGAACAACCAAAGGTACAGTTACGACTGCTGATACAATGATCAGTCCTCTGACTGGACAGAATGCTACCGCAGGTGGCAGACAATTTGCATCTGTGAGAGTCAATTCAGAAACATTGACCAGCTCTGGTGGTACTTTAACATATACACCTGTAGTCCTTGGTTCTGTGGTTGTTACAAACGGAACTGAAACACTGATTGACTACGCTACACCTGGTATCTTGTATGAGATGACCAGTTATGCTTCTCCGCTCGCAGGTACAGTTACCACAGGTGGTGTGGTTACAATTACAGGTGGTACAATGAGTGGAACAGTTACATGTACCTACCAGTATGATTGGCAGACCTTCAATGGTACTACCACTAATACTGAGAGCGTTCCAGAAGTTAATATCTCTGTTACATCTTCGACTATCACGGCCGAAGACTTCCCATTAAGAGCATACTTTACTCTAGGTGCTGCAATTGACTTGGAGAAAGCACATGGTCTTAACTTGGAAGATGAGTTAGTGAAATATTTAGGTGGTGAGGTAAAGTTCACAATGGACCACTTAGGTATTGATCTGATGATGCAGGCTGCTAACAACACATTGCCTGGCCAGATCGCAGTAGCAGCAACCTCACCTGGTACTTATACAGCTACACCAACCTCAGGTGAAACTTGGGTATGGAAAAAGTTCCAGTTCTTAGATTTTGTTGAAAAAGCTAACGTGTCCATCATCAACCAGACGTTACGTGCAATTTGTAACTTCTTGGTAGTTGGTAGCAACACCGCACGTTTAATTCGCCAGTTGGATCCTCATTTCAAACCAGCTGCTGGATTAGATAGCTTAGTTCCAACAGGTCCTTATGAACTTGGTACTTTGGACGGAAGATTAGTTATCCACGATCCATTACTTGGTGTCAACCAGATTCTGTTTGGTTTCAAGGGTGATAACTATCTTTTCGCAGGTCTGTTATTTGCTCCTTATATTCCTTTGTTTGCAACCCCAACCTTAGTTACAGCTGATTTAAAGGCACAGAAAGGTTTCTTGAGTTCTGCAGGGTATAAAATTTGCAATCCGGGAATGTTTTGTAATGGAACTATTAATTATGGTTCATTATAATAACATTCTACTATTTGCTCTGCTAAAATCTGCTCAATTCGGTGGAACTCCTTTAAAAAGGACAATACCGAACCAGACTAATGGAAACATTAGAAATGGTGTAACGACTACGTTGAATCAGGTGACTGATTTGGCTACGGCAGACCTCAGAAATGAGTGAAGGTATAGTCTTAACTCTATAGTAATATAGAGAGGTAAGCAGAAATGACTTACCCGCCTTAGAAATAAGGTTAACAAGTAAAAGATTGATAAAGTTGTAAACCCAGGTATGTTCTGTCAAGGAACAATGAACTACGGTTCTCTTTAACTTATAACAATAAGTTTTAGCTAACTGACAATTTGGGCTGGACAGAGGAGAGCACGGTTACTATAAACGTAACCTTCTCCTCTGAGCCAGTAATTAAAATATAAATAAAATAAGGATAGTTTAAATGAGCTTAGAAGTTGACATAACGGAAATTAAAACATTGATTGAGCAAACCGACAAGTTTGTGTGCAATCAGTGTGGGCAGGAGTTTATGACAAAAACCGGCTATACTGAGCATATTACAAAGAAGCACTCTGGTAAGACATATGATTTATCAAACCACAAGCTAGGTTGTCTTTGTTCATTTTGTAAAGATAAACACGGTGAGAATAATCCATTTTTTGGTAGGAAACATTCAGAAGATACTATAAAGAAACAATCTATTGCTAGGAAGGATAAGAGCTATGAAGAAATTTATGGGGGAGAAGATGGCCAAGTAATGAGAGATGTAAGAGGACATCAAATGACTCGTCAACAGCAAGATCCTGCTTGGAAAGAAAAAACAAGTAATAGTTTATCTAAGGCGTTAACTGGTAAACCAAAGTCAGCTGCACACAAGCAGAAGCTTAGTGATGTATGGGATATTGGTCATACAGCTGAAGTAATCAATAAGATGGGCAAGGCATCAAGATCTAAATATATGAAAGGATATTTTACGTCGGTAATGAACCAGCGTGATATTTATTTTCAGTCTTCATATGAGCTTTATACTTATATATGTTTGGAGCACGATGAACAAGTACAGAGTTATGAGAGATGCTCCTTTAAAGTTTTTTACTTGTTTGATGGTAAGATGAAGAGGCATGTTCCAGATATTGAAATTCATTATAAAGATGGTTCTATTAAGGTTCTTGAAATCAAACCAGCTAAATTTTTGACTAACCCTGAAATTACGGCAAAAAGATTAGCGGGTGAAAAATATTGTGAAGAACACGGGATATCCTATGAAATGCATACAGAAGAGGAAATCCAACGTATATTAGATAAGAGGCATTTAAATGACGATTAATGACATACTTTTGTGGGTAAGGCAAGAATTTGAGCCTGTAGAACTGGCTACAACTGATGAAACTATCATTCAGATTATTGCCAACGCTATACGGTATTGGAACACTCATAGCGCTTTTCCCATTTGTCGTATGTTTCCGGCTACAATTGGTACGATAAGTGTGCCGATGACACCTGACTATAAGAATGTAGTTCAGGTTTACCCGGCAACAACACCTGATTGGGTATTACAAAATTATCCTCTTTGGTCTTTACTAGGTATTACTATTATAGATAACTTAACTTCGGACTTAATAATGCTTTCAGAAGCATTTAGAAATTATAGATATTATATGGGTACTGATTTTAAATTTCATTATGAAAAATCGGACAACCCAACTGTTGGCGGAACTTTATATTTATCAAATTTACCCGGTCCTACATCAACCATAGCTGTTGTTGGTACGAAGAGAATAGTTACTGATGAGGTTACTGTTCCCATACAACCAGGAAATTCTGGGGTATTTCAATTTTATCCCATAGTTCCTTTATCGTTAACAATTACAGACGGGAACATGACTTTTACTGACAATGGTTTGGGTGTTTTAATAGGTTCTATATCAGGGTACAGTGGCACAATAGACTATACTACAGGAGCCTGGTCTACTACATATCTTTTTTCATCTGCTAGTAGTGCTGCCACATACGAGTTTAATGAGGATATAAAGAGTGAATATATACTTACTTTTCTACTTTATTATGTTAAGGCCTTGACGAAGATGGCTGAGGGGAATGTTTTGAGAAAAGTAGAAGCAGTTGAGATTAGGAATGATGGTCAGCAATTATATACTGAAGGAAAAGATGAAAAGTTGGAACTAGAGAAGAAACTAAATGTTGAAGGCCGCTGGCTTTCATTCGTAAAACGGTTCTAATATGAATATAGACCTTAACTTACTATGCCTTGAGACTGCTGATTTAGTAACAATCAAGGAATTGATGAAGAAGAGAGATCCCGATTCTAAAGAGGTTGTTAAATTTACAAAGGATTATGGTTTGGGAACTCCTGAATGGCAGAGCGCGATGATTAGAAGAATAAATAATAAAGTTAAGCAGAATAAAGAACTTACTGATATAGACAAAACATTTATTCATTTACAAAATGAGCATAACAAATGGGTATTGGATCAGCTAAAGTCTATGGGTATCCAATCTATTTGTATGAACTAACAATGGAATTTTATGAGTGTTTTGAGTACATAAAAAAAGATATAAATCTATTTGAGGCTTTGGACGCTGATCAACAAGAGGTAGCTAATTATTCCAAGCAATATGGCTTTGGGTCCATAGCTTGGCAGAAGGCTATGATCACCAGGATTAAGAGGAAGCTGTCCAATAATGAACCTCTGACAGGTCTAGATGATGTTTTTATTGAAACTATGGCAATACACAACCAAAGGCTTATGGATGAACTTAAGGCCTGCGGGTTAGAGAGGTTTGATCTTAATTAGATGTATAGCACATTGATTGAGCAAATAATCCAAGAACTGGCATACAATGGAATAATGAGGAAACAGGCCTCTATCGGTAAGCTATTTCCAACATTTCCCGCAAGAGTACGAGCCGTTGCCGCAGCTGGGGGTGCAACACTTACTGAGCAGTTACCAGAAACATGGCATTTTAAGGTTCCATCATCGGGCAAAAGCAATAATGGTGTGGATTACGATGTATATATAAGGTTTGCTAATCTTGATGAAATGATAAAAAAATATGCTCCAGATAGAAGACTTTGGAATAAGGCCGGAAGTTTTGTGGATTATAGATTATTAGCATCTGAGATCCTTAACAATATCGATATTGAAACTGATTGTTCATGCCCCGCTGATTTGTACTATGGGGCGGAATATATTAAGACACAACGGACTGCCCAGTATGGTAGGCAAGAGAACAGGCCACCTAAGATTAGAAACCCACATCAGTATGGTGCTCTATGTAAACATGGTGAACTTGTATTTGAAGTGTTGCCAGCTTATACCACTACATTTGCGTCATTTCTAAAAAGATATTGGTCAGAGGAAGTTGTAGATGCTATAGAGCTTTCAAAGAAAGAGTTAACTGGTATTAAGGGTGGAGCCGAAGAATTAGGACGTAAGAGAAGAGAACGTCCTGTGCATTATGGAAGAGGTGGTAAGGAAGTTCCATTAGGGGCTGCCCCTGAGAGAGAAGTTCCTGTTGGTGAGGTTCCCGAAGAGGGTGAAGAAGTTGCTACAGCTGAACCTATGGAAGGTCCTGAACTGGGTGGTGGACCCGAGGCTCCTGCTACAAGAACTGGTAAGCGTGTTACTAAACTTGGTACGAAGGGAGCAAATGTGGGAACTCCAAGATCTACTAAGCCAGGTACTAAACCAGTAGGACAAGGAAATATAAAAGCAACTCGACCTAATACTAAACGAGGCACAAAATAATGAGTAAATATACAGATATAATAGAGCAAGTTAAACGAGAGATAAAAGAAGATGGGGTAGGCGGCACAAATGCTGGAGCAATGTCGACTGGTGTAGTAGGCCCGACTACAGCACAAGATGGTAATACTTCCATTGATTATATCCCGGGCGGGTTTACCAGCAAGAAGAAAATGAAGCGTACTTTGGGCAAGGAACAAGATAATGGAAAGGTGGAAGTTATCGAGCAGCGATCTGAACTCATCCATAATCTTTACTCTAAGCTGACTAGGGTTTTAACTATTGATTTACGGGAAAATAAACAGATTAAGAGAACGATTCATCTATTGAACTATTGGTTATCTTTATTTCCTCAATCAAAATATTTGCCAATTTCAAGTCCTGTTGCTGTTAATCTTGGAAGTTACGATAGGAGCATAAGAGAACTTATTGATAGGATAAAGAATATCTATTCGGATGATGTAGGCAACCTTGAAATGCTTATGGCAAATATTAGACAAGATATGCCGCTCAACGCCTATGAGCCTTTTGCCGAGTTTGATTATGTGATAGGTGTCAGAGTTCAGTCACAATATAACGGGATAGTAATGATAATGGAACTTACGGTTAACTTGGCAATGGTTCCAACACAATCAATATACATAGAATCATCTGAGGTATTAGATGAGATTGAATCTTATAGGACTATAAAAGTTCTTAACGATATGGTTTTCCCAATTGGGCAAATGTTTCAACCAAGTATTTTTCATAATATCAAGGATATAATTGATGATTTAAACGAAGAACCAAAGGAGAAATGATGAATAGTTTTGATGATTTTGTAAAGAATATAAAGAAAGATTTAGAAGAAAAAGAGCAAGTAGAGCAGAAAAATAAACAAACACCAAATTCGCTGAATGAAACTAAACCTAAAAAGGAAGAGAATGCGAATTAATCAATTGTTTGAAGAACTTAAAAAAATTGATTTGGCGGAGAGAGAAGTACTCGACAAAGGCCAAGGTCTAGATCCGTTACTCGAGGAATTTGTCTATGATGTTACATCCCTTCCAGAGGAAGCAAAGATAAAGAGGATTAGGCAGATCTCTGATTATTATAATGAGATCTACTCAAGATCAGGAAGAGTTGATGTTGCCTACCTTGAAACTAGAAAATGGGCAATGAAAATATATGTGCAACATCATATCCAGAAAAGAAGAAAAGAATTGGGGTTGAAAGAAAGTAGATTGGGGGACTCATTTCCAGATAATAGTTTTGTAGATATTAGAGGTATAGAGAATCAACTTGTTCAAGATGAGGTAGTTTTTAAAGGAAACGGATTAGATTTTTCTGCTAAAGAAGAAGCTGATGAATTTTTAGGTAAACGAGGATATTCTGTGGGTAAGATGCAGGGGGATGATCCTATAGGTATTAAGGTGGGGGAGTATAATATTGAAAAATGGAGGAATCTTGACCCTGATGAAAGAAATTTCTTAGATGGGATTATATATTCAGAGGACTTCAGATTCAAACCTGTTCATATTTATTTTTTTACAACTAGAAAAAATGAAAGTTTGGAAAATACAGAAGATGATTTCAATAAGATTTTAAACGATAACCCGGGTGCTAACGCAATCAAATGTAGCAAATGCGGTGAGATACTCCTTAACTTTGGAGGTCCTGGGGTAAGACATTGGGCGCATACTGTATGTTCTGATTGTAGAAGATCTTTAGGTGAGTCTAAATTTAAGGTCTCTCCACGACCTAAAATAAAGAGGAGAAATTAAATGGGTGAAAAAGAAATCAGAGCGGTCGTCGAATCTACCGAAAAAGAGTTCGAAAAAAAGAAAGTAGAACAACGGAAAGAAGCAATAAAGGAAATTGTTCAACGGACACTAGAAAGGATTGATGAGTTGGACAATAGAATCAAAGGACTGGAAGAGGAGAAGCGTATTTTAAAGCTTGACATCGAGGATATGAAAAACGGGAAACTTGATTTGATTGAGGAGAGACAGAGAAAAAGTGAGAAGGCCCGTAATACTTCCTTGGTGATAATCAAGGAGGTGCATAAGGAGTATATTCCAACACCTTGGTACCAGCCATACTATATTCAACCGAATCCAATTGTATGGCCGGAGCCAGTTATTTGGTGTAATGGTACGACGTTAGGTGCGACTTATAGCAATGCGGGTACGATAACAAATAGCGCCTCTTCGTGCAACCTTTCTGATGGGTTAACCTTTACTTGTTCAGCAGTAAGGGATAATACTGTGGGTACGTACGAGATAAGTGGTCACATCGTTAATCTGAGATAGTAAAACAAAGGAAAGGCCGTGGAGAGACTTTTTAATTTTTTAACAATAATAAGGAGGAACAAAAATGGGTAAAGATTTAGTAAACGATCTTTTTCGTTTTATAAAAAGCGATGAGAGTACAAGTTTTGAGAAATTAAAGGAAGCAACGGACGCAGCTTACGCAAATGTGGGGAAAGAGAACTCTGATATATTGAAAGAGCATGATGAATTAATGCAAGGATCTTCTTTCACCTCTAGGATGCCTCAACTGCCAGAAGGAAAACTTCCAGCTGATCCTTCTCAAGCAACTCCGGACCAGATCCAAACATTGGCTGAGGAGAAAAAAGAAGAAGTGGCTATAAAAACTGCTAACGCTGGAGTTACTGAAGACCCAGAAAAGAGTCGTATTCAACAGGATATGGATAAGGCTACCCCCGATGTGGATAAGAAATCTGACTTTAAAGTTGCCGCAAAAGTTGAGACAGCTAAGAAGGTAGAACCCACAATAACCGGTGTAGAGAAAGATTCAGATAAGGAACTGAAGGATGAGAAGAACAATCCTAAAGTTGGGGAAGGAAAACTTCCAGCTGATCCTTCTCAAGCAACTCCGGACCAGATCCAAACATTGGCTGAGGAGAGAACATTGGTAACAGTCTCAGATGAGAACGTTGCTAAAGATATTGCAAGTAAATATCCTGGTGGAAGAATAGTTCCTGACAATGAGAAGAAACAGTTTGTGGTAATGGTTCAGGAGAAGCAGATAAAAGAAGAGACTACAACTGAACCTAAGGGTGCAGCAATCAGTGCTGGGGAAGTTCCTGGGGTAAAAGATGAGAAGGACAGCAAACTTACAGGTGTATCAAAGAGTGACCCAAAGGAACCTTCAATCAAGTCAGCTGAGGCTAACGTTGGTAAAGAACCTAAAGATCCCCAGGTTGGTGACAAAGGTGCATCAACTGCTAAACAAGATGCTCCTACAGACCAAAAGATTGATCCAGGTACAACAACAGTTACAAACCAGGACGCTGCTAAAGTGTCTGGTGGTAACAAAACTACTGAACCTGAGAAGCCGGTGATTAAGGACACAAACTCAGTAGCCGGGACAGACGCCAAGAAAGAAGATAAATTAACTCCTGAATCAAAAATAAAAGAAGACACAGAAGTTACAGTTAAGTCGGAAGATCAGACTGCAACTATATCTATGACTCCAACTGGAACTAATGTTTCAACTTCAGCAACTCCTACTGAAACTCCCGCTGATGTACTTCCTGCAACTACAGAAGAACCAGCTGATAATACAGAAGAAGCTACAGAAGATGAAGAGCCTGAAATTTCAGATGAGGAATCTGAAGAGATGGCTGAGAGAATCTTTGTGAGTGAATATCTTTCCGGTCTTGGAGAAGCAAAGTTGACGGAGAAACAAAAACTTTTCATCTCTGAAACAAAAGCTAAGAAAATAAGCAAAAAGAATAAGGAAAAGATTGAGAAGAAGTTGAAAGCATTGAGAGACAAAAAGGAGAAGAAATAGTATCTTTTAAAAATAAATTAGAAAAAGTGTTGGATGTAGAACACTCTAAATAAGGAGATAAAAAATGGATTTACACAAGTTAATAAATGAAACGATGAAGATTCACGAAGAATATCGTAGTGAAGACCAGGAAGCGGGACAAGAACCCGCGGTATCACCAGAAACTTCAGAGGTTACACCAGAAATAGATCAGGGCCTAGAAGGCACTCCTGAAGTAAACCAAGCTCCTGAAATAACTCCTGAGTTGATTGAGCAACTAGCAATTGAAATCCCTGAGTTAAAAGATGTTGATCAAGAAGAGTTGTTGAAGGGCTTAGAAGCTGAGATGGAACATTTTGACACTGTGGGTGGTGATATGAATATAGTTGCTAAGATTACTCTTGATCACATCAATGAATTTCCTGGTCAGAGCTATTACACAGCATTAGAGCAGTTAGAGTCTGAGTTAAGTAATGCTGAAGGTCAAGGAGTTGTTGAAGAGCCTATTACTGAACCTACACCAGAACCCGAGGTTTCAACCGAGGAGCCTGTAGAAGAACCTATGGCAGTTGAATCAAAAACTACAGAGGCTAAAGTTTCAGAGGAAACAGTTGCGATGGGTAAAGCAGCTATTGCTAAGGAAACTAAAATGGCAGAAGAAGAGGTGGATAAAGGTAAAGCAGCAAACGAACCAGTGAAGTAGCAAATCACCCCTACAATACCCTTATTTAGGGCGTAATCAGGCCTAATTTGAATGATTTAAGCTAAAATGGTGAAAGATACTAACTGAGGTGGTATGAGAGAACTAATTGAACAAGTCCAACGTGAAACAGAGAGGATTAATGAAGTGTCGTGGCAGCAGGCGGTAGGGACTGCGGCACTTGCTGGTATGATAGCTACTGGGGTACCAAACCCTGCTTTGGCAAAGACTCCTCATCATTATGTGACCCCCAATAAGCATTATTCTGATGGTGATTACATTAATGCTGTTGTTGGTGAGGCATCAATGGCTGGATATCAGGGTATGTTAGATGTTGCTTGTGCTCTTAGAAATAGGATAAAGGATCCTTATCATGCAAAAGATCCTCTTCACCAGGTGTTTGGTTACAATGCGGCTCATAATAAGAAAGAGACCAAAGAAACATGGGAAACGGCTAAGAAAGCTTGGAAGGACTCGGCTAACCAAGATACAGTTAATGGCGCAATAATTTGGGGCAACGCAAATGATGTGAAAATATTTAAGAGGAGTGGCTGGTTCAAAAATGTTGAACTTGTTAAGACAGCAGAAGGTCATTCATTCTTTAGAATTAAAAAGCATTAAAATATGAATAACTACGGTTATATTTATAAGACTACTAATTTATTGAATAACAAAGTATATGTTGGTCAAAAGAAAGGTAAATTTGACCCAGATTATTTTGGTAGTGGCGTTATCATTAAACAAGCTATTCAGAAAAATGGAAGAGTAAATTTTACTGTAATTATTATAAAGAATGCTGTTACTAAAGAAGAAGCTGATTTGCTAGAAAAGAAGTATATTGCTGATCATAGGCAAGCTTTAGGAAGATGGAATGTATATAATATTGCCGGGGGCGGTGATGGTGGTTATAATGGCGGTAACGGATTTAAAGGTCACACGCATACAGAGGAAGCTAAAGAATTAAATCGACAATCTCATTTAGGTAAAAAACAAACAGAAGAACATAGAGAGAAAAATCGGTTGGGCCATCTGGGGAAAAATAAAGGTGTGAAACGAGGTCCTCATTCAAAAGAATCAAATGAAAAAAGAAGATTATCTATGTTAGGAAAGAACATAGGTAAGAAGTCAATAGAAACTAGAATGAAGATGAGCCAAGCACATTTAGGTAAAAAACGTGATCCACATTCTTTTGAAAGCAAAGAAAAAATAAGATTATCAATAACAAAATGGTGGAAAGATAGAAAAATAGAGAAGATATAAGGTTAGGTACCACATTTTTTAGGAGGATACGATAACGATGTCAAGTAGAATAATTGAAATAATAAAAGAAAATAGCAAAAAAATAGAAAAAGCTACTAATAGATTAGATTGTTTAGCTACGTTGTTTAACGCTCCCGAATCTAAATTTACAACAAAAAATGGCGGATTTTGTTATGAGGATAATATTGAAGCATCAACTGTATTTCAAACAGAAGATACTACTGTTACTCTTGCAATATGGAAGAAGGCTCAGGCTGTCTACCCAGTACATTGCCATAAAGATAGTGTAGAGTACCTAATGGTAATTAAAGGTAGTTTTCTGTTAAAGTTTGGTGGAGCGGTTAGAATTATGAGTAAAGGTGAATGTGCGTCTATTCCAGCTGGAGTAGATCATACGGTTACTTCATTAGAAGGCGATTCACAGATGCTAGCTGTCTGTATTCCGCCTGAAATTGCTTATCAATAAAAGTCAGGTGTGGTAATTTACAATTACATTTATAAAATTATTACTTACAAATAAGGAATACAACATATGTCTGAAATTTCAAAAGAAGAACTCTTAGCTTTTACGGAATCAAATTCTAAGTCAGCACTTGCATTAGAGAAGGTTGCGGATAGGCTACAGGATATACTACATAATCAAGAAAAGATTATAGGTACTCTTACTAGTGACACGTTGGTTAACAAAATATCTGATACAGTTTCTGCTGCGACTTTGGAGCGGCTAGAGCAATCAAATAAAGAGATTAATGAAACGCTCACAACGAGATTGCCGGGGACCTTGATGGAGAAAATAAACAACAGCGCTATGGCCAAGGATATTGAACATTTTAAACTTTTTATTGGTGCTACTGGTCTAATCATAGTAATTGCTGTGGTTGTCCTAAAATTTTTATTTGGAACACCAACACTAACACATGACCAAGTTAAACAAATAATCAGTCAATATCAGAACCAAAATCAAGCTGTTATACAAGCCCAGCCTGTGGGGGTAAATAAATAATGAGTGGGATAATACCAATCCAGACGGTGAACGCATTTAGGGGGTTCAATGACTTAGCAATAGATTTATATGGTATTGGGTGCACTTTATATGTTCCTCTAAATTTGACATCATTGGATCCAAACGACGCATATACTAATCCATCAGAAATATTATATAAGGAGTATACTGATCAGAAGGTGTGGATTAAGTGGGCCGTAAAAGATCTACATAGGTTAAGAAAGTTAGGTATCTTTTCAGAGAATGAGGCACCAATTATTGGATACTTTAAGAATGACCCAGAAGTAATTGTTCAGAGTTATATTAAAATTCCTGTCCAATATATTCCAGATAAGTTTGACACTGATGAGTTTGAAATTGTAGATGCTTTACTAAAAGGTACCTACGACGCGGAAATTCTTAGACCTTATAAACTTGCGCCGCGTCGTGCAAAAAACAGAAATATCATGTAAAGGAGTAAAATATGGGTTCAGTAATTAGGAAGATAAAGAATGTTTCTGATTGTCAAATACCGGTTCAGGTTGATCCGTTTACAACAGTATTTCTACCTAAAAATGGTATGTTAGAGAATAAGACAGTGTATAACCTAGCATCAATAAGAAAGTTCTGTGAAATTGAAGAGGATCTAGGAGAAATTTCACCCGTGCGAGAAGGTAAACAACAACTTTATGATTAATATGCCGAATAAGAAGAACAACTTTGACGCTAAAGAAGCTGCCTGTGCTTTACTAGCTAATAAACTATATAATGATTATGTTGAAGTATCTAGCGTAATTTGTGGTGTTGAGGTTGAACATTTTGCTGAGGATTGGATTGCGAAGAATTTAGATGAATCAGATAAGTTAATGTCTAGATCTATTTGGAGATATTTTCTAAAACATTTAACAGAACACAGCAACGGTGGGTGTGATGGCGGATAATTCATCTTTCATACATATCATTGATGACGCTTTAAAAATAGCGGTCTTCCAAAGATTTGACGAGTATTTTGGGCTGACAAACATAAAAAACGATATTGTCTTTCAACCAAGATCTATCCAAGAAAGGAAAATTGCTGAGAAGCGCGGAGAATTATCGGTTGAGTTTATGGGGCTTTGGAGGCCTCACATCGCTCCTGATTGGTCGCGCCAAAGAACACCACTTGCTCGAGACGGGATTATGCTTGAGTATACAGATAGCAACAAGACATCAATCGTTACTGTTAAAGCAGTTCCCGCCGCTTTTGATTATGAGCTACGTTTTTGGTCTAGGGATTTGAACTCATTAACTCTTGCTACGGAATCATATATTAAATGGGCACAAGATTTACCAAATCTGGTTGTATATTATGATGACTCATATGAAATGGATTTTTATTTAAGATTTGGTGACATTGTTGATGAAACCGATTTCAACATTTATGAAAAAGGTTTGTATTATGTGCATATGATGCCTATAAAACTTGAGGGTTGGGTACTCACATCAATTGAATCAAAGACTATTTTAACAATATATTTAGACGTTTTTTTGAGACAATTTATATCGGGTCAAACAGAAGATATTCTAATTTCAGAATATGTCATTACAGCAACATCGTAATGTAAAAAGGAGGACATAATATGTCAAGTTTTTACCTTTCACCTGGGGTGTATTCCACAGAAACAGATTATTCAGACGTAATTAACAGTATTGCGACAACATCAGCAGGTATTGCTTTTTATTCCACAAAAGGCAGTACGACGGGAATTATGTTGATGACGAATACACAACAGTTTATTGCTGAATATGGTGAACCTGTTTTAGGTAATCCAGGACACTACTCAGCATTAGCTTATCTACAAAATGGTAAGCAGCTGTATTGTTACAGAGTTCAAAGTGGTGCTTTATATGGTGGTGTAGATATTAAAACCGCAATTAGTGCACAAGCAAACGCGGCAATAAGTGTGGGTGTAGCCACTCCTGATTTTGTTTTAACATCTGGGCAAGATAACCTTTTCCAGATCTACGGAGCTAACCCAGGAACTTGGAACAATAATATTGGTATTAGATTTGCTAATATCAATACAGGTCCAAATTTAAACGACTACGCATTTGATATACAAGTTTATTACTACGCAGACGGCGCGTATACTCAAGTAGAAAGCTGGACTGTATCTAGAAAACACCAATTGGATGGATATGGAAGACAGCAGTATTTGGAAACGGTGATCAACGGATTTAGCAGCTATATTGTTGTTGCAGATAGCACTTACTCAGATGATACATTGCCTAAAGCCCAAGCAACAACATTAGCTTTGGCTGAGGGTAGTAATGGTACAGATCTTATTAGTAACTTCTCAGCTGCTCCTTTTATTAGTGGTTGGGATGAGTTTGAGAATCCTGATGTTGTTGATATACGAGTATTAATTAACGCCGGGCAAACGGACACATCTGTTCAGGCAGAAATAATTGATATTGCTGAAGCAAGAAAAGATTGTATTGCTATAATTGATATGGATTCTGCTCAAACTACTTCGGTAACGTCAATGGTTAACTGGAGAAATAATACATTAAATGAAAACTCGAGCTACGCTGCTTTATATGCGCCAATGGTAAAGGACTATGATTCCTATAACGACACAATAGTATACTTACCAGGATCAGGATATATAGCATCTCAGTTTGCATACAATGACTATATTGCTGATGTGTGGTATGCGCCTGCCGGTTTAAACAGAGGTATATTAAATGTATTAAGTATATGTGATCAAAACGGAGATAGGTTGGTATTTACTGAGGGTGAACGGGACTCATTATACGTTGCACAAATAAATCCATTACAGGTATTTAGTGGATCAGGAAACGTTATTTGGGGCCAGAAAACCTTAACAACTAAATCTTCAGCTTTGGATAGAGTAAATGTTAGAAGGTTGCTTATTATCCTTGAGAAAACAATGTCTGTATCATTAAGACAGTTTGTATTTGAACCTAATAGTGAATTTACACGGTTCAGAATAACAGCTATGCTTGACACATATCTTGATTTATTGTCTGCAAAGGGTGCTTTCCAAACAGAGTTGGGTGATAAGGGGTACTTAGTAGTATGTGATACAACAAACAACACTCCAGCAACAATTGACAGAAATGAGCTTCACGTAGATGTTTACGTTAAACCATCTAGGGCAGCAGAATTTATTCATCTTAACACAATTGTTACAACTACCGGGGTACAATTTAGCGAATTAATTGCCCAAGGTAATATACTTTAACGCAACTAACCGTCCATAAACAAGGAGGTTTTTAGATGGCAAATAATATGAGTACAGATTCTTTAAAGGCAAACTTAACTAACCCAGCTCGTGATTATATGTGGAACGTTATGGTTCCTGTGCCTATCGGTAATGGAGATACAACTACATACACACTTCGTGCGCAGTCATCTACAATTCCGGGAAGGTCTAACGAACCTATTACCATACCTTTTATGCAAACAGCAGGTATTCAGGTAGCTGGAAAATTGGCATATCCTCATACTTGGGCGTGCACTTTTATTGAAGGTGAGGACAAGAAGGTATTTGATGCTATGTATTCTTGGCAACAGGATATAGTTAATGATGTTTTTGGTGTAGGTGTAGGTGATCCATTATATAAAACTGATGTGTACATTACTCTACTTACGACAGCGGGTGACACATTTATGAAGATTAAAATAAAAGGTGCTTGGGTTCAGAATATGGGTGATGTAGCATTAGCATACGCAAGTAATGATACTATTAAATACAGTGTAACATTTGCGTATGATAGTTGGGAAGATGCTACCTAATAGAGGATAAAATGGCAAATCTACCAACAATTGGGCAGTTTGTTAGTCAACCTACTAGTTTTATTTTGAGCAAACTACGTTTCCAGAGGAACTACCTCTGGGACGTAGTTATGCCTGATATTGGAACGATTGCTGGCCTTAACGTACATGGTTTAGAGGGTCTTGCTATTGGTCAACTTGTTCAATCAGTTCAGTTTGGCGATTATAGTATGGATTCACCAACTGTTATGCGAGTAGGACCATATCAGGCGTCGTTTGCTGGAATGCTAACAGTAGATAAAATTCAGATGACTTTTTTAAAGACTCAACCTGACGCTGTATCAGCATATTTTAACAGTTGGAAGAAACTTATAGTTGATGATCAAGGTTTATTTCAACCCAAATCAAAGTATCAGAAAACTTTATACATTCGATTTTTAGATTCTTCAGGAATAGCTTTTGGTAGATATAAATTGATTGGTGTTTTTCCCACTAGATTTCCAGTGTACCAACAGTTAGATTACAACGAAAACTCAGTGACGAAAATTCTAATTGGTTTTACTGTGGATAAGATCGAATACAACTTTCTTTAGGATAATCAATGAGTGATATAGAAAAATTTATTTCATACATTAAAAAGGATACTGAAAGTATAAAGGAGGCGCAAACACGCAGAGAGCCGATTAAAAATTTTTCTGGCAAGATAATCGCATATATTGTTTATAGGGATAACGGTGATCAGGAACTTACGGAATTTACAGGTAAGGTTTTGGGTAGATATGTTTCAAAGAGTAACATGACTCATGATTTCTACGGTAAAATTCTTGGCCAGGGAAATATATTAACAAGTTTGTTAAGGTAACACGATTTTTAGTGTGGTACTTTTTCCTAACAAAAAGAAAAGAGGAGAAAAGAGATGACAGAGTATACATATTTTGATATTAAATTACCTTCGAAGTGTTTAGTTTACCCCGGAGTAGACCCCACCCAAATTAAGATTAGATCCTTAAAAGGCGAGGATGAAAAATTGATCGCTGAAATAGGTTCTGATAATTTTGATAAGAAATATAACTTAGTTTTAAACAGAGTTCTAAAAGGAATCGATCCTCTTAAGCTAACCCTTGGTGATAGATTCTTTTTAGTTTTATGGGAGACAATTCACTCCTACTCAAAGGATATTCCAATAGAACATGAGTGCGGAAACTGTTGGCAAAAGTCTGAATATAATGTTGATCTTTCAAAACTTGAACTAATTGAGATTCCTGATGGTTATACAGAACCTTGTGATATTACGTTACCAAAATCGGGGAGTGTTGTAAAGTTACGGCTGCTTCGAATAAAAGATTTGATTGATATAAATGAAGCTGAGAAGCTTGGCCAGAACACTTGGCTTTATAGACCCGCGTTAAGTATTATTGATGAACGGTCTCTAGCTGACAAGTTAGATTATTTAAGTAAGATGGATACACAGGACCTGGAGTATATTAGAGGTTTCCAAGATGTGTTTGAACATGGAGTTAAGATGGAAACTACTTATACCTGCCCAAAGTGCGGAGGTACTGGTGCTATGCCAGTTCCCTTTCGCTATGAGCTCCTTCTTTCGTTTGGGGAGATCCTTAAGAGACGTGTTGGAGATGCAATTCGTGCTCATGTATTATCTCCACATGTCAGTAAGTGATTATGATTCTAACGATGTAAAGGATAACGAATGGATATACGCAAGGCTTGCAGAACAGAAGAGGAAGGAAATACCCAATAACTTGAGGACTACAAATGCAAATTGAAGCTAATAGATACTTAACGAAGAGAGAAGTTGAATTCCTAAAGTCATATAAAGAAAAGATTCAACGATTTGTAATTCCTTTTTATGTTGAGCTTGAAAGAACATATGCTTTACAACCAGGGTCATCACTTAGCTACGAAACTAGCACCGAAAGACGAACTTCATCTCAGTTAGTTGAGAGTATAAATAAGTTACTTCAAACAGGACGTGGAGATGAAGCTACTATAGTTTCTATTTATAAGCAGGCTAATGAGTCTGTTCAGCACTTAAAATTTTACCAAGATCAAGCTAAGAAGGATAATGAGTTAAATTTACGACTGCGTGAGGTAAGTCAAAAAACTAAAACTGACTTAGATAAGTTAATACAAGAGCAGGGTCGAATTACTAATAGATTTGAGAAGTTGAATCAAAAAGATTCTGTAGGGGAGACTGCGCTTTGGGCTGGTCTTTTCTTTGCTGCTGCTCCCCTAGCTGTAGCAGCTAAACCTCTTTGGGATATAGGAAAGTATGCATACGGGAAAATAAAAGATCGTAATTTAAGAAAACAAGCTGAACGATTTTCTCTAAAAGATGTTGCAAAAAGTAAAACTGAATCTCTACCTTCAGTACAATCAGGTTTGCCTGGTATTGGCCAAACAGATGATATAGATGGAGGTGTTAATTGGCCTGGGCGCGATCCAAGGACTGGACGATATATAAGTCGAAAATCAAGACCTGGTATACCAATTGCTGGTTCTACTGATTTAAAAAAGACTATTCTGGGTGACGCTGTTAATTTAGGTTTGAATAAATTTTTTACAACTTCCGCCTATAAAGTTAAATGGACTAAAGAATTGCTCGAAGCAGTTCAGGGTAAAGGTCCAACTCCAAAAGATGAACGTAAAAAGGCTGGTATAAGTGGTCTAGGTGGATTGGGTAATATATTTAAAGGCCTAGGGAGTATGGTTGTTGGTGCAATGAAGTTGATTGGACCAGCTCTTGCTGTAGCTGCAGCAGCATATGGAGGTTGGAAAGTTGGGAGGTGGCTTGGTGAGAATGTCAAGTGGGGTGGCAAAAGCCTCGATCAGCACGTGGAGAGTGGCATTCTTGGGATGATAGGTGGAGATGTTAATGATCGACTTAGAAGGAAGATCCCTGGGACTAAGAGTCCATTAGCACGTAGAGCTCTTGAGTTGCAAGTTGAAAAAGGTATGAGTGTAGAAGATTCTATAGCTCTGGCTCAGGTTGAGTTGGGAAAAGTTACACCTAAGGAGGCCGCGGAGAGGAAAATTGCGAAAGAACGATCTGCCAATCTTGGGGCTGCTCCAAAGGATGTAGGATCTCCTGGGTTTGATGTACTCGGTGCAGCGTCTAAGATGGCACCTATGGTTGAATCACTTGCATCTGGAATTGAAACTGGAGAAACCCTGGGAGAAAAAAAGTCAACAATTGAAGATTTAGAATCTATTGATTTTATGAAAGCATCTGAGGAAAATTTACAGGGTATTACTAGTCGTTTGAATAAAGAACTAGAAAAAATTCCGATTGAGGAAATGGGTTCAAAGTTAGAGAAAACTTTGTCTGACGTTATGGGAAAATTGGAAGCTACAATGGGTGATGTTGGAGATACATTAAAAGCAGGATCTAAAACTACCTCTCAAAAGTTGCCTAGTGGTTATGATGCAAATAACACAAGAAACCCAATTCTTTCTTCTTTAGGCGCGGGACTTCTTGATATAGCATAAGGAGCAACATGGCAATAACAACAACTAGTATCAATTTTAAAAACGCAGCTTCATCAATATTGAACGCTGTTTCCTCTGTTCTACCAGTAGTTTGTGGTGTGCCTGAGAGTTTATTGAATAGTGTAAGCCCCAGGTATGTTGTTACATTAGTGGCTACATTAGGTAGTTTGACTAACCGTTCTGGATCAAGCCGAAATACGACTTCGAATTCATTCACTGTTTACGGATACCTACAAGACAAGATTACCTTGAATGCTAGCGCTGATTGGCAAGGATTAACTCAAAGTATGCCTAGCGGTATACAAGAAGCTTTACGAGCTGGTAATACACTTGGTCAGGCTTTTTTAAATCGGACTACAGTAACTACGTTGCAAACTCGTAGGATATGGATGGGTTCTTCACCTATTAGTGTTACGATGAAATTAAAGTTTGAGGCTTTTAACGATGTCGAGAGGGAGGTTGTTCTTCCTTGCACACTTCTTCAAGGTTTACTTCTCCCAAGAGGAGGTATAGGTAACACAATTGGGCTAATCCCACCGGGTCCTAGTCCTTTTAATGTAAATCTAAAAGGTGAATCTGAAAGTGAACGTAATGAAAATATTACACTTGATGTTGGTGGAGGATTTTTAAAATTTCCTAGCGTAATAGTTAAAGATGTTCAAGTTACGTATGAAAATAGAATGAGTGAAAATGGCCCTATTGGAGCAGAGGTAGTTTTAGTTATAGAAACCTACCAGATGCTTACTCGGGAAGATCTACTTGAAGTTATTAATCAACCTATGATTTCAACAACTGGTGGATCTTTTGGGCAGGGGAGCACTTCGGGTAGTGCAGAGGCGGGAGGTAACATATAATGAATAGGACTTTATTTTTCGATAAAATAACAGTTGATAGTATTGAAGAATATGACTATCTACACAACAGTCTTTCTCGGTTTACAATGAATTATCCTGTATCTTATTATAGAATTCTTGAATCCGAAGTAATGCGTCCCGATCTTATAAGTTACAGATGCTATGAAACAGTGGACTTTTGGTGGATTATCCTTTATGTGAATGATATTCAAGATCCGTTGAACGATCTTACAAGTGGAACAGTTATTAAAATACCGAACATTTTGGACATTTATGAGTTTTATAAAAAATATTCAATGAGATAAATGATTGGTAATCATATATGGATGATGTGGTGATCTACGGACAAGTATACAAAATAACTAATGATATAAATAACAAAGTCTATATTGGTCAGACGATAACTATTTTGGGGTCGCGTTTGAAGCAGCATATAAAAGAGGCAATTAAATTTAGTAATTGTGGTAGTCTTCTCTATAAGGCGATTAGAAAGTATGGTAAAGAGAGCTTTACTATCATTCAGATAGGCCAAGCAATAGATAAGAAGTCACTAGATATACTTGAACGTTATTATGTAGCATTTTATAGAAAGTTACTTGGCAGAGGTAATGTTTACAATATTACTGATGGTGGCGAAGGTAATGGTGGATGCTTGAAGAATATTCCATTATCTGAAGAGCATAAAAAGAATATTGGAAAGGCTCTTGAAGGTAAGCATAAGTCTGAAGAACATAAAAAGAAGTTACGTGAGTGTAAAACCGAGGAGTATAAACAACAGTTTAAAGAATCTACGCATACGCCCGAAGTAAACTCAAAGAGAGTCAAAACTCGTAAGGAGAGTGGTAAACCTTGGCATTCTGAAGAGACAAAACAACATATGAGACATTCTCATGCCAAACACCCAGAAGGTTGCCAATGTATCAGTTGTCGAGCTGAAAGAGGAGAATTAAAAAGCGAGGATAATAGTATGTTTGGTAAGCATTACATTACGATTTACAACAGTGCAATAAACAAGGAAAAACGGATTGAACCTATCTTGCTTTCTGAATATTTTGGCAAAGGTTGGGTTAGAGGTAGACGGCCTCGAAATATTTCTACTAGCTAGGAGTGAATTAAGGTGCTGGGAAACTATTACTTGTTAGTTCGGTTCGGTGAGACAGTTATTCCGATAACTACATCAACTCTTCGAGAGCTTACGATAGTTCAGGATTACAATAAGTTCTTACCTGAGATTAGGTTAAGGATTGATGACGCTACAGGAATACTTACACATATAGCGCCCTTTGATAAAAATTTGAGTAGAGTTTATGTTGAGTTTGCTCTTAATTCTGATACTACTGACAAAAATGCAATGACGTTTTTAGTGTATATTCGGGAGCCTAGTGGTACTCAATCTACTCCTGCAGGTGAGTATGATATTACTGGGTTTCTTGATGTTAACAAAATATTTACCCCAGATTACACTAGAGGATTTGACGGTAGTATAAAAACTAATCTTGAAAGTATTGCTACGGACGAGTTGAAGATTAGTAAAACAGATGTTAGCACATCAGTTGATTATGAAAAAAATCTAATTCAACCTACTTGGACAAATGCTCAATTTTTAAACTATCTAAAAGATAACTTGATTGGCCAGAATGGTGACTGGGGGTACAAGTGTTTTGTGAAGGTATACAAACAAAAATCTACATTTGTCTTTCGATCAGTTTCAGAGATGATAGAGGATCAAGTAGTATATAAGTTTATGCTTTATGACAAACCGTATGAGGATAGGAACCCTATTTTGGAATATTACATTTATGACAATTATAAAATATACGGAGTTTTTGGGGCTATGCAACAAAAATATTCTTACTTTAACTTTGACACGGGAGCATTGGTTGATGATGAAGAAGATGTTCAAAGTTATATGTCTCTTTCAGACTACTTTTTAATAGATGGTGGTGACACAACGGATAGTAATGAAATACAGTCTACGGGGAGGTCAAATGATTTTACCTCTGACTTTAAAGGCCGCGTAAAATCGAACTATGGTAATCGTTTGGTTAGTTTAGCAAAAATATGGATAACTACAAAAGGTATGCCAAACATTGCTCCGGGGCAGACAGTCCAGCTATTTTTTCCACATGGGTCTATGGGTAAGAATCTATACAGTTACCAATATAGCGGATACTGGCTTTGCGAACGCGTGGTGCATAATTTTGGTGATATATTTTTGACAAAACTACTTTTAACACGGCAGGGAATTGATACTGATAAATCAACATCATTATTAAAAGCTACTAAAACAAAGAGCAAATAGATGGTACAGAATCAAAAGTTGGGAGTAACCGGATTAACACTACATAATGATAAGTTGTGGGGCTTTTACCGCGCTACTGTAAAAAGTGTTACTGACCCTAAGCAGCAGGGTCGTATTAAGGCCGAGGTTATTCCATACTTTGTCGATATTGAGACTACGTTGCTACCTTGGGCAGTTCCCGCTTCTCCACTTAAAAGTGGATCGGGTGTCGGAACAGGAAGCTTTGATGTCCCCGATGTTAACTCTATGGTTTGGGTGTTTTTTGAAATGGGTGATATTTACCAACCCGTCTATATTGCTAATGCTTCTGATGGTGTTCATGGTTTGCCTACTTTTCGGACAACGAATTATCCCAACAGAAGAGGGTGGAAAACAAGTAGTGGAATTGAATTTTATACAGATGACACAGATGAGTCTGTTACCCTAATCCATCCTTCAGGAACGACAGTTGTTATAGATGTGGACGGGAATGTAACGTTAACTAGCACAGGAGTAGTGACTATTACAGGAGACCAGATACAATTAAATCCCGTGTAGAATGGAGTAAAAATGTCAACAATTGCACACAAAAATTTAACAGGAACTGATTTACATTCAATGACAACGGATGGTTCTACTAATCCTACTAACATTCTCTCTCACGGCGATTTTGATTACTGGACGAATGGTGCTGCTTATGCTCCTGATTCATGGACATTATCGGGTTCGGGGGCAAGTGTAGCAAGAGAAGGAACAATAATCAAATTAGGTACTTATTCTGTTAAAGTCACAAGATCAGGGGCTGATTGTAACATATACCAATATGGGCATACTGAAAGAGGTATTAATTATTGGAAAGGAAGAACAGTAAGTTTAGGATGTTGGGTTTACGCAACGGTAGCAAGCACTACTCGAGTTTCAATTTCCGACGCCGTTGACGCAACATATTCTTCTTACCATACAGGTAATTCTATTTGGCAATGGTTATCTTTAACTCATACTATGAACGCGAGTGCGACCAGAATGCAGATAAGTTTGGAAGTTAATACAACCAATACTTCCGGTTATTTTGATGGCGCAATTGCAGTAGAGGGCAACAGTGTATTTTCTTTTAGTTCAAAACCATTAGGCAATCCTACTATAGTTCCTGGTAGTGGATTTACTTTAAAGACAACGCAATATGTCGGTGTATATATAGATGGTGTTTATTACAAAATAGCACTCATAAACTAACTATGAAGTACGTAATAGATGATTTAGGAAATCAAGTTATTGACGATTCAGGAAATCAAGTAGTAGCGTCAATACGAACTATAGCTTTGTTAGGTGATCCTTCAGATCATGGCGGAATAGTAACTACAAGTAACCAGGATGGTACTTTAATACTAGTTGTCCAAGATATTCAAGGTGGTCCGAGTTCAGGTTTGATGTATGCAGATTTTGAGTTTGGTGGTTTTGCTGAAGAATCTAATGTTAGTAATGGTACGGAAGTTGCAGTAGAAGGCGCTGAACATCGATGCCCTGTTATTGGTCACGGTACAACAACTATTACAGCAGTTACGACTAAGAGTTATCATAATGGCAAATTAATACTTACTGAGGATGCCGTTGCGGGCTGCGGCGCTAGGCTTACACCACCCGATAGGAGTGTTTACATAGAATGAGTGTTTTTCTGAGATCAAATTTTGGATATGGGTTTCTTGCCAGTAGTTTAGGCGTGGCGGATGTTCAAATGACGTTGGACGCCGGCCATTTACTTCCTATAATAGCTGGAAGTTTTCGAGTGGTGATTTGGAACTGTTTGAGCTATCCCAATCCAATTACTGATCCTAACATGGAAATTGTTACTGCTTCTTACAGTGGAACAGTTAATGTTTATAATATAACTCGTGCCCAAGAAAGCACTACTCAACATACACATACTATCAATAGTAAGGTAGCAATGACGTATACTGCTGGTGTCTCTTCAGCCGACTTGTATGTTATAGGAACAAAGGAAGTCGACGAAACTGGTATTGGATCAGGTAAATGTTTATACTATAACAGCACCACTGGGTATATTCAATATACTAATCTAACAGGTGGTGGTGATATGCTTAAGAGTATTTATGATCCTGATGCTGACGGAGTAATTATTCCACCACAAGTTGATATATCGGGTTTTCTGGGGTCTTACGCAGAATATAGTATCGAGAATGATGCCGTAAATAAAAAACTAAGATTAGTGGGGGATGTAGCAAGTCCTGGAAACAGTAAAGTATATGGTACAAGTATCGGCGGGGTGCGAGGCTGGCAAAGTTTTTCTCTAGCAGGATCAATTGCTGCTGCTTTTAGCGGAGGAACTGCCAATATTGCTGTGGGAACGCAGGCCTGGGTGTATGTTCCTTATAATTGCACGGTAACAGGATGGACGATTTTAGCTGATAGAGCAGCTAGTGCTCCTGCTGTAGGTACCAACACTATGACAGTTGATATATGGAAAAGTACATATGCTGACTATCCTCCTACTGCTGCTGATAAGATTTCAGGGAGTGAAAGTCCTTATTTAAGTGCTACTTTACTTTTTCAAATGAAAAAAAATCAAGATACAAGTTTATCTACGTGGTCGACAACGAGTATAAGTGCTGGTGATGTAGTATTATTTAACGTTACAACTAACATGGGGGCACTTGCTCCACGTCAATGTGTTGTTAGTTTAGAGGTAACTAAAACATGAGTATTTGGTATGTAGATTATGTAAATGGTGATGATACAAACGGTGGGACTAGTTGGGCTGATGCAGTAAAAACTATTCAGGGCGTTACTGCGGCGATGTTAAATCCAGGAGATGAAGTTAGGATAGCCAAGTCACCTGATCCAACTTCTTTAGGTCAAAATGCTACATTTGTAAAAGATTCTAAAACAACGATACTAACATCTTCCGTTACTGTTAACATTTGTGATTGTGATAACAGCTGGACAGATTCTTCAGGGATTACATCAACTATTGATACAAGTAAGTATAGAGAGGGACTAGGTAGTGTGCGAATTAAACAAACAGGTAGTTTTACTACAGGATTAGCTTCATATTTTTCATTTGACGAAACTGATTTTTCAGGTTACACCCAAGTAAGTTTTTGGATAAATAGTGGGTATACAATTACCAGTTCAAAACTTAGTTTAAGGTTATGCTCTGATTCAAATGGAGCAGTAACTGTTAATACTATTCCTATTCCATCGGTTCCAGCAACACTTAATTTAACAACTTGGATACCTATTACCGTCGAAACAGGTTCTGCGTTATCAAGTAGTGTAAAATCAATAGCTTTATACGTTGATGATTCTGTGGCATCTATGGATTTTTATCTTGATAACATTATTGCATGTAAAAGCTCTGTTGAACCAGATAGTTTAACTCTTTCCTCGTTAATAGGAATTGATCCAGATTTGGGGGAAACATGGTATGGAATACGAAGCATAAATGGAACCACAGTTATTTTTGACGAATCGACTCGAACTTATACTGGTCCTACTGAGGGAAATGGATCAAGAATAGATGGTATTTATGAGATATTTAAACGAGAGACGATACAGACAGGTTATGGCTCTACTTCCCAACAAACTCAAGATTCAGGCATCAGTGGTAACTTGATTGCTTATTCGGGTGGTTGGAATACTACTCTTTCTTATGATAACCAGGATGGTGAAACTTGGTACGATGGTTCAAACTGTGTTGCTAATGGGTTAAATATAGGTAATGGAACATTTACTTATTATGTTTCAATTGACAAACTTTCATTTGTTAGATACTCGACTGGTCTTTACATGCTTAGATGCTTCAATTGTTTAATAAATAATATGGCAGTTGGTAATAATATTCGTGGAATCTACGTAATGGGCAACTATAATCAGTTTATCAATATTGATACTCAAAAGAATGAAATTGAGAGTGCAGTATTGGATTCTTGCAGCTATAGCACATTTTCCAATATACGAATCAGAAGTTCAGTTGCTCAAGGATTAGAGACCCGCAGTATAATTACTGCTTGTATTTTTAGCAATCTGGAAGCAAGTAGTATTCAATCGGACCCGGGGTCTTCTTATTATGGACTTGATTTATCTAATGTATATCTTTGTTCGTTTGATGGATTAAACGCATATGATAATACTAACGCCGGGCTGTCACAAACTACTTGTTTTAACAATAGTATTTCTAATGCATCATTCAGCGGAAATGGTATTGATATCTATATATATAGTGATTCTTATGGTCTACTAATCTCAAATGCTTCTTTAAGTTCAACCACTCAGGTAGATTTTGGATCAATAAAGTTTTCTTCAGTAGTTAACGTTTCGCGTTTGGGTCAAACACCCGGTAGGTATAAAACTTGGCAATCCTATTCTGATGGTTCTACCGGTGTCTGTGGAACCATCTCTGATCAAATTACTGGTGGTCAAGACGCTGCTTGGGCATATGGAGGAGAAGGCACTTGTGCTTATTTTACCCCCAACTCAGTTGTTGATCCATTAGTATGGGAATTCTACGTTCCTGTAACAGCTGCCACAGACTTTCAAGTAAACTTCTGGCACAGAATAACATTAGGTTTTGGCGGTTCAATGGATGTTACAATTTATGATAGTAATGATAACGCCACAAAACTTCTTGATTCCGAAAGTGTTGATTTAAACCTTGGTGAATCTAGTAACGATTGGAATGAGTATACTTCTACAACATGCACTCCAACAGATACTGGTTTTTGTAGAGTGCATATAGAATTTCTAAATGGTTCAACTTCAGCAACAATAGGAAGTGTTGGTGTAGATAATGTAAGAGTTACACCAGTAGTTAACGATGATTTTGGAAGTATGGATAGATGGCTAGAAGGCCTGCCTCCTAAGTATATGACAGATGGAACAATAAAGTATGGAGCAGCTTTTAGCTCATAAACGGAGTACATATGGCAAATAATGTAAATCCAATAATCTGGAGTGACCTCTCACCCCAGTTGGTCCCCGATACCCATGGTGGATTAAAACTTGATATTAACGTAGATGCAGTTAAAGGATCTATTGACAACATAATTAGAACGAGCCCCGGAGAACGCATTTTCGAACCAACGTTTGCACTCGGATTAAAAAATCTTCTTTTTGAACCAATTAATAATACATTGCTTAATAGATTTGCTGCAGAAATAAAAAACAAAGTTGAGGTTTGGGACCCCCGGGTAAATGTAGAGGGTGTAGATTTTAAATTAGATCCAGATAACAATTATGTTTCTTTGACGGTTAGATTTAATATTGTGGGGTATGTTCAATCGTTTAGCACTACAACTACTATTACAGAGTAAGGAGTATATATGTCAACAGATAAGATATCATTCGTAGATTATGATTATGACAATTTAGTATCTGAATTACAACAGCTTCTTGCCGCTCAGGATGCTTGGAAGGATATGTACAAAAGTTCTACAGGACAGATGCTTCTTGAACTGTTTGCTGCTGTTGGTAATTTAGTTTTATATTATATAGAAAGAAGGGCCGAAGAGGGATATATTGCTACAGCACAAAATTATTCATCAATTGTAAATTTAGCCCGATTATTAAACTATATACCGAGTAGAAACGTTTCTTCAACTGGAACGTTGACATTTACCCTTGATACTGCTCACACAAGTTTGGTTCTAATTCCAAAATGGACATCTGTTTCTTCTAGTAGTTATAGTTTTGTTACTACATCTGATGCTGTAATTTTGGTGGGCAGTACAACCATAGATGTTACGGGAATTCAGGGTGTGTTAACTACTGTATCATATATCTCTAACGGATCTACATCGCAAGAATATAACATAGACAGTACACAGGTTGAGGACACCAACGTATATGTATATGTTGATAACGTATTGTGGACACAAGTAAGTTCATTTATTAGTTCAACAAATATATCGACGGAATATGTTCTTCGTCCAGAATTGGATGGAACAATTACAATAGTTTTTGGAAATGGTGTGTTTGGGCAATCTCCTTCATTAGGTTCATCGGTAGTTGTAAAATATGTAAAATCAGATGGTACATCAAGTAATGTTTACTCTACAGGTTTAATAACCACCATTAATTCTACTATTTATGACTCAACCGGAGCTACAGTAAATGATATAAATGTTACCAATAGTACAACATTTCTTGGTGGTGATGACGCTGAAACATCGGAAGAGATTAGAGCAAACGCTCCAAGTGTGTTTGCTACAGGGGATCGAGCTGTTACCAAAAGCGATTTTGAGGCCTTAATACATGCGTATTCTGGAGTGGGTGATTGTATTGTTTATGGTGAGAATGACTTAACTCCGCCAAATTATGCGATGTACAATCAAGTTAGGATTACTGTAATTTTGGATGATTGGATTTTACCGTCAACTACTTTTGAAAATAATCTTAGTACATATTTATACGAAAAATCTTTAATTACTGTTAGATATTCATATGTTGACCCAACAATCATCTACGTTGTTCCTTGTTTAACTATAAAATTAGTTTCATCCGCCTCAATTACATTGGTTCAGAATTTAGTTGAAACTGCGATTCAGAATCAATTTGTGCTTGGAACTACAACCACATTGGGCCAGTCAGTGTATCTGTCTGATATTATATCAGTAATTGAAGATATATCAGGAGTAAATCATTGTCATGCAACATTAAAACTACAACAAGATTTGGATCAAGGATATTCTTCGTTATATACCTATGCTGCAACAACTAATTTACTTTCTGTTCTCACTGAAACTATTGAGTTGTGGATTGATGATACAAAGATTGCAATTGATGACGGAGCGGGTAACTGGACTGATTTAAGTTCCACATACACAATTACAGGGGGGGCAAACTATACTACAGGTCTTGTGGGGGCGAATATTTCACCTGCTCCTGTTGCCGGTTCTTCAATTTATATACGATATCAACAGGATAACTCTGGAGAATCAACTGATTCCGCAGGAGATTTATTATTGTCTCAAAGTCAAATTTGTAGATTAGAGGAAACTGTATATGATTACATTGGATATTAACTAGGAGGGTACTGTGATTAAGCAATATTGGAATATTCGGCACATTCGTAACGGAGAAGTAATTTGGCAAGAGGAATATAAACATAACGCTATAGCTGATGAGGGCGCTGAGGCAATACTTGAGGTGTTTTACAGGGCAAGTACAGCATACGCACCAGCTACTTTTTATGTTAGGCTATGCGATGATACTTTAGTTGTTAGTGATACATTGTCTAGTGTTCAAAACGAACCTTCCGGTAATGGATATGCGGCTCAAGAGGTTACACGGGATACAACAGGATTTCCTATGAAAGATGTTGCAAGTAACGGTAATCAACGACTAACGAGTAAAACAGTTACTTTTACGGCGAGTGGGGGGAGCATTGGACCTGTGACAACAGCATACATAGCGACAACTTCCGATAACACAGGTAAACTGATTGGTTATCTACCATTAAGTATGCAACGAACAGTATTAAATGGGGATGCAATGGAGTATGAGTTCTTTGCTGAGGAAGGTAACTCATAAAGCGGAAGGATAAATAATATGTCAGAGAGATGGTCGGCGAATAAATTATATTTTGATGAAGCATCCAGAGGAATTAGCGGTGGCGTTTACTCCGATGACTCCAAGAATTGGGATGCAGATGCTGCGTCTATAATCTTGTGTCTCAGCCACCTTATAGAGAACAAAAACAAACTTATATTCCGCGAATCAGGAACGCTACGTTGTAAAACACAATTTGTAGGTATTGAAGATTATTCAAACTATGTTGATCTCATAAAGCTCGTTCCAGAAAAGTTTCGAGGATCAACAGCTCTTCAAGAGTTGTTGTATGTTTTTGGTTTGGAATCTGGAAGCTGGATAGGAAAGATAAATGATTTACAATCTATAATTGATAAGTATCAAGTAGGCGACGATTATATTCAATATTTAGCTGATTTGGTTGGGCTTCAGTTTATAGTCACACCAGCAACTACTCTTGAAGATAAACGACGCCAGTTAATTCAAGTTATTGATTGGTACAAAATGAAGGGAACATATGAAGCATTACAAGTTATACAATATACGTTAGATCTAAATATCAATCTTTGGGATATGTACACGAATGACTATTCAACATTTGTTCCAGTTCCTTGGTACACAGGAAAGATAAATACTAATCCCACTGGAAGTGTAACAACCGAAGCGATTACGGGGACCTCTGGTACGTTTTTGAAAACTCCAATAGTTTTGGGATCTGTGGTGTTAACAAATGGAACAGAAACATTTACAGATGTAGTTACCCCAGGAACATTAGTGTCTTCACTTTCCGCAGGCAACTCAGGTACTGTTACTTCTGGTGGTGTTTGGTCTGTGACTGGTTGGACAGGAGTTGGTTCAAGAATGGCTACGTATAAGTTTTCTATGGGGTTAGATTATTATAAATCTCCACACTTTGGTATTGAAGTGTGTCTTAACCAAGTATATGGCTCTGCTTCAGCCTCATACTTGTTTGATGGAGACGAGACATATACTAGTTTGGTTAATTATGTAGAGAGAGTTAGACCTATAAATGTAGTTCCACATTATACTATCTTTCTAAATCCTGTTACTACACAATCTGGAGCAGTTTATATGGTTGATGGTAATATTTATACAATAGCGTTAGGTGACTGGACACCTAGTCAAGTAAACTACGATGATGCTACTAGTGCGGGAGCAATAAATAAGTATGATAATAATCAATACTATGATTATACAACATTAGGTTTTTATAATAATATTACTATATGGGGAATTGGCACAGGTAACAAAAACGTAATACCTGATTCTAGTTTTACAATGGAAAACCCCGTCCTAACTAACTTTGGTGGTTCCATTAATGCACCTATTACTGTTAATGTACAAAATACGTATGTTGATTTTAGTTTTCAGTTACCTAGTACGTTAACAAATACTTCTTTATCAGAGTTAGGTTTATACTATGCTGATGGGACGACAATAATGTTAGGTTGTACCTTTCCAAATATTGATTTAGTTTCGGGTATCGCATTACGAGTACTTATTAGAGTTTACTACTAAAATGAAAAGAATTGAAAGATAAAACTACTTTGATAACTAAGTTGAAAAAGTTTAACAATGGAGGAAATGATGCCAATAGACACAGGGAACCAGACAGTTCATATTAAGTATTTTGACCCATTAATAAATACAGCTGGAAACTTTATAGCGTTGGATGTAAGGAAACCAGGTATTTACAGTGGCGGTTACTTAACACGTGTAAGTGACATAAGTGTATCGTTATCTACCTTAGCTTGTGAAATCGCTGATTCAGGTGTAACAGGTAATCAGGTTAGAATTACAACTGGAGCAGCTGTATCAATAACGGTAGCTGTAGCTACTCCGTTAGTTGTTTTGCGTTGGACATATACTGGAAGTGCTACTGCTGACTACATGGATTTTGTTGCTGTTGCAGATGGAAATCAGTTACCAACCGATGTTGTAGTCGGATTGTGTACTTTTTCTGGTTCAACCCTAACTGGTTTTGATTACACTGATAGAACGAATCCTAATGTTATGGATTTATTTTTGAAAGTTGAACCAACCAGTCCAGCATCAATGTACTTGCGTGTTAGATCAGGACGAGTAAACTATGGAAGTGCTAATTATGATATTGTTGATCAAAGTACTTCTGTATTTTCCGCCCCAGGAAGTGGAAGCAGAATTGATCTTGTTCAAGTTAGTACAAGTGGTGTTGTAACACTAACTACCGGAGTAGCATCAGCAACACCTTCAGCTCCAAGCTATGGAAACTTAGTTACATTAGCTGAAATTACTATTGCTTCGGGTGCAACTACTCTTACTGCTTCTAATATAAAGGATGTAAGAAATTATGTAGGTAACTCTTTTTCGAATGCTGTTCTAACCTCGGGGAATCAAACAATTGCTGATGTGAAGACATTTACTTCATTCCCTGTTGGACCATCAACTATTCCCACTACTGACTATCAGCTTACCAACAAGAAAGATGTTGATGCTAAAACAGCGATGGGAACTTGGGCCGCACGGAGTGCAAATACTGTCTACACTGAGACAACAGGTGGGTTTGTTGTTGGGTCTATAACTAAGAGTGACAACAGTAATGCTTTTGTAACAATGCAAACTCCGAGTGGAACAATTAGACAAAAAATAGGAGCTTACCCTTATGGAAGCTATAACTACTTACCAATAAGTTGTCCAGTTAAAAAAAGTAACACTTGGCAGCTTGTTACTTCAGGAGTAATTACTGTAGATTATCTATACTTTCTTCCGTTAGGTACATAGTTAAAGGGAGGTTGTATGATTCGACTTTTTCGTCCTTATGTACCTCAAGAAGGAATTGGAGAAGTAGTTCGGGTTTTGGAATCAGACATAATTGGCCAAGGGCCTAAAGTTGATCAATTTGAGAGAGACTTTTCAAACTTATTCGATGTTAAGTATCCCGTATCTGTAAATTCGGGTTCGTCTGCTTTAGAAATGGCATATGATCTTATTGGCCTTAAAAAAGGTGATGAGGTAATTACAACTCCACTCACTTGTTCGGCTACAAACATTTTCCTTGCTCGTAGAGGTGTTAAACTAGTGTGGGCTGATATATTGCCTGATACATTATGTATTGATCCTTTGGACGTACACGCCAAAATAACTAGCAAGACTAAGGCTGTTGTACAAGTTCACCTTGGTGGTCTCCGTGCTGATGTGGGGAGAATCCACATTCCAGTTATTTCTGATGCTGCTCAGGCATTAGGAGTCTTTACAGGAGATTATACTTGTTGCTCATTTCAGGCGATTAAGCACATTACTACAGGTGATGGAGGTATGGTTACTTGTCCAGATGAAGAAACATACAAAAAAGCTAAGACCATGCGCTGGTTCGGTATCGACCGGGAAAGAAAACTTCCCGAGGGTTGGGAGAATTATCGGATGCGTATGATGAGTTTTGATCTTGAAATGCTTGGGGCTAAGCGGCATATGAATGATATTGCGGCTACATTAGGAATTGCTGGTCTTCACAATTATAACAGGATGATGAAACATCGTTCTGATTTATTTGATATATACCGAGAAGAGTTATCAAAGGTTGATGGTATTAAATTACTTGATTGTAAAGGAAATACCCATTGGTTAGCTACAGTATTAGTAGAACGTCGTGATGATTTTGCTAGAAACCTTTGGGAGCATAATATAGAATCGAATATAGTTCAAGTTCGAAACGACGGGTACACAGTATTCGGAGGCAAGAAAGCTGATCTGCCAGTGATGAATATGGTTGAAGATAAATATATTTCTCTTCCCATTGGAATGCATGTAAGCGCAGACGACGTTCGCCTCATAACAGATATCATAAAGAAGGGATGGTAATCAATGGCGAAATGCCCAGTTTGCGGGATAGATATTCCACATTGGAATTCTGAAAGTGTCCCTAGTGGACACTTAATAGTTTCAAAATCTGCAGTAGACAGTCACATTCATGTACATGGTAATCTTGAGAATAAGCTTCTTATGCGTGAACTTCTTGAGACTGCCCAAACCGAATGTCATTTTGATCTCTCATCAAAAAATACGCTTACCCATAAAGAATATATTTTTCATAACAGACAACGTATTGGCGATATGCTTATGTTCACTTGTGGCATTCGTGATTTCAAACTAGCCTACCCAGAAGCAAAAGTAGGCGTGGTTGGTACAGCTATGCATATTTGGGATAACAGCCCATATATCACTCCAGATCTTTGTATAAAACCTTCAGAATTTGAATCAGTAATAGGCGGTGATTTAATAAAAGAAGCATCTTCTGAGCGGATGTTAATAAAAATAGGCCCGAGTAGACTCACTAATTCCAGCAATCGTATTGACTGGCACTTTGCTAATGCGTTTAGAGTATCAATGGAAGACGCATTGCACATTCATATTCCTCAAGGAGAGTCACGACCGGATATTTGGTTTACAGAAGATGAATATAACGCTCCGCGTGTAGACTCCCGTCCTTATTGGATTATTTGTGTAAATGGTGAATTGGGTTGGGGCTGCAAGATGTACCCGTTTGATCGTTGGCAAGAGTTTGTAAGTCAAAATCCTGATGTTGTTTTTTATCAAATAGGAGCAAAAGGAGACAAATCTCTAAGGCTTAAAGGTGATAACATAGTTGATTATGTTGGGAAGACAGAAGACAAAAATACAGGAGTTAGAGACTTATTCAAATTATTTCTTAACGCCGAAGGGTCAATTGGATTAGTTAGTTTCCATATGCATCTTTCTGGAGCTTTACACAAACCCGCAATTATAGTAGCGGGTGCTCGTGAGCCTGTATCATTTACTCAATATGCAGGTCATCGTTATATGGCTACAGACGGCTGTTTGCCTTGTGGCGTAAAAGCTTGTTGGCACTGTGATATAAATAATTGCAAGAATCTTGTACACATTAATCATTGTGATCCTATGAGTGGTTCAGATTTGGCCAAAACTGAAGATTATAGTGAAAAAGTTCCCAAATGTGTGGATATGATCACTCCAGAGGACCTGACTCGGGCGTTAAATATGTATTATATAGGTAGACGATTAAAAAAAGATGTACCAAGTGCTAAATCAAAGTTAAACAATATAATTAAGGGTCCTTCAATTATAGCAGCGTCAGCAATTCAGGAAGTTCCTCAAGGACCAAAGGTTGATATATCCAAGTATGGAATAGAATGGGGAGGAAGTGGTATCACGGATAGAGATTGGGACTTTATGCGAAGTACTATTGAAAAAAATAATGTTAAGACAGTACTTGAGTTTGGAACAGGTTTGCCTACTCTATTGATGAATGATCTGGGGCTAAAAGTTGTTACTTATGAAACTACACAGAGTTTGATAGATCAAATAAAGAAACTAAATCCAAATATAGATATTAGACTATGGGATGGTAAAAACTTATTAGAATTTTCAGATAAATATGATATGGCATTTGTAGATGGTCCGGCGGGTGGAGCTAACAGAGAACAATCGACCAAAATAGCATCTGAAGTAGCTGACGTAGTAATAATTCATGACGCTGGACGGGAGAACGAACGAAAGTGGCAGGATAAGTATATTAAGGGTAAATTTGATGGACCGGGAAAGGGTGGCCACAGATGTCACGTATGGATCAAAAAAGACTACTCTAATATAGGAGTAGGAAACAGTGATAGTCAACCTACAATATCAACAAATTCTGATGATGTTCTGTGTGTTATTGAGAATAAACCTCTGAAAGAACATCCTATTTCTAACAAAACTGGAAAGTATATTAAGTTTGTAAGTACGGCACGAGGCTGGGGTGGTTGCGCACGTTCTATTACTACAATAATGAAGATGCTTTTGGACGCTGGTCATCGAGTAGAATTTATACCATTTCGTAATAGCGTGGGAAGTCAGGAGTTTAAGCATTGTCTTTCAACAAGTCTACAAGATGTTAAAGTATCGTTAGATTACACTACCTTAAAAGAGCAATGTGATGTTTTGGTAGTATATGCTGATGATTATGTGTGGGAGTTCAAAACATCAGAAGTAGCGGATATTTTTTCCGAGATAGCAGCTGATCATAAAGTTATGGTTGTCAACTACCGAATAGGTAGTATTGGTATCACACCTTGGACACAGGGTTGGGATAAATATTTGTTCTTAAATAGTAATCAAGAGAATGAACTTCTTAAACTTTGCCCTCAAGCATCAACTCGTGTTCTTTCTCCCTGTGCGGATCTCACAGACTTTTTAGAAGTGCAGCCAAATTATGATGGCCCAATTAGAATCGTACGGCACAACTCTCAAGGTGATACAAAGTTTGCTAAAGACTGCGGAAATGAAATACAAGCAATGCTTAATTGCCGCCAGGATCTGGGGATAAAGATGATGCCTGGTCCTAGCTTTGTAGCAGAGACTGATCGTTTTAAGAAGGTTCCAAAGAATGATCCTCCTATTCCTCAATTTTTGGGAACTGGAAATCTTTTTTGGTACTCCCTACCTCAAGGATATATGGATGCTGGTCCACGCGTAGTTATTGAAGCTATGGCTGCTGGTTTGCCAGTACTTGCTGACAATTGGGGTGGCACAGTGGATAGAGTGACCCCAGAAACAGGCTGGATTTGTAATACTAAAGAACAGATGGTTGATATAGTTAAGAATATAACTACTGAAGAACTACGAACAAAAGGCATTGCAGCCAAAGAACGAGCTAAACAGGAATTTGTAGCTAATAATTGGATAAAGGAGATTATTGAATGATTTCTTTAGAGAAATTTATTGAGCATGTATCAAATGATAGAATAGATATATGTAGACAAGAAAGTGTAATTCGTGATGGTCATGCTTGGTGTGCTGATTGGTGGACGATAGAAATGGGAAGATATTTTTTACTTGGTGAAGATGAATATAGAAAACAAAAGTCAGAGTTTCTGGAGCACAATAGTTTAGAAACTAAAGATGAAATTATTAATGAATTTGAACATAAAAAATTGATGCTTAAAGTATTAGAAAGTCACAAAGATTTTTCAGACAAGGTTTTGTTTTGTGAAGTTGGTAGGGGATTGGATATAGTTTTAACAAGCGCAATAAAGAATTGGAGTAAAATAACTTGTTATGATGGCAATAATTTTGTTGTTGAAAAAACAGCACAATTATTTCCAGAAGCCGAGTGTATATGTGAAAATACATATAGATATTTTGAGAATCTTATGATCGATGAATCAACTATCTTGATTGCTCATCATACAAGAATAGGCAACAAAGAAAAAGAGATTATCAAGAAAAATAGTAATATTTTAGCTATTATCAACGGAGAACTGCTATGAAACGAGTACTTATAACAGGTGGTTGCGGTTTTTTAGGTGCACATCTAATTGAACATATAGTTGAAAATACCGATTGGGAAATAGTTATATTAGATAGACTATCTTATGCTTCAAATATGCATAGTGTTACTGGTGTTGAACTGCTTGAAGAAGTTACAGATAGTAAGAAAGAGTATCTTTCGCGCATTTCATTTATTTGGCATGATTTAGCTGCATCTATGGATCACCTAAAATTACCGGATTTTGATTATGTTGTACATCTGGCTGCTGAAACCCATGTAGATAGAAGCACAGAAGATTCGAGACAGTTTGTTTGTAGTAATGTTTTAGGTACCGCAAATCTTTTAGAATATTTGAGAAGAAAACAATCTAATATCAAAAAGATAATTAATTTCAGTACCGATGAGGTATATGGTGCTGCTGATGTTGGGGTAGCATATAAAGAGTTTGATTGCCTGCGTCCTTCTAATCCCTATAGTGCTGCTAAGGCTGGACAGGATATGATAGCCTATAGTTTTGCACATGCTTATCAAATGCCTATACTTACAACTCGTTGTATGAATATGTTTGGTGAAAGACAAAATCACGAGAAGTTTATACCAAAAACACTAAGAAGTATTATAAGTGGTGAAAAAGTCATTCTGCATGGTAGTCCTAATCTTTCAAGTTCAAGATTTTGGATTCACGCTCGCAACGTATCTGATGCGGTTATTTACCTACTTACTCACGATACAGAGATAAATGATATGTTTCATATCGCAGGTATAGAATTCACAGTATATGAAATAGCAATGAAGATTCAAGAGATACTAAATATTAAATTTGATATAGAATGGGTTGATTTTCAAACTGCAAGGCCTGGTTGTGATGCTCGATATGCACTTGATGGTTCTAAACTAGAGCGTTTTGGCTGGAAACAACCTATTAGCTTTGAAGATTCTTTTATAAAGACAATAAAATGGATGTATAGTTTTGATCACAGGAAGTGGTTATTATAACTGGAGGAAATAAATGCAAGATCAAGATACGCAGCATATGGATAAGGGCATCGTTGATGCGTTTCATATTGAGTGGGAGAACAGTCGGGCGTATGAACAACAGCGTTGGTTGGGAGTACCAATTTGGAAGAACCCTTTTGATGCTTTTGCCCTACAGGATATTATCTTCAAGGTGCGGCCAGATTATATTATTGAAACCGGAACAGCTTATGGCGGATCAGCACTCTTTTTTGGAAGCATCCTTGAGATGATTGGGCATGGTAAGGTGCTTACTATAGACAACGCTCCTAAGGTCTGGCCAGTAAATGATATAGCGGTGCGTATCAAGGAACGTAGAATTACCGCGTTTATAGATAGTAGTGTAAACCCGGATCTTATTAACCTCATATATGGTATTGGAGAGAATAGTATGTGTATGGTGGTGTTAGACTCATGGCATTGCAAGGATCATGTGCTGCAGGAGCTAAAGCTTTATTCTAAGCTGGTTCCAGTGGGATCTTACATTATCGTTGAGGATACGCACGTGTCCGGGCACCCGGTTGAGTGGAAATGGGGTGATGGCCCTTATGAGGCAGTGCAGGATTTCCTTAAAGAGAATGATGGCTTTGAGATTGATACCCAATATGAATCACTTGGGTTTACTAATAATCCTTCAGGATACCTAAGGAGAATCAAATGAAGTTCAAAATTGGGTTTTTCTGTGAAGAAAGTGGCTCAAGTATGATCATTGATTTATTTCAGGATGCGCTTGGAAATCACCCTGCAGTAGAGAGTGTTGATTGGGAGTGGGTGTTTCCTAGATTTGGTAAAGATGTATTAACCAGAGTTGGGGCACAATATCTTATAGATAATATAAAGAAATATGATCTGATTTTCATCAATCTTGATGTTATACCATCTAGATTGAAGCTATTCAATGATCTGAACCTATGGGATAAGATCATCATCTATGATATAAAAGACAATCAGATACTATTTGATCCCGTCACTGGTGAGGTTAGCAATGAATGGGTTAGTAAGCCTCTGATGTATATTAAGCGTTCTTGGGAAGAGTATTATTTACCCGTCAACAGGGAGAAGATGATTCCTCTAGATTTTGCGGTTCTGGATGCATATTTAGACGTTTTGCCTATCAATTACTATGATCGCCGGGATCTATCGATTACCAATACCCTGATACAGGGAAAAAGGCCCGGGTGCCCGCGTGATATTATAACAGAGAAGATTAAGAGCTTCAACTGGCCAATCATAAATGATGATATAACACAACTGACGTTGTTTTATTCCATAGGCTGGCAGAGCTCTTGGAGGCATGTGGGTTATAGGGCGGAGTTAAGTCCGGCTGCCCCTCTTATTAATTGGTGGTATGTCTATATGCATATGCTTAGTAGGACTAAGATCCTATTCACGGGAGCATCTCATTCAGCTATGGGAGATACTAGGACATGGGAGGCGTTCAGCCGCGGACCATTGGTGTTTGTAGATCACATATCTATTCCACAGCCTAACCCTATGATTGCTGGAGAACATTACATTAAGATTGATATTAATGATACAGATAAAATGATTCAACAAACACTAGAATTATTAAAAGACGAAACTGAAAGGGCAAGGATAGCTAAGGCTGGGCATGAACATGCTATTAAGTATCATTCAAGCAAGGCTAGAGTAGATTATGTTATGGAAGAGGTAATCAAGAGATGGGTGAATAGATGAGCGGTCGGGCGCAGGAAATATATGAATCTATAACAAAAAATAAGGAGGCAAATTGGCAAGGAATGGCTATGGTCGGAATGTTGGCTGATTTTACCTTACATTTTGCTAGCGGAGTAATCATAGAAATAGGTATGGGAGAGAGTTCAGTATACTTAAATATGGTAGGTGCTAAATATGACCGACAAGCTTTTCATTGTGATATTCAAGGACATGGGTTTGAGGAAGCTCTAAATGTCCCCGGGTATTTTAGGGAGGATAAATCTAAGTGTGTTATTTATATTGGGTCTTCTGATTCCTTTTTCCAGAGCGTGGATATACCACCAGTGGCGTTTGCCTTCATAGATGGAGATCACAGGTATGATCAGGTTAAGAAAGATTTCTTTAGTATAAACAATCTGCTGCAAGATAATGGTATGATCCTCATGCACGATACTTACCCGCCGGATGATGATTATCTGCCGGAGAACTTATGCGGTTCTTCTTATAAGTTTCGTCAGGAGTTGGAAAAGGATAATAGATTTGATGTCTTTACATTCCCATTATCAGCGGCCAAGGGAGTAGGATTAACAATGTGCAGGCGCAGAGGGTTAAATTTGCCTTTTTACCAACAAGGAGGATAATATCGGACTCACTAGAAAAGATTTAGAGGGAAATTTAAGTGAACAAGATAGAAAAGATATTGAGGCGTGGTTAGCGCGTTGTTCTAGCAACGATCTCTGGGCTCAAAAAATATTCCGTAAAGTAGGAATTTTGGTAACTTCACATGTATCTAACCGGCCATATCTCAAAGCCTGTATAGAGAGCCATAAAAAGCTGGGGTACTATATTTGCCTTGCTTATGATAATTATTTCGATCCTGAGCGGGATATTGATTCAAATTCCCTCATGGTGCCTAAGGATATTATGGTCGACGTAGACACGTTTTTCATGCCACACCATCAGGTATGGGGAGGGGTTCTGTATCCCTACTTCTGGGCTATTAAGTGGGGGTGTGCATTGCTGCAGGATTTCGAATATATCTACTGTACTAACGGTGATTTCATAATGGAGAAACCAGAGAACTTCCCCGAGTTATTAAGCTTGATAGGAGACGCTGATTTTATGGGTTGCGGCCCAGATAATGATAAGATGGTTAATACCGCAGCATTTATTGCAAAAAGCTCAGCCTTCAAGAAAATCATCCAGCATTTCCAAGACCATTTTATACCTTTTGATGTATATGAAAAATACACGCAGGATATCGGAAATGCTGAGGGTCGCTTTGCCCGGGCGATAAGGGATTTGGGCTTAAAGATCAAGACTGTTGAGCCGCCGATGAATGAACAGTTGCATGTGAAGGGGATAGGCACTTGGTATAATATTGTTGGCCTCAGGCATATCCACGGTGAATTAAGTTACGCTTACCGGTATAAAGGAATACCGCCGGAACCGAAATATCTTGATGAGAGGTATCTTTGCAGTCAGGATTGGGAATTTGCCAATTTATATGAAAAAACAGGAGATCCAAAAGTTTTGGAACCTTGGTATGCAAAAGGCTAATTTTGATTATATTTATAAAATAGTAAATAAGATGGGTTGTACTTATAACCCTTCTGGATATCTTCGGAGAATAACCTAAATAGATAGGCAAATAAATGTCCACTGAAACCTTCACAACTTCTGGATCTTGGCATTGCCCCGACGGAGTAACCTCAGTCAGTGTACAATGTTGGGGTGGTGGTGCGTCGGGTGGTGGGAGTACTGCTACAAAACCTGGGGCGGGGAATAGTGAGGGCGGTGGTGGTGGTGGCGGTGCTTATGTAATTAAAAATCTTGCCGTCACTCCGGGGAATAACTACACTTATACTGTTGCAGCAGCAGTTAGTGGCAAGTTAGGTGCCGCAGGAACCAATGGTAACCCTACTTGGTTTTCTTCAAATGATGCAAGTGGAGCTGTTGCTGCAGGTGGAACAAATGGGAAGTTTGTGCTTAATGGCCAGGGTGCTGGTGGTGCAGGAGGAACAACGGCAGCCTCTTATGGGGATACAGAATACGCAGGAGGTAATGGTGCTACTGGTGTAGCTTCAGGAATTAACGGCGGTGGCGGCGGCGGTGGTGCTGGTTCAACTGGAGCTGGAGGTAATGCAGGAGCACCGCCAGCTGCTGGTTCAGGCACGGCAGCAGGTGGAGGTAATGGGGGAGCTGGAGGTACCACAAATGCTAATGGCTCTGGGGGAAGTGTTTATGGCGGTGGCGGCGGCGGTAGTGGGAGTTACCAACTTTTAGCAGGTAGTACCTCACACACAGGTGGTGCTGGTGCTGCCGGAAAGATTATAATAACATATACGGCGTCTAGTTCATCTTCATCTAGCAGTTCACGATCAAGTTCATCTAGCAGTTCAAGATCCAGCAGCAGTTCTTCAAGCTCATCATCTTCATCTAGTTCTCGATCATCCAGTTCATCATCTTCTAGTTCTAATTCGTCATCAAGTTCATCAAGTTCACGATCCTCTTCGAGCTCATCATCATCTAGTAGCAGATCATCATCTAGTTCAAGCTCATCATCACGATCATCAAGTTCGTCAAGCTCGTCCTCATCATCTTTAAGCTCGTCGTCAAGTTCCTCGTCATCGAGTAGTAGTAAATCATCAAGTTCTTCAAGTAGTTCTTATAATCCCGATTACAAACACACTTTTGATACTAAAGCATACGAAGAAGACATAAGTGGTAATCCTACAACTTTGCCCTATACTTGTGGAGCTGGTTCAACTGTGTTAATAGTAGGTTTGGGATATTATAATGACATCGACGGAACTCCCCGGTCAGGCGGTGCACCAACATACAATGGTGTTGTAATGACCCAAGCTGATCAAACCAGAAGTATAAACGATTACTTTTTTAGTGAAATTTGGTACCTTCTTTCCCCAACCACAGGAAGTTCAAAAACTATAAGTATCCCTAATAGTTCTGAACTAAGCTTAAATGTTATAGCTTCATCTTACAAAGCTCCTTCAGGGTATACATCAGTCTATTCAGCATCTAATGGATATTCTGGAACTGATGCTACTCCTTCAACTTCCGTTAGCGTGCCAGTCAACGCAGGAGATGTTGTTGTTGATATTATAAAGTACAACTCAGGCACTGAGACAGGCAACAAAACCTTGCTTTATACTATTGATGTTTCAACTAGTTCACAATATGATATACCTAATTTTTCTGGAACAGATACTTTCACTTGGACTGACTCTTATCAGATAGCATATTATGCTACTTGTGTTGTAGTAATTACTCTACAGGCTTCATCTAGTTCATCCAGCTCATCATCACGATCCTCAAGTTCATCATCCTCATCTAGTAGCTGTCGTTCTTCGTCAAGTTCGAGCTCATCATCTTCTAGTTCATCTAGTAGATCTTCTAGTAGTTCAAGTAGTAGTAGCTCACGAAGCTCTAGTTCGTCTAGTTCCAGCTCAAGTAGGTCTTCATCCTCTTCAAGCTCTAGTTCATCAAGTTCACGATCATCTTCGAGTTCTAGCTCATCTAGTTCACGAAGCTCTAGTAGTTCCAGTAGTAGTAGTTCGAGGAGTTCTAGTTCAAAATCAAGTTCATCGAGTTCATCTAGCAGCCAATCATCTAGTAGCTCGTCTAGTTCATCATCACGATCAAGCTCATCTAGTTCATCTTCTTCAAGATCATCATCAAGCTCCAGTTCATCAAGTTCACGATCATCTAGTAGCTCATCAAGCTCTAGTTCGTCAAGTAGTAGATCAAGTTCAAGCTCTAGTTCATCAAGTAGTAGGTCGTCCAGTTCATCTAGTAGTAGTTCGATATCTTCTTCGAGTAGTTCTACATATGCTGCCGATAAACTAGAAACACTTGTAGATGATTTTAACGGAACGGTTATAGATCCTAATAAGTGGGTTGTTGGAGTAACACCACCAAATACTGTAATTGAAGAAAATCAAGAGTTAAAAATATATGTTGAGGGAGGTGCTGCTGGGATTATTAGTAAAAATTACTACGATTTAACTGGATCTTATGGTTATCTTCAAATTGTTGACATAGGCGGTGGTGGCTTTGGGGAAGCACCGCGCGATCTATTTGCAATAGAATCGGCTAACGGAGACTATTACCTTGATTGGACAGTCTTTGATTATTCAATAAATGCTATGAATACTGGTGATACTCTTTGGTCAGATACGTATAATTCAAGTGTTCATAAGTATGTACGAATTCGTGAGTCGGGGGGTACTATTTATTGGGACTACTCAGCTAATGGTCTCTCTTGGACAAATGTTGCAAGTACAAGCGTATATTTTGATATAGCAGCAGTTAATGTATATATTCTTAACGTATATGTTGATGAAGCGTCTACTTTTATTATTGATGATTTTAATATTATAGGAGGTTCATCGTCTAGTTCAAGCTCATCATCACGATCCTCTTCATCAAGTAGCTCATCAAGTAGTAGTTCACGAAGCTCTAGCTCGTCTAGTTCAAGTTCCAGTAGGTCCTCATCGTCATCCAGTTCCAGTTCTTCATCTTCAAGGTCGTCATCTTCATCCAGCTCATCTAGTTCACGAAGTTCCAGTAGTTCCAGTAGCAGCAGTTCTCGAAGTTCAAGCTCTTCAAGTAGTAGCTCACGATCATCAAGTTCTTCCAGTTCTAGTTCATCACGAAGTTCTAGCTCGTCATCTTCTTCAAGCAGTAGATCATCCAGTTCGTCTTCATCTAGTAGTAGCTCAAGTCGTTCTAGTAGTTCAAGCAGCTCATCTAGTTCTAAATCATCTTCGTCTTCCAGTTCATCAAGTAGCAGATCAAGTTCATCATCCAGCAGTAGTAGTAAATCATCATCTAGTTCTAGTTCGAGATCAAGTTCTTCGAGTTCGTCAAGTAGTCGAAGTTCTAGTTCTTTCAGTTCGTCTTCATCCCGATCAAGTTCATCAAGCTCGTCCTCATCAAGATCATCTTCCAGCTCTAGTTCGTCGTCTTCAAAATCGTCTAGTAGCTCATCCAGTTCTCGAAGTTCTAGCTCCTCATCTTCTAGCTCTAAATCCTCTTCGAGTAGTTCATCAAGTTCTAGTCGTTCATCGTCATCGTCTAGTAGTAGCCGATCTAGTTCATCCTCATCAAGTAGCAGGTCGTCTTCATCTTCTTCAAGTTCAAGTAATTCGTCGTCATCAAGTAGTTCAAGAAGCAGCTCTTCCAGCAGTTCGTCAAGCAGATCATCCAGCTCTTCCAGCAGTTCGTCTCGATCTAGCTCTTCTAGTAGTTCACGATCTAGTTCATCAAGTTCGTCTTCATCACGCTCATCAAGCTCCTCTAGTAGCAGGTCATCAAGTTCATCAAGTAGTAGTTCACGATCTTCTAGCTCATCAAGCTCTAGTTCGTCTAGTAGCCGATCATCATCAAGTTCTAGTTCATCTAGCAGCAAGTCATCATCGAGTTCTAGCTCGTCAAGCAAATCATCGAGTTCGTCTAGTTCAAGATCATCATCATCATCTAGCTCATCTAGTAAGTCGTCATCTTCGTCCAGTTCATCTAGTAGCCGTTCTTCTTCATCAAGTAGTTCAAGCTCGTCACGATCAAGTTCGAGCTCATCCAGTTCTCGCTCGTCATCAAGTTCCAGTTCATCATCAAGCTCTAGTCGTTCGTCGTCTTCATCAAGCAGTAAATCGAGTTCTAGTTCAAGTTCATCCTCTTATTCATCTAGTAGTTCATCATCTAGATCTAGTTCGTCAAGTAGTAGCTCGTCAAAATCTTCTTCGAGCTCTAGTTCATCAAGTAGCAAATCATCCAGTAGTTCATCATCCTCAAGTTCAAGATCAAGTTCGTCAAGTAGTAGCTCGTCAAAGTCCTCATCATCAAGTAGTTCACGATCTAGTTCATCAAGTTCGTCTTCATCTCGATCATCAAGTAGTTCGTCTAGTTATTCTTCTAGTTCGTCATCATCACGTTCTTCAAGCTCTTCATCCTCTAGTTCTTCAAGTAGTCGATCGTCTTCAAGTTCCAGTTCGTCTTCAAAATCATCATCTTCTAGTAGCTGTAGTTCGTCAAGTAGTAAATCAAGTTCTAGCTCGTCTAGTAGTAAGTCATCAAGTTCATCAAGTTCATCTTCAAAATCGTCATCTAGTTCAAGTTCATCAAGTAATTCATCTAGCTCATCATCTTCACGATCTTCATCTTCAAGCAGTTCATCAAGTAATTCTTCATCCAGTTCTTCTTCATCTAGTAGCAGATCATCCTCATCATCTAGTTCAAGTTCATCGCGTTCTAGTTCATCATCGTCTAGTTCTAATTCATCATCCAGTTCATCTTCAAGCTCTAGTTGGTCATCATCATCTTCTAGCAGCCTATCAAGCTCTAGTTCTAGTTCATCATCATATTCATCAAGTAGCTCATCTTCAAAATCATCATCAAGTTCTAGTTCATCAAGCCTGTCATCATCTAGTTCCAGCTCATCAAGTAGCAGGTCATCAAGTAGCTCATCATCTTCTAGTTCAAGATCAAGCTCATCGAGCAGCTCTTCATCAAAGTCTTCATCATCATCTAGTTCAAGATCAAGTTCTTCAAGCTCATCCAGTTCTCAATCATCGAGCAGTTCATCTAGTTCATCATCACGATCTTCTAGTTCATCAAGCTCAAGTTCTTCAAGCAGTAAATCTTCATCATCTAGTAGCTCTAGTTCTTCAAGTAGCCGATCAAGCTCTTCATCATCTAGCAGTAATTCATCAAGTTCATCCAGCTCATCATCAAAATCTTCTTCCAGCTCAAGTTCCTCTAGCAGTAGATCATCAAGCAGCTCATCGTCTTCTAGTTCATCAAGTTCACGGTCTTCTTCTAGTTCTAGTTCATCAAGTTCACGGTCTTCTTCTAGTTCTAGTTCATCAAGTTCACGGTCTTCTTCTAGTTCTAGTTCATCAAGTTCACGGTCTTCTTCTAGTTCAAGTAGCTCATCACAATCAAGTTCATCTTCAAGCTCAAGATCTAGCTCCTCTTCATCAAGCAGTAGTTTTAGTTCATCTTCAAGTAGCAGTTCACAAAGTTCTAGCTCATCTAGTTCAAGCTCATCGAGTAGCAGGTCTTCTAGTTCCTCAAGCTCACAAAGCTCTAGTTCATCAAGCTCTAGTTCTTCATCATCGCATTCATCTAGTTCTTCGTCAAGCTCATCATCGCATTCATCTAGTTCTTCGTCAAGCTCATCATCGCGTTCATCTTCTAGCTCTAGTTCTAGTTCATCAAAATCATCTTCAAGTTCTAGTTCATCATCATCACGGTCAAGCAGCTCGTCTTCTTCATCGTCTAGTTCCTCAAAATCATCTTCTTCTAGCTCAAGTTCATCTTCAAGATCTTCATCTAGTTCATCAAGCTCCAGTTCATCAAGCCGATCAAGTTCATCATCATCTTCTTCTAGTTCGTGGTCAAGTAGTTCATCATCATCTAGCTCATCATCAAGCAGTAAATCATCATCCAGTTCAAGCTCATCAAGCTCATCAAGTTGGTCAAGCTCATCATCTTCTTGTTCAAGTTCGTGTTCGAGCAGTTCATCTAGTTATTCAAGCTCCAGTTCTTCGTCAAAATCTAGTTCGTCTAGTTCTTCCAGTCGATCTAGTTCGTCCAGCAGTTCATGCTCATCCAGTTCAAGTAGCAGCTCTTTTTCACTTAACAAATCGGCAACAGAAACTATATCAGTATATAGTTTATTAGAAAGAGAAAAGTTTTTATCAAGTATATTAGAGAGAGAAAATACCTTGTCAAGCAGAATAGAAAAAGAAAATAACTTAATAAGTAGGATAGAAAAAGATAAATTATTAACAAGTAAGATAGATAAAGAAGAGGTTTTAAACAACCTTACTAATTAGGAGGTGATTAAATGAGTATAGTCAAACATTATATTAATGAAATTGGTTTAAATATTCTTTTGGACTGTGGTATAGATGTTTCATCTGCCTCTGTAACTAAAATGGAAGTTTCTTTACCAGATGGCACAAGAAAAGAGTGGGCTGCTAATGTATGGACCTTATATGGTAAGTCAAATTATTTACTGTATACAACCATAGATAGCGATTTAGTCCAAATAGGGCTGTATAAGATTCAAGCGTATATAAAAAAGACTGATGGCTCAGGGAACATAATATGGGAAGCATTAGGAGAAACAGCTATGTTCACCATATATAATAGGTTCAAATAAGGCCTAAAATACCCCTAGAATACCTTTATTTAGGGCATAAATGAGAGAAGGCTTAATAAATATGTTTTTTAAGTTGTTAATACACTTATGAGACTTATATGTATTATATGAGAAGAACAATCGGATTTTTATGTCTATTAAGGCACCTAGAGGGTCAGATAAACCTTTTATCCGTTTGTCTCTTCTCAGCCCAAAGGGTGCCTTTTTATATAAGTTAAGGAGAAATAAATTGTCTTTTATAATATGTAGTTATTATACCCAAAACACAGAATATGAAGAAGTTGCTAGGAATTATTTGATAAAATCCTTATCAGCATTTCCTAATCTTAAATCAGATGTGAGAGGCGTTGAAAATCTTCATAGCTGGGCAAAAAATACTTCATACAAAGCACAATTTATTATTGATATGTTGGAACAGCATACAGAGAACATAATATTTGTCGATTGTGATGCTGAGATTATTTCTTACCCTGAGTTGTTTGATAATATACCTAATAAATATAATTTTGCGGCGCACACGCTCGATAGAAATAAGTTTTACGGAGTTAATTTTGATGAAAATCATTCTAAAGAGCTTTTGTCTGGAACACTTTTTATCCGTAACTGTAAAGAAAATAAAAGTATTGTGCAGGAATGGAACACCACAGTAAAGATGTTCCCGCAAATTTGGGAGCAGCAGATCTTGGCAAAAGTTTTAGAAAAGAATAATGTGGATATATTTAATTTACCAAATTCTTACTGCAGAATTCTAACGCTTCCAAATGGTAAGGAACCTAATGAAAAATGTGATAACCCCGTAATTGTACATCATCAGATAAGCAGAAGTTTACGCGGGAAGGTGAAATAATGCCCGGATATACAATCACTCCACAACGAGTGCCTATTATTAAAGAAAATTATAAACAAAATATTATTATGGCAAAGAGCAACCACTCCTACACTACCAATAGGAAAATTATAGAGAAGTTTAATAGTAATAGTTGGCTTGGTAAAAGATGTTTTATTATAGGAGGTGGGGAAAGCTTAAAAGGATTTGATTTTAACAGATTAGATAATGAGCTTACTATAGGTATCAATAAAGTTTTTAAATTTTATCCTAATTCTACTATAAACTATTCTATGGACTCTACTTTATATAACCAAATTCGACAGGGGGATTTAGATCGGCCGGGTGAACCTAAACTATCAGTTTTTTGGGATAATTATAAAGGTACTAGAGTGTTTTTAACCCCAATGGAGCGGAAACAATTTGGGCAGGATGTTTATTTAGTTAGAAGAGAGCTACATCTTGCTGTGAACATAGGGGATCTTGACAAAGGAATATTTGGAGGAAACAACTCCGGCACAGGAGCAATAACCTTAGCTATTGCGCTTGGAGCGCAGAATATATTCCTGTTGGGGTATGATATGAAAGCTGTGAATCAAACCCATTTCCACGAGGGGTACGAAAAGAGAGATTTGAAGGAATTTAATAAAAAGTTGAATGAGTACCGTGATGATATAACAAAAATCTGCCCATTGTTAAGAACGGTGGGAGTTAACGTAGTCAATCTTAACCCTAATAGCGATCTCAAATGCTTTCCGTTTGCTAAATTTGATGATGTAATAAAGGAGTAGTACGGTGCCAACTTACCAGAATGTATCTACAGTACCACAATATATAAATGGGAAGGTTGTTGATCCTGGAAAAGAGATCTGTTCATTAGCGTATTATGATGAAAATATAATAAAACTTTTGAAAGTTAGTGATAAGCCTTTTTATAACCCCATTATCTTGTCTGAAAAATATGACAAAAATATTATTGTTCAGATACCTACGCGAGATCATTTAGGTGTATATTTAAGTAAGTACACAATTCATTTTTGTGTTAAGAAAGGTAATGTTAAAATTTGGTATAATAGTAGGGAAAATGATCCTTGTTTACATTTGTATACAGATGCTCGTTGGAACACCCGTGTATTTGAAAGAAATATTGACAAAATTTGTGTTGATGGAATGGATAATTTTGAATTATGGGTGATTGTGGAACAGCTCCCGTAGAACAAGTTAAAATAGAATAATAAACTATGAATAAATATGGTTATGTATATTTAACAATTAATTTGCTAGATGGTAAAGTTTATGTCGGAAAACGGCGGGGCAACTTTAAACCTCGTTATTTTGGAAGTGGCACATATCTTAAAAGAGCTCTTAAAAAATATGGTAGAGATAATTTTATAGTTAAGCCTATAGAATATAGTAATAATAAAATTGATTTATGTACATTGGAGATAAGGTACATAGCAGAATATAAAAATTGTTTAGGAAAAGACGGGATGTACAATATAACTCCTGGTGGTGACGGAGGGATTGGTATAAAATCGCATAAGCTTAATTGTACTTGTAAAGTTTGTAAATCAACTAAGGGATTATTAACCGGGAAAAATAGCTCTAGGTGGGGGAAGCATAATTCTGATTATCAGAAGAAAGCTGTTAGTAAAGCTCTAACAGGATGTTGTCGTTCAGAAGAAACAAAAGAATTAAACCGCATAGCGCATAGAGGCAAAAAACAATCATCTGAAACAATTGCAAAAAGAATGGCAACCAAAGCTGCTAATCATATTAGTACTAAGGTTACTGTAATTTGTAAGTGGTGTCAAAAAGAGTTCAAAGTTTCACCTAATAAGATTCATAATAATCGGGGAATATATTGTTCTCTAAAATGTAAATATAATGGTGTTACTAAAATTAAAATTAGATTACGTTGTAAAACTTGCGGGAAGGAATTTAAAGTTTTTCCATCTGTGATTAGGTATAATAAAGGAAAGTATTGCTCTAATAAATGTAGGTTTACGGGGTATAAAAGAAGTTGAGGTAGAGATATGTGGGGGGTAATTAATAAATTTAGAGAAGCTAACGGTCGACCACCAATTCAATATTGTGACGCATTAGTTTCTGATTATTGCAAGATGCATTGTTTAGCAATGGCTAGAGAAGGAAGAATATTCCATGCTCCAGATTGTTATTTAGGTGTTTGGCAAGAAGCTATCTGTAATATCGGATATGATAATTTTTGGAAAGACAAGGCGATTTTTGATGTATTAGGATCGAGCGCTGAACACGCTGATATTTTACTTAATTGCAATATTATCGCTCTTAGTTACTATATTGAAAATTGGAGAGTTTATATTTGCATCAGAGGACGTTGATTATAACGATAATTTTATGAATAAAAGAGTTTTTTCTAATGAACATAGGAAAAAGATTAGCTTAGCTCTTACTGGAAGAAATAAGCCTGAAGATGTAAAACAAAAGCTGAGTAAAAGTTTAATTAAATATTTTATTGACTACCCAGAAGCACGAATACTAAGTGGAAGTTCTATGAGAGGTAAACATCATAGTGCAGCAACAAAAAAGAAGATTAGTGACGGTAATAAGGGTAAGAAAATAACTAAAAGATCAATAGAAAAGCGTATTGAAACTAGACGTAAGAGGTTCAATGGAAAATACTTCTCTGATCGAGGATATAAAAATATGTATAATTCTAAACGATCAGAGAAGATATTAAAATCTAGAAGAAATAATGGTCTACCTTGGCATTCTAAAAAATCTACAGAGAAGATGTCAAAATCACATAAAAAACGCCTTAAAAATCCCAAATATAGAGTGAAAATTTCTAAATTAGTAAAGAAAACTTGGAAAAATTATACTAAGGATCAAAAACACGATAGGCTAGCCAAAATGATTAGAAGTTCAGGAAAAAGACCAAATAAATGTGAAATAGTAGTAAATACTATTTTAAACAATTTATATCCAGGAGAATATAAATATGTTGGTGATGGTAAAGTTTGGATTGGTAATGCTAACCCCGATTTTATGAATGTAAACGGACAAAAGAAAGTAATAGAATTTTTTGGAGAGTTTTATCATAAATCTTCTGATGAGGAACTTAGACGTTGTCTTTTTGAAAAATATGGATTTAAATGTTTAGTAATTTGGGGAAAAGATTTGCGCTCTAATAATAAGTTAAGAAATAAAATAATTAAATTCCACATAGCTTAGATAAACGGGGGAAATAAATGGAGGAAAAAGTAATAAATGATTAAATTATCTACTAAAACTATCCTAAAAAATATTATAGATAGTGTTATAGCAGAATGGCAGCAAAAGCTGCCCGATAAGAAGCTTGATGATTATGATAATTGGCGTTTGGATATATTAGATAGAATAGATTTTCAATTAAAAAAACAGAATATTTCATTGGATGAGCTTATAGTTGATTCCACAGACAAAAGTAACGACAAATAAAAAGGAGGAAATATGTTTACATTGTTAAAGGTTACAATTTTTAATGCTGGTTTCTGGATTGGAGGAGCTTTATTTGCTTTGGCCGAGGCCGGATGGCTTTATTATAATGGTAGTACTCTTATCTGGAAAAAGAAGAAGTAAGTATAGTAATTGGCGAGGCTAGTGTTTATACCCACTAGCCTCGTTACTCAAGGAGGAAAAATGCGTAGAAGAGGAGAGGTGTTTACATTTACAGTATTGGTGATAGCGTGTGCTGCTGCTTTCTTATTCGGCTCGGTAAATAACCCAATTAAAAGTCTCTTTGGAATTGGAAACAGCGGTAATAAGACCAAACAGACAGTTACTATCAAAACTGAAAGTAAACCCATAATAGTCAAGGGTGACGATGGTAAGACATATGTTCTGCAGATGACTAAGAGTGAGAAGTCAACTCTGAGCACCAACGAAGAGCCAAAATTAACATTATGGCAAAAGTTACTAGTCTTGCCTCGCTTGTGGCTTATCTTAATGATCCTGGGAATATTCTTCCCACCTGTTGCAGCTATAATGCATATTATAAACCAGAAGCTTTTGGGTGAGACAAAGAAGATCGTAGGTGGAGTTGAGGAATCCTTGAAAAATCTTGATGCTAAGAATCCCGAAGCTAAACAGGAAGTTTTGGATACTCTTTCCAAAAAATATGACGGTTCAACAAAGCTTCTTGTTTCTAAGATAAAGAGTAAATTATAACAAAATGAAAACCAAACTGAGAGCATTTATATACCTTGTGGCAAGCATCGCTTCTGGGATCCTTTACCGTTGTGGTGGTGCTGGGAAGCCGTATAACACAAAATATCGTGATTTAGGCGTTCCTACAGTAGCAACCCTATATCTACTTACCCTAGGCCTAAAGTCATCACTATGGGGCGTTTGGGGGCTTTTGGGGGCATATTTAGTGGCCTTTGGGTTACTTTTCGGGGCCTTGACAACTTATTGGAAGAAAAAAGGGGCTCCTGCCTTGTGGTGGAATTGGTTGCTTACCGGGCTTGGGTATTCTCTTGCTGCCTTACCTATTGCTTTTGTTACTGGGCATTGGGTGGGTTTCGGGATACGTTGTTTTGTGCTTACAGGCTTGACAGTTCTATGGTCAGAGATTATCGATAATGTGGTTGTTGAGGAATTCGGGCGAGGTTTTCTGATTGTTTCAACTTTGCCACTTTTGTTAATATAGACATTTATTTTTTGTTTAGTTTTCATTACGTAGACTTATATCTATTAATAGAGGGGTAATTGTTACAAAAAGTAGTAATTCCTATCTTTACCTTTGATCCTACTAATGGGGAGGGCTGCAGTGAAAGTATTTATCAACGATCTCAATTACAAAACCAATAAAAAACGAATCCTAGTGGAAGTCAAACTGATTAAAGAGTTTGCTACAACTTTGTTGGTCCGACTTGATAATGGCAAAGAAATAATCCGTAAAAAGAACCGCGACCTGCCTATTGAGGAAAAGGTGTAAAGATATGTTCACGATAACCTTCCCCCAAAATACTGGCCAGCGGTACTACGGAATCCATTATCTCTATGTCCTCAATATACTAAAACACCTGAATTGTAAAATTAACTTTCAGGAAGGCTTAGATGTCGACATAACTAGTTTTAGATGTATCATAGATAATAAGACATTTATTTTTGATTTTAGTGATAGTTTAGAAACAAGATATCTAGGCAATTACCCAATTTTTAAGTTTCACACAAAAATTACTGATCTGGGTAAAGTAATACCCTTCCCTCCTGTAAGCTTCTACGATTGGCAACAATATAATTGGTTATCAAAACAGATCTATTATATTCCCATAATAAGTTTTGACATAAGTTGTAGGCAAAGGCCCTACGCCGGGGCGTTGGAAAGAAGAATCAAGGTTCAAAAAATGTTGAATGATGCTTTTCCTAATATTGGGTATGCTCCTGAGGAAGGTTGCCATGTTCTTACTGATCTTATAGATCAAGTAAAATACTGGAGAGAAATAAATGAGATAGATTGTGCGGTATTTGTGCCTGGCCAGAATGAGCATATTCTTGATCGTGGCAATTTGCAATATTTAGCGTTTGGTTGTTATACTATTTCTCCTGATTTGCCTGAAGTCTTACCTTTTAATAGGGCATTAGTTCCAGGTGTTCATTATGCTCGATGTAAAGATGACTATTCTGATCTGATAGATATTATAATGAGGAAGAGGATTAATTCTAATCCAACCTCATATAAAAAAATTGGTGATAATGCAAAACAATTATTTCAAGAGACTTGCACACCAAAAGCGGTGGGGGAATGGATCAAAAAACATCTATAAAGGTAAGTTTAATACTTCCAACATTCAGACGGCCGCATTTGCTAGATTTGGGATTGCATTCTATTTCGGTATATAAGCGTAATTTTCCATTGGAGATAGTTGTAGTAAATGATGGAATAGAGGATGAAACCAAGAATATATGTGATAAATATAGTAGTATGTTAGATATCAAATATTACTTTTCTGGGCAACGGAATGCACAAGAAATCAAAACACGGTGCCCAGCCTGGGCTATAAATATAGGAGTTAAGAAATGCTCAGGTTATATAATTGTGTTGAGCTGCCCTGAGGTTTGGCACCTGAACGATAGCTTAAACTATATTGTTGATCCTATAATAAATATGAAAGAAAGGATTATGACCACACCAAACACTATGTATTATGATGATAAGAATCACATGGTGCCGATACTCCAGAAGAACATAAATACAGTGATAACTCCTGAAATGTTGAATAGTTTGGTTGTAGGTGGCAAAGGAATACCTGCCTTAAGAATGCCATTTCTTATGGGTATGTGTAAAAATGAGTTTATAAGTATAGGCGGCTATGATGAAGATTTCATTGGGTATGCTTGTGATGATAATGATTTTGCAGATAGGATTGCTGGGAATGGTGTTAAGTTATTACGAACACCCGCAGAGATAATCCACCTTTATCATACTGGAACTAATACTGGGCTATCACACGCAGATAATCCTGCATGGATTTACAACAACACATTATGGAGGAGTCGAAAAGGAATTTTCAAAAGAAACCAGGGAAGAGATTGGGGGATGTTGGAATAGATACCTACGCTCAAAATTATATTAAAAAGAGACGAGAAAACCACGGTATGGAAACTGAAAAATTAGTTAGTTTGATATTGCCTTGTTTTAGAAGAGCAGATTTATTAGATTTAGGATTGTATTCTATTTCTACTTATATAGATACTCTTACTTTTCCATTAGAAATAATAGTAATTAATGATGGAATAGAAGATGAAACTAAGAGCATATGTGATAAATATAATAATAAATTGAATATCAAATATTACTTTTCCGGGCAGAGAAACTCTACTGAAATTAAACCTAGGTGTCCGGCTTGGGCTATAAATATAGGGGTTAAGAAGTGCTCAGGAGATATAATTGTGCTGAGCTGCCCTGAGGTTTGGCATGTTAATGATGCTTTAAATCTTATAATTGCACCTATTCTTACTTCCGATGATCGAATTATGACTACAGTAAGACAGGTACATTTTGATGATAGAAATTATCTGTTGCCTCTTCTTCAGGCGAACAGAAACATTGTTGTCTCAAAAAATATTTTAAATAACCTAGTTATAGGAAATAAAGGAAACCTCGCAGCTCAAATGCCGTTTTTACTGGGCTTACCCACACAAGAATTTTTGGATATAGGCGGCTATGATGAAGATTTCATTGGGTACGCCGGAGATGATAACGATTTTATTTACAGGTTGTTGGACAATGGTATTCGTCAACTTCGTACTAACGCTGACATAGTTCATCTTTATCATGGTGGTAGTAATATCAATCCAGGATTCCATCATGACAACCCATCTTGGGTATATAATTGGAATTTATTTACAAGTAGAAGAGGAATAATTAAAAGAAATGTTGGTAGATCTTGGGGTGCATTGTGAAAAAATTAGCTTTTGTGTATCTAAATGGTGAAAAAAATGTAGGTAGAGGTGCCGGTTATATGGCTTCTGTAATACTTGATGCTGGATATGATCTTGATTTTTTTGACACTGTTTATATATCTCTACAAGAAGTATCTTATAAAATAGCAAAGGGAGATTATGGTATATTGTTAATTTCTTCATCTACACTTTTTTATAAACAAGCTGTTGAGTTGTCAAAGTTAGTTAAATCAGCTATTAATATCCCAATTCTTTTAGGAGGGGCACATTCTACAATATTACGAGAAAAAATATTAAAAGAATGCAACGAAATAGATTATATTTGTGTAGGAGAGGGGGAAGAATTTATTTTAGATTTTTTAAAAAACTATGGCACAGATAAGTTGTTCACTGTTAAAAATTTGGGATATCGGATTCATCTTACTGGAGAAGAAATTACACTTAACTCAATTAGAGAATGCACAGACTTATCAAAATTACCTAAATTCAGATATGATTTATTTTTACCACAATCTGTTGTTTTAAATTCCCCCCTACCAGGATTTTGTTATGTTTTTTCAACTAGGGGCTGCCCATATAATTGTTCTTATTGCCTTGATGGGGATACTATCATTTCTATAAGTAATGGGGGTAATAAAAAAATAAAAGATATTAAAATTGGTGATAAAGTTATGTCATTTGATGAAACAAAAAATAAATTAGTTGAGAATATTGTTATTGATACAATGAAAAGAAAAGTTGATGATATATTAACAGTCGAAATGGAGGAGGGTAATAAATTAACTATAACTTCGAATCATGAAGTTTACACCCCGAACGGTTGGTTAGAAATAGGTAAATTAAAAATAGGTGATGAAATTTTACTGATAGATTATAAAGATAAAATATCATTTCAAAAAACATACTATAATCCAGCTAAATACCCTGAAGTAAGAAAGAAAATTAGTAAAACTCTTTTATTACAAAGTATTAAGTTATCAAAACGTTTAAAACTTCGATGGGATAACGGAACTATGAAAGTATCTAAGATGTCTAGTAGAGCTAAGAAGAAATTATCTAATTTAATGAAAAATAATAATCCTATGAAAAATAAAACAACTGCGGATAAAGTTAGTAAAACATTGATAGAAAAATATAAAAATGAAATACATCCAAATAAAAGTAGAAAGAGACCTGATTTCTCTAATTATTTATTAAAACATAACCCAATGAAAGATCCCATAATTGCTAATAATCCTGAACGTATAAAAAAGATTAGTTTATCTTTAGGCGGAACCGGAATACCTTATGAATTAAGAGAATATCCTAGTATTTTTTCTAATGATTTAAAAGAAAAGATACGAGAACGTGATGATCGAAAATGTCAACTATGCGGTAAGTTGGAGTATCATTGTGAAAATAAATTAACAATTCATCATATAGATTATGATAAGAAAAATAATAAAGAATGTAATTTAATAACTTTATGTGTAGGCTGTAATACTAAGGTTAACACTAAACGTGATTATTGGGAAAGTTATTTTAAAGAAAAAATGTTGAAGTATCAAAATTGCCCGCATTTTGTTAAAATTAAATCAATTTATAAAAAATCGGGAGAAACTATGGTGTATAATTTTGAGTGCGAACATAATAATAATTATTTTGCAAATTATATGTTAGTCCATAATTGTTGTAATAGCTACTATCTTTCTATGTATAAAAAAGGATTTTTAAGAAAAAGAAGTGTAAATAGTGTAATTGATGAATTAAAGTATTTGAAGGAAAATTACCCGGTTAAGATTTTTTATTTTGGTGATGAGATGATTTTATTTGATAAAGACTATGTAACCGAATTGTTTACTAGAGTTAAAGACGAAATAGGCCTTCCTTATGGTTGTATGGCTCGTGTAGAAAATGTTAACACCGAAATAGTTGAATTGTTTAAGAGTACTGGATGTAGGTATGTTGGTATGGGAATAGAATGTGGTGATGAACAGTTTAGAAAAGAATTTCTTAACAGACACATGTCAAATGAAAAAATAATTGAAGCGTTTAGAATGTTGAGAACAATTCCAAATATTATGCTTACTTCATATAATATGCGTGGATATCCTGTTCCCTATGATGACAGATTATTATTAGAAACTAAAAAATTAAATGATGTAGTTAAGCCTGATATTATGCAAGTTTCGCTGTTTTTTCCTTTTCCCGGGACAAAGTTATACGACTACTGTGTAGAAAATGATCTAATAGATTATAGTAAATTAAACGGAGTAACCGATTATTTTGCTCAATCTGTTTTAAAGGTGAAAAATAATGTGGTATCTAAATAAAATTCCAAAAATATTACATGTGTATTTTGGTGGTGATACATTATCATACGCTCGATATATGACTGTTGAATCGTTTAGGAAGTACAATGACTGGGAAATACGATTTTACTACCCGCAATACCCATCAAAGTTAAAAAGCTGGACTAGTTTTGAACAAAAGTATGAACTAAATGTTACAGATTATTTTCCCTGTTTGCGTAGACAGGGTGTGCAATTTATTCCTATTGACTTTAATGTATTTGGTATAGACAACACTATTTCTGAAGTGTACAAGTCGGATTTTTTACGTTGGTATCTTTTATCATCTGTAGGTGGTTTATGGTCTGACATGGACATACTTTATTTTAAATCAATAGATAATCTAAGCTTTAATACTCCAGAAAATTCTTTACTGGATACAGGAGTTTGTATTTGTGAATATGGCCATTCTATTGGATTTATGTTATCATCTAAATATAATTTCTACTATAAATATATTTGGGATAGAGCAAAAAAATCTTGGAATAGTAATAATTATCAATGTATTGGATCTATTCTCTCAAATAGGTTATTTCCCACAATAGAATCTATTACAAACATTATTCCTTCCCTAAAACCTGTAAATATTCCTATGGATGCTGTTTATGCGTATAATGCTGCTGATATACAAAGTATGTACCAATCTACAAATATGAGTAAATTTACTCCATCATCTATAGGACTACACTGGTATGCTGGGCATACTTTAGCTGGAGAATTTCTTAAAAAAACTAATGGGGGTGTCAATATTTGTGATACTTGTTTACCAGGTAAAATAATTAAATCTATAAACAGCACAAGTTTGCCTACATTTATAAATAGTTGTATTGAGACTAGTGATAGTGTGCTAGATCTGGGTTGTGGTGACAAACAAATAATTAATACTATAAATGGAAACCATACTACTGTAGATATTTGGGAACCGTTTAATCCTACTATACTTTGGGATTTAACTAAACTTCCTCTACCTTTTTCTGACAATATGTATGATGTTACTTTATTATTAGATGTTATAGAGCATTTACCAAAAGAAAGAGGTAAAAAATTATTAGAGGAAGTTAAGAGAGTGACAAGAAAGAAAATTATATTATTTACTCCCTTATGGTGGACAGAGAATTTATATTATATGAACAATGCTAGTTCTATTTACTATGGCAATCCTTATGAGAGGCATCTAAGTCTCTGGAATAGAGGAGATTTTGAAGATTGGCATGAAATTCGGGAACTAGATTTTATCGGTGATTATTATTTAGGAGTGTGGGATAAACATGAGTAAAGATTTACAATTAATAGAATTTCCTCATGAACAAATATTTGTAACCGGTGTATCCGGTTCGGGCAAGACATATTATGCTAAAGAATATGCAAAGAAATATAGTTCAATAAAATATATTGATTATGACAAACTATATGGTTCTTCTATGTTGGAAGGTAGAGCAGAAAGAATTATTTCACAGTTAAATAGCAGATTTATTGTAGATGGTATTCCTGTTAGTACGAGTATGGTTACAGATGAACTTATTCCTTTTTTTAATTATACTAAAACAAATACATTAAAAATAGTATGTTTATTTTGTTCAAATAAAGATAGGTGGCTTTATAGAATCCACAATAAGTTTGGTTTTGAAAAATCTAAAAGTGGTTTATTTAGGTATTTATTTCTTTTCTATACAAAAGTTATTCTGATGATCCAAAATTTAGATATTGTTTTTTATGATACTTTTACTAATGAGTATACTAGTCTAGAAGAAATGAATAAGAGGATGTTTTGGGTACATTGTGAGTATGTTAAACCTACAAAATCTTTTATACAAAATTGGATTGATAATCATACTTACACAGCTATTCCATCTTATCAAGATATTGAGTGTATTAATTACGAAGGCCCATCTAAATCTTTTCAATCCTGGAGAAATATTCAAAAGCTTACTGAAAATATTTTAACTTTTAAGGACAAGTACATAATAGATTTAGGTTGTTTCCATGGTTATTTTTCTTTTAAGGCCAAACAAGCGGGGGCTTCAAAAGTATTAGGGTTAGATAAATTACATCAAGCTATATCTTTTGCAAATAGTCTTCAACAATATAATGAAATTGAAGTACTTTTTGATATTTGGGAGTCTGGAGAAAAAATACCCGAATGTGACATTTTATTTTTATTAAATGCTCTACATCATTTTTCTCAACCAAGGGAAACTCTAAAAAACATGCAAAAATGTTCTTGGGCGATTTTTGAAGTTAATGAAAACCAAATAAATATGATTAAGGAGTATTTTACTATTATAAACGAAATACAATCTCACAGATCTAATAGAAAGATTTTATTAACACAACCTAATTTTGGAGTTAAATAATGGAGTCTGAAATTTTGGTGCAATTAAATACAGATATTAAAAATAATTTAATTCAACACTTTACTATAACGCCCGATAAAAGATTAATACCTGAACAAAGTTATACAGTAAATTCTTTTTTAAAATCTGGAATCTTAAATAATACTCTAGGAAAGAGGGTTTTAGATATTGGTTGTAACATTGGACAATTTAGTTTTTTTGCTAAGCAAGCAGGAGCTAAGTACGTTTTAGGAATAGATATAATTAAAAATAAAGAATTTATAGACTTAGCTAACAGGATTAAAAATTTTTTAAATTTAGATGTTAATTTTAAATGTATCGATGTTTCTGATGATCTTCTATTAGAAGGTAGGTTTGATATAATTTTATGTATGTCGGTATATCATTATATGTACCACCAATACAGAAGCCACGATAAAATATTTAAAATATTTTCTCAAATGTGTAATGAAGTATATTGGGAAAATCCTTGGGGTATGGAAGATAAATCTTGTAGTAAACTATTTAATGTAGGTATGCCAGAAGAAATTCCCAATTATACTAAAGAAAAAATATTAGAAGCAGCTTCAACATATTTTAATTATAAATATTTAGGGCTACACGGGGGCAAAACGAGGCATACTTTGTACATGAGGAAAAAATGAATAATTATAAAGTAATAGATACTATATATACTAACCCTATTACCCATACTGTAGTTCAAAAAGTTGAAAAAGAAGGAAGAATATATGTTCTTAAGATACACCATATTCCAGATATGACAGATATTGGGTATATAAAAAGTTTTAATACTACTTATAGAGTATGTTACCCCCTAATTAAAGATATAGAAGGAATAATAATTTTATATGACACTTGGGTAGAAGATGATAAATATTACGTTTTGATGGAATATTTAGAAGATTATATCCCCCTAACTTCTAAATTTTTAAATAGTTACGCTCTTAAATATGGAGATTTGACTCTTTTTAATTTTAAGAAAGAAATAGGTTTAAAAGTTATGGGTGTTTTGGGGAGAGTTTATTGTGCTAAGGTATGTATTGTAGATATTTCTTTTGGAAATATTTTTATTCACCCTATAACTAAAAAAATAAAACTAGTAGATATAGAACCTTCAATACCTATACCTAAAAATATAAAAGAAATGTGTGAGTTATGGAAAACTGATGAATATTTAACTCAC